GTTCCTGAGCTATGGCCGTTCTGTGAAGACAAGAAAAAGATCAGTATCAAAGATCTGGATCTGTCTAACCAGTGTGGAAGTATTGAGGGAATATTGCTGGGCGACATCCATATCCGCAGAGAGATGCGCTACTTTGACAATACCTGCAATAAGGAGTTGTTTGTAGGCTATTGCGGTAGCCTTGGTGTCACAGCAGCCAACGAGACCTCCAAGCCTGGTTTGTACTATTATGATGGACAAAAGCTTTCTACTGTAGAGTACACCCTACCCAGGAAGTACATAACCCTTGAGATTCACGACCATGTGGCTCCTGAGAGCGACTACCTGGTGGAGCTAAAGAAGAAATATGAGGTGTACAAGCAAGAAACTAAACGCCCTGTATTTCTGGTAAAGATATACAAAGGCTCAGAAGTAGGCAATAACCTGAATTTCCTATATGATATTGGCTATGTACGCATGACCAAGGTTAAAGAGGATAAAGAAGGTAATGAAGAGATGGTCAATATCAGGTCAGAGCTTAAGACTATGGATAGGATTGAGGCTGTACTAAAGCAGATGACATCCTCATTGGAAAACGCTGATCTTGTGTTTGATCTTGCTAGTAAGCTTCTGACAGAAGCAGATCCTAAGATGGTATTAGATAACTATAAAGCAACAATCTATGGAACCGTATAATCTTGCATCCTTAAACAAGCTACCGACGCCACTGGTACTAACAATAGTAATATTTGCCCTAGTGGCTTTTGCGATTCACTATAACGTAGACTAGTATGACCTACATATTAAACATATACATAAAAGACAAGCGTACGAAAAGCGGTAGAAGGATAGTCGGCTCATACGAGTATGACAGGAAAGACTTGGAAAGTATGCTTCGAGAAGTAAAAGCACTGTACCCCACCTACAAAGAAGATGACGGATACACATTTGAAATAGTAGAACCAGATGAAAATTGATTTTATCCAATTACTAGAGAAAAACCACCGAGAAGCTATCAAGTCTATTAAACGCATGATTGACGTTGATGCTCAAGAATTTCCTAGTTACAAAGCATCGGCAGCACTATGCAGGTTTATTTATGATAGTGAAGATAGGTATCTACTAATCCAAAAAGCTGAAAAGTTTACTTATTTTTACGAAAATGCACACGACTTTGAAATTCTGTGCAACAATATATATCACTCATTGACTGACGATGGAGATATTGCATTTGTGCAGGTAAACAACCACTACCCAGTCATCGTGTTTCAATCTCGATGGGAGATTAAGATTGATGATTTCGTATCAAAAAGTGAAAATGCATTATATGAAAGATTAAATGCATTTAAAAAAGAAAAAGGAATGCTTCCTCTTCACGAGAATAAGATGGTGATTTTCAATAATGCTTATGATTATATCGAAGCAGTTAAAAAATACCGTATAGACTCAGAAATTCAGAGCAACAGATTTGAAGAATGGAAAAGGTTGAAATTGAGATTAGCGGACAGACCACAAGCTAATCTAGATGAAGTTGACTTCGCAACACCACATTTAAAAGAAGAATGAAAATCGATAAATCTATATTAAAAAGCATCTATCCAAATCATGGCAGACTATCAGTTAAACTAATTGAAAACCTAGGTATTGAAATTTTATCCTTCAATGAGTATCGCATCACCAACGCTGATGCTTTTATCAAAAACTTTTGGAGTAAACTTAGTGAAGAGCAAAAAGTCAGTTTGTTTTTGACTCAGCTGGTCGAATATGACGAGAGCATCGATGAACTTAAGAACAGCTTAAGAACAATAGAAGACAGATTAGATAATCTAAAAATTACGTATTAATATGGACAACACACACGTCAACATTCGCATCAAATACTGGCATTTTAAATGGGAGAAGGGAAAGTACTACCCAACTATTAGCTACAACAGTTATCATAGAAAAAATAAAACTCCTTTCTTTGAAGTGTATAACTTTTTTTGGGCTTAGTCAGTTTAATGAAGATTAATATGAATTACAAATTTGAATCAAAAAGAGACCAGGTGTACTTTACAAACTACACATCTCTGAAAAAAGCTATAGAGGATGCAGCAGGTGACGGAGATAGGCTGATTGCAGACTATGAGGGGTTACTGGATATACTGGCCAGGAACGAGATCATGTTGAACCCTCAGTATACTGGGAAAAGAGGCGAAATAGATACAGCAGATATCTATCTACGGCACCTAGAAAAAATAAATTAGTATGAATACACCTACACTAGAAGAGAAGGTAGCTCAATATGAGCAGTTTCTGCACAACATCAATATGCTGACAATTTCTGGAAACGGTTCCGGTATTCGAACATTATTGAATAATGCAGATAGTTGGAGTTATGCTCATCGTGTTGGTAACGGTGAGCTTACTGAAGAACAACAACAAGAAATTATTAATCGTAACTTTTGGAACCTGAATAACTTATGATGAACGAAGACGAACTGGAATTTTTAAGACTCATTAAAGAACGAGACTCAGCTCAGAGTGAAGTGAAGCGGTTAAAAGCAAGAATAGAGATACAAGAAGGCATTTCAAGGGATCTGCTCACGCAACGCGGAGAATTGCTAACTGAGTTGAATGTATTGAAGGATCATATTCCTGACGTCACGAAAATGATCAAACCAGAACCATCTAGACTAGAGATTGCAGCCATGTTTAAAGCGGCATGGTTCGCAAACTCAGACTATAATTCCTCAGATGCTTGCGATGACGGCTGGTGGATCGAACAGGCAGATAAACTCATAGAAGCAAATAAAAAATAATATGGGGCACTCAAACTACAAACTATCAGACGAACAAAAGAAACAATTGAATATGATTGCTGAATCGATGATTCATGTAATTGAATCTAAGCTGAGTGATGATGTCGGCGGAATTCTAGATCCTTATAATGGCCGTAAAGCAGACCTCAATAAACTTACTGCTATGATATGGTATATTGGAGATCAAATAGCTTCTTATTAATATGGAGCGTAATCTTATGAGTGAACTAAAAGTTGAGGTTTTATCTGAAAAGAGAAACATAACCATGGGCGAGTTGGTCAAAGACTATGCTGCCATCATCGACAAGCAGCGAGAAGATATTAAGAATTGGGAAAAGTGCGCAGAAGCTCTAGTGGATTATGCTCATGAGTTTGTGCATCAATTATCCTTATGGGGCAAAGGATACGATAGAAATGATAGGCAGATCAAGCACGCAGAAGATGCTATTGAAGAATACCTGAAACTTAAAAATAAAAACACACAGTAATTATGCCTAATACAACAGTAAAAGACTTCGTAAATCAAATTGAAAGCCTCCTAAGTAATATTCTAGAAGCACACGACTATGCTATAGAGAAAATGCAGGATGAATTAGATGAAAAGACAGACCTGCTAGAGAAAATGCAGGAAGAGCTAGATCAAAAGACAGACCTACTAGATAAGTATGTCTCTGAAAACGAGAATGACGATGTATGAAAACACCAATACCTGAACCTGGAAGTAAAGTAAGGTTTAAGAGTGTAGACCTCTTTTGGTATGTGGAAGCTAGCAAAGCAGCCGGTAAGCTGTTGAAGCCTGGCGAGGAATATACCGTAGCCTATACAAACACTAATTCTAGTTGGACCGCAGTAGTTTTAAAAGAATTTCCAGCACATAAGTTTTGCTTAAGCTGGTTTGAAATACCCGAGACCATGGAAAAAAACGATAAATTCAAAGTAAAAGTCATTAGAGAGCAAGTTATCAAGAATCAGGCGGCTAGCGACAAATTATATAATGAACTCGCAGAGAGCCTAGGCGTAGACGAAGATGATCAGGAAGCACACGACTATCTTCATGATGCTATATTTAACAGCAGCAATGAAGAAGACTTCAACTATGCTATCAACTGGTTTGACATTAAGATCAAAGAAGCCAGGCAGCGTAAATTAGAAAAACAATTGAAAGAAAGCTCTCTGAGAATTCAACAAGCACTGTCACACATCAATAAGCCATACTCCAGACTGGAAATACTTGATATGTGGCTTTCTGGTAATTTTAATGCAGAGCTGTTACTGCACCACACACTCTTAGAACTAGCGAAATAGTATGCCTCACAAGATAGCCTATAAGTACTACTCTTATGAGTGTGGAGATGGTTGTTGCGTTGAGAATGGCTATGATTGGTACGTAGACGGAGAATTTATTCTTCGTTCTACATGCGAAGATAGCGGCTGGATGGCAGTAATACGGAAATTGGGTATTGACGCAAAGCTGGTAGGATTAGATGAAAACGATGAAGAAATCTGGGAATTATGAGTGACATTAACTGGAGAGACATTACAGAGGACGAAAGCTTGTTTGACGAGCAAAACAAAGACCGAGAGATACTGATAGAGACTGCAGACAATCACAGTATGCATTTTAGCAAAGCTCAATATGTTCAAAACTATCCATACATGGATCGAAGCATTCAACAGCCTGTAGCTCGATACGCTTTTATTGATTAATATGATCAAAGAGAACTCAGTAAAGGTTAGGTACGAACACAGGCTCACAGAAGATTTTAATACTCTCAAAGAGGGTATAACTCTTCACTGTCTAGAAAATAGTGATGAAATACCGCACTATTCAGCTTGGAATGGAATTGAGTTTATTACTATTCCTCGAGATAAGATTAGAGTGTATCAAGTAACAACCAAACACATAGTAGAAGAAACACCTGTAGATATTAGTATGGAAACACATTTTGACGCATACATGAAGTTCCCGGCAACCTCAGAATATGATCTGGGTACGTTTGATCGGTTACGTAAATTGCTTGGATCAGTAGAAGCAATTGAATGCAGCTTTGGAATTGAGTTTTCTTGTGGAGATGGAAAATACATGTCACTTCTGGATACAGAAGAAGAAGTAGAAAAGTATGACGGAAAAGTTTGTTTACTCACCCCTCCTCGCTTACATACCATCAAGATGTCTATGCTGCCAGAGCAAATGAAAGCTGACAAAGATCACCGTTTCACCATCAAATACAAACCCAAAACAGAAGAGCAAATCTTCTATATTAACGGCAAAGAACGAAATAGATTGAGTATTAGAAAATAAAATATTATGACATACGAAGACCTAGCAAAAAAATATCCGTTATTGTTTGAAAACTCCCAAGATTCAAATTCACCATTTGCTCACTTTGGGTTTGAGTGCAATGACGGCTGGTACGACATCATTGACGGTTTGTGTGAATCTCTGTATAGAAACTACAGAATCACAAATCAAAGACTAGACTATGTAGAGTCAATTCTGAAGGATCTGGATAGATACATTCAGTACAGAAAAGATCTCACAAAAGAGCAGGCGCTTCAAAATCTTGAAAAAGAAAAAAGCGAGCTGTTAGTTGAGCTGGAAGAAGCTAAACGAGGCGTACCTATAGTCTCACAGATCAAAGAAAAATTCGGTACTCTAAGATTCTATGTAGATTTTAGAGAAGGCGTTTCAGCCTGCAGCACAAGCAGAGTATATGCTCTTGTAGATTTTGCAGAGCACATGACCGAGCTGACCTGCGAACAGTGCGGAAACAAAGGAGAAACATACGAAATGGGCTGGCATAAAACACTATGCCCAATACATGCAATGGACAAGTACGGAGTAGAAAAAGTAGCAGAATATCACAAAGCAAAAAACGAATAACTATTATGAAATACTACATCAGAAAAACAGAATCAGCCAGGGTCGCATACGCAAACAAGCCAATTGAGTTAGACCCTGAAGAGTTCAAGAATCTAGAAAACAACCCTTACACAGGAAGCGAGCCTCACGAGTTCCTAGAGTATATTTACAGCCTTCGCTGGGATGTAGAGGCAGGGGATTTGCCAGAAGACCTGGAATTTGAGACACAGCAAAAGCTTGAAGAGCTATTTCAAGGCGAAATGAAAGAGATCTACAACTCTGCGTCAGATGTAGATGAGAGCTTCCTAGAACTAGGTGAGCCTGACGAGAAGTACAGAAAGACCGGAGGGTTTGACGTTCACGTTCGCACTGAGAAAAACTAATATGGTATCCACAGGCTTTCCAGGAGACAGTGATCCTAGAGATGAAGAACAAGATCCAGAGCTTTGCGAATTTTGCGATGAGTCTATGGAGTGGGAAGATGATGCAGAGTATGATCCTGATTTAGGTAGAGTAGTACGCTCAGGTGGAAGTTTTTGCTGCACAAACAAAAACTGCGCAGGCAAGCTAGAAGCAGAAGAAGATGAAGAATGATTACGTATAGATGGAATCATAATCACCCACCCAAAGAGCCATCTAACTTTGAAGTTTTTAACGATGGAAAATTAGTCCATTCGGGGACGTTCAGTGAAGGGATGTCTCTGGCGGCTGATTTGCAGACGAATAATTTAAAAGAGCGTATGGCTAGAGCTTTAGAAATAATTGATGAGCGTGTAGCCTGCGCGGACACAAGAAACAAATTAAAAGGACTATTATATGCCGATACTAGGTAAAGACGGGGTACTACCAGAAATGGAGTTCAAGTGTAACGACTGTGGAGACATTGTGAAGGGTGATGATATTATAAATGGTGAGTATTTATATATTATTTATCGAGATAGAGAAAACCCTGAAAAATCACTCTGGCGCTGCGAATGCTGCCAGGACGACCAAGACGATAGAGACTAAAATTATGCTGTGCGACGAAATTGAAAATAAACTTAGAGATCAGTTAAAAGTTATAAAAGTGTGGGCTACTCATTTGATAGAGAATAGCCGTCCAACTGAAACCCCTGCAGGAGAGTCTAGCTACTATTGTGCTAAGGCTTTTCTCACAGAAGAATTAAAAAAAATCGTAACAGAAGAAACACACAAATAATATGTGCAGTCTAACTGAAGAGCAGATGGCCGCAATCACCTGTGCATTCCTGGACCTAAGAGGAGCATATCAAGCATATGAGACCATGGATCCTGGTTCGCACGACTGGAAATCACACAAGCAAACTATTGTAGACCTTGTAGCGTCTTTTGATTTTCTTGCGTCGGCTGTGGCTACTACATTTGTATCTGGAGATGATTAAAAAAGGCGTTTGCTGTATTGTACTGGCTCTTGAGCCTTTAAAGTTTAGAACTATCACATACAAAAGCTTCAGCTCCCTACCCAGGGAGCTGGGGCTGGCTAAGCTCGGGGAGATCATCGAGCATAACATGGATGTGACAGCTGCAGCTATAGCATACTGTGGCGAGCACAATCTAAACTACAGAATAAGTTCTAGCCTGTTTCCCCTTATCACATATGATAAGGCGGAGGTAAAGATGAGAGACTTGCCTAACTTTTTCCAGATATTGGCAAAAGTACAGAACATCAAACATACTAGAGAGAAGTATCCTGACACAAGGCTCAGTATACATCCTGATCAGTTCAATGTTCTAGCCAGCGAAAATCAAGATGCTGTAACCAGAACAATCAGAGAACTGGATTTCTATTCAGACTTCATGAACGATATTGGCTGTTATGATATCATTATGAATCCTATCAACATTCATATGAATGCTAATGGAGACTGGGATAAGATTGCAGACAAGTTTGTAGAAAACTATTCTAGATTAAAACTGCATACCAGAATGCGTCTTGTGTTGGAGAACGACGACAAGGCTTCAGGCTGGAGTGTTAAAAAACTAGATCAGTATATGAAGCCTAGAGGAGGTTTTCCTATCACCTTCGACTATCTTCACCATAAGTGCCACCCTGATGGTCTGACAGAAGAAGAGGCATTCAATATTGCCTACGAATCATGGGGACCAATAATTAGGCCATTGTTTCACTATAGTGAATCAGCTCCAGATCAAAACAACCCTCGTAAACACGCAGACTATGCTACAAGGTTGCCAGATACGTATGGTAAGTCTATAGACCTAGACTTCGAGTTTAAGCTGAAAGAAAAGTCATTTGAGAATCTATGAAAATATCAGAACTAATTGAAGAGTTAGAAGTTCTTAAAGTTGAACATGGAGACCTTATTGTAATTGCAGTAGATGAAGAAGGCAAATACGAAATCGGTAATACTCATGTAAGTGATTATGAGGTATACAACGGTAAAGGAGCATACGATACGCAACTAGCCATAAGACTTTGTCCATAAAGTTTATTAATATGAAAATACTAAATACAGAAGAACAGTATAAGCCTAGAACAGATTTTGCCGCTATGGCAACATACGATATAGCTCTAGGTGAGCGAGTATTGACTAAGCTAGAGCTATTCTCAAAAGAGAAAAACATTCAACTAGACAAAGAAGAGTGTAAAGCCTTACTAGAAGCTCTAAACGGTGAAGGTTGGCTGATACGTAAATACCTAAACCGAGAGGAATATCAACCGTACAGCCTGATGTCAGGGTCGCTAGATGGCAGCTCGTCCGAATGTGAGTTGTCTGTATTCGATAGCGACGCAATAGCAGAAATAAAATAAAACTATGAAACTATACAGACTAGAAGTAAGTGCGACAGTGCTAGTATTAGCCAACTCTGCGGCAGATGCAGAGAAGCAGGCAATCAGTGGAGTATCAGATAAGAATGTAAACGCGCATGCATATGCGTATGAGATTAAAGCGTTAGAGGACTTGCCATACAACATGGACAGATATTCTACACCGTTAAACTCAGACAAGACGGTAAAGGATATATTGCAGCTAGCCATGAAGTAATATGGAACTTAAAAAACTAATACTTAAAAACTTCAGGAGTCACAAAAACCTGACTCTTGATTTTAATTCTGGAGTAACCGGCATCGTTGGCGGTAATGGTACAGGCAAGTCGAGTATCGTCGAAGCCATAATCTTTCTCCTCACGGGGGAGGGTTATGGTAAGACTAAGGCTGATATGCTTACTGTGGGTGAAGTAAGCGGTCATGTGATTGGTCATATGCTCATTGACGGCAAGGAGGCCATCCTAGAGCGGCACACAGACACAGCAAAGGTAAACCTTAAATACGATGACAAGGTCTACAAGAAAAGCAGCGAGGTAAATGAGCTTTGGGATAAGCTATTCCAGATCGACAAGCATCTGGTACAGAACGTGATTGTTTCTAACCAGGGAGAGATAGCCTTACTGTTCAACGGAGACAACAGCACCAAAGAGAAGCTCTTTCAGAAGATCTTCATGGTACCCAACACTACCAAGCTCAGGGACACAGTCTGGAATGGATATATCAAGACTGCTCCGCCAGAGTATCCAATAAAGAACATTGATGAGCTCAAAAACGATCAGCAGCTCCTAGAGCAGATTATTCTGATGACATCAGAGCAGCTGGCTACGCTAGATGCTCCCAAGCTGCAGATTGATTACAACAGGCTTACCTCTCGTAAGACTGAACTAGAGAAAGTTATTAGTGACGAGCGGGTATCGTCAGGGCTTAGCGACAAGCTTAACAGTCTTCTAGGCGAGCTAGCAGATATCTCTAGCAATGTAGTCCGAATAGAGAATAACCTGAGCAAAATCGACTATGACGAAATAATAGGAGCTATTGCTGAGATGGATGCAGTAGAGCGCCAGGTAGCTCAAAAGACCAGACTTAGCGCAGAATTGGCGCAACTTAAGCAGCCTGCAGGTAATACCTCAAAAGACGAGCTTGATAGGTTATCCGCAGATATTGCTCAGCAGGAAGGTAAGCTTAAGGAGAAAAGAGAGACACTCAGAGGATTAAATGATAAGCTGAAATCTTACGAGCAAAAGGGTCTGTCTTCTGAGACTACCACATGCCCTACGTGCGGTTCAGAGCTAAAGGATACTGCTCAGATTATAGCACACATCCAGGCAGAGGTTGATATAGTTATTTTTGAGGGAATTAAACTCAAAGATAAACTAACAGCACTACAGAAGGATAAAGAAATTAAGCAAGAGGAGTACAAGCTGGTCGAAGAGTATCAAAAGGCTAAAGATACTCTTAATCTTAAGCTAGATGCTATCGGCGAGCTTAATTATAATCCAGAAGATCATGGGCTATACAAAACACTAGCAGAGAAGTACAAAAACGATAAGAGTACAGTTTCTGCGCTAAAGATAACAGAGAGTCAAAAACTACAGGATGTTAACAGCGTAAGGTTGGCTATTGCTGCTCAGCGTGTATATGATGGAGCACACCCTGGAGGGGCAGAGGCTGAGTTGAGAGAAGTTGACACAAACCTAGTGGGTATATCCGTAGGTATACAGTCCGCCAAACAGCTTGAAATAGAATTGGCTGTAAAGACACAAGAGCTTAAATCTCGCCTAGAAGATATCAGGGAAAACCAGGAGTATATTGAAAAGAATAAAAAGCGCTCAGAGTATACAAGTACCTTGGACGCTATTTATGACATTTTCCATCCTTCCAAGTTTCCAAGAGCCTTGATTCAAACCTATAGCTCTACTGTAACGGAGTATATGAACGAGGTTCTGGCTTCATTTGATTTTCCATACACAGCCAAAGTAAATGAGACGTTTGGAATAGATATATTCAATGAAGCAGGTTTACAACTGCCTGCCGTATCAGGCGGTCAGCAGGTAATGGTCGGCTTTAGCTTACGTCTAGCCCTGCATAACATGTTTGTAGGAGCCTTTCCGTTCATGATTGTGGACGAGGGCAGCTATGGACTGAATGCAGAAAATAGTAAAAAGTACTTCGAGATTATTCGAAGCCTGAACAAAACAAGCAAGTTCAAGCAGGTGATAGTCATCGACCATCATCCTGAATTGAGTGATTACGTGGATAATACTATTAACTTATGAGCACAAGAACACAAACAAGAACAAGAAGCATTACCAGAGGTAACGTAACGATCCGTAAAACAGTAACAGTCAGTAGAACAGTAAAGCGTAAATAATGAGTGATACTAAGCGACCATGGACTATCACCATGGATAAGACCAGAATGACTACCCCACCACCATTAGGTCCTGGGTTTTCTATAGATGAAGCAGAGAAGGCAGACTCTATGAGTATAACTTTCTCTGCTTTTAACGACCCTGGCGATGATTACAGCATCTTTAACCTATATACTAAAGATGGTGAGTTGGTAGCGTCTAAAAAAATTAACGGATATTGATGATGGATAATAACGACAATAAAAATCACTTCCTATTGCCTGCTTTGATATCTGCAGCAGCCATATACTTTGGACTGCGTAAGAAAACTGAAAAGCTCGGTAACATCACAAAATCTGCTGTGTCTATGGCTATAGACGATCAGTTGAAGCGGATTGATAAAACCCAGCAAAAACCAGCAACTAAACTCTTGCTACCATACAAAAGTAGAGGTAGACGTAGACGTAAATGAAAATCAAGATCGTCAGATTTGATGGTGGGTTAAAGGTAAACCCGTGTCCTGTATACGTATCCAAATTTCTAAGATACCACCACAGGGAGATGAGAAGCATACAATACAAACGAGATTATGTGTTTGTAGAAAAGTTGCTCTATGCCACAGATCAGGACGGCTCTGTTTATACGCTACCAGGTTTTTATCATAGCCTGGTAGCGTTGATACAGAAGAATATGGATGTTGTTGAGTCGGAAGATCTCAGAACACCAATGCCTGAACCTGACTGGAATGCTATCAAGAAGATAAAGCTGCGAGACTACCAGGTTGAGCCTGCTCTTGATATGGTGTTTAAGGGTATGCAGGATAGCGGAGTAGTTAATGCTGCTGGAGGTTTTGGCAAGACACACATTCAGGCTATTACATACGCAGCCTGGAACAATCTGAATACCATACTGGCTATTCCGCTAAAGCAGGTAGTTCTACAGACTCACAAGAAGTTTCAGGAATTCTTCCCTGACAAGCACATTGGACTAGTAGGTGATGGTACGCATGATATCAGCAATGATATCACAATCACCACCTTCAGGTCTCTGCCTAGCTGCGCTCTAGAGAAATGCGAGCTACTGCTAGTGGATGAGATGCAGTCTGCTGGGCAGGAAACATTCCAAAACGCCCTGAAGCTGATGAAGCCTCGGAGGCTGTTTGGCTATTCTGCAACTACCGAGGGCATATTCAACAACACAGATAAGTTGCTGAAAGGTTTATTTGGAGAAGACCTGATATACTTTCCGTACGAGGATGCAGAAGATGCTGGTGCTGTTGTTCCTGGTATGGTGTACATGCTCAAGCTTCCTGACAGCCTAATCATTGATAACTACAACAATTTTGACGCCAAGCTCAAGCATGGTATCAAGAAGTGTGATAAGCGCAATGAGCTGATAGGTAGGGCATGCTCTCTAATTCCAGATGAATGGCAGACAATTGTGTTCATTGACCATGTTAAAGATCATTTGATTCCTATGTATAAATATATGCCTAAGGAGACAAAGTATCTACACAGAGAGTCTAGCAAGAAGAATGTAGGAGCATTTGCGCTTACAGCAAAGCAGCAGAACAAGACAATCGAAGAGTTTAGTAACAACGAATTCAAAATACTCATCGCTAGCGATGCGTTTAGGGCAGGTGTAGACATCCCCAATTGTAGAGTAGTTGTACAGGCAAGCGGAGGCAGCAGCAAGGTTGAAGTACTTCAGGAAGCATACAGGGGAAGCCGCATATTAACACCAGAACAGCGTGAAAAATTTGGCTTGTCAGAAAAAACGCATTTTGTGCTTGTAGATTTCATGGATAACCATGATCCTACATTAGAGGGGATGGCAAAGAAGAGGATGAAGTACTATCAAGAGCAAGGCTGGACAATTAAAGTAGTTGATCGCCCTGAAGACATTGACTGGTATAAACACAAGTAACATGACTTACAAAGAAAAAGATAGTTTGCAGCGCGAGAAAGATATAGCTCGTGTAGAGCATACGCTGAGTGTCCTGAAAGATTATTGGCTAGAAAGACCATATCTAAGATTAGGTCAGCTAGTTTCAAATGCTTTCTATGTGCTGCCTGAGTATACTAATCCTGAACTTGATGTAGCAGACATATTCTATATACCCGACAATAGGCTTTTAGAAGGTTTGTCAAAATTAACAGAAAGCGAACGTGAATCAAAGAGTAAAGGAACTGCTTAAGCTAAAGTTTGGGAAGGTTAAAAGCGTGTCGGGAGGAGGCTACAGGATCTCCTGCCCGACATGCGACCCGAAGCATAGTAAGAAGATGAAGCGGTACATTAGCCCTGAATGGTCTACTAGTAACTGCTTTATATGTAATGAGAGAATACCTATTGCTGAGCTGCTTGGTGAAAATGTGGTGCTTGAGCGAAATATTGAAACCGAAGAAGAGGAAGAAAATAAGTATGCCAAGCTACTACCATATACGAATGCTCTAAAGTTGTCTGAGCTCACAGACAGAAATCATCCGGCTATACAGTTCATGCTCAAAGACCACCTGAGTAATTTTGAATACTATGACAGCCTGGGCATCAGATACATCCCCTCAGACGGAGGCATTAACATAGGTTTTGATAATAGTAATTTCGTAGTCAACACTAGCGAGGCGCTATTCTTTCCTGTGTTTGCAAAAGATAATACGTTTGCAGGATGGCAGCTGAGGTTTATGCCAGGCACATGGAATGGAGACAGGTTTCAGTTCATGCGCTATATGCACCTTTTCAACAAGGGTAAACATCTATTCAACTATGCGCTTGCAAAAAGGTACGAGAGTGTTGTTGTGGTAGAGGGTGTAAAGAAAGCCCTAAAACTGGCAAATGCTGTTGCTACCCTGGGTAAAGGTATATCTGACGCTCAAAAGCAACTCATCCAAGAATGGAAGTATATCACTATTATTCTTGATGGTGAGGATAAGACTCAAGAGCTGGCTAACGAGATTAAAGATGAGTTTATTCGAAATGGTAGAAAATGCGTAAACATAGATTTGCGCCCATACGGATACGACTCACCAGATGAGACACCCTCCGAAGTGCTGCAGGCAATAATACAGACAGAGTATGCAAAACAATATACAAGAAATTGATAGGCAGGTAAGAGAAGATATTTTGTTTTATTTTGAGGAAAAGAAAAGATTAACAAACAAACACTACAGATATGTAGCATCTAGTAAGTATGATATGTACCTAGATGAGGCTGCTCTACTGTGCGCTCAGACAAACCAGCATCCAGCCACATATGTTCATCTACTGTACGACAGAATGGGTGGAAAGAAAGAGTTCTTCAGCCCAGAGCACCTTAGAGGGAAGCAGGTTAAATTCTTTTTCGAGGAGATTTTAGATCCTGAGAAAAACACCTCCTACGAAATAGAGATAACCAATAATAACCTAGAGTATAGTAAGATATGGGTACAACAGCATGATCTGGCTATGTGCTATATCAAACATGGTGAACCTGTAGAATCTGTGCTGCTCGACTCTAGCATCAAGTTTTTTGCCTGGTTTAGAATTTTGGCTACCCCTGACAGATGTCCCTCGATAATTGAAAAGTACAAGAAGATAGCTAAGAAAGAAATGACCCCAGGGTTGCTCAAGTTTATTCAAAGCGAAAACCTAGACGGAGATAGACTATTATGAATGACATATACAACGACTCGGACTATCTGGAACTAACTATAAAATGTTTGTTCAGAGACAGAACTGTATTGCAGAAAGCTGTAGAGCTGCATGCAAAGCCAGAGGACTTTGGCACTATCAACATATACAATGCATTTGTAGACGCTGCGCTGGATATTGCTGTAGCGCCTATCAGTGCTCAGCTGTGTTTGGTTAAGATCAAGAGCTTGATGAAAAAGTATAATATCCTTGAGGCAGACATGAATACTGTACTGACCTTCTGGGAGTTTATATATGATGATAAACCTGTAGATAGTGCTTATGTGGCAAAGAACATGGCGGACTTCATCAAGTTTAGAAGGTACCAGCTACTCAGGGCAGATAAGATTAATTCTCCAGAGCAGCTAATCAGCGAGGCCAACAAACTGGTGTCCGACATTACATTGAAGAATAGTGTTGGCGGAGTAAGAGCTCTAGATCCTTTTGAAAACCTTATATTAGTAGAGCACAAGGAAAGTTTAATGACAGGGTTTCCAGCTATAGATGCTGTGGCCAGAGGATTAAACTATCAAGAGTTTGGTCTGATACTAGGACATAGCGGTTCTGGTAAAACTGCAATGGCTGTGTACTCTGCTATCCAGAACGCCAAAGCACGCAGGAAGGTGCTCTATCTGTCTCTTGAGGAGCCTGCGGAGAACATATGCTGCCGAGTATATAGCAACATATTTAGAATACCATATACTGACCTACATAAAGGCTCAGTGCTTCTGCAAGCAGACCTAAGGCAAGCCTTCCAGGGCATGTGTGAGAGAGACAAGGTGGCACTAAAAAATCTAAAGATTCATGACATGCGGGATGTGACCCCGCTGACATGCGACTATATCAAAAACTATCTAGATAAACTATATGAGGATACTGGATATCATCCTGATATAGTATACATTGATCAGCTAGACTATCTCACAACATCTGATAAATACGATGCTGAATGGCAGAAATATGGCAAGGTGTCCTTTGAGGTAGACGATTTGTCAAATCATCTGATTGGCGGGCACCATATGTTCAGCATATGGCTATTGCATCAGGCTACTGGCAAGATGACCAAGAGATTTAGCAATGCAGAGATTTCAGGCTATAAGGGTGTTATAAAACCTACAGACATGGCTTTGGCTATAGGGAGAGACTCTTCTCAGGATCAGACTGTAAGCATTTTCTCTCTAAAGTCTCGACATGCTAAAAACTTCCAGTTTGACTATCTGGCTGAGCTGGAGTTTATGAACTTTGAACAGCTTGATAGGGCTGCTCAGGATAGGGCAGAAGAAGAGAAAAAAGACAAGAAACCTAAAATGACTGCAGGCAACTTCGACAACATACCTAGAAGAACTGCAAACCTATTACCTGCTGCAGGTACAGGGTTCAATAGCGGCAAATAATATGGATTCAAAAGTAGAAGTAAAATCTGGAAAAGTAGAGAACAGTACAGTTGAGCTGCTGATTGTCTTTTCACATCCCACAAAAGACGACCTGGAAGCAAAGGTCTTCGGAGAAAAGGGCTATGCTGCCGAAGAGGTAAAGCGAGCATTAGAGAATGCAGATATCTCTATAGACCGTGTATGCTTCACAGCCATGGTCAAGCATGGTATAGGAAGCAAGGGCAAGCCTACAGCTGAGGACATTGAGAAATGGAGTGAAAGCCTGGACAAAGAGATAGCAGAGCTAAAGCCTAAATTGATCATGCCCTTGGGTGCTGAGGTGTTTAAGCGTATCATGCGCTCAAATATCAAGATGGGCGATTATCTTGGCGAAGTAATTGAGAACGATTATGGTAAGATCCTAGCCAATTATGCACCAGGCATGATTGTTGTGATGGATCCTACAAAGCGTCCAGAGTTTAAAGAAACATTCTTGCTAGCCAAAAGGGTTCTAGACGATGATCTGAACTATGAGCAGTTCAAATATATCGTCATAGATGATCCTCAGGATAATATCAACATCCTGAATAGATATGTAAAAGAAGGTAAATTCTTTATAGGCTATGACGCAGAATGGTTTGGCGAGAAGTTCACAGATGACGAGGTCATGTATGAGTTTCAATACTGTTGCGAAAAAGATATAGCGATCGTATTGAATATCAGTAAAGACGGAGTCACTGAGAATAGAGAGCTGCTAGACACGATGAAAATCATGCTAGAGCATCCTGAAGCGAAAAGGCTTGGCTGGAATATCAGGGCTGACGATCTGCGGCTAAGACACCGTGGGTTTAACATTCCTGACGAGACGATAGCCTTTGACGGCATGAAGGCTGTGGCTTTCTTTGACTCTAGGTTGAGTAAAGGGCTTGAGACAGGTATCAAGAAATTTACAAACTACGAACCATACTATACTGCGCTAAACAGGAAGCTAAAAGAGCATAAGCTGGCAAAAGGAGAGCTTGCGAAATTAAAATTTCTAGAGCCTGACGTATACCACAATTATTGTGCTGGTGACGCCGTAAGCCATCGTGAGGCATGCCTGCAGATGATGCAGCTTTTCCCTGAAAAGCTTAAATCTGTATACTACGACATATATCTACCACTTACCAACTACTTCACAGATATGGAGCTTGTTGGCATACCTGTAGACAAGGATGTGCTGGATGATCTCACAGGCAAGTACTATAGCAAATACGATGAAATCAAGAATGAGCTAGTTACTTTCTTGAAAGAGCGCTATGGTATGGAAGACTTCAATCCTAACTCTGCCCCACAGAAAAAACAATTATTGTTTGAAATACTGAAAGTACAGCCAGCCTACTATACTAAATCTGGCAAAAGCCCTAAGTCCAAGGCTTGGTATGACAATCAAAAGCCTCAGACACAGAAGATGTATGAGCCTAGTACAAACGGCAAAAGCTTATCCACTATCAAGTTTCAGCTTGAAGAGCTTATGGAAAAGCACCCAGACAAGCAAGGGTTGCTAGATGTACACAAGGCGATTACGCTACTTCTCAATGTTTCTAGGGTAGGAGTATTTGCTACAAAGTTTCTTTCAAAGAAAGGTATAGCCGTAGACGATGATTCAGACACAGAAGAAGACTCTGAAGAGCCTTTGAAGCAAAGCTATTGGGCTGCTATCTGTAATGATGGTAGAGTTCATGCACGCTTCTTTGAATGCTTGAAAAACTTCAGAGCTAGCAGCAGTCCTAACGTACAAAATCCTGCATCAAAGGTTTTGGCATATATCCCAGACATCTTTGTGCCTGGATATAGTAAGATGGATAAAGAAGAGCAGAAGAAGAGGGATCACCTGCTTCCTAGCAACATCAGGAATATATTCTATTCTGGTGATCCTGACTACTATTGGGTAGAGCTTGACGTTGCTGGGGCTGACTTGGCCATCATGGCCTTTCTATCCAGAGACGAAGACTTTATCCATGACATCAGGGCTGGAAACTTCCATCAGACCAAGATGAGAGAATACTTCAACGATCATACACTGACCAAGAAAGATGTGAGTAAGTATGTGATCGCTAAAAGTATCACTTTCCGTGTGTCCTATACGGCAGGGCTTAAGTTTGCAGCACTACCTATTCAGGCAGATATCTATGCTGAGAATGGTTTGCATGTAGGGCTAGGTACTCTTGAGTATGCTCTGGAAACCTGGGAGAGATACGCCAGATATATGGCATATCGAAAGAGGTGTACAGATGAGGTTGAAAACCATCAGAGAATTACTAATGCTAGAGGATTAGTGCTAAGATACGAAGATACAGATAACTTCGGAATCATGGCAGGCTGGATGAATGAGAGTCTAGCGTTTCCTGTAGCTAGTGAGCTTGCATGGTTTATGTGGGAGTGTTCTGTAAACCTGAAGAACATGCTCAAGAAGACAGGAGACTGGATGAAGTACGTATATCCTGTAAATACTGTACATGATGCAGGCTACTGGCTGGTACATAAAGACCTATTAAAAGATAACTATATTCAAGAGATGCTGAAGTACGTGTTCTGTCACCATACCAAGCTAGCCACAGGCGATAACGTAGGCTGCGAACTGGCGGTTATGGACAGATGGAAAGGTAAAGAGAAAATATTTGAAAAAGAAACTGCGTGGAACTTTGAAAAGAATACATGGGAATGGAAACAGTAGAATACAAACGCTTCAAGCTAACCAACAACAGTAAGGTTAGATTCAAAGGTATGCATTTGAATACCTTCAGCCTCAGGCAGGGTAGTCCTAAAAATGGCGGCACCTGTCCTGGCTGCACTCCTGGAGAAGAGGGGTGTGAGGATACATGCTATGATAAAAAACTTAGACGCATATACAAAGCCTATGCTAGTGTAGAGGACTATAATACAGAACTACTGGCCGGGCTGTCTGAAGACGATATATTTGCGGTAATAGATAACTCTGTAACCTTCTGGCGGATGACATCCAACGATGAGCATCTGTACTTTAGGTTGCATACAGGAGGAGATTTCTATAGCGTTGACTATGCAAAAGCATGGCGCAGAGTTATAGAGAAACACAAGAGTGTTAACTTCTGGACCTATACCAGGTCGCTGTTTGCGGTTCCGATCTTGCACAAATTAAAAAATTTGACATTGTATTTGAGCTGCGATCCTGTAAATAAAGATAAGGTACTTAAGGTATACAGTCAGTACTCAGGAACACCAAACATTGCTCTAGCATGGATGGGCAACACCATACCTGTGGATTTCCCTTCTGATAGGAAGCATCTGGTGTGTCCTGAGGTGACAGGCAAACTAGCTAATAGTAAAACGCAAGGGGCATGCTCCAGATGCAGAGCATGTGTAGATAGACCATTAAGAGATGGAAACATACGTCACGTACAGTTTCCGATACACAAATAAATCTATGATTATACTCAAAACACCAACAAAAAATAACGACAAAATCATTACAGACTATAGTGAAGAACTGTTTAAGGGAGTTCCTGTAAAATCAGTAAAAATTAACAATAAGAAGTATATCGTAATTAAAGAACTTGAAGATCACTATGGAAAAGGCTTCAGCAGGGTCCTAAAGGGTAAGACTACAATCAGAAAAATTAGATTTGGCTCTAGTACTCAATCAAGACGGATTGTAAACATCTCAGATCTGAGAGGTATTTTCTCAAAGATCGTATTTGTACAGCCGGTCAAAAGGAAGCAGGAGCCTGTGAGGCAGCAAAAGATTGAGCAGCCCATTCCAGTGGAGGTCCAAAAAGCCGTCGTAGTTAAGACGGAGTCCTCCCAGCTGGGGCTGTTTGACGCCCCACAACCAGAACAGCGCTTAAGTGTAATTGATCGTTTTACTCAAGTGAGCCAGATGCGTAAAGATATATCCCGAGTATGCTTTGATATGGCCAGAGACGCTATCGACGCAAACGGACAGCAAAAAAGTTCCTCGTATAATAAACTCAAAGAAAATTATCGCGCGAAAGCGTACAGCCACATTTTTTCAGAGTTCCGCAAAATCCTAGACGCTAAGCTGGTGTCTCAGGGTAAATCGCTTGAATCTGAAGGACTACAAAGGCAGAAAAATTATCTTGATATACTTGATGAGAAGGGTTACCTTGACGTATTCCACAGCTTCGTAATGAGCAATTATTCTAAAAATTACTCTAAACAGCTTCACTAGCTTTAGTTAATTTCCCCCATAGATAGTAAACAACAAACAGTAAAACAAAATGAAAAGCAATAAATGCAGCAAAACCACAAAGTGCAACTCCAGCAAAGCTAAGGCTTGCACAAAAACCACATGCAACAAGACGAACCCATCAGTGTTTGTAGATAAACTTACTGTTGGCGATGTTCGCTGGATCAAGGTCGCAAGCAAGAAAGCCTACTTCGTATCGGACCTTGTCAATGCATATGGTCGTGGCTTTGTAGATCGCCTGCCAAAAGCCCCAGCAAAGATGCGGATTAAGCACAATAATAACAGCCAGCAGCGCAGGATTGTCTGTGCCGCTTCTCTCAAAGGTCTCCTTAAGCTTAAGTAAACTGTAGTTTGTTCCCCCCAGAACAAATTCGCAACAACAACAAAATCCTAATAAACTAACTAATATGAACAACGAAATCACAGCAACTGCAGCAGCATCCAACAACAGCATCTACCCAGCAGAATGGTTGACTAAAAAGTACACTATCCAAATCGCAGATAACACAGGCCACACCACAGTGGATAACCTGCTTGTAGAAGAAGCCGTTGAGCAGATTGTAAAGAATGCTGAGAGTAATGCTCGTTGGGTCTTTATCAATGGCGCAAAGTTTGAGTTTGATAACGGTGGCTATCGTACACAAGAAAATCTTGAAAAGCTAAAAAACCGACTGGAAGAGCAGCTTGACCCAGTTGTGCTGCTCACAGGCATTCTCGTGGGTGGCTAATCTTGCGCGTTAGTTAAGTTAATAAACCCCCTGGTGAGCAATCATCAGGGGGTTTCTTTTTACCCTTCGGGGGAGACCTACCATTAAACAAAATAAATTATGGACCTACCTTATAAATCTTTTTTAAAAATAGCAAAACAAGTACAAATATTAAGCAAGCACGTCAATACGATGGATGTGAGTATTGATAAATCTACTGAATATGTAAATAATCAATACGTACCTACAGTAAAAGTAGCGTACACAAGCCTACACTTCGATACTGTGGCAGACATGCATGCCTACTCCAAGTATCTGTCTATACCTACAAATAAGCTTAAAATAGGCGAAGACATCAGATATCAAGATCTTCAAGCAAACATAGCTCAACGTGGAGGCTGGGACAGTACTCACGTTATGCAATTTCTAAGACAGGATAGCTCTAAGGGTGAGCCTTCCGTAAAGCTTATCCCTGAAGAAACTGGATACGCCTTTCGCCCTAATATAATCAAGCTACCCCCTATTGAGTATACAGAAGGAGACTATACATACAGAATTCTTACAAACCAGAGCGGTAAAAACTATAGTGCGCGTATCCGAATTATAGCTAGAAACGACGAACCTATTTACGACTACCTGGATAAAGGATTTTTCGTAATGACCGTTACCGAAAAATCTGACGAACTATCTAAACCTGCTTTTGTTGTGTCAGATAGCTATGATGTAAATACTGCACATATTTTTATGATGTGTAAGCTGCAGCACAACCTAATCAGCATGCTGAAGGATGAGTGCTTTGTGAGTAAGTATGATGCAGAAATGACTAAGCTCAAAATGCTCAGAAAGCTGACCCCTGAGGCTAAAGCATTATACTTGAAGCACTCGAAGGCGATTGACGAAGATTATCGTAAGAATACTACGCTGGTAGTAGTTGGGAAATTGCTTAGCGGCGAAATTGAAAAAACTACTATTAGAGAAGTAGAGTTTTCAGCTACAACAGCAAAGTATGAGAATACCGAAATTGAAGCTGAGGATCTCATGACTGTACTATCAAGAGACCTTGATTTTAATAGCGAGTTTGACATCTATGCTGTGGCTCAACTCTATGCCAATTATGCTGAAAAGTGCCTGGACGCTAAAAGCTGGAGTTATACAGAAATCCAGGACATTAATGCTGGTGCAAATGAACTCAAAAAGAAGAGTTTGCCTACGTTTAAAATCAACGGAATCAGTATATCTGCGGCAGTTTCTTATACAGGACAAAGGTACTTAAACGACATCAGAATTAATCAGGACGAGGTGGCGAAGGCCATATACCGCGCTTCCTGCTATAGGTCATCTGAAGACTATAATCTGTTCCTAAAAAGTATCAGTCGCATGAGTATCAAGAGACATGATATTATTGCAAATGGCCTGCAGGTAAAGATTCATGCAGGTATGAGTGCAGATGAATACAGGGAAGCAAAACCTGGAGTAAATGCTCCTGCTCTTAAGTTTGTAATTGATACGCAAGATAAACGTATCAAGCTGTACATTGATGAAAATCGACAGGTACCTGTGGATATCAGCGGTCTGATCAAAAAGGTGCAGACGATCAACACAAAAACAAACAATAGATCGTTTTACGATAGGTCAGAAAACGCATACAATTATATCAACAGAGATCATGTCTGGGCAGCTACAGAGCTTACAAGAGCCCTGATTGAGTTCACTACGTTCCCTGTAAAGTTTAAGAATCTAGAGGACGGTACAGAGGTTAAAAAAGATGTGGTCATGATTTCTAAAGAAGATGTGACCAAGCTGTTAAAAGTAGTTGAAGAGCAGAGCAAGGACAAGATTGAAAGATCCAAGCAGTTCTTGAGTACTGCCGTAAATCTCACAGGAGCAGAAGAAATCGAGTTCTTGGGAGAGAGGGCGTATAGGATCAAGGGTAATCTTAGAGAGTACGCTGTGGTAATTAAGACCGCTAAGGTTTACGATTACGAGACAAAACAATACCGCTGCATTGTCAACGACAGGCACTACAAGGGTGCAGGTTATGACGACGTGGCCAGCAGGCTGCTAGCCCTCAAGAATGACTCTGTAATGCAAGATCAGATAGGTACACTACGAGGGCAGGCTCAACCAGGAGCTGAGAACGCTCACAATGATTACAGACCTGAGCGAGATATCCAGCAGGATGTAATCAACCCGATAATAGAAAAAGCATTCGAAAAAGTATAATTATGTACATATTTAGATACGGAATAGAATCGTTCATGAAGGCTATGCTTAAAGCCTCCGAAGAGTGCCAAAACACTAGAGAGGAAGAGGGCGGCATAATCATGGAGAAAGACGGAGTCTATGAATTTGTGAGGGTTAAAAACCATTATGAAGGCACAGACAGAGCTGGAGGACTATATGAGACAGATCAGGATGAGTTTTCGCAACTCGTTTTCTCTAGGGTATGTAAGGCATGGAAGATGCATGCTAGCTTTCATACTCACCCTACGTTTAGCCCTACTCCCAGCAGTCTAGATCTTGAGAAATTGTTTCAAGGATTCAGATACAACGTAATATATTCAGCAAGTCATAGAACGTTCTCATATTCTCAATGGATTGAGGATGATTCTTGCGTTACCTACCTACCAATTAAAACAATACAAAAACTTGTTAAATAACATGAAACTAGAAAAAATTGCTATTGCCGGGGCTGGTGGAATTGGTTCCAACCTACTCAGCATACTGTTCGACTATGGTTATAACCGTAAACAGTTTAGCTACATGGATGTCGAGGTAGACATCTATGACGACGATACGGTAGACATCAAAAACCTGCTTCATCAAAATTTTAAAATTGATGATATAGGCAAACACAAGGTAAAGGTGCTGGAGGAAAAGTATATTGCTATGGGGCTCACTCGCAGGATGACCGAAGAGGACTTCGGTAAATATGATGTAGTCTTCAGTTGTGTGGATAGTATGCCCTTCAGGAAAAGCCTGTACGAGTATGGCTGGAAAGTTGGACAGGATAGACTGTTCTGGATTGACGGCAGGTGTACCAGCAGGCAAGGTGCCTTGTTCACATCAGACATGCTTAGACCTGCACTAGAGCAAAACATCAACGACTCGCAAGAAGAAGGCGGCTGCCTATTAACTTACGAGAAAGAACAAAACATCAGTCATACACTGCCTACTGTTGTGGCAGCAATGATGGTGCAGGCGTTCCTGAACAAGTTGCGTGGACAGGTAACTCCAAAGATGGTGTTTATGATCTGATATGTCTTGCTTCAAAAAAACACGGCAAGCATTAAAGAAAGAAGAGCAAACGCAACAGCAAATAGCTGAGAAATACCTGCATGGCGTGCTTGACAAGATATGTAAAGCAACAGACATTCAGCTCAGCGAATGGGAAATTAACCAAGAGTTGCTAAAAGCAATTCTTGCTAATCCAAAGATAAAAAACAAAGATACGCTCGCCATCTGTGCGCAGTACGATTTAGGATACAAATTAATACACAGGTTAAATATCAGAACAGCTCCAAAATACAAGTGGTTCACATCAATTAAACAACTAATCTAAAACTAATATAATCATATGGCTATTATTCGCCCATCTATCAAATTCGAAGGCTCAGAACTAAACCTAACCGCATCATCCACTCCGTATATTAAAGAAGGTGTCCGTAAGGCGGTATTCAACAAATCCACAAACCAAGAGGGTGCATATCTGTACTTCTTACCAGGTTACGCGGCTGACGCTTCTGGTAATGGTGTGTGGTACAAGAGGATTAGTGTGCGTACAGACTTTGGTATTAACTTCAAAGAGAGATACTATATTCCCAACAGAGCTGAGGACCCTGCAGAGTACTTTGCGTTCAACTTCAGGACCTTGTACCCTAATGAGGCAAAGGTTACAGAGCAGGAAGTCAATGGCAAGAAGTTCAAGAAATATCCAAACTATGGCCGTGTAACTGACCGCGTTTTATACAATGTGGCATTTGCGCAAAACCTTCAAGCTGGAGCACATGTGTTGGACTTGCCGTTGCGCAATGGTGCAGACATCCTAATGAACTGGCTGGAGGGCAAGGACATGCATGGCAATTCCCGCAATCCTGTCAATGATCCAGACTGCTGCGTTCCTGTGTTTGTAAAGCTGAAGGAGAACAGTGCTAATCCATGGATGGTTCAGGTTGAAAATAATTCTCCTGTAAGACTGCCTGAGCAGTTGGCAGACAGCGATTATTTGTATAACCTTGACGATGTGCTGGTACAAAGATCGAAAGAAGAAATCATTGCAAAGCTGCGTGAAATGTATAGTTCTGATGTGTTCGAAGATTGTATGAACGGCTACCCTGGCTTTGGTGGTAAGAAATCTAGCGCGCAATCGCAACAATTTCAACCACCTGCAACTAGACCAGAGCCTAAAGCTGCACCAGTTGCTACAGTACCAGTACTAGATATTCCCAAAGCTGCCATAGATATTCCTAAAGCTTCAATCACAGCGCCGGTGGCAGCTATTAATCCGCCACCATCAATCGACATGTCAGCACTACCTCAGAACCCTATGAGCGCAGGAAAGCTAAGCAGAGAAGAAGCTCTTAGGTTTATTAATCAGCAGTAATAATTATGGATTTTGACGCATATTTAAACTCAATCAAAAAGGGATTCGGTAAAACGTTCAAGGCTGAAGCAGTTAACCTGGATCTAAACACTGTAGATAAAGAATTGCCTCCTACTGGGATTGTTCTAGACAATCCCCTATTGGAGTATGCATTCGACCGTAGGTTTATGGCCTACGGTCGGTGCTATTTGCTGTACGGCAAGAAGGGTTGTGCTAAAACATCTCTATTGTTTGATCTAGCAAAAACATTCCAGAAAGCTGGAGGCAAGATGTTCTGGATAGAGACTGAGAATGCTCCTGACTTCAGGTACATGGAGCTTCAGGGAGTTGATCCTTCCGGAGTCATTTATCATAACCCTAAATCGCTAGAGGAAGCACTAACCCTGTGCAAAATCACTATCGAAAACTATGCGAAGTACAGTGATGGTAAGACACCCATCATGGTTGCTCTGGATAGTATTGCTGGTGCAAGCACAGATTACGAGCGAGACCAGGATGTGATCGGACAAACCAAGGTGGGCGAGCATGCAAAGCTCATGAGCGCCTTCTACAGAAACATTATTCCATACCTAGAGTGTGAGAATATGGTTTTTGTAGCTACCAATCAGTTAAAAGAACAAATTGGTGGGATGACAGGGTTTGGTACAGAAAAGCCTGAGGCGTTGATTGGCGGCGAAGCTCAGCGCTTTAACTCTACATACCAATTCAAGGTTGCCAGGATTAAAGACATCCTTCAAGAGGACCATATGGGGGTTAAGCGTAAGGCTGGGTCCACCCATACACTGACGGTTAAGCGAAACAAGCTTGGTCGTGAGGGTAACAGTCAGAAGATTGAGATCGACCTGTATATCAAGGGCGGGGCTGATTACTACTCACCGCTGGTTAGAAGATTAGGGGACGAGTACTCGTCTCTCATTCAAAAGTCAGGTGGCTGGTACACATGGAAAACTTCAGATGTGCCGTTTATCCTGAATGTGGAGGGTAAGGAGGCTAAAGCAGACATCGACACTAAAAAGAACTTCAGAGAACAGGAGCTGGGTTATCTGATAGCTAATAGTAGTGTCGCTAAAGAGATAATTCGTGAGGCTTTCACTATCCCAGATATGCCAACTAGAGAAACAGAAGAAGAGATCGCGAAGAGTAATAAGTCTAAACGTAAGCGCACTTCAGAGTTAGAAAGTGCGCCTCTTGTAGCCGATGACGCATCATATGACTAATAATGAGTAACGAGTACCTGCAAAAGCTAAAAGAAGTTGAGAAGCTGATAGCTAAGATGGATTTGCCATTGTATCGTAAAACTGTAAAGCACAACGATGATGCTAGGTGGCTTAAAAACAATCTATCAGTCAGAAATAGCCAGCATAAAAACTACCTTAAGGTTATAGAGATACTCGATACAATAATCTAGAACCCTACCTGCCATGAGTCCAATCCTCTCGGCAGGTTTTTTATTATGAACATCTATATAGGTTTCGATAACGGTGTAACTAATAATGGTATAGGCGTAATCACTGATAATAGTGAAGCAAGCCTGTACCCATTACCTACAAAGCGAGAATTGAGCTATACCAAAGAGGCAAAGCATATCACCAGGATAGACTTTGATGCCTTGTGCGAGATATTTGAAAAGCTGCGAGCTAAATACTTGGGGGATAACTTTATCGTAGGGCTTGAGAGACCTATGGTAAACAGCACCAGGTTTAATGCGTCTCTGTCAGCTGTCAGGGCGCTAGAAGCCACGCTGATAGCCGTAGAGCAGCATTCGCTAAGATATGAGTATATTGATAGTAAAGAGTGGCAGAAAGAACTGCTGCCCAAAAATATCAAAGGAAGCGACGAGCTGAAGAATGCCAGCCTTGATGTGGGTAAAAGGATGTTCCCAAATCTGGCTATTAAAAAAGACGCTGATGGCCTGCTTATAGCAGAGTATCTTCGAAGGAAATACAATCCTAGAGTAAAGGCCAAGAAACGATGAGTGTGTATGCTGATGCAGTACAGTTAAACTTCATTACAGGGTACGATAAGGAGAGCACAGAGAACACAGAAAACTTTGAGTTCTGGGATAGTGGTTATAATCTGGTCAATAGAAAGAAAACCAGATTGCCCATATACAAAAACGCAGAAGCGTTCTTTAACGCACTAGACAGTGCAGAGATTAGCAGATACAAAAACTACTGGGAAAGCATTACTCCTAGAAACGATAGTGATAGATTTAGACGATGGTTGTTTGCATTCATGAGTGTACACACATCATGGAAATCTAACTTAAACGGCTACCAGGCTGTCAAAGACTGGTGGACATGGCTTAATCAGAGTGAACACCTACTAGCAAAGATTAGCGACAGTAGGGTAGGTATGCAGAACAACAGGCTGAAATATCTAACAGAGTTCAGCTATAAATTCTGGGCTAACCCATCAGACTATAAGAAAGATAAAACTGAATCCTGGACAGGCTTCAGGGATAGACTAAAAGATAGTATTCTAGGTCTAGGTGCAGCCAAGACAAGTTTTGCTATTGAGATGTGCTATCCTAACATAGCGGAAGTCACATGCTTCGATACACACATGTTTCAGGTTTATGGGCTAGATCAGACTAAAGATGCTAGACATTATCATAATATAGAACAGCATTGGATAGATATGTGCAAAATGTGGAATGTCCCACCGTATATTGCACGATGCATATTTTGGGATAAAAAACAAGGTCACCAGGACAGTAGGTACTGGAGCCACATCTTAGAAAAATAACAATATGACAAAGCAAATCAAAACAACCAGCATCCTAAACAAAAAAAACTATGAACTCCTTATTGACACCTTGAATAAGATGGTGAATAACGGCTTGGTAGAAATCTTCAGTGTAGATGGAGAGACAAGATATAAGTTGACTAGCAGAAAAGCTCCCCGCTCGAACAATGGTGATGCTGCCAGGAAAGCGTGGGTCACAAGACGCAGGATGGCTGCAGAATTAAAACAAAAACGAGTAAACGCAGCTAAAAAAGCAGTTGAAACAAGACGCAGAAATATGGCTTTACAAAAGAACGCTGTTTCGCGATAATTTAAAAATGCCTGATGACTCATACGAAAGCTGGAACGAAGATGCTGAAGATGAAAGTGATATGCATCAAAATCCTGAAAGACAGCAGCACATAGAGATTCAAAAGCTATTCTCTGAAATGGAGAAAAAAGCTAAAAAATCAATGCGCTACTTAGAGCTAGAAGGATTTGTCGAAAAAACAGATACTCCTGGCGTTTATAAATATACGCCAGAAGGGTTGTTTCTAGCACAACAACAGTATAAAAAGATGCAAGACGATGGGTTGATTTAGGCAAAAGATTTCTCAACAACCACAAACCCACTGGTATTAGGCGCGGTGCATCAGATGGAAAGTAATCACCTGTAAGTCCTGTTGAGAGCGTGACACATGCGTAACATGCGGCGACGGCTGCAGAAACTGTGTGACAGCCTGAGAGAAGGCAATTGCGACACATGCCACTCTGAAAAATTCGGAGTGTTTGGTCCGGGAATACTCGGACGACTAAGTTGTGTGACACTGGGAGAGACTAGATAATTTTAATCGCGGGATAGTGAAGTGGTAAAATAGGAGTCTCATAAGCTCCAGTCCCAGGTTCGATTCCTGGTCCCGCAACCAATTTGGGTAGTTCGCATAGCGGCTATTGCAGGAGACTGTAAATCTCCCCTCTTCGGAGACCGATGGTTCGAGTCCATCACTGCCCACCAAGCCAGCATAGCTCAGTGGTAGAGCATTGGTTTTGTAAACCAACGGTCGTCGGTTCAATCCCGACTGCTGGCTCCATGTTTTCTCCTCCAATTGGAGAGCGACACCTGCTGGTGGCTCAGTGCCGCCAAGCCCTGATTGGGTCCATCCCTGTTTGGGAAGTGGTGCGACACTGGGAGAGACTAGACATATTCCTAGATAGCTCAATGGTAGAGCATTCGGCTGTTAACCGAACGGTTCCTGGTTCGAGTCCAGGTCTAGGAGCCATTCTATATTATGATCAATTGGATAGTAACTTTCTTATCGTTGTTTGTAACAGATATACTGTACACCTATTATCTAAAGGCAGTACAGAAAGATGAGGCGTTTAAAGCTAGCCTATGGATAACAGTTATTTTTATTGTATCCTGTGTGGCTGTGATACATTATACAACAGACCGTACATTGATGATACCTGCTGCACTAGGAGCTTTTTCTGGTACGTATGTAGGTATAAAATACAAAAAAAATGACACCAACGATAGGTAAATATTACTATATAAACTACCAAGATCACATTGAGCCGGAAGGTTCTTACTTTGGTATAGCCAAATGCGTAGATAAATATGAGCGCAATGATAAGGGTGAAAACCTGGAAGCTCCTATGTATGAGTTTGAGCACCCGCTGAAAGATAAAATGGTAAGGCAGCTATATTTGGCGCAAGAAGTAATCATGGAGGCAAAATGAAAAAAAGACGTAAAAAAGAAGATTGGGAAATTATTGAAACGCGAGGGTCTGTAATACTTAAATACAATGAACCCGATTATAGAGTGTTTGACGTTTATTGTGAGCTTGGTAAGTTTAGAGTGATGGACTATGGATATGAACCCTTAGACCGAGAAATATTCTGGCTGCCTGACATAACACAAGTCAGGAGCAATACGGAAGAATATGAGACGGCAGTAATATTGGTAAATGGGTATATTAAAATTATCCACGATAAGCTGCCTAGCAAAGAAAAGAAAAAATGGCCGCTAGTAGAATAAATTATGTTACTAATCTTAGTACTAGGAATCGCAGTAGTATTAACCTTTAAAAAATAACCACATGAAAATAAATAAAAACGTAGACATCAAAGTAACTCCAGCATGGTGCGCAGCAATTGCTTTTGCCGCATACCCTGTGTTGCTTTTCTTACTGGCCATGACCTGTTCTTCGGCAATATTGATGCTTTTATTGCTGTGGCCAATTCCGCCAGTGGTAGCCTACCATATTATCAAAGAGATGAAAAATGAGGCTCAATGAAAGATTTAATGCATATAGGTTTAATTGGGTTAGCTGGAAGCGGTAAAGATACTGCTGCCAGTATTTTGTGCGCTAACCTAAACTATAAAATAGCAAGTTTCGCAACAGAGCTTAAAAGAACATGTCTGTTCCTTGGCTGGGATGGAGAGAAAGACGCCAGAGGTAGAAAGCTCTTGCAGGACGTAGGTATGGCCTTTAGAGAGTATTCTGAAGATATATGGGTAGAACTTACGTGCAATAAGCTACTTCCAAATGTTCCTCATGTATTCAGTGACGTAAGGTTCATTAATGAAGCCGAATATATTAAAAATAAGCTAAACGGTATTTTAATTCGAATTATACGAAACGATCTTATGCTTACTGAGACGCACGAGCACATAAGTGAATCAGGGCAAGCAGAAATACCTGTGGACTATGTGATACTGAATGATGGCTCTATAGACGAGCTACAGCAAAAGATATTGCAGATAGTTGAAGAAGAAATATACAAAAGAAAGCTGTAGCGTTGGTAATGAGGCTCGTATGGTTGGGGATTTACTTGACACTGTCGATGTCATTGTTTCTAATCATACGAGCCTTCATATTTAAATTATGCCTGCCACATATCAAAATATAATAATCACAGAAGAAATCCTAAACAACGAACCCAACTCATTCTTTGTTTATGGAGATAACGCCCAGCGTAAAGGACTTGGAGGAGCAGCCAAACTGCGCAATCATCCAAGAGCTATAGGTTTTATAACCAAAAAGGAGCCTACCAATAACCAGGGGGCATGCTTTACTCCAGAAGAGTACGCTAAACCTTTTTTCGATCAGCTAGACCAACTGTCAGCTCATATTAAAAACAGCCCTAATAGTAAGTTCTATGTATCAAAATTAGGATCTGGGCTGGCTAACAGGTACTGGATATGGGAGAGAGTTATAAGCCATAACCTACAAGACGAATTAGGAGGCTATGACAATGTTGTTTTCTGCTGGGATCAAGATGATGAAAATTTTAACAAATAACACTATATGGAAAAATACGCCGTAGTAGCAAAAATACTAGAGTTAACTCCTATTGAGGGGGCAGATCGGATTGAAACTGCAACAGTACTCGGTTGGCATGTTGTGACCCAAAAACATCTGTACAGCGTGGGAGACCTTGCTGTGATGGTGTTTCCTGATACACTGGTGCCTAAAAAATTCCTGGATGGAGCCTACCAGGGAGATGAGAAGATACGTTTAAAAACTGTAAAGCTGAAAGGACAATATAGTGCAGGGCTACTTTTACCTATGAGTATTGTAGGTAATAGCTTTAAAGAGGGAGATGAAGTTAGTGAGCTTCTTGGTATTGAAAAATGGGTAGCACCAGCTTCAGCGTCAATTGGTGGAGATATTGCAGGTAATTTTCCAACTGCGATAGTTCCAAAGACCGACGAGTTTAATGCTAGATCAGAACCAAATGCGTTAAATGAAGCACGCATGTCTTATTTTAATGACTCAGATTTTGTAGCGACACTGAAATGTGACGGCAGTAGCGGTACGTTTATTGCAAATAATGGAGAGTTTCGAGTTTGCTCTAGGAATTTGGAGTTAAAAGAAACAGAAGGTAATGCATTCTGGCAGGTAGCTAGAAAATATAATATACACGAAAAGCTATTGAAATTTGGAGATAACATTGCCCTACAGGGTGAAGTCTGTGGTCCTGGCATCCAAGGCAACCCAATGAAACTTACAGAGCTGACTTTCTTCGCTTTCTTAATGAAAGATGTTAAATATAACAGATGGTTTACCTGGGACTCACTAAAAGAATTTTGTAAAGATTACCAAATTCCTCATGTTGAAGAATTGGCTAGGTTTAAATTTACAGAAACGTACCCTACCATGGACGATTTGCAGGAAATTGCCAATAAAGCTAGATACGACCACGGTCGCACTAATGCTGAGGGAATAGTTGTCAGACCTGTGTGGCCAATAAGATCTTTGATTTTACAGAAACCTTGGTGGAGTTTGAAAGTGATGAACCAGCCTTATGATATGAAGAAAGGTTAGTATGATTCTGAAGCTTATTAAACACACAAGTAATCCTAACAACGAAGATCATATATATCTTGCCTCAGATAAGATATATATTATGGAAGAGATATATACCGTAGACAAAAAGACTGAAACATTTAAATTTTCCCATACTGCAATTGATATAGGCTTTGATGAGTATGTGGTTAAAGTTAGGAATCCTGCGGAAGAGATATGCAAAATGATAAAGGGCAAAAAATGATACAAGTTACAAAAGACCTTTGGGTAAACATAGCAAACGTCATATGGGTACAAGACGTATATGACGCAAATCAAAATTACAGGTACACAAAAATTGTAACAATCGGCGGAGAGCTTATTGTTACAGAAAAACGTGCCGAAGAAATTAGCAGCATCTTAAAACTAGACTAATATGACTATCACAAGAACATCTGTATTTACTGGAAAAGTTCACAGCATTGACTTGACTGTTACGGAAGAGCAGATGCTCGCCTATTACCAGGGCGCACTTCTTCAAAACGCTTTTCCAAACTTGTCACCGGAAGAAAGAGAGTTTATTAAAAGCGGAGTAACTGCTTCTGAATGGGATGACATTTTTGGTGCAGAAGCAGAAGAATAGTATAACTGACAACAATTAACCGCCCAGCACTCTAACAGGTGCTGGGTTTTTTTATGCACTATTTTTGGAGTGGAAATAAAACAGCAGCAGTTTGGTTTAGAAATAAGCGCAAACCTCCAGAGCAAAACCACAAACTGATAGCAGATTGCTACCACCCAACAGCTATTGTATTTGGTTCTAGCTTGTGTAGGGAAATGTTTAATGCAGATGTGCCGACAGTAAATAAGTTCGCAATACTTAGACTAGTGAGATTGGATGGAGGATATAGCGCCTCTGGAAGTATATTTGTGAATGACAGCCTGACAATGAGTAAAATAGAGCGCTATGACTATGTTGAGCGTAGAGAAATTGAAGGGCAAGGTATCTATAGAATTGCAGATGTTAGCTTCCATACATTGCCCTGCACATATGAAGTAAAGCTGCTAGGAAACTCTGAGTTTTCTAGACTAGCTAAAAATAAAGAAATGTTTCAGTCAATGAGGTCAAATCTGGATAGAGCTACATTAAACATATATATAGAGCTGATGATGGATTTGCCTAACATAGCTGAAGAGCTTTTCCATGTAATACCGGAGGTTAAAAGAAAAAAATGACCGAAGAATATTTTAACAAAGTTTATCAAGAAACTAAAACTTATATGCTAAATATGATTTTAAAGTTTAATGTTAATTGGCAAACAGCAGAAGACATTTTACAAAAGGTATATTTTAAATTTTTTGAAAAAGGTGAAGATGACTGGAAGATGGGGCAATGTGTAAATTGGTTAAAAATTACAACCAAAACCACAACTATACATTATTTAACCTATATAAACGCAAACAAACGCGCTGTGTCGTTTTATTCTCCAGTCGAGGAATGCGTTTATTCGCGTCAGAAAGAATCAATTTTTCAGATAAATCCAATATTAAAAGCTATGGATTTAAACGCATTAAGCGGTTATGAGAAAATAGTTGAAGATGAAAAAAACAATATATGCTCTGACACAATCCAAAAACTAATTGCAGCTTTACCTAAAAAACAAAAACAGGCAATGGAGCTGGTTTATATTGAAGGCTACAGAGTAAAAGATGCTGCGTTCATTATGAAAAGTAATACAAGCTGTCTAGGATATCTCTTAAACCAAGCAAGAAATAAAATTAAAGAAAAACTCAAATATGTTCAAAATCTACTTTAAAAATAAGGGATGTACCAGGAAGCTAAGCATAACTAACAGGCTTAACTGCGAACCGCATGAGCTTACTCCTGAGTTTTGGAGTGCTCAAGAAGAACAGCTGGTGTGCTTCATAGATCCCATACATGAGGATAAAAAGTATTGGAAAGCAAACATGCAGATAATAGATTCCAAAAAAATAAACTACCAAACCTACACTCTTTCCAATGGGCAGAGAATGGTTTCAGGCTACTGGAGCCCTGTGGCATATCTTGAGTTAGATAAATATAAAGCCCTTTTTACAGAAAGGGTAGGTGTTGCTCTGCACGATGTTAGAAATAGCCCTGCCGCTCATGAAGCATGGGAGCATTTGTGTGCTATTCCACATATATTTAGGGCAGCAGTAGATGAATTCCACGAATGGTTTCCAAACACAAACAACGTAAACAAGCAATGAATCAATTACAAGTAGGAGTAAGTATGAGTGTGGAAGAAGCCACAGAATATCTTGAATCTGTTGGCGAATGGCATACTATCCGTAACGTACCCAGAGATGCGATGATCAAATGGGCCGAATATCTTAAAAAACATGAAATATCTAGTAATTCCGGACGTACACCAAAAATTGGACAAAGTAAGAAGAATAGTAGAGAACAACAAGTTCGATAAACTGATCTCTCTAGGAGACTGGTTTGACAACTTTCATGATTCTCCTGAAGACAGTATGCGTACAGCCATGTATATTTTGGATCTGTATGGAGAGCTAGGAGACAATTTTATATGGCTTATGGGTAACCATGATGTTCCATATCTGTTTCCTGAGACATACGATAGACTTCAATGCAGCGGAAATACCTTCGATAAATTAATAATTATCCAAGAGGTGTTCAAAGATAAGCTGCAACGGGCTAGATTGATGTTGGCCTACAGAATTAAATACGCTAAAAAGAAAGATATTATCCTTTCGCATGCAGGAGTGAGTAGATATCACTTTGCCAAACATTCTGGCAATATTTCTTCTAAACGTGTTTTAGACCTGTGTCATGAAGCAATGGGAATCCTATTCCGTATGGAAGAAGACCCTATGGTTGAGGGGTACCTACCCATCCTTAAGGCAGGTAGAGCCAGGAGAGGAGATATGCCTGTAGGAGGTATAACCTGGCAGGACTGGAACCTTGAGTTTCGACCTCACCCGCAGATAAGTCAGATTGTAGGACATACTCCTACACATAATCCTCAAATCATGGACGGTAACGGCTCAGCCGTAGCCCCTGATAAAGGCACTCTAGAAACAGGCCTAGAGTATCATCTAGCTCCAGGAGTAAGCTATAACTTCAATATAGACACGCATCTAAATCATTATATGATCATAGAGAACGGAAAAATAACAATACATAGAAATTATGACACCATCAATTAAGAAAAAAGAGACAATATCAACTAAAAGACAATCTGCGTTGCTTGCCTGGAAAAACATGCTAGGAGGGGAAACTCTTGATGATCTTGTGCCTCACTGGCTCACAACATTGTGGGCTTTATTGTGGCATTTGATTGCTGGCTATCTACTTCATAAGGGCTGGAATAATGTGGTAGTGGCGCTACTGCCTGATCTACCTACATTAAGCCTGTTTGAAACAACAATACTCTGGGTTTGCTTATACTATTAAAATGAATCAACTAACTACGCTGTACAAACTTACTTCAACGGGGGCTACACAAGAATGGACCATTTTCTCTGAAGGTGGCTCATTCTGGACTGTAAGCGGTCAAACTGACGGTAAGAAAGTTACTAGCGCAAAAACAAGCTGTGCTGGTAAAAACGTAGGCAGAAAGAATGCCACAACACCTAATGAGCAAGCATTGAGGGAGGCACAAGCTAGATGGCAAAAGAAAAAAGACGAAGGTTATGTAGAGAACATCAACGATATTGATGTAGTCGATGACAGGGTAGATCCTATGCTTGCCAAAAATTATGAAGACTATCGTACAGAGATAGAGTTCCCTGTGTACTCTCAACCTAAGCTTGACGGCTTGCGTTGTATCGTTACAAGGCAGGGAGCGTTCAGTCGCAAATGGAAGCCATTTACAACGCTTCAACATATCAGAGACGCGTTACAACCTATCTTTGATAAGTATCCAATGGTACAGGCGTTTGACGGTGAGATGTACTCACATGAGCTAAAAGATAACTTTGAGGAGATTGTGAGTATAGTCAAGCAACCTAAAGCTACAGCTGAAGACATTGAGAAGTGTAAGCAAATGGTGCAGTATCATATCTATGACTATGTGCCATCTAACGATCTTGCTGATCTCATATTTAAAACGAGAGATCTTGATCTAAGTGTGATGATCCCTAAAGACAGCGAATATCTGAAGCTAGTCAAAACCAAAATGATTTGGAATAGGGAAGAGCTAAATGAAGAATATCAATGGTATATGGTTGACGGATACGAAGGCCAGATGATCAGAGCAGATGCTCCATACCAGCAGAAGAGAACAAAGTATCTGCTAAAGCGCAAAGACTTTGTGGATGAGGAGTTCTTGATTGTTGGCTATAAAGAGGGTAAAGGTAATAGAGAAGGCTGTATTACTCTTAGATTGTCTACCAAAGATGGTAAAGAATTTGACTCTGTTCCTGTAGGTGGAGTTGAATACCTTCAGCATCTGTGGGAAAAGCGCATACTACTTCCAGGGTTGTACGCTACTGTGAAGTATCAAAATCTCAGTACTGATGGAATACCGAGGTTCAACAATACCATCAAATTCAGAAACGCAATTGGAGAAGACGTAGTAATATGAGTAAAATTATTGTATTAAGAGGATTGCCAGCCTCAGGTAAAAGCACATGGGCCAAGGATTACATTAGCAGGAACCCTAAAACCGCTAGGGTAAACAAAGATGATTTGCGTGCGATGCTCCACAATAGTCAATGGAGTAAAGAAAATGAAGAGTTGGTGCTAGATATTCGCAACAGTATTATTATCTCGGCGCTTAATCATGATTATGATGTTATCGTCGATGATACTAACTTTGCTGCAAAGCACGTAACTACGATCCAAGAAATTGCAGACGATTGGGCTGCAGACTTTGAAGTGAAAGACTTCGACGTTCCTCTAGATGTATGTCTTGAGAGGAACAGAAAGCGTGATAGTAGTGTACCAGATAAAGTTATTATTGATATGCACGAAAAGTACGTACTACCAAAGAAAGAAAAGGTGGTACAGACTACAGGTAAAACAAAATGCATAGTCGTAGATTTGGATGGTACTCTGGCTATATATGACAGAGACCCGTTTGCTATTGAAAAATGTGGATCGGATAAACCTAATCTTCCTGTACTTAATGCTATAAAAGCACTAAGTCAATTTGGCTATAGGTTGATTTTCCTCACAGGAAGAGAAGATGACTTCAGACCACAAACAGATAGGTGGCTCAAAGAAGTCTGCAACGTTGATGTGTTTGCTCCAGGGTATACGCTATATATGCGACCTACTGGCGATAACAGGAAAGACAGCTTGGTTAAAGAAGAAATTCTCAGAAATGAGATTCTTCCTAACTACTATGTTGAGTTTGCTCTAGATGATAGGCAACAAGTGGTAAACCATCTCAGAGAGATGGGGCTTACCGTATTTCAAGTAGCTTCAGGAAATTACTAATATGGGAATGTTCGACACAATATTAATTCATAAAAGTATAATTTTACCTCTTTTAGAAGGAGAGGAATTGTTAAAAGAAAAATGGCGCACAGACACAGAAGATTGTTTTCATTTTCAGACTAAAGATCTGGAAAACTTTATGTGGTTATACAAGGTGGGGGAGGACCACAAAGTATGGCGGGAGGTACATGAATACGTTGAAGACCCAGAGTGCAAATTTGGTATGCGTCATGAAAGGCGACCTGATGAGCGCTGCGAAAAGCTAAATGCTTACATCAATTTCTATGACATGGTTCGCCATATTGGTGAAGATGAAGTATGGATTGAATTTGAAGGGCATATATTGAATGGTCAGCTAGCCGAAGTTTCTTTAGTAAAATTAGAGAAAACAAACATGGCTCATAAAGAAGCCGAAATGCAAAAGCAGCAGTTACGTTGGGACAAGATTAGAAACACATATAGCTGGAAAACATTCTCAGCCATACGAGATGTTGAGTGGAAGTTGCGTAGGCTATTTAGACCTGTGTTTAATAAATACGAAAACTTTCTAAATAAATTAAGAAAAGACGCAGAAAACCAATACCCATCCGAAGAATGACACTAGTACAAGTAAGAGTCTGTGAAGCATTGGCGAAGCACTATCGAGTTAAAAAGCAGATAGTGTCGGATAATGTAAAGGCGTATTTGAAAGATCTTGGTGAAGAGCATCCGGTAATACATGTCACCGTATCAGATAATCGTTTAAGGATAGGTACAAGCAAAGATACACTTGCGCTAGGGAAGATGTTTTTCTACAAACTGTTCGTCAAGACAGATCTGTATGCAAGCGCTATTACACTGTTTGAAAACGAAGATGTTGAATGCGTGGCGTTTTATTCTGGAGGAGCATTGATGGTTATCTCCGAAGATTCACAATATAACGGGGAAGGTGGTATATTGATAAGGGATCCAGCTAGAACATTAGGTTATGTTATAGAGCCAATGGCTCATTACTTGAAAAGAACAAGTCCAATATATTTTGAAGAATAATTGGTATAATATATTGAGTGATTTAAGTAGCTAAAAGAGCAGATGCTTCTTTTCTTAGTCACATTTAAAAGTACATACACATGACACAAGAACAGGATAACATGCTAGTTTACGACAACATCATTACGCAGGTAGAAAAGCCTGCAAACGATGTTAATATAGTTCCGTTACTTGAGGCCATTGAGAACAGCCTCAAGGCTAAGGATGATCCCAGGATTTTCCAAAGCCGGCTAAAAAAACGCCCGGCAGCGGGCACCTACTACCGAGACGGTGGTAGGCTAGTGGCTAGTGCGGACGATCTGCTGGAAGTGTTGAGTCACACGCCGCAGGTAGAGGAAGAGACAGGGTACTGCGGCCCCGACCATGAGAAAGTTGCAGTGTACAGAGTTGCGCTGCCGTCAGGAGGCGATGGTGACCTTTGGTACAACCGGGTGCCTTACGTAAAGGCAGTGCACATTCCTTACGAGTACTTCTGGGCTCGTAAGGAACATACAGGACCAGCAGTGGAGGTGCTGGCTAGGGTAAACAAAGATGACGTAAACCTGCAATTGATATGCAGGGCCTTGTACCCTGTGTATAGCGATAGGTCACTATTTAACATTATCTCTAAGGAGACGATGATTAATGAGTACCACCACATCACAATTAAGTTGGACAGGGCCACTCGTAAATTCCACTCCTGGTTCCCAGGTGTGGACAAGCATCGACAGCCCTGCCAGACACTGGAAAACCAGTATGTTCTACTGGGACCGGACCTGGAGACTCACCTCAAGCAAAAAGGCAAATGATCATAATGACCTTCTGCTTCGCAGTCGCCGGAATAGTGACTGCGGTGATTCAGAATAGTCTGTTAAGCAGTGTGTATGCGCTGCTGTCTAGTGGGGTATTCCTGATTGCATTCATGGGCGGAATAATCAAAAGAGTTAGCTCTGAGATTGATCCTAGGGACGAGCGCATTGATGCGCTTGAGAGGCAGATTGACATACTCAAAGGTATGTTGATCGACAGTGAGAAAGAAAAAATGCAACATGGAACGTCATCAGCCTCCCCAAAGGAAAAGGGCATTGGATTACCTGTCAACTTGGGGAAACGATAACGTAGTCAAATCAACATTGGTTGCTGCCGCTGTGAATAGATTAGTCACAGAGGTAGCAACCAATATAGATCACTATAGAGATTTTTGTAGCTTCAACTTTGCTAGTGTTGAGAATACAAGCACAAAGCAAACAACACTATGTTTCAGTAGTGTGCCTCCTGCAGAAAAAGCTAGAATAACCAGGCTGTACAACAGCTTTAAAGGTTGTTCAGATCTTGAGATCTACAGAAGGCTAGGGTTGAAACCTACAAGTACTTCATCAAGTACACCGATTGAAGCTAAATGGACTTATCTATATTATAAGAAATATGGGTGGAACTACAGCTCTCTAAATCACGTCTCAGATAGTGAGATATTGAACTATATGCTGTCTCCAGAAGAGCTAGAAGAATTCTGTGGAATGGCATAGGAAAGAAGGAAAGACCCTAGCCGGTTTTTCCTTTTTTTTAGCTATCAGAGGTAGTATAATTAAACTATGCAAGAAGAAGAAAATTCCAACGGATTCGTAATACCTAGAACGTTTTTGGTTCAACTCGGCGAATATACCAGAGGATATATGCTTCTGGTATGTAATGAAAAGGGCGAGCTATATGCTCACGAGTCTTATGATAACCCAGTTATAAAGCTAGGATTAATTAATTTTGGAGAAATGCACATCAATGCAGCTCTAAAACATATGCATAACGTAGCCCTCAAAGAAGAGGAAAGACTTGAGGAGAATGGTGGCGAATTAGATGATTTTGACTCAGATTCTGAGCTCTAGGTCTTAAGCACCAAGGCAGCCTCTCTGTCTCTGCGTCCTACAAGTCCACTTGTTTTATCCCACAACCTTTTCATGCTCTTGAACTGAGCTGACATCTTATCATAATCTTTTGATGAGGCTATAATATTTCTAAGCTCAAGCATTTCTGTTCTAGAGGAGCCTTTAAAAGATGTTCCACGATTAAACACCAAAGAAACAATCGCTGCCTGAGCATTTTCATGTAATTCCGTCACTCCAGGAAAAGCCCTTTCTGTCAGCTTGGTGAACTTGGGTAATATAAATTCCTTAAATGTTTGAATAGCTTCCTCCCAAGTAAATTTAATACCCTTGAGTTTAACAGTATAGTCTTTAGCACTGATACCTTTTAAACCTCTGCCTCCACGAATCAGAGATAGTTCTGCACTATCTGTCAGTGGCTTGAAGATTTTATCTACCTCTTCTTCAGTATAATAGCCAATATCAATACCCACCATGGCTGTTGGACCAGAGTATCCTCCTGGCCAGGTAAAAGTGCTCTTATATACCTTTTCATAATAGTCTTTCCCACCTGTTTCCTCACCAACAATAAACTCAATACCTTTGTCATTTAGTTTCATCTTCAATCTCCAGTGTATAGTCGCCTTCTTTTTCGTTTGTGATCTTTCGCTCAGTAATATCTACAACCTCAACCTTGGCCTCTAGAGAGGCATTGCTGGTGCTGTTATACTTAACGTCCACAATAGCCTGCCCACCTAAGTACACAGCCATAATAGCGGCAAAAACCTCTACGGTCTTTGTGAATATAGTGGGATACACAGCTAGCAGTGCAGGATCATGATCTAAAAGAAATAGTAAGCCTATACTGGAAATATAGAATACACCTAGAATAACGAATCCAGAAAAAGCTGCAAAGAACTTTTTACTAGTTAAATGATTGGTGTTAGCAATCTCGGGATTCTTTTCAGGACAAACTCCTGGAGGTGTAACACCATTTTGCAGAAATGCTGCAGCGTTTTTAGCTATATTGAGTACTGATTTAAGCATATTAAAAATAGAATTTAATGAACATATATCCGGCAGCAAAAGCTCCAAATGGTCCAAGCAGGTGCATGACTGGACTCCATGGACCTGTAAAAGCTAAAACCGAGGTTATTGAAGACCCGAATTTGATATATAGTAAAGCTAGAAAGGCTCCTGCAAGATAGCCCATGATTGCTTTAATTTTGGCATATCTGTCAGCTGTCTTCTGATGAGCCACTTTTTCATTAACAACACGCTGTTCTGCACTAGACAATAAGCTTCGTATCTCTGTATTTTCTTCGTATATATGAATTTTTTCTGTCTGCTGATTTAATGCCCAATCTTCAAGATCTTTAAAAGACTGCTCTATAGCCTGCTTGTCTTTACGTAACTGAATAATTCTTGAGCTAGCCTGTGTTAATTCTCCTCTCAGCTCTAGTAACTCACTAGTAATAGATACCTTTTCGGCTGCATGCGTACTGAAGGCCAGTATAAACAGAACTACGATTGTAAAATATCTTGTTTTCATTATTTGCCTCCTAGTTCAAGGATAATTCTATCTATTCTGGATAAAGACTTGTTCACAACAGTGTCCAACTCGTCAATATTTTTACCCAATGACCCAGATGAGCCTTTAGGGGGAGTCTGTAAAGTGGGCGCGTTTCTAGGATGAGGAACGCTAGCGCACCCCACTAACAATAAAAACAATAATATATTTACCTTATCCATTCCCGTAAGGTAACATAAAACCTTCAAAATGTCCAGTGTATACAAAAAAGCCCGATCGGTAATGACCGGGCTTTAGTGTTTTATATGTTAGAGATTATCTATTTTGAAGATTTACTAAGCTCTTGCTGCTTATCTACATAGCTTAAAACCTTATTCAAATCTTCCCTCAAGGCCTGCTGCTGCTGATGCTGCCCTGAAAAATACCAAATAGCTGTAGCAAACTGAAAAAACAAACCTATAGCTGCTGTAGCAAAAAACTTTAAAACAAGGTTTTTCATTTCCATATAACTGTTGGCAGTCTCTTTTAAGAATCCGAACTCTTTAACAAGTACAGCCATCTGTTCTGATAGGTTTGCTATAGAACCCCTGAGACCATTTCTGCCATCTACCCCAACACTGATATGCATTGCGTCTCTAGCCATATCTCTTACAGAAGAAATAGATGTTTCTAGCGCTTTAATGTTTTCGTTTACTGCTGTGTCTAACATTGTCAATCTTTGACGTATTGTATCCATTTCTGCATCTCTAAGTAGCTTCTGATTTTGTAGCTGCATGATTGCTGTAACCGTATTAAAATCTTGGGAAATTGCTTCTTCGTGATAGTCGGACATAAGGCATAGATGATTATATAAATTATATCAAAAGCTAGGAATCGTGTCTTTTTATAATTTCAATTTTTTCCTCAGGATCTACCTGCTCTTCATTTGATATATAGTAGTTCATCTCTTTCTCATTATATGTCTCTTTACTGTCTGGCTCGACCTCCATGTCTGCTTCAGCTTGTGCGGCATCCACATCTTTTCTTGCGCCTCTGAAAACAGATCTTACCGAATCATCGTATACTTTATCTACAACCAACAGTTCACTAGTACCTACTTCACCCAGAAACAACCCTTGCTTGGGTTTAGTTAGAGAGTGCTCTACACAAGTCCAAAGATGTTGCGGAATTCCGAGCATTTCAAGTGCCTCTACGCGCTCTGCAGGTATCTTTTTTCCGCTTACTACGCATTTATATACCTTTTTAGCCATTTTGCTGTGCTCCTTGTGCTGCTTGTTGTTTTGCCCCTTGCAGACCTTGTGATCTTGATTGAGAGCTCATCTGCTCTAGCTGTGCTTTCACCTGTGCATATAGATCTTGATCTTGTCCCTTGATTTGCTGCAATTGTGCTCTTCGTTGAGCGCCGTCTAGGGGGAATAGCTGCTGAGCTATCTGCTGAGCTTGCTCTAGAGCATCCTGAGGTGTACCGCCACCCTGAGGCATACCACCTCCGCCCTGCTGACCGCCCTGTTGCTGTCCTTGTAGCATCTGCATGAGATTTTGGTTTGTGGCCTGCTCAAGCTCTTGCTTCTCTTTCTCTTCTTCCTGAATCTGCTGCGTAATCTTATCTTCTTCCATCTTCTTACGCACCTGATCTTCATAGTCAAAGTTGTATAGCTTGAGAAGCTCGCTTCTAGCAATAGCGTTAGCCGAAACCAGCTGACTGATAACAGATTTACGATCCATATCATCTGAGAACGTGATAGGAATCAATGTAATCTTGGCTTTTGGCAGCCCCATAATATTGCCCACCACCTCACCAATATGCTGAAGCAGGATATTATAGTTATTAGGCACAACACTCCATGCGTTTTCAAACATGCGAAGCATAGGACCTGCCGCCTGCTGCTGAAATGTCATCTGAAACATCTCTACAGGCACATCAAGAGCATTCAATATAGAGTTTTTAGCGTTTTCCATCATCTCAGCTGGAGCTAGCTTTGTACCTTCGCCTCCAAGCTGCTGATAGTTTAATGGAAATGGGAATTTATGATACGAACCAGGGTCTCTTCTGTGTTCCTCGATCATAGAGTCTACAGCACTGGTCCAAACAGCTCCGTTTTGGTTTAGCAATGGGTTAGCGGCTGGGTTATTAGCGTCTCCCATGGATATAACCCTAAATGGAGCAATATCCTCAAAGCAGATTACTTCATTATAGCGCTTCAATGTTTGAAGCATGAAGAAATCTTCAAATATAAACATAGCAGGAGGTACAGCTTTGCCATCTGTTCTAATGGTGCTAGGCGTATCTAGCTTTAAATGCACAAAGTTCTTTGTGTTAAACGCCAGCATCGTCTTATTCTGTACACACTCAAATATTACTTGAGGTGTTTTCTTGCTATAGAATTTATTATTTTTAGTAGTAATCTTTTTACCGTACTGTTGAGGGATGTCCCAGAAATACTCAGACTCTCCTGTAGTTTCTTCATGTCTGATCTTAATCTCTTTAGCAGGCCAATGAACTACATGTATCTTATCCGGGTCAGCAGCAGGTTTATCTACACACTCATGCTGTCCTTTATAGCTACATTTAAGGCAAGTCATCACGTACTTGCTCTTGTTAAACTCATAATTATCCAGTTTATCAATATTAGATGCCTTCTTACACTGAGGGCATACCAGATATCTATAGAACCCTTGGTTTACAGTAACAAACTCGTTACCATAGGCCAAAAGATTCAACCCTGCCTTAGAGCATACCTGTTTCCATTTCAGTTTTTCCAAAATGTCAGTGTATGCCTTCTTAGCTTCTTCATCATCGCAATCTATAGACAGTGAGGTAATGAAGTAATTGGCAATACGGTTCAATGCTTGCTTGTAAAAACCGTTTCTAAAAAGGAAATGCTCAGCCCAAAGCAGCATGCCTTCAATATTCATCGGCAAATACTGCAAAGGAATATTATAGAATGGGTTGGAATATCTGTCTCTACCGTTATCTCCTATTTTAAAATAACTCTGCGGATCGTCTGGTGTAGTCATTAGTCTGTATCCTCTTCTTCAAATTCTGCTCTTTTAATTCTCTTGGGCTTTTTTAACTTTTTCTTGTGTGCTTCGTCGGCAACATAAAAGTCTTCTTCATCATACCATTCAGCTTTCTTTGTTTTATCAAAGTCGCTAAATGAATTATTTGATAGCATTCCGTTCTTTTCCATAGGGTTATTGTTCTGTATCGACAGGTATTTTAAATAGAATCATAAGCTTTTTAGATGAATCTGGCGAGTTAAAAGTAACCCCAGGGTAGTAGACTTCATAGGAGTCATGCTGCTCTTGTATGTGTAATACAAGAGTTTCTCCAGTCTTTGGCTCAAAAACAACAGCATCCTCGTCTGTGAAAACAAGAAGAAAAGCCTGCTCATGTTCTATCACATGCTCAACTTTTGCTTTAATCTTACCAAAAGAATTTTCAAATTGTACAGTAGTTAGCCTTTGGATTGGCGCTGCCTCTACCTCGGTAGTCTTAAGTTTATGTTCTGATTGATAGTCTACAGTACTATAGTCTATATAGGCCGAGCTGGCTGCCTTTTTATGCTTATAGCTCCGCTGCGCTTTTTTGCCAGGTCTTTTTTGTCCATCCATGGATATGGGTTTTCCTCCATTTCTAACCAAAGAACTTACGATATCTCTTTGCTGCGCGTCGACATCACTCTGCTTGCCATATATAACAGCACCATCAGGAATGATCTTGGCTCCTGTGGATGAATATACAGATTTAGTGCTGTCACTGCTGCCGATTACCAAATCTCCTGTCCTGAACATACTTGCATCATTATTCATAATAATTTTATTGATTTATACCGCTGCTGAGCGTAATGTATTGTTTTAAAACTGCAAACAAAATATTAAGCAAATGCCTAGAAGTATACAACTATACCGGAACAGTACAATCGGAATTCCAGGAATTTCATCATATAAATTGGTTGTAGAGGCTGCGAACGCTGAAAATATGCCAAGCAAAGTTTTTGTCAACCAACGAATTCATAACTTTGCAAAAGGTAGTTTTGAAGACACTTTTGCAGCCGTGTGCACTCCTACGCAACTTGAAGATCTTGCTGAAGACGCACCTGCTGAGGGTACATCTTTCTATAGGACAAACAAAATTGAACTAGTTATGCAAGTACCTGAAACAGTTGATACTGTGTTTGAATCTATACTGTTTGAAGTTAAAAAGTTGGTACAAGATCTAGACGCAATGGACAAGCTCAATGATGCTGCTGTATACACTGTAACAACAGATGGTGTGACCGTAGGTACTATTTAAATTTACCGTTGACGATTTTTTAGGATACTGCATGATGTCATTACTAGAACTAAAGATTTGCGTACAATTTTTAAAACAAGCCTAAATTGTACGCATGTTGTTCAAGTAATATAAGGCTGTAATTCAATAACTTACGAAAATTTCAACATAAAAAACTGAAGTTTCGCAAAAAATAAAAATGACTAAAGCAGAACTGTTAAAGCAATGCGCTAAACTGTTAAAACAAAAACAGGGAGTTGCATCATATTTAAAATCAAAAGGTTATAGCGACAACGAGATCGTTGAAATTAGGGCTGAGTTAAGACAAAAGGCTAAACCAAAGACAGTTAAAGCATCTAAAGATGTAGAGCAATATGCAGAAGATAGCAGTTGGAAAGGTAGCCTAAAGTTTACAGACAAGTACGTTTACAATAAAGAAGATGACAAGTACATCATCTATCTGAAGGCTGCTAACGGCAACATTGTACTTCCAGGGGATACTGTGAGGGGAATGGTTAAGAACTATTCAAACTGGATAGGTAAAGAGCACAGCATTAATGAACTTTGCCGTAACTATAAGATCCCTAGAAACTATTTTAATGAGCTAAAGGATGTGCTTGGAATGACTCATGATTCTGAGCCTGTCACTAAAGAAGAGCTTCTTGAGCGTGATGTAGATGAGATTGCTGAAGATCTATTACAGCAGAAGAAGTTCCAGCTGCATCAAGAGTTTCAAAAGCGTAGCTGGGAGCAGACAGAAGAAGCTGCTGCCAAATGGTTCAAGATGCAGGAAGGTGTGTATAATCCATTTACTAATTTCCTGAGTTCATGGACGCCTCCTAAGTATACCCCTATCAAGTATTCGGGACCAGTTAGGAAAGAAAGCAAGAAAGCCTTACTGGTAGGACTTAGTGACGTACATTTCGGCGCCAAGTCTAACGCTAAAGATTCCTACAGAAACAAGGGATATAGCACCGAAGAAGCGGTAGCTTGTCTTGATATTTACGCAGAGAACATTAGAACTATTGTAGAAGAGAGAAACTATACCTTCGATGAGTGTGTACTCACTTCACTAGGAGATATTCTGCATACTACAGGATCAGGATTCACAACAAAGGGTACAATGCTTGTGCATGACTGTGTGAAAGAAGAACAGTTTAACGCTGCGTTTGAAAGCATATCAAAGCTGATCATGAACCTATTGTCGTTGTTTCCTAAAGTTCATGTAAAGAGTGTTAAAGGAAACCACAATGACTTTGGAGACTATGTACTATTTAAAGCCCTGGAAGCTTATTTTAGAAGTGAGAAGAGAATTAGCTTTGATGTATTTCAAAGTGATCATGGACTATTTAAAGTAAACAAATGCCTGTTCATCATCTCTCACGGCTATAGCGCCGAGTACAAAGGAAGAATTCCAACTCAGGGTAAAGCTAGAGAAAGTTATATTGCCAATCTGTTCTTGAGTAAGCCTGAAACACTATTAGACATCAAACAGAAAGTATTGCTTACCGCTGATCAGCATCATCTTGAAATGCGCGAGTATGCAGAATTTGAGCATTATATGCTTTCTACAACAGTAAGAGGAGATAAACATAGTGAGGCTATGGGTCTCAATAATATCGCAAGACAATCTTGTTTTGTTATTGATAATCGTGGAATCAAAGAGATACTCTACTGTTATGGTGCTTAAAAATCTTTTCTATGCGGGTGTACTAGCAACAAGCTATATTCTCGCTGCAGACAAACAAGGCGGCATAAAACTTCAAATTGATCAGGAGGGATGGCTTTCTAACAAATTTGGAGTGATGAGTGCAGCGCAAATAGCAAACACATACGCCGGCAAAAAGGTAAGTTTCTGTCGTCCTGACGGTTTCTGCTATCAAGGTAAAATTAACAGCGTTGAAGAAGATGATAACTCTTATAAGATATATGGAGATCTGTCTAATGTAGACGACGCTTACTTTGGGTTTGTGTTATCTAAGAGTGGTGTGTTTGTGGGTGCTGTAGTAGAGAAGAAAGATAATAAAACATATGTGCTTGAGTTTAGTTTTGAGCACAAAGGATTCGTTCTTTTAAGAACATTGAAGTACGATAAAGTAGAGATCTAGCCTGTGTATTTTGAGCTATAATTTTGGTATAATATATTGATAGACCTAAGGTTTGTTAAGCTGTCTGGTATCAATATGGCCTTGTAGCTCAATGGTCAGAGCAGGCGACTCATAATCGCTTGGTTGGGGGTTCAAATCCCTCCAGGGCCACATTGATACTAGTCTGTTTATAATTTTAGGTAAATCGCCGATGTGGCGAAATGGCAGACGCAACGGACTTAAAATCCGTTGAGGAGCAATCCTCGTGTGGGTTCAAGTCCCACCATCGGTACCAGCCTATTAATGCACCAGTAGCTCAGCTGGATAGAGCAACGGATTTCTAATCCGTTGGTCGCAGGTTCAAGTCCTGCCTGGTGCACCACTCAGTTAAAAACATGCACATAATCCTTGCGATAGGGTTCGTGGTCCTTCTAGTCATAGGGATCATGAGCCCTTATTTAGTTATATGGCTAATCAATTCATTGTTCAACTGCCACACTCCCTATAATTTGGAAAGCTGGCTGGCAGTTGTAATAGGCACATTTCTCCTCTCACTAATAGTTGGAGGGGAAAGAAAGTAATGTACGAGGCAGTTTATAGCGACAGTGTCGAAAAGATAGTGTCGCATGAGCTGATCAATGACTCTCTATTCAAATGGATAGAGTTTAACTTTAAGCAGACAACGAGAATAATCACGATGCCTGCAAGAAGCGGAAAACAGGAGAACCAGATAATAGCATATATTCAAAATCTGGAAAATCGCCTGGGTCTGCAGAATAAAGTTCAACTCCTTACATACGACTGGGAGCTGTGGGCATTTCAAACAAATGTCAAAGATTGCGGTTTCTGGAAACACACCAGATGTTCTGATATCTTTGATTATGTTAATTTGTCCGCAATGAACGAAGGTCATACGGCTGCATGGTTTGACCTTTGCGGAGGGCTAACAGACAATACCCTCCATAATGTAGCAAGAGCCTTGGCTGTGTTTGCTCATGGTAGCCTATTCTATATAACGCTACAGATACACGCAGTCAGGGGGCTAAAAGAAAAAGACATCGTTTCTTTCGGCTACAAAACATTCTCAAACACACCGGTAGCAAATTCGTTTGTTACTATAAGTGAATTGAAGAATGCTGCAGCAAAGGTTGGTAGATACCTACGACCAATCTTTGATCCATACATCTATAAACGAGGTAAAGCTCATTATGGAGTGTTTGGGTACATTGTAGGTAAACACAAAACAACACTAATATGATTACAACAACAACAGAAGCAGTAACAGTATCGGACACGTTTGATCTACTCAAAATCACCAAAGAGGAAAGAAGTATGGTTGATGAAAGTAGTAATCCTTACAAAGGATTGCTAGCTGAGGCAACCAGGGAGTATCAATACACAAAATCAGTTCTAGATGAGCTGAGAAAGAAGATGACTGAGTTGAACGCTCAGTTAGACAAAAAGTACAGTGCAGTAAAGGCATTGGAGCTTCTAATCAGTCTCAGGGAGGACGATAAAAAAATAGAGCCTCCTCAAGAAAATGCCTGGGCTGCAAGCCCTCTACATGTGGGTGAGCGTCAATTTGAGTTTATCAAAATAATTCAAAAGAAGGCGTTTGAGATGAACATCTCTCCTGCAGAGGCGCAAATCTCCTCGTCAGAATTAAGGGAGGTAGGGTTCAGAATTGATGGATTCTATGCCAACAATGTTGGCAGCAAATTCATCAAGAGAGAAATTGGCTTAAGAGGAGAAAAGATGTACTCGCTAGGTGAGTATGGCTTAAAGTGCTATGGAGGTAGAAAATAATGAAAACTGTAGTAGCATACGCAGCATCGCTGGTAATCACACTAGCTGGTGTGACTTATTATAAGTCATCCAAAACTGAACAGGTAAAAGCTTCCGCGCAAACGGCAGCTGTAATATGTACCTACAAGTCCGATCTTGAGCCTGAAGTGCTTGAAGAAGGCGAACTTCCTCACTGCAAATGCGGTATAGGTAAGTTTGTAGAAAAGACTGACGGTAAGGTTGCCTGCAGCTATTGTGAGCAGCCTTACACAGGTAAATGATCTACCCCACCCCCCCTGTAAAAACAGGGGGGACTGTGGGATAATACTTTGATGAAAACATCAATATTGATCACAGCTACTATCATTGGTTGTTGTGATTGGATATTGTGGAAACACAGTATCCAGCCAAACTCATATGTTTGGTTTTCTTTAATGCTTTGCTCGCTCAGTGTAGCAGCAATGGCATTGAAAGAGACTGGAGGTGACTCTTTGTGAGAATCATCTTCAGACTAGTAACCTTCATCATATCTATGGTGATAGGGATATTTTTGGTTGACCGACTACAAGGTAAGTAGTCGGTTCTGTGTGTGGGTTGCCACCAGGGGGTTCAAATCCCTCTGGTGGTTTTTTTTAGCGTATAGGGGGAGGGGAGGGGTATATAGGGCTTATTATATAGGCTACCCCCCCTCCCCCCATGTATATTATAGGCTAGTGCTGGTATAGTATATTGAATGAGCTAATATTAGCTTATTTAGGTTAATACTCTTCCTATGATAAAAACAGAGTCCTCGGAATGCAGGCAGCAAACAAAAAACACACACACACAAGATGGAAACCAACAACAACATCAACAACGAAATGAACAACGAAACATTCATTAACAAGGCAGGTAAAATTGCCTTCAATGCAGTTGACAAAGCCGCAGGGGCATCCTGCGGATTACTGTCAATTGTAGGCAGTCTTATAATGGGGGCGTTGAAGTCCGCAACCTATTTTGTGATAGGTGGCGCGCTGATCTTTGGATCAGTTATCGCACTTTCACCGAAACCAACCGCTCTCGAAAGGGAGCGGTTAGAAAATCTTATCGTTATAGACAAAAGGGAGGTGCAGAAAAAGGATGAAAGAATCAGTAAACTGGAAAACGAAGGTACAACAAGTAGGGTAATAAGGAAACTCCGGGGTAAACCTCTGGAGTAACAACAACAACAACCAAAACGCCTGAGGGGTTCGATCCCCCTCAGGCTGGGGCTAGTAAATCTTTTTTTAGCTAGCAGCTACAGATAGGCTCACATATAATATATAAACATCCTACTATTATGAATCAGAAAAAAGCAAATGCGACATTGTTCGAAGAGAAGATTATGAACCTTCTAGGTAAACAGCTCAAAGGGTTTTCTAGTGCAGGCAGACACACAGGAGCGCTTTTGGGTGCTGGAGGAGGAGCACTAGCTGGACTGGGTGGAACAGCGCTAGGACAGATTGGTTCTGGAGACAATGAGATGAACACTAGTGGAACAATGGACAAGTATCTCAAAAATGCTTTTAGAGGAGCTGCACTAGGAGCTGGTGCTGGCGGTCTAGCTGGCTCAAACATGGGAGCAAACAGGCTCAAGGATTTTGTGAGAAAAGGAATAGCTAGTGCAGCTCCAAAGCTAGAAGAAAAGATGCTTTCTAATCCTAGCGCACTAGAAGAGCTCAAATCGCACATCATGAGTCAGCCTGGGATCTATCAAGCAGGAGAAGGAGCTGGAATGATAGAAAACATGTTCCATAAAAATCTTCAAGCAAACAGAAGCAAAGAAATGCTTAATGAATTGAGAAGAGCAAAGGCACAAGCAGCCGCGCAACCTAAAAAGCCAGTAGTTGAAAACATGGAAAATATGGGTCAGCGAGGAAATATACCTAAAAATACGAAAAAACAAGCCCCTGAAGCTGAAGAGGTGTATCGTACATTTGAAAGTGACACAAAATTAGATAAAATCTTAAGAGCAACAGGCTATGCTGCTAGAAAAGCCAAAAATTTTGTAAAAAATGCGCCGGGTAGAGCTGCAGAAGCTACAAAAGAGTTCAGAAAAGGCTTTGGTCAGCAAAAAAACGTATCTTCGGAAGCTTCGATGAGAGGATCTAGCGTTTTTGACGAGCCTTCTTTCATGAAAAAAACAGCTCCAGAAGCAAAAGCAGCTCCAAAACCGAAAGTTCCGTCAAAATCTTTCGAAGAATTGGTGAAAGAGCGCCAAATTCCATCAATGGTCGACACTGCAGAAGCAAAAATGAAAGGATTTTCCTCAGGAACAGCAGCAACTGCAGCAAAAGAGACTGGAAAAACACCTGAAGATTTTAGAAAGTCGTTCAAGGGCAGTTTAAAACAAGAAAAAACTCCAGAACAAACGAAACAAGAGCAAAAAACTCAAGAAGCTGGTCAAAAAGCAGAGCAGAAAGCACAAGCAAGAGCTGAAAGACAGGATGCTGACGAGATTGGAAAGAATAAAGCAATAGATGATGAGAGAAAAATCCTCATGATGGAGAAGGACAGGGCAGAACAAAGAGGTGATTCAGAAGGAATGCTAGCACGTGTGCGTCAATTGCAGAGAACATACCAGCCAGGGTATAAACCTCCTACAGGAGAAAAGAAATCAAAGCATAAAAATAAAGGCAACCAGGACAAAAGCTCAAAAAAAAACGAGATAAATAATCCTGTATTCAAGGAAGATGACTCAAAGCTTAATGATCTGCTGGCTAGAATTGAAAAAGAGAAAGAAAGGCAGCAAGCATCAGCAGCAAAATTTGATCCCAAGAAAATAAGTATTCCTGCTAGTAAACCTGATCCAAAGGCTGTGGTTAGAGACGACGAGCTGGTATATAATAAAGAGCCTAATGATCTACAGAAACAGATCATGCGTGCTATGAGTAGTGAAAATAGACCTATTGAGGATTTTAGAAATCATCCTGATCTAGTGGACTTGTTCGACTAGTACCCCCACTGTATATTGTGAGCTAGTGCTGGTATAGTATATTGATCTGAAAAGATTAACTTTTAGATCAAACAACAACCAACAAAGCTTAAAAAACTATGCGAACATTCGAACAACTCAGCGCTGAAGAGCGTGAAGTGGTAAAAGAACTTGAGAATAAGTACCAACTGGGGGCCGTTGGCGCTAAAATCCTGCAAGCTTCCCCAAAAGGGAAACCTGTGGATGCAAGCGCGCTCCATGCAGCTGCGGTAGCCTACCGCAATGAATGGGACAAAAACACTGCAGCGGTGACGTACAGAAACCTAACCGCTAAAACATATTTAGGGAATGCTTTCTCTCTAGGTATGATCGATTCTAACAGGCTGACAGGAATAAACATTCACGTTACGGAAGTGCTCCCCAAGCAGATTTCTAACGAGGCTGTGTCGGTGGTGGGGCATGCTGACACAGCAGCCTTGTTCTCAGAACTTCTGGGAAGACAAATAGCATTTAACAGGGTTAGCGTGACCCTGTACAAAGGGGACACGTTGTACGTAGGCCAGTATTCTGGTCCACGCCTGCCAGAGGGTGCCACAACCCTCCCTGAGGGCGCCACAGTGAAGTGGCTGAAAGTTGTAATTGATTAACACACTCCCTGGATATAGGGAGAATGCGCAAGATGGGCTCAATCCCCATTTTGCGCATTTTTTTAGCTATCAGACACTAGAGTTATAATATATAATTGGTAAAACCCTAGCCAACTATGTTCAATCTCGTACAATTTCTACAAAAAAGAGCAGCATCTTCAGGAATACAACCCCTAAAAGAAAAAATAGCTCCTCAAGAGATTAAAGGTATAGCTCCTGTCGAACAGCTTGGTAAGGTGCCAGAGATTAAGAAAATCGACGAACCAGTAGAGTCTCTCACATCGGCTATTACAGATAAACCTCTTAAGAAGATAGCCTATGCTAGGAATACAGGGTTGGCTGATTGTGATGGTTTTCCCTATACTAACACTTACGATGTACTCTTATTAAATAAACTAGGCTACAGTATAGATGAGAATAGTTATCTGTTTCTTCCTAGAGGACAAGAAAAAGAAGGTTTGTACTCGTATATAGAAAAGAATGCTGGTGTGCCCAAGATCGTTACTAGAGCTATTGATGAAGGAAAAGCGTTCAGTAGTGAGTATCTCAAGAGCATGGATTATAATGTACCAAAGGGTTATGAGATCAAAGGTGATCTATGTTGTCCTGTTGAGAAGACTAGAAAAGAGGAAAAAGAGTCTCCTGAGAAGACTGCTGTGTTGGGTGCAAAAAATTCAATAAAGCTGATTCCTAAAAACGAAAGAACTTCGTTAATTCGCTCATACAGAAAACTGTTAGAAAAACAGGATCCAGCAAATAAAAAAGCAATTAGAGCGGCTATGGGGGCCTCGCAAAAGGGTTTAAAGCAGCCAAAAATAGTTAATATAAATGATAAGCCTCACATACTGCACTACAGAGGAGTCGCAGATAACAATATATCATTATTACAAAAAAACAAGAATTACCAAAAAAATAAACCGCTTAAAGATATAGATTATGAGCAACACGTTGTAGATAGTCTATCAGATGGAAAAAATTTATTAATGAGTACCTCTACCGATCCTATGGTTGCAAAAGGATGGTCTACCCGGCACGGGCAGCGTCCTTCGGGTTATGTAGGTACATATGCTACACCTTTAGAAGACTTAGCTAGATTGCAAAAAACTAAACAACAAGGCGCAATGGTTAATAAAACTCCTACAGAGCAAGAAATAACCATAGCCGATGGTGGCAACTTGTTAAAAGCTGCGCCTGTGATGACCGGGTTTACACCTAGAAGAGGGCCTGGCTACAGATTAAGAAATACTGAAAAATCGATAGTTTATCCTAAAAAAATAGGGGTTAATTTTTTAGATAAATTAAAAAATGCGCTAGGGTTAGGTAAGACTGCTGCAGCCGACCCTAGCGCACTAGTGGTCTCAGGTATTCATGGAGACGAGCCTGCTGGAAACATGGCCGCAAAGAAACTAGAGGACCATGTGGATGTGGTATCTGAAATAAACCCCTCCAATAAACGCAGATTCAGGGGGAAAGACATCAACAGACACTTTGATAAACCTTCAGCAGGAAAGAAGCAAAAAAACCTATTAGATATTATAAAAGAAAAGAAACCTAGCAGGGTGATATCTCTCCACGAGGACAACGAGGCGGATAAGCCTTATGCGTACAGTTCAGAGTCTTTAAAAGAAGAAACTAAAGAAGCTTTAAAAGATAAAGATACTGCAGCTAGTGCGCATGGAGACGAGACAGACAATGGAGTAATATCCAAAGGCAAGAATCCTCCAGACGGTTCTCTAGAGAAAGCTTTAGACAACAGAGGCATAGACAGAGTTACAGTAGAAACTCCAAGTAAAAGCCAGGATATAGATCAGAGGGTAAAGACTCAACTAGATGTAGTAAAAGGTTTGTTAGATAAAACCAGCGCAGCCACTCACGAACTCAAGAGCTCTAACATCAAAGCTGTAGGATATAACAAAGAGGACAAAAGCCTGGACGTAGCTTTCCATAGTGGCGGTAGCTATACCTACAAAGATGTACCCAAGAGTTTGTTTGATCGTATTAAACGGGTAAAGAGTCCAGGCAAATTCTTCCATAAACATATTAAAAGAGATAACTCTTATAAGTATGAAAAGATGGAAAAAGATTCAGAGTACAAATGGTATAAGAGTAAAGATCTCAGTCAGCGTTTGGTAGCTGGCAGACCGTATCCATTTTCATACCTAACAGGAGAAGCTAAAGAACTGTTGGATGCTGTTAAAAATCGAGACTGGGAAAACTTTAAAGAAGAAGTGGGTGATACCAGCTTTGGAGCTCAAATGCTATTATCTCAAGCTACAGGATTAAATCACCCTGTGTACGCTGATTTGAGTAAAGCTTGGGCTAGAGAAAAAGTTTGGAAAGATATGTTTAAAGAGAAAGGTAAAGAATACCATCCAAATCATATGCAGGGAGGAAGTAATTACGCCAAGGCTAGCAAGATTATTAAAGCATTTGCTAGCGCCGGCATTAAAGTAGATCAGCGTGAAGCTGAGCGGTTGGCTAATAAATATACCGGAGGTAAGATGGAAAAGGAGGCAAGCAAGCAACCACTACTGCCAGGTATTAGGAAATGGATTAAAACCCAACCATTCAACCATGCTGAAGACGCTTATAAGCATGGAAGAATACCCAAGCACGTAAGAGATGATGTTGTTAGCGGTAGAGCTGCTGAGAAATATAGACCAAAATTTAAAGAAATGCTAGATAATATAAGAAATTCTGGAACATAAATCCCGGTAATAAATTATTTAAATATTTGTGGTATAATTATTTGTGATGACTAACTTAACTAAAAAAGTGTACATCGAAACAGTGAAATACCTAAAAGACTTGGGCGTCAAAATACCTGAGCATGAAGTATTTTTTAAGGATAGTTACAGCTGTTCTTATGTAGAGAGGTCCTGGTACGAGATTAATCTGGTGCTGGGGAAATATATAACCAACAGAACTGCTAGAAGATTTGTTATGCATGAACTGGTGCATGTAATAGCAGCCCAAAAAAGACTACCAGTCAAATACCGTAAACAGAAAAGTATATCCGAGAAATTACCACTTCATTGGCTTTCAGGTCTTCCTGATATAATAAGGCCTTGTGGATATGCTTCTTGGTATGGTAAACTAAGCAATGGTGAAGAAGCGTTGGCAGAGCTTTTAGGCTGGGTTTATTCTAATGGAAACTTTGGAGAAACTCAGGTACCTGAAGATCTGGCTATCGACTATGAAAAAGCTTTTAACTGGTTAAAAAAATAAAAACTAAAAAGCTTTAGAGAAAAAAAGCTTTTAACTGGTTAAAAAAATAAAAACTAAAAAGCTTTAGAGAAATCTAGAGCTTTTTTTTAGATATTAGACATTATATGAATCCAAAATTAAAACCAATATATAATAAGTTAAGAAAAATAATAAATCCTAATTTTGAGAATGGCGTTTTTGGTTCTGAATTTGCGGGTAAAGCTCGCGAAAAGGGGTTAAGGCTGGTGGAGAACATTATGAGCGATGCCAAGCCTGGGCAATATGTGCAATGGGCCGAACAATTGGTTAGTAGCAAAGATCCAATACGCCAAAGATTAGGGAAAGTAATGCAAAATATGTTTGCACAGGAAGGAGATCTTAAGACTCATTTTGGTAAAACTCCTATTAACGTAAACCCAGTAGACAACAATCCGCATCACTTAAAAGATCTAGCTAAAGAAACTTTAACAAGTAAAAAAGTTAAAGATAACATTGGTGATTTTTCAGAAGATAAACTGCGTGAGTCTGAATTTTTTCCACATATAGGTCAAACAGAAAGTCTTTATCAATATCTAGATCCTACAAGCAAAAAAAAGCTTACTGCAATTTTACAAGAAAAATTTCCTGACGGATATATTGTTAAAAAAAGAAATGCCTCTAACAGTATAGGCAGTCGGGGAAAAAAAGATGCTAAAATATTTTTTTCAGGAGATCAAAACATTTCTAGTCTAGATAAAATTAAACCCCATCAATTAGACGACTGGATAATTCAGCCAGATAAAAAATTAAAACAAGTAAACCCATTATTGCGTAAAATAGATAAAAAGTTTTTTCCTGATAGAGGTACAGGAGCTGATGAATATCGCGTAACAGTTTTAAACGGTAAAGTTGTTCCTTACGCTACAAAACATAGAGGAAGCTACGCCACAAATATAGCTCAAAGCATATTACCTTTTAGAACACCTGAAATTAGAAAAGTTGAAAGATATGCCCAAGAAGCTTTGGATGCTGCACAGCCAGATGCAAGAAAAGGCCATTATGCTTTTGATGTTGGTTTTAACGCAGCTAAAAAACCTACACTAGTAGAAACAAATCCAGGTTATGGATCTGTTAACGGACTATATTTTTCAGATCCTACAATACCTGACGCTATAAGAGCTAACATTCAAGAAAAATTACCGTATCATGTGTTAGCCAGAAGAGCATTATGGGGTACAGCTGCGCTTGGAGGAGTGGCTGCCGCTGGGGCCGGGGCCTATGGTGCTTCAAAATTGGCCATGTGCAGCGAAGACTACCAGGAGGGGTTTTTGAAAAGAGCTAGCGAATATGGGTTTGATCAAGAGCAAGCTGTATGGCTGATCAACAGATATGCTGGATAATATAAGAAATTCTGGCCAAAACAAATAAATTAAAATATAATCTTCTGATGGAGCCTCCCAAATCAATAGACTTAAAACAGTATGGTATCGACGTTGGTCTATTGATCAGTGGCTTGTTTGGGGCAATACTTCTCACTAGTAAAGGCTCAGCCAACAACCTACCCAGAACCATAAGCAGTCTCGTAGGTGGCGCAGCAAGTGCTAACTATATTACGCCTATTGTAGTAACTGTGGCTAAGTTGGATGACAGCCACTATCATTATGGTATAGCTTTTCTTTTGGGGTTTTTGGGATTAAAGGGTATTGAGTATTTTAGTAAAAAGTTAATTCCTGATCATAAAGAAGAGGAAGAGGTTAAGCCTATTAGAAAGCCAAGAGCTAGAAGAACAACTAAACCCAAAACTAAAACAATATGAACACACAAGAACAAGCGTACGTTGAAGGATTCGTAAAAAGAGCAATGGAATATGGCTACAGTCAAGATGAGGCTGTAGAACTACTAAAAGAAGCAAATGCGTTGACTAGAGCTTTAGCTAGAGGTGCTGTAAAGCCTTCTACTGCAGCCAAAAGATTAAGTGAACTCTACGGGCACAGTAATGCTAATATTCAAAACGTAAGCGTACCCACTATCGAACATATAATTAAACACAATACCCCAGGTCTTGGAGTGCACCCAGGAGTTTTACTAGGGCCAGGAGCAGCAGGGAAAAGATATAGAGATCAGCTTGGTGCTCAAGAAGATTTGCAGCACATTAGGCACTGGATAAAAAATCCAGAACAATTTAGATAAACTATGACCCACCTAACCCTAGTCAATGTAATAGCTAATAGCACCACTGCGTTTAGTGGGCTTGGCTTGTTAATTCATATATTTGGAGATCCTGATAACAGTATCTGGAATAACAGGATGAAAGCTGCTCTGGCTAAGCTAGGCTTAAGTATTACTACATGTGGTGCTGTAGCTAACTGTATTACACTATCAGCTCCTCCTCCAACCGAAGTTGTACTCAACGTAGGAATTGCTGTTACATTCTTTTGGCTAAACTGGTGGCAGTTTGAGATGTTTAAAGCTATGCAAAAATCTCACAATGAGTTAAAATCTAAAAAAACCACTAAAAGAACAACTAAACCCAAAACTAAAACAATATGAACACACAAGAACAAGCATACGTTGAAGGATTCGTAAAAAGAGCCATGGAATATGGCTATTCAGAAGATGGGGCTGTGCAGTTAGCCAAAGAAGCAATGCGAGGCGCAGCTGCTGCTAAACTTGCGATTGGACTCAAAGACAAAGGGCTAGGTGAGTATGCGGTGCGCGCCGGGCGTGTAAATATCCCAGGCAGAGGGACGCCAGACACGCAGAGATTGGCTGAACTCTTACGTCAAATAAAAGCACATGAGAAAACCTTACCTACAGATTCATCCTTTTCTCTCGGCCGTGTAAATCTAAAACATCTTGATAACAAGAATGAAGCTTTACGTATGATGCTATAGTCTCATTTAATTTCCATGACCGACTAACCTAATCAATATGACTACAGAACAAGCATACATTGAAGGATTCGTCAAAAGAGCAGCTGAGTACGGTTTTAATGACGAAGAGGCATTTGAAATTCTCAAAGAGGCTGCAAAAAAAGGTGCACCAAAAGCAGAGCCAGGTTTTAAAAATGACCTTAAAAGATGGGCGAACAATATTAAGGCTAACGCAGAAATTGCTGGCGCTCCCACTGAAATCAAACTGAGAGAAGGTGCAAAAAAATTAAAAGAAAAGATGAGAGAAGGAGCAACATCTAGCAAAGATAAACTTAAAAATATCGCTTCAAAAGGTTTAAAAACAATAGGAAGATTTAAAAGGTAATATTGCCCCATATCAAATAATCATGAACACACAAGAACAAGCATACATCAATGGCTTTGTTAAAAGAGCTAGTGAATGTGGCTTTTCAAACGAAGAAGCTTTAGAGCTGTTGAAGACTAGCAGATGCTGGGAAGGCTATGAGCCTGTTCCTGGTAAAAAGCCATACTCTAACGACAGCTGCAGACCTAAGGGTAGTAAGCCTAAAGATAGCTCTAAATAACTAGATGCGGCTAGCTAGTGTTAGATGCGGTATATGCGATAAGGTATGGCGTGAGCCTTCTCAAAGAATGAGAGAAGGCAAGACCTGCAGTAAAACATGTAGCAGTATCAAAGGCTACCTGAGTGGGGATAGGAAAGAAACAGGTATCGAACTCAAGCTACAAAGCTTGCTTGTAGATATGCAGATTGAGTTTATTACGCAAAAACCAATCTTAGGTGTAACTATAGCCGATATATTCATCTATCCTAATGTAGCTCTATTTGCTGATGGTAAGTATTGGCATCACAGTACTGAGAAGCAGGAGCACAAAGACAGGTCTATTACTCAAAAGCTAAAAAAAGGCGGGTATATAGTTTTAAGGCTTGAAGAGGATGAAATAAATAAAGATATTGAAACTGTAAGAAAGAAAGTGACTCATGCATACAGTTGTCGTAAAATAGAAAAGAAACTTTAAACAACCTACCAAACCTATGGATATTCTAGACAAGTTGATAGCAAGCTCTAGCGATTTACATACTGTAGTTCCTCAAAACATTAACATATATTTCGATACTTTAAGAACTCCTGAAGAGAACGAGGAATATCAAAGACAGCTAGCAGAAGCTGCAAAAAAAGAATCAATGGAAGCTGCAAAGAAACATCTAGAAAAACTGATAGAGAATAACAAAATTGTCGATGAACAGACTAATGCTGTACTAAGCCCAGATTCAAAAGGAGTACCATTCGTAGATTTAATCTTCTAGTCATGCCATTCAAATCAAACGCTCAAAGAAGATGGATGTACGCTAACGAGCCAGAAATGGCTAAAAAATGGAGCGAGCATACACCCAAAGGAGCTAAACTTCCAGAACACGTAAAACATAAAAAAGCACATATGAACACACAAGAACAAGCATACATCAACGGATTCCTCAAAAGAGCTAGCGAATATGGTCTCTCTGAAGAGCAGGCAATTGCTATCTATAAACAAGCAATGGTAGAGCCTAGCTTGATGGGTAAGAAAGCTCCAATGAAGCCTACCACTCCTGCTAAACCAGTTCTTCCTAAGAAGCCAATGATCCCTAACGAGGCAGATCAAAACGACGTTGCAGGATATAGATAACATATATGAACAAAGAAACCGCATACGCAAAAGGTTTCATTAAAAGAGCAGTCGAAAACGGCTACTCTGAAAATGAGGCTATTAATCTTTTAAAAGAGTCTGGCGTCATTAATGACATTGGATCAAGACTGGCTACTGGCGCAAAAGACTTTTTTCAAGAAAACATTAAAGACCCTGTTAGAGATGTTAGAGAAGGGTTAGCAAATGTTTTTGATCCTAATACTGATGCTGGTTTTACTGATGCTTGGGGCAACAGTGCTTTTCGAAGAGCTGACAACCTACAAAGCGATGCTTTTAATAAAGCTACTGAAGGATTAAAAAACACATTTAAGTTGCCTGAACATATTGCCAGATATGGACAAAATAATCTAAAGCCTGAAGATACAATCAAAGCTGTGCAAGATACGTATCAGGGTAAATATGATACGGACGTATTCAATAGAGAGCATCCTACGCTTGCAGGTATAGGCAAATGGCTCACAGAGCATAACATTAATCCTCAGCATGCCGCTCTAGCTGCTGGTGGTGCAGGATTGTTAGCAGGTGGATATGGTTTGGCTAAATTGCTTGGTAACAATAAACCTAAAGAAGAAGAACAAGAACAAGAACCTATGGATCCTAGAATGTTTATGTCGCCGCCTCCCCCTCCACCGCAACCGCAAAGAGGACCATACAATATAGTATTTAATTAATATGAACACACAAGAACAAGCATATCTAAACGGGTTCATTAAAAAAGCTGCAAGCTATGGTGTAGACGCAGATACTGCGTTTGCTATACTAAAGATGGCTAATGATGGTCCTCAGCTAATAAGTGGAGGTGGGAGTCTTATAAATTCGTCAACCTCTAAACCAACGCCAGAACCAACAAGTTTAACTGGACTTAAAGGATCAGGTACAGGAATGATGGCTCCAGGAAACGGATTTGAAAGAGGGTTTAAAAACATGATGGAAAGCTTTAGACCTGCACCTAAACCTATCAGTGGTGGAAGCTCTTTTGCGTCAGCGCCAGCTCAGCAATCTGCAGCCCCTGCAGGACCTTCCAGCAAACCAGGAACTGGCGGCCTGATAGATACGTCAGGAAAATTGACGCTTACACCTAATAGTCCAATCTCAACTACAACTCCGTTAATTCAAGGTGGCGCTAGTACGTTTGCAAGCAATCAAGGAACTCTTCCCCAAGCCTCTACACCTAAACCTAGTCAGTCTGCAGCAGGCATGAATGAGGGGTTGGCTTCACATATGCATCTTAATGAGTTGCCAGCACAACCAGCAGCACCAGCTCAACAACCGCAGCAACCAGCAGCTCAACCTAGCGCTGGACCTAGTGACGCTTTCTTAAGAAAGATTATGGGAAGCTATGATCCTAACAGTAAAGTAGACAGAGCTCAAGCAGATAGGGTGAGACAGTTATATGCTCAAGGCAAAACAACTGCAAAGGATATCTACGGTTCTCCTGAGTATCAAATAAACAGAGAAGCTCTAGGAGCTAGAAAAGGAGCCAACAGATCTGCGTATAGCGGATTAAAGCCTGCTCCTGGCATTCCTAGATAATCTAATATGATAAAAAGAAAAGACCTATCGAAAGGTAGGTCTTTTTTTGTATAATAGTTTATGTTTAAAGAAGCAATAGATGTCAAAAATCTTCCAGCATATGAGATGTATTCTGACAGCTCATATCCTACGAAGACTATTGAAAATCCATATCTGAGAACATTAGCTCATGTTGCTTTTGGAAATAACATAGCACCATTTAGAAGAGATGGTGAAGACATGCGAGACGCTATGCTTAGAAGAGATAGAAGTATAGACCTTGCCAAATTGAAAGGTAAATCACTACTCACAAACCCTATAGTAGAAGCTACCGGTATTAGCGAAAAGCTTTCACCTCTGACGGGAGGAAATATGAACAAAGCTATAAACAATTTGCATGAAAATTTAGCAGGTACTAACACTATGGGAGCATTTAAACAGCAATCAGCTAACGATGTAGAGGATACTATGGAAGCTTTAAAAAGTAATATATACAAAAAAGCTTTTCAGGTGATAGAAGCTTCCACACCCACAGCTCATGGGTTTAAATTTCTGTCAGATACTATGGGAAGAGTAGGGGGGTTGCCGACTGCCTTGATGGTTGGGCAGGAAAAAACATTAGACATGCTGGGTAACCCAACTAGAAAAGATTTTAATAGTCAATTATCACACCTTCAAGCTGACCGAAGATTGAAAAACACTGTATTGAGATTAGGGCATACAGATCCTGTGAACGATATTCAAAGATTGTGGAAAAATAAAAACCTCAACCCTGCTTTAAAAGCTCTAGGAACGTTGACGGCTCCAGTGAATGCGCTGCAAGCGTCTTTAACCAGAGCTAGTCACTACAATCCAGCTACAGATACTGCTGTAGTATATGGTAAAATTCCTGAAATTGCGCATCATGAGCTTGGGCACGCTAGAGATTTCAATAATTCTCAGCTAGGCGGACTTGGTAGAGCTGCTGGTATGTTTGCAGAAAACAAAATGATGCCTGCGGTGGCTGGTCCTGTTACTCAATTTCTCGAAACTCAAGCAAACATAGAAGCTGAAAAAGGATATAAAGGAGATAAAAAAGAATTTAGAAGAAGATTGTGGCCTGCTAGAGCTACATACTGGGGAAATAGTTTGTTCGGTGCTGCAATGATGCATCCAGGATTAAGAGATAAAGCATTAGAATACATGACAGGCTCACCAGGAGAAGAGGGATTTGCAAAATATAGAGAAGTTGGAAACCATCCTATTGATACCTTGCTGGGAGAAGATGATGATGCAAGAGGAATGCTATTGAGAACTGCTCTTCTAATGACTGCGCCTACAGCTATATCAGCACTAGGAGGAAGATTGTTTGCTGAAACTAGAAATTTGTTTGGTAACAAGAAAACTAAGAAAGCTGAACTGGTAGAAGCTATCAAACACAAGATAGCTAAAGATCTTTTAGAGGGAGGCAAGGCTGACAATATGCCTGATTCTAGATATCCTAAAAAAGAATTGCTCAAAGGGCTAGCTCACGAGAAAGAGCATGTGAAGAATCCACAGATTGCTAAAGAAATAGCAAAAGATCATCTGGAAGAAACAGGCTCTTATTATACAAAACTCGAAAAAGCTAAAATAGATTGATTTTCTAGATAGGAATTGAAAATCATAGACGTATAATATAGTATATAGTGATGATTGACCAAACAAAAACAATACCACAGTTAGATCCGGCAGTATCTTTGACAGACCAGGATTTGCTGATTGTGCACCAGGGTGCGCTAGATGGTATTGGAGGAGAGACAAAGAATTTTACACTAACATTACTAAGACAGGCTATTCTTGGCTCTTCTGAAAGCACAGCCAGAGAAGTAGAATTGCGTAATAATGGGCAGTATCTACAGTGGAGATATGTTGGCGACAGTAATTGGATAAACCTTGTAGCAGTGGCTACATTGACTGGAGCTATTGGCGCTACAGGAGCTACCGGCGACACAGGATTAAGAGGACTTACAGGAAGCACAGGAGCCACTGGTAATCAGGGAAGTACTGGTGATCATGGCAGTACTGGTGCAACAGGACCTAGCGGGCTTCAGGGAGCTTCTGGGGTTTCTGACAAATATCAGACCACATCCAATACCCCATTAACTATTGGTGACGGTGTTAATAGTCAGCAAACTCTCACAGTAGGGTTAGGGTTAAGCTATACTATCAATCAAACATTGCTGATCTCTCATCCATCAGAGACAGGCAAACATATGCATGGCGCTGTCAGCAGCTATAATCCTGCTACTGGTGAGCTAATTGTAGATATTACCTATCATAGCGGTAGTGGTAGCTATAGTAGCTGGATTGTTAATCTTGATGGTGCTGTAGGTGTTATGGGTAGCACCGGAGCTACAGGGGCTACCGGATATGGAGCTACTGGTGCTACAGGTCTAACTGGGGCAACAGGTCCTGCTGGGTCTAATTTTACAGTTCATCCTAACAGTGGTCTAGAATATCAGAACAGTGTACTCACAACTATCTATAACACACTAATAGCTGACAGCGTTAATAGTGTTGCTGTAGGTGGTGCGGCTACTGCAGCTGCTGCTGCATGGAAAGCTAAGTCTCTTGTGGACGTTTTGGATACTATTCTTTTTCCTGATATAGCTCCTACTTATACTGTACCTAGTATAAGTATAACTTATACGCAATCTGGTATACTAGAAATAGGTACACCTATTAATCAGACTATTACAGTCACAGCTACCGAGAATGATGCTGATGCTTTCTCATATCTTTCAGTAAATCGTGACGGATCTTCAATATACAATTCTAATAGTCCTACAATACAGTCAGCCTCAGACATAGGTGCACAGTATGGTTATGATAATCCTAATAACCCTAATAGAAAATATGTAGTTTCTCACACAGATACTACTGGCACAGTTTCAAGCAATACTGTCTCATGGAACGCTACTGGTAACTATGGTGCTGGACTAGCTAAAAATAATAATAAAGGAATTACTGATGCTAGAGCAGCTCTAGTTCGTTCTACCAATGCCCCTCAAGCAGCAAGCACGGGGTTTTCTTCTTCTAGTGTGAGTGTGTCAGGGATATATCCATACTTCTATGGTAAATCTAGTACATTACCTACCGCCGCAGCTATTGCCGCTTTGATATCTGCAAACTCAGGACACAAAGTTCTATCCAGCGCTTCAGATAATATCACTGTAACTTTTAATGCTGCTGCCGAATACATCTGGCTAGCTGTACATAGCAGTTATCAGGCAAAGACCAAATGGTATAACACAGGATTGAACAATGGAAGTATAGGAGCCGGTCAATTTATTCTAGCTCCTGTTCAATACGCAATAGACTCACCTCAATCACTTTGGTCAGGTGAAGCATATGATATTTATATAAGTTCTGGAGCAACTAACACAGAAGGCTCGATTATTTTTCAAAACTAGTATATAATACTATAAAACTAACAAACAACCAGGAGTAACGATATGTCGATTCTATTAAATGACAACTTAAATGTAGCAGCACAGAAACCAACAGATGCAAGGTACGGTCCATGGGCCAGTACAGTAGCTGCACTAGCTGGAATTCCAGCATTTCAACGCTATAAAGGTCTTACTGTAGGCGTTCTGGTTGGTGGAGTTGTTAATGAATACTGGTTTGATGATGGTATTGCTGACAGCGATCTGGTAATTAAGATTGTTGCTGGCAATAATGGAGCCACTGGCGCTACAGGACAGTCTGGCGAACAAGGGTCTACTGGAGCTACAGGTGAAGTTGGTCCTAGCGGGGCCACTGGAGCTACAGGTGAAGTTGGACCTAGCGGAGCTACAGGCGCTACAGGTGAACAAGGCTCGACTGGGGCTACAGGTCAAGCTGGTGAGCAAGGCTCTACAGGGGCAACAGGTGAATTAGGTTCTACAGGTGCTACTGGTGAAGTTGGTCCTACTGGCAGCACTGGCGCTACCGGACCTAAAGGTGATACAGGTTTAGGCTTTAGCGTATTTACTACAGGAGACACATTAGGCGACTTGTCTCTTGGTACAAACGCAAACATTGGTCAGTTTGGTTTGGTTAAAGGTGGAGAGATGTATGTTTACATGGGTGCAGGAGCTGGAGCTACTGGACCTGGTGATAGCTATAATTATGTTAGCGATCTTACTGTTGAGTCGTTATTGATTGGTTCTACTGGTGCTACAGGACAGTCTGGCGAGCAAGGATCTACTGGTGCTACTGGAGAACTAGGTTCAACAGGTGCCACAGGTGAGGTCGGACCTAGCGGAGCCACAGGTGCCACAGGTGAGGTCGGACCTAGCGGAGCCACAGGTGCCACAGGTGAAGTTGGTCCTAGTGGAGCTACTGGCGCTACAGGTGAACAAGGCTCCACCGGCGCAACTGGGCAAGCTGGTGAACAGGGTTCTACTGGAGCTACTGGAGAATTAGGTTCTACGGGTGCTACTGGCGTTGCTGGCCCTAGCGGGGCCACTGGAGCTACAGGTGAAGTTGGTCCTAGCGGGGCCACTGGAGCTACAGGTGAAGTTGGACCTAGCGGAGCCACAGGTGCCACAGGTGAATTGGGGTCTACTGGCGCTACCGGTGTTCAGGGACCTACAGGGGCAAGCGGTGTATCCGATAGATACTTATCTACATCTACCACAGAGTTGACTATCGGTGATGGTCCTTTAGCAGATGGAATACAAACACTCACAGTTCAGACAGGTTTAAGCTACTCAATCAATCAGGACATCACCATATCGCATCCCACAGACATAACCAAGCACATGCATGGTTTTGTGGTTAGCTATAACTCTGGTACAGGTGTATTGGTTGCAAATATTGTTGAGCATGCAGGTACGGGAACATATTCTAGTTGGACAGTAAACCTGGATGGCGCTGTCGGTGCTATGGGTAGTACTGGTGCAACTGGTGCTGCAGGTATTGATGGTCCTACAGGCGCTACAGGAGCAGATGCTAGCAACAGTTTGTACAATACTAGTATAGCGACACAGGTAATGAGTGTGCTTGTCGGTGGAGCGCAACCTGCGTTGGCTGGAGATTGGAACGATCTGACAATTACGCAGGTGTTGGATGCAATCTTGTTCCCAACATTAAATCCTTCCTACACAATTCCTACTATCAATTTGAGTACATCACAGACTGGTACAAAGGAAATTGGTTCTACTGTAAGTCAGACTCTTAACCTGGTTGGAACTAAGAATGATGCTGGTGCGTTTACAGCACTCACTATTTCTAGAACAGGTGGAGCTGGTGCTGGTACATTAACCACAACATCTAGTCCAACAATTGCATCAGCTACAGACATTGATGATCAATATGGGTATGCAAATCCTAACAACCCTAACAAAACATATACTCTATCATATAACGAAGACTATGTGGTTGTAGATGGAACTACCAGCTGGACTGGTAAAGGTGATTACTCTGCTGGAGCAGCTAAAAAGAATAACAAGGGAGATGACGACACTAGAACAGCTCTAGTTAGAAACTCTGGTACTCCTCAGGCAGCTGATACAAATTTTGGAGCTGATACAGACTCTATTACAGGTATCTATCCTTACTTCTATGGTAAGGTAAGCACTCAACCCTCTGCAGCAGACATTGCTGGACATATTCAGCAAGGTACCGGCGGATCTACTAAAGTTTTGGCTAGTGCAAACGGTACAGTATCTGTCACGTTCGCTGCTACAAACCACTATATCTGGCTAGCTGTTCCAGCAACCGCTACACTGAAGACCAAATGGTACAATACAGGAATTAATAATGGAGATATTGGCAACCCTGGAGACTTTATTCTTGCTCCAGATGCACACGATGTGACTTCTCCTAACGGCTATTGGAGTGGTGTGAGTTATAACATTTATATCAGTTCAGGAGCAACGCAGACTACAGGAGCACACGAGTTTAGAAATAGTTAATATTTGCTGTAAAAGATTTCTTTTATGACTAGAATATATTATGGCAATTCTATTAAACGACAATTTAAAGATAGCGTTAGCTAAACCTGTAGATAGCAGATACGGTCCTTATGTAGACACTCAAACAGCCCTGAATTCGATACCTTCTTTTCAAAGGTATCCAGGGCTTGTTGTAGGTATTAGAGATAGCGGTGATGTTACAGAATACTGGTTCAAAGACGGCGTCATTGAGCTTGTTCCAAAGATCTCGGCTACATCAGCTGGGGATTGGCAGGTAATATCGACTAGCTCTAGTGTGGCAGACAATAGCTATGTAATTGCCGATTCTTCATCCGCAGGATTTACATTAACATTATCAGCTTCTCCTGTAAGCGGATCATATGTTTGGATTCAGGATGCTAAAGGATCGTGGGAGGCTAATAATGTTATTGTAGACCCTAATGGTAATCAAATCGTAGGGTTAAGCGACTCGTTGTCTTTAAACGTGTCTAACTCTATCGTACTGCTTACATATGTAGGTGGAGATGTTGGTTGGGATGTTAAAAATGTTGCTGGTGATTTCTCTGACTATCTTACAGGAATAATCGGAGCTACAGGCGCAACTGGGGTAGGTATCTTGCCGTTGACCACTGCCGCATTAGGTTCTTTTGGAGGCAGCTCACAAATTCCAAGCCTTACTATTGATGAATATGGTAGAGTAGTGAGTGCTAGCAATAACAGTATTACTCCTCAGGGTATTGGAGCACTAGGTACTGCTGATATCATAGGTATAACAAAAGGAGGAACAGGAAGCACAGCAGCAGCTGCAGCGTTAACTGCTTTAGGCGCTCAAGCAGCTTTAACTAGTGCTGCTCCATTATCTATAGCACAAGGCGGAACTGGGGCTAGCACTGAAGAAGCTTCAAAAATGGCTTTGGCTGGAGTTATCCCAATATCAATTAGACATAACAATGCTTTAACTCTCGCTACCGTAGGCACTTTAAATGGAGCTACATGGACGATCAATTCGAACATAGTGCAATACACGTCTTTTACGCAAGCAGCTTCAGCGGGAAATGCTCCCTTGGCTATTTATCAAGCTGTTTCTCAAGTAGGTATTGCAAATATGGTGATAATTGCTATAGATACAGAGAATAAAACTATCACACTTAACAATAACGCAACTGTATCTGGAACTGGAACTGTAACTGTTCAAAACTCTACATTAAACGAGATAACATTTACAGCCGGCACATCGCCAAATACTCTTGATGGTAGAGCTTTATCTATAGGTGAATCTGTTTTATTGACGGCTCAAGCATGTGCAGTGCATCAAGGGCCTTGGCTGGTTAAAACGCTAGGCGCATCTGGTGTTTGCGGAGTTTTTGAAAGACCTTCTTGGTTTGCTGGCGGGCAGCTATTAAAAACAGCTATGATATTTGGTGCGCAATATGGATCTTCGAATGCAGGATTCACTATAACTATTGCGCCAAATGTTGGTTCAAATAATTGTGTTATAGGTACAGGAAATCTTTCAGCCAACACACTCTCAAATAAATCAACTATTGTATCAGTTAACAACACTACGGCTTTTTCAGCTAGGCAGACTTTTGTTGCAAACTCATCAACCGTTAATCCTTACTCATTTCAAGCATCAACTACGCAATTATCTACTTTGCTCGCTCATGCTGTAGAGTGGGACAGTAATTTAATGTATATTACTCCTGGAGCTTTAAGTACAGCTAATCTTAGAAGAACAATTAATGCTGGTTATATTCCTGCATTAACTAGCGCAGATATTCTTACTCTGGGTGCAGCACAATCTACAATACAAGCCAACGCATTAACATCTACAATGCAAGGCGTGTTAGGTCAGACAATTCTAGATGCTGTAAACGATGCTTTATATGTCTGTACAGGTACAGGGGCAGCAGGTGCAGCTAAATGGAGGAAAGTTTCTTTATCTACTTTCTAATATAGTTTAATATTACAGCCATATGATTTCTCTACAAACACTTAGACCCAGATTTCAAGGACCAGATGGAGCAACAGGCTCTGTAGGAGCAACTGGTTTAATGGGTGCAACTGGGCTGGGGGCAACGGGAGCTACTGGAAATATTGGAAGTACTGGAGCAACTGGAATTGGCGCCACAGGAGCAACTGGTGTTGGTACCGAAGGTTCGACTGGCGCTACTGGATTAACTGGAGCCACTGGACCTGCCGGCGTTTCTGACAGATATCAAACCACATCTAATTCTAGTCTTAATGTAGATAACGGTACAAAAAACCTTGTTGTAGCGACAGACTTAAACTATACACCTAATCAGAGTGTAATTATTTCATACATTACAGATCCTACTACACACATGGAGGGAACTGTAGTCAATTACACTTCTGGTTCAGGAGCGTTGGTGGTCAATGTAACTAGCCATAATGGCTCTGGTTCTAATCTATCTGGCTGGACTGTCAATTTAGCAGGTTCTGTTGGTTCTGTTGGCGCTACTGGATTAACTGGCGCAACCGGTGCGGCTGGCGAAGGTAACCTTGTGTTTGGTAGTACAGGTTCTACAAGAACACTTACAGGGTTTAAAGAAAACGGCGTCACATCTACGGTTAGAACTGCAGCGATTACCAATGGTAATCTAATACTAACTCTTGCAGCATTTACTCCTACAGTTACAGCCACATCTAATGGAACTTTAAATTGGGATGTTGCTGCATCCTCGTTTACAGCTACTGCGGATAATCCATCTGATATTCTAGATCAATACATCAGCAGCGTTCTTTCTTTAACTCAATTAACTGGTAGCGTGTCTACAGATTTAGGTGGTTACACTGCTGGCAGCTACACAGCTAATCCAGCAGGCGGTGTGGATTGGTCTAGAACATTCACCACAAACAATTCTACTTCGTATATTAGGTCTACCTCAACTACAGCCAGCGGAGGAAGCGCTAGCGCTAGAGTTTCGTTTAACTATTACAATGGTACTGGTACAGACACATGGACTAGTACGGCTGATTTTTCTGTAAATTGGAATACTGTAAGTCATTCAATTAGTCTAGCTGCGCTTACTGGGAAAACATTCCTGCAAACATACGCTAGTTCGGCCTACACAGCATCAACAACAGGCTTAACAAATTCAGCTAATAGAGCGTTTACTGTTAGCGGAACTAACGGAACTCCGAGTAGTCTCACTGGTAGCGGTACATTGAATTTCACTACACCGATACATAAAACTAACGCTAGCTCTACAGCAACATATGTAACACTAAGTACATTGTGCACAAGACCCGCAGCTGTTACAGGAACTTCATATCAAGTTACACTAGGACCTACGAACAGCGCTAGCGTCAACACTGCCGCTTCTTTTACATATCCTTCTTTCTGGCTTTTCACTGCCAGTACGGGAATAATTCCTACAAGAGCTGATATTGTGGAGGACAGCAGCCCTGGCGGATTTGAGTCTAGTGTTACTCAGCTGGGAGATCAGGTTAAAGTTTTAAGTACGCAACCTATTGTCAATTTAGATAGCAATCCTGTGGCATTCTGGTTTGCTGTAAGAGCTTCTGCAAGTCAGCCCACTTCGTTTAAAACAGGCGCTAGCGCAGGACTACTTAGTGATGTGAGTGTGGTGGATGGCGGTACTGTAGCTCTACAACCTGATTCTGTTCCTTCAGGCTATTCTGCAGAGAACTATAGACTTTGGGGCATCACCCTACAACCTGGAACCACTTACGTGAGTATATCATAATGAGTACCGATTATAATGGATTAACAAGAAACGTGTGGCCCGGTACATGGAGTACAGGGACTAACTCGCCTATTGCGCTAGACACAGAACTAAGAGGAACATTACAGAGCATAAGTGGAGATTCTGGAGATAGACTTACAGACATTCCTGGTGCAAGGCTTACAGAAGGTATGCTTGTCTATGTAAAGACAGGTTATACCGCAGGGCTTACAACAAGATCAGGTGATAGCTATTATAAATATAATCTTTTAAACGGAGAATCTAGAAGTGCTGTTACGGGCGCAATGCCTAACGCAGAAGCCAACTGGACAGAGGCATCTTTTGGTGGAGGCGGTGGAACCAACGGTGCCACAGGCGCTACTGGAGCACAGGGTGCTACAGGAACTGGAGATCGTTATAGAACAACATCCTTTACACCGCTGACAATTGGTGATGGTCTATATGGTACGCAAACCATGCAGGTAGAGACTGGCTTAGCTTTTACAGCAAATCAGTCAATTATAGTTAATGATGCGCTAAATACAATTAACTACATGGTGGGTAAAGTCATTAGCTATAATGCTGTTGACGGTACTCTTGTAATGATGGTTGAAAGTCATTACGGTAGCGGGGCAACAGGAAGCTGGGATGTTAACCTAGCTGGTGTGCAACCTGGAGAAGGAGGTGCAACAGGAGCTACAGGAGCTCCTGGCATTGGTGGAGTTGAATGGCAGACAGTTAGCACAAATTATACATTAACTAGTAACTCTTGGATATCTGCAGATACAACTGCGGGAGGCATAACTTTAACACTACCAGCGTCTCCATCATCAGGAGATGCTATATGGATTCAGGACATATCTAACTCATGGGAAATTCATCCTGTTGTATTAACTACCAACAACACTGTAGATATTTACGGATATAATGAAGACCTTTCATTAAACGTTGAAGACAGTCTGGTGTTACTTACATATGTAGGTGGAAATGTTGGTTGGGATGTTAAAAATATTTCAGGTGACTATAATCTTAGCTATTTAATTGGAGCAACAGGTGCTACTGGAAGCAGAGGACCTACAGGCTTGACTGGAGTAGCAGGATCTACAGGGGCGACAGGAGTTGTAGGGACAACTGGAGCAACAGGATCTGTAGGTCCAACAGGCTTAACGGGAATTACGGGACCTACTGGTGCTACTGGAGTTGGATTTGAATCTGGCGCTCTACCTAATCCTGTTATTGAAAATTTAGATTTAACTAGTTTAAATTTTCATGTATCTTCTTTTAATAATTCATTATATCTTAAAAACAACCAAATTTATTTCGTAAATGTAAATGGCGGCGATCCTACTGCTGACGTTAATTTAAATATTGTTGGAGACGCCAACACTTCTTTAAACAGTCTTTTGTCTGTAGGTAAAACTATAACTTTTAGCGTAATGGTTGCGAATAATTCAAACGCAGGAATTTCAACTATTCGCAATATTCTTGTAGATAATGGTGATAGTGGATTAAATGTTACAGTAAGATGGTTTAACACCACGTGGACAGGTGCAGCAGGTTTAGATGTGTACAGTTTTACTGTATTAAAAATTGGTGAAAACCAGTTTGAGGTATTTGGAAGTATTCAAAATGCACAGGAAGTGGTATAGTTTATGCCTTTAATCACAACCATAGGAGCTTCGACTAGAAGGGGGTTTGATTTTGTTCTTCCTCCTAACGTTCCTGTATTGTGGTACGATAACGGCGTACTTGCTCAGGGAGCTGCGTATAATTTACAGGGAGACGGACTATATCATAATTATATAAACGGAGTAGATCAGGGCACATATACTGGCGCTTATCAAATTAATGGGGTATGGAATAGAATACTATTTGGTAATGTAGACTCGTATGTAAACGGTTATTACAATTTAGACGGTAATTCTAAATGGTATTACGAAGGAAATGCTGCAAATGGTTATATAGCAAATTTGCCTCAACTGGCTATCACAATAGAAGGCGATGGCAGCTCTTATTACGTCCCTACGTCAATACTTAGCGGGTGGCATTATTTTACCGACGGCGTGGACAATGGTTCTATATCAGGAGAACACAATGTAGATGGGCAAGGTAACAAATATTTTAAAGACGGAGGTTTGTTCAACGGCAATAAAATTAACAATGATAACCTATGGCATTATTACCTTGATGGTGTTGAAAGCGGGTTAACTAATAATGTTGAGTTTACTGATTATAATTCAACAGATCCTTACCCTATACCGGTAATTTTAATTAACGGCAGTGTACCTACAGCAGTAAATACCACCAGCAGCAGTTCTCCTGATGCGGTACCTGTACTTGTAATTAAGGGAGCACTAATTTCAGGAAATTATTATATTGCAGATTATTCGTTTGCAGCTCAAACATTTAGAGGCTATTTAAATTACACTGGATCATCAAATGTAGGAGGCTTATTTACGTTTAATAATGGCGTTTGCGCTGGCGCAGTATATGGTTGGAGTACATCTATAAATGCTGCTTGGTTTGGCACTGAAACATTCTTTTTTAGAGATGGTCAAATGTTGGATGATATAATTTATAATATTGGTAATGTTCTATATTTTACTGGTGTTAGTTTAGAATATGGGTTTGCTTTAGATGAAGCTCAGGCAATAGAGGGGTATAACGCAACTTACGCTAACCCGGATTTACAGGGAATTTATGATGTGTATGCACCCTTATCTAAAAAACTGTATTTTATTAATGCGTCCGGTGCGCTTGGTTCCAAAGGCTGTCAGCAACTTGTAGTAACAGATATTATTGGCCTTACTAGTATTGATTATTACTGTGTTGGAGACTATGGAGAAGTTCTTGCGCGTAGTTACTATTATGATACATCAGCGTGTAACTCATGCGCATCTTAATCTATTAAAGCAATGAAATATTTATCTGGAATTAAACCAACTTTAATAGGTGACAGAGGTAGAGATGTTGTATTGAGTAGTTCGTTAACTCATGTTAAATACGCTTATGCAGGAGACGTTGGCTCTGAAAATCTTGTAGCTTTTAATAGCTTTGCTCCTGGCGCAATAGCTAAAGCTGGCGGCATCTTTACTGGAAGTACAACTTTAAAAACACTAGCAGGTACATTGATAACTGCTTCGTCTAGCAGCGGTATAGTTACCATCAACATGGCCTTTGGTAACTTTTTTAAACTTGTACTCACTGAGAACGTCGTAGGTTTTGATATAATTAACATTCCTCCTGAGGCTGCGATGTTCACTTTAATCATCGAGCAAGACTTGGTTACAAATAGATCTGTGGCATGGGTATTTAATCAAGGTACTATAAAATGGGAAAATGCTACTCCTGTAGATGTGACGAGTACTCGCACAAATTTAGATGTGTTTTCATTTAAAACGATAAATTCTGGCAGTGTCTGGTATGCTAAAGCTAATGGTCAAAATTTTGAAGGGGTAGGTACTAGCAATCCTTCTGATGGCACTATTTTGAGTTATGAGACATTATATATTGAAATTGATAATGTTTCTTACACTAACGGAAGCAGAGAAATTCTAGCTGATGGGTTGGGGGGCACTAGACCTGGGAATGATAACTATCCTGCAACATATCCTGGAGAAGGTGCGACTCTTTTTAAGGAAGCTGCACATGCTCAGTTGTACGTGGAAGAATGTGATAGCTATTTTGATAATGGTAGTACTTTGTGGGGGTCTGATGGATCAGGAGGTTATTTAACAATTGATCAGTATCCACCATCTACTAGTACTGCTTTATGTTCTGCGGATAGCAATCAAACATTTTTTAATAACAGCATTAAAGTTGGTACGCAAGAAGTTTATCCAGACGGTATTGGAGGATACGATCTAGGTTCTGTGATCTATATCACCTCTGATTATTTAGGAACTTATGCAAATAACGACCCATTTGAATTTGTTAATAATAGCTGGTATAGTACAGATGCTCCCCCTACTTCTACCGGTAAAGGCACTTTTGGATTATTTCAAACTATAGGAGGTAGTGGTAATTTTTATACAAATAATTCTTATGACTCAGCTACTACTTCATTAGGTTCATGTAACTGGACTTTAGGATATTCTTTAACGGCAGAAACTATTATAGTTTCTGCAGACTATAAAGCTGACGGAAACGGAAAGGTTTATTTAGACTGTGGCAAAAATACCGGGGACATAGTGTATACAGAAACCATACCTTGTGATGCTTACAGTGGCTATCCTTGCAATGGCGATTACAGCGGATATCAGATTACTTATAAATTTGATCTTAACGCTTGGACGTCATCTAGTATTGCAGGTAACGGGCAAGGTTATTTTACTATTGAGGGTGTTAGAACAGCTTAATTTATGTTAAACCTTGGTTTTTGCATAAATTAACTTATAATAGGTATTATCGTTAGCGTATATGAAACAACTCAATACATTAAAACCTAGATTTAAAGGACCTTCAGGTAAAGAAGTTCTATTGCGGACTAGTGTGAGTCATCTGCAATGGATGCTTCAGGGTGATACTGACTGGCAAAATCTGGCTTCTCTGGATGAGTTGGCTCCTAATAAGATGTCTAAGACGGGAGGAGTTTTTACAGGACCTATTCAAGTTAGAAGTATTGTGGAAACTATTGCTATAGTGTCTATCTATACAGGAACTGCTGTATTTGACATGTCGGTAGGTAATGTTTTTAATTTGCAAATGACTGAAGACGTTTCTGCTCTGGATATCGGAAATATCCCTTCTGGAGATGTAGTTTCTTTTACGCTACTAGTCACTCAAAATAATAGTGAAGCTAAAACACTAAATTGGGCAGGGTCTAATATACCTATTAAATGGCCTGGCAACGCTGCTCCCGTACTAACAACTGATATAGGTAAAACTGATATTTATACTCTTCTAACTATTGATCAGGGTGTTTCATTTTTTGGTTTTGTTAGCGGGCAGGTATATTAATTTAACATAACTATGTTAGGCTTTTCTTTTTCAGCTTTAGCGGGACATAAAGAGCCTATAGTTAGGGTGACTAGCTTGGCTAATCCTCCTGCTCCAGATCCTGATGGATTGCCTGTTTTGCAGAATGTGGTTGTATCGGGAACAACAACAACTCAAACGTATGTAACCTGGACGCTAGGCACAGACGACGATGCAGGAGTTACTATTTGCCATGTACAATGCTATAGCTCTCAAGTGGAGGGGGTTTCTAATATTTATGTAACCTCTAAGACAGGAAGAATTACAGCACTTGTCGACTCTTTAACTCCTGGAACTACATACACAGCAAAAGTAAGTGCTATAAGATACGCATCAGGAGGCGCGGAATATTCTTCAGATGGTTGGGCGTATTCAAATTCGTTTTTAACTTTGAGCGTACCTAGTGATTTTACGGGACTCAAAGACAGTGTGTGGTATATAAACGGTGAACCAGCTGCAGGTTTATCTAATACAGGTACTGGCGTATATAATGGAGAATATTATATACAGGGAAATGCTACCGGATTTCAATATGTTCCTAGTTTAGGCTGGTGCGGTATATGGGCGGGTTTGACATACATTGGAGGAAATGTCGCGAACGGACGGTATTATTGCTCTAGCTGCACTCCTGAGCAACTTTGGTTTGTAAATGGTGGCCCAATACAGAATTTATATTTTGTGAATGGAGTAGCAATAGATTATACTCTCGCTACAGCAGCAAGCGGTACGGGTAGTTTTGGCGGTGTTTATTATAGTAATTGGCAGCCATACACAGGATCTGTAAATGGCACATATTATAACTATGGGCAATCTACAACCTTGGATTCTTCAGGCTCAGGCACTGTATCAAATGGAGATACCTCATTGTATTATGTAAATGGACAAAAATTTACAGGCCAAAATACTTCATCAGGGATATTTTACATTAATGGGGTCGCTACAGATCTAGGTCCTGACGGTACAGGTGTTGTGGATGGTAAATACTATTATGGTGGTATGTATGTGGGCGAAGTGGCAAATCCTTACGATTCAGGCCAAACATCCAGTCAGGGTAGCAGGTTTAGCGCAGGAGTTACTTACGCTTAATATGATTACTGAAAAATATATACTAGATAAAATAGCGTTTTGCTTTGCCAGGCCTAAAGATCTAACAGTCTTTTTTGCTATAATTGATCCTGATGTTTGGCCTGGAGAACCACCTGATTTAAATCTACCTAAAGACAAAGATCTCATATGGAGTGAGCCTGTTAATGGAGTTTATTTGATCAACTTGCCGCTGATGGCCATGTTTAAACCTAAGCTTACTAGCATTGAGGAATTGTTTTTAGAAATTATTGATGCTGGTTTTAAAATTCAATCCAATAGATTCACTGTTCCATCTAAGTCAGCTTTACTTTCTATTACCCCCATCACAGACAAACCATCTATAGCCGTAGTAAGTATGTTTTCTCCTAAAGGGCTACGCAACTATTGGGAACAGTTTTTAATTGATACTTTGCTGCCTGAAGACGTTTGCGTAGATGTGATATTTGGAGACAATACAGTCAGCGATGATGTTAAAGTTTGGTTTGATGGGTTTAAAGACAGGATGTCTGAAAAATACCATAAGGTATACAGAATAGACCTAGGTGCCGCACACAGTTTTCAAGATGACATTAACTATCTTGAGACAAATAAACATGCACACGTAGCTAGAACATACTCTAAGTTTATTGGTCAACTAGTAGATCATTACGATTATATTTTAAAAGTGGAAGATGATATGGAGCCTACCCCGGACGGGTTATTGCGATTGTACACGCACATGAAAACGCTTAAAAGCAACAATCCAAAGATTGCTTCTGTGGCTGGTTATTACCCACAAAAAATGGATCCTACTACCGCTTGCATAAGCATGCAGCCAAAGGTTTGGGGTAAAATTCCTAAAATAAAAAATATCAAACCAAAACTATTTAGAGTAGAGATGCAGGGAGGGGGATTTACTCTATACAATACTGAAGCACTTAAAAAAGTTCTTCCATACAGACTAGTTTTTAAAACGCTTTCAGGTAATTTTTATATGACAGGTTGGGACGGATATATCGGTGAAGAGTGGTCTAAGCTTGGGTGGAGGCAGTATTGCGACGGATCAATACTCTGTAACCATCATTATTAGGGAAGGCGGATTAAAAAATATTATAGTGTTCTCGATTTTTTGTTCTGTTTGCGTTATAATAAATGTATCGCAACACAACAAAATAGATGAATAACTATATACTTAAGCCAGATAAAATAGCTAAAGAATTTGAGGACGATCCTTCTAGTGTAAGAGGCATTGCAGCTAGATTGACTTATTGCGGAAGAAACACAGGCAACCTGGTTTATTACAAAGGTATTGAGTCTGTACTCTCACAGGACATACCTGTAGCAGATTGGTTTGATGTCCCTAAAGACGCAGATAATTTAATATTACCTGCAGCAAATCAACTAGGTAGACATACTAACTTAGGAGCGATAGCTAAGTTATGGGAAGGGTTAGACAAAAATGTAGTCACACTTGGGTTGGGAGTACAATGCAGAACAATACAAGATCTTATAATCACTGACGGTACAAGAAAGTGGTTAGATTTTTTAGTTAAAAAAGCTGCAGGCAAAAAGTCTTTTCTAGGTGTAAGAGGTAAGACTACTGAGAAGGTAATCAATGATATCTACGGCTACGAGGCAGCAAGGGTCTGCGGTTGTCCTTCTCAGTTTATTTCTACTCCTGAATTTATACTAAGTAATATAAAGAACAGGCTTGATAAGCCTCTACTGAGTTTGAGCGTTAATTCTGCCGAGCCAGGCTTAAGAATGTTTGATAAATATACTACAGCATTAATAAATGAAATCATTAAATATGATGGGAGTTATATGCTACAAGCTCCCGAGCATAGTCTAGTGAGGATACTTAGGAAAAGCGTGGATGAAGATTTAAGCGAAGGTAAATTGGATTTTGATCCTAAAGATTTACACAACATAGACTGTTCTAATTTCTTTAGAAATAAAGCGACAGCTTTTTTCAATATGGGTGAATGGCAAGATATGCTGCATCGCTACGACTATAATATAGGCTTCAGAATACATGGAACAATGTTTTCTCTAGCCTGTGGTGTTCCTTCCTTTTTGATCAATGTTGATGAACGTACTCGTGAGTTTGCTGAAACGATGATGCTTCCATATACAGAAGATTACAAAATTAGCGACATTGTAGGCTACGCTAAAGAAAGGATGATAAATCATGATTATGAGGGAATGTTAAAAAAGTGGAAAAGTAATGCTCAGATGTTTAGGCAACTTATGGAAACTAACGAGATAGAGCTTTCTAAGCAATTTTTAACTTTTTGGTGCAATTAAATTTATGGATAACTTATATTTACCGATACCAAAAGACTTTGTTGTATCTACATACAGAAAGTTAAATAAAGACATTCATGATTACAATGACATGGAGTGTCGAATACACTACATTGTTATAGGAAAAAAAGAAGGAAGGGCGTATAACATTAAAGATCTTCTGCCTGCAGATTTTCTGGCTGAATCATACGTGGAATATAATGTCGATCTTACTGGCATGTCTGAGCTGCAACTACAAGAGCACTATGTATTGCACGGCAAAAAAGAGCAAAGAATTTATTCTGTAGATTTACCTGACGATTTTGACGTTGAAGTGTATCGCTACATGAATAGAGATATTTTTGATCAAACTGACGGATGGTTGAAGAGACACTATTATCAGCACGGGCAATACGAACAGCGTATATACTCTGATAGGCTGTACGATAAATCTTTTTTTATTAATTACAATAATTTACATGAATCTGCCACATATGCAGATTATTTAAGTGATATTAGACAAATAAAATCTCAAGAGATTTTAGATATAATCAACAGTACTCCTGACTTAGACGGTTATTTGCTGCTAGTGAGTCACGACAATTCAATTTACGGAGCTACTCATTATCTGTATTTATTGTTTGAATACCTCAGGTCTAAAAATTTTAAAGTAAAAATTTTAGATGCTGATTTTAACCCAATGCTTAAAGAAAAGTATGCAGTGAGTGATAGCGATATCTTATACTATAAAAAAGATGCTACGCTGCTATACCATATTTGCGTTAAAGCAAACCCTAGAAAAATATTTTTTAACTCTATGAGTTTCCCTATGGCGGAAGCTGCGAAATACCTTAATAGAGAAAGGTTAATAATTCACAGTCATGAAGTAAGACCTCACTATATATGTAGTTATCCTCCTGATTTCGTAGTAGCCAATACGATAGCTGAGCAATATGAAGAATTACCTAAAGTACAACCTCCCATTATTTCTAATGAAACTTTAAAGCTGATAGACATCGAATTTGCTAAGCAGTCTTGTGTTAAAAATTACTTAGGTGAACTGCAAACTGATAAAATTACTATAGGGATGTGTGGTAGTTTAACTACCAGAAAAAACTATAAGTTATTTATTGAGCTTGCTGAAAATTTAAAGCAGTTTAACTTTTTATGGGTAGGCGGGCATCAGGATGTTGGGGAAGATGTGGATAACTTTTACCATGTCAAAAACGTCGAGTTGCCTTACAGGTATTACAATCTGATGGACTATTTTATACTTTGTTCTACAGAAGATCCTTGTCCTTATGTTGTACTGGAAAATCTTTATGTAGGTAATAAGGTTTTAACTTTTGAGAAAAACATATACACCAGACACGATAAAGTTTTTCTGACTGGACAGTTGTTTGAGTTCCCTGGCGAGATAAGCTATGAGAACGCCTACAAGCATATCGTAGCTAACTGCAAGAGTAAGAAGACCGCAGATACTCTAAATTACGGTAGGGATTATATTCTGAACAATTACGTTAATTTTAAACAGGAGTATCTTGCCACTTTGCTGCATACTTAAAGAAATTAATCTTGTGTAGCTTTTGAGTTTAACGGATACTGACCTATATAGATTCCTGATATGAAAAATGATATAGTTATATATTCTCCTACAGTTACGCACTTAGAAAATCTCAATGTGAGACTTAGCGTCGAGGTTTTAATAGCTGAGGAAAAAAAGATTCTCTGGTATGAGACAGCTAGCGAGTATGAGGCTTTTTTGCTTTCTGAGCGTATGGACGCTTTTTTGGTTGCAGTTCTTCCGTTGGCTATGCGCATCAAAAAAAACATAATTTGTGAAGCACCTGTAACTGAGCAATTTTTACATAATTTAAACCAGTTATTAATACCCCTTCTCTGCAAAGGCGATTCAAGATTATTTCACTCAAAAATTAGTGCTTCTAGTGATGCTTCAAAGTTAATCTCTGCAAATGGTGTAGCTACTGGAATGTCTTGTGGGGTTGATAGTTTACATACAACATTAACGTATTTAAATTCGTCGTTTACATCGATGAATTTAACGCATCTTTATACCGGTAATTATTTGTACGGCAATAAAGGAGCCATATATGATCGCGCAGATTTAGTTGCAAAAGATTTGAATTTAAAATTAGTTAAGACACACACTAATATTTCGGAGCTTTTTAAAGAGTTTAACTTACCTCATGTACCAACCCATTTTTTCAAAACAATCTTCGGAGTGCTATGCTTGAAAAAGTTATTTAAAATTTATTACTATTCGTCTGCTGGAGATTTTGCTAGTAATTTTTTATTGAAAAATAATTCAGACAAAGACACTACCGATATAGAGCTTTTGCTTTTATATATGTTTTCAACGCCAGATTTCCAGCTTATCAGTGGAGGAGGAAGTGTTGATAGATTACAAAAAACAAAAGAATTAATTAATTTTGACCCAGCTCAAAAATATTTAAATGTTTGTTTAAACCCTTATCTAGCGGTTAATTGTGGGAAGTGTGGAAAATGTTTAAGAACTTTATTATCGTTAGATATGCTCGGGGCTTTGGACTTATTCAGAAATGTTTTTAATGTAGATGAATACTTAAAAAACAGGTTAGACGCTTTTATGTTTTTAGTAAAAGGAAATCCGTCGAGAAACCCTTATTTAAGTGGCGTATACCAGTATTTTTTGACTAAAGAACCAAATTTAATACAGAAAGCAAAAAAGCAATTAAAGTAATATGAGTTTGCCTCCTTTAAAAATAGTGTTAAAAACCAAAGATGAAGATTTTTTAATAGAGTCTTGGCTGGAGTATTACAAAAATCTTGTTGGTGAAGAGAATATAATTATTTACGACGACCACAGCACATCGACACATGTGTTGGATACTTATAGTAAGTATAAAAAAGTAGATATCAGAAAGATGCCAAAAGAGTTTGCACATTTTCATGGCTTACATACTTATCTTGAACTGCGCGAGGAGATGAAACAAGCGTGCATGTATTACACTATTATAGACACTGATGAATTTTTGTGTTTTTTTGATCACGATAAAAAAACAATAGATAATTCTAAGGTTTTAGACTTTATATCAGCAAACAATCATCGTGATGTGTTTCCTACCACATGGATATTTAACATGTACCATGGTTCATGTTTTAAAAAACTCACAGATGTCAGAGATTTTAATTTTGAGCTGAGTACAGTTAACGTTGATTTGGGTAAAGCGATTGCTTCTAGCAGTGGCAGGGCAGGTGAAAATATTGGACATAACATTAGCACGGCAACAAATACTTCAAATAAAGTTAAAATGCAATCTTGCCCAGAATTATTATTATTGCATACAAACCATGTTAACTGGGAAAGTAGAATTAAAACTAGAATAAATTTTGCTAGGCAGGCTGGAGTAAAATTTAACAGCCTAGAAGAACTACTTGAGCAAATAAAAAATAAAAGTAAAAAGACATATCACGAAATCGACATCTTTGAGTATTACACAGATAGAGAAAAATTTTTTAATAACAAAGCAGTTAAAATGCAGCATAACCATATGGTAATGACTACCGACGTGCTTAGCTCGTGGAGCAATAACCAAGCCATATCAAAAACATCCTTAACAGACGTTAATTTTGATCTGCGCGAAAAAATTAACAACTTGTTTGAAAGGCAGTTCAACAAACCGGATAAGTTTGATTTTGTTAAAGCTTAATATATCTCTTGAAATTTTAAGTTATGGAGGATAAAATAAATTTTAAACAACCGCAACTACATTTTATGGACTTAACAAAATTAACCTTACAAGAGATAGATCAGCTAATTGCCCGTACAAGAAAAGAAAAAGTGTTGGAACACCACGACGCGTATGTTTCTGCGCTAGCTCCTGAGGTTACAGAGCTTAGACAAAAATTAATGGAAGCTGACAGACTTTTTCTTGCTCCTCTTCTTAAGCTAAGAGAAGAAAAAATCTTAGAAGAAGAAATCAAAAAAGCTCTTGAAGAAAACCCTTTAATTAAAGAAGTGGAAAAAGAGGTTACTGGAAAATCCGAAGCAACGGCTAAGCCTAATGTGTCGGCTCCTTCAGTCAGTACAAGGCGCAATCACTATCTTCTACCTTTACTTAAGAAGGCTATGGCCGCCAGATGTCATACATGGTTAGTCGGTCCTGCAGGTAGCGGTAAATCTACCTTGGCAGCTAATGCCGCAGCAGAATTAAAGATGCCTTATGCTGCACTCAGTGTTTGCAGTCAGACTACTAAAACAGATTTCTTGGGTTATCTTGACGCACACGGCGTTTATAGATCTACTAGCTTCCGCGAGATCTATGAGAATGGTGGCATCTTCTGCCTGGATGAAGTAGATAACGGAAATGCTAACGTATTGGCTGTGCTTAACAGCTCATTATCTGGAGACGAAACATTGTTCCCTGATAAGGTGGTTAAGAAGCATAAAAACTTTGTGGTTGTATCTTGCGCCAACACTTTTGGCCTTGGTTCTTCTATTAGTTATGTCGGACGTACACAGATCGACGCAGCCACACTAGATCGCTTCTTCTTTGTTGAGATGCCATATGATGACGGTCTTGAAGCTCATGTTGCTGGCTTCCCTGGTGTAGCTTCTCCTAAATGGAATGATGGCGCAGGTAAAGTTCCTACAGTTGAATCTTGGTTGGCTACAGTGCAGAAGGTTAGAGATGCTGTGGCTGAGTTGGGAGCAAAAGCAATTATTTCTCCTCGCGCTACCTACAACGGTATTGCACTGATTAAGCAGGGAGTGCCTCAGCAGTTCCTTGAAAAGGGTCTTTTGTACAAGAGCCTTTCTGCTGAAACTGTAGCTAAAATTCGCCAGGCTTAATAGCATGGATACAACTATCAAATTCGAATCTACAGAGGATTTTGTAGATTTCGTAGATCATGCCAGCATGATGGATGTACTCAGCTCAGCCAGATCTGGCTGGGTTGATGGGGCTGTAGCGATACATGACCTATTGCAGAGTTTGTCGTTGTATATTGAACCTGAAAAGTTCTGGAAAGAGTTTAATCCAAATCTAAGTGGGTTGTTCTTTGATATTGGTCTTGTTTGTGCAGGTATTCCTGAATGCTGGTTAGAACCTCAGGATGCACAGAACAGAGGTTCATATGTATCTACTGATCCTGACGAAGAACGTAGAATTATCAACATAGGCTACAATGTTACTACTCCATATAATTTCTCTAAAACAAGCGTTATTGAGCGTGGAGCAATTACTGCCATTCTTGCCTATCTTTTAGAGCAGTCTGGAAGAGCTGTAAGTATTACGCAGTACTGCAGCATATCCAAGAATAATCATAACTTCTACGGATCTCTAGTTGTTAAGCCTGCGGATAGATTATTAGACATGGACTTGTTGAGCTTCTGGCTTGTAAGTCCTGATTCTTTCCGTAAATGCTGGATGCGTGTGCTGGAGGGTTTACCTAATGCGAAGAAGTTAGGTTTAGATAACGGGATGTACGGTAGTCCTGAACCCTTGTACGGCATCGAGCTTTCTGATGTCTTTGTTAGAGGAATCAGGAACAAGGCAGATCTTTGGACAAGACAGGATAGCGTGGATTGGGTGTGCAATTCACTAGAGAAGTTGCAGATTAAATATTTAGTGTAATAAACAGTTGATCTGTTTTAGTTGCTAGGTATAGTCATAGAACTATGCCTACTAACTTACATTGTTTAGGTGTTCCGCACACCGTAACTCACCCAGATTATTCAGCCTGTGCTTTCACGCAGAAAGTACTTAAGTTCTTGGAGATGTACAAGGACGACCCTAATTATAAAACAATTCATTACGGTCATCCTGACTCATTAACATCTGCACATGAGCATGTTAATGTAACAAATAACGATATTCTCCAGCAAACTTACGGTAATTATGATTGGCGTAAAAACCAGTTCAAACACGATTCAGGAGATCTAGCGCATACAGTTTTTAATTCATGGGCGGCAAAAGCTATTATTGAGCGTAAGCAAAAAGGGGATCTTGTACTAGCCTTCTGGGGAGGTACAGCCCAGGCATGTAATGACGCTAATGTAGATGGTGATCTAATTGTTGTTGAGCCTGGTATTGGTTCTGGAGGAGCTTTCGCAAAGTTTAGGTGCTATGAATCGCATCCGTTGAGAGCAGCATTTGTAGGTACTAATGGAGTAGCCAGATGCTATCCTGAATGGTATTGGCGCGTTGTTCCAAATTATTTCGATCTCAGAAATTTTGACACCACTATGGAGCGTGAAGACTACGCTTTGTATATTGGGCGTATTGGGGGCAACAAGGGGCTAGATATCGCCATTGACGCTTGTAAGCGTATGGGTATTAAACTGAAGATTGCTGGTCAAGGTGGGCCTGAGGGGGTAGGGCTTAAGGAATGGCCTGACCATGTTGAATTTGTCGGCTACGCTGATATTGAGAAAAGAAAAGAATTGATGGGTAAGGCTAAGTTCGGTTTCTTACTCAGTATTTATTGGGAACCGTTTGGTGGTACAGCTGTAGAGATGATGCTTAGCGGTTGTGTGCCTATTTTAAGTGATATGGGTGCAATGACTGAGTATTGTGTAGATGGCTTAAACGGATTTAGGTGCAATACTATGGGCGATATTCTTAGAGCTATCAGGCTTGTTGATACTATTGACAGGGATAAGATGATTCAATTTGCTAGAGACAACTTTAGTCTTGAAAACGTGAAGCCTAAGTTTGATCGAGCTTTTGATGATTTTAAAGATGTGTTTGGCGGTAAGGGTTGGTACGAAGATCACAATCGGCCATTGAAAACTGGACAAGGCTTGAACTACCGCGCATTATATGTATAAAAAATCTGTACTTTTTTATACCCAAAATAGATGGGCTTTCGGTCAAATACACCATGCTCTCATTAAGAGATTTTGGGAGCATGGGTATTACTGCCACTTGCTAGACTGGGGACAACATTATAGTGAATTAGATTGGAAATTTTTAAATCTTAAATTTGATATATTTGTAACTACACCGGAAGCAATTCGCGCTTTAAAGTATAACAAAATAGACCCAAGTAAAATTGTATCTGTAGCACACGCTGAAAAAGACATTGTGGGTGGGATAGCCGCGCAAGATGTCAAAATATTTGACGACATTAAATCATTTGGTGTAGTAAATAGTGATCTAGCAGTTGCTGCGGCCAAGCTGGGTGTTGCTAGAATTCCTGATTTGGTTAAAGTGGGGATAGACTTTGATCATTTCTATTTACAGAAATCTGATAGCTTAATCACACTGGGTTATGCTGGTGAAGTTAAGCATATAGCTGCAGATAACGAAGACTGTAAAAGAGCGCATCTTGTGAATACTGTGATGGAGAAGTCTAAAATAAACTTTAGACAACATCAATTTTTCCACCACCTTGCAATGTCCGGGTACTATTCAACTATAGATGCCTGTATATGCTCATCAAGATCTGAAACTGCTGGGCTCCCCAACATGGAGGCGGCGGCGGCTGGAAGATTAGTATTGTCTACAGGTGTAGGATACTTCGATGGTTCTTATGGAGTATTGCTACGCACTCCTGAGAATGAGTTTGTTGAAGATGCTGTTGCAGCTTTAGAGATGTACAAAGATCCTGCCCTATATTCTGAAGCTTGCGAAAAGTCACAGCAATATTCCAGAGATCATCATGATTGGAGTCATCATATTGATGGCTGGTTAAAACTGTTTGCTTAAAATGAATTCAACTAGATATCTAATTAATTGCATAGAGAATAGTGTGCCTGTGTCTTTTTCAAAATACGGAGATGGTGAATATTTTGCGGCTTCTGGATGCGCTGGAGCAAACTGTGACGGTGACAGATATACTCTGAAGCTCAAGGAAGAGCTGATAGATAGTATTAGATATATGGTAGATGTTTCTGAGAATGCAATGATAGGTCAATGGCCTGATGTAAATGTAAAAGCGTTTTGGCAGAGTCTGTGCACAAAGCAAATAAATTGGGTAGACTACCATACAGTGCTTCCATGCAATAAGGATACGCAAGACAAGATAGAGCTATTGAAGGCTGTTAAAAAAAGTAGTTTAAATAAAATATACGTATGCAATCCATTGTTAATTAAAGCACAGCATTTGCTGGATATTAACCACATGGTGCATGTGCCTTTTAACAATTGGTTTGATACTGAGCTATACTCTAAGGTACTGGAAAATACCGTAAAAGCCATAACTAGCAGTAGGCCGAATATAATTATGACCAGTGCAGGTATGGGAGCTAAAGTATTAATTGCAGCTTTAAGTAAACAGTTTCCAAATAACATCTATCTAGATTTTGGATCAGCACTGGACAAGATATGTACTAAAAAAACATCTAGAGGTTGGGAGAGAGATTATGATGCGTACATGCAAGATCTAGCGGACATTCTTCCTAGCGATTGGGATAACCCTATATTCGATAGTGTTTATCTAGCTGCAGCAGAAACATTCGGGAGGCATTTATGAGAAACTGCGTAATTATTACATCTGTAATAGAGCCGTCCAGCGCGCCGTTGAGTTACACAGACAAAAGAAGCGTATACTCTAAAGATGAGAGGTACGTCCAGACTCTCGAGACGCTAGAGTCAGTTAAAAAATATATACCTGACACTGACATAGCTATAGTAGAATGCAGTCCTGTTTCTAAGATGCTGTATGATCTAAGTACAAAAGCAGATGTGTTTTTAAACTTGTACCCTAACGAAGAAATTAGGAAAAACCCTAACAAGGGTGTAGCTGAGGCAAGGATGCTTCTAGCTATGCTGGATATTATAGAAAAATGGGAGTATCAGAACGTATTCAAGCTTACAGGGCGCTATCTTTTAAATAGCGACTTTGACTATTCTCTATGGGACAACAAAAGCATAACAGTTAAAAAAACAAACCACTACTCCGGTCCTTCGATACACACCTTCCTGTACAAGTTCAACAAAGACAGCATCTCAAAGCTTAAGGAAATTTGCAGTTATTTAATAGCCAGCAACGACCCAGCTCCAGTTGAGCAAGTTTTTCATAAGTATCTTTCAGACACACCTCATATTAGCATAATAGGCAATATTGGCGTCACTGCCAGATGGTCTTGCTATAATCACATAGACCTTTTTTAATTATGCAACATTACTATAACACGCTAGGAGAAGATTGGTTTAATTATAGCCAACTGTATGATCGGTTTGCTAGAGAATGCAGCAACGATTCAATTATTGTCGAGGTTGGATCTTGGGTGGGTAGGTCTATTTGCTATCTTGGCGTAGAGTTAGTTAATAACAACAAGCTGCCTAAAGTATATGCTGTGGATACTTGGCTAGGGAGTTCTGAACATCAAAATCATGATATAGTGAAACGAGATGAGCTCTACGCCACTTTCTTAAAAAACATCTCACCTCTGGGAGATTTAATCACACCATTGAGATTAGACTCTTTGGCTGCAGCAGAAACGTTTGAAAACGAGTCTATTGATTTTTTGTTTCTAGATGCTAGTCATTACTATGAGGACGTTAAAAAGGATATTGTTGCCTGGTATCCTAAAGTGAAGACTGGAGGCATTTTTTCAGGGCATGACGTAGATGGCGGCTGGCCTGGGGTGAATAGAGCAATTAACGAGAGCCTAGAGCTGCAGGGTTATATTATACCTCCTCCAGGTAAATGGTTTGAGAAGAAAAAATAACTAAGAGACAGCTTTATCTGTTTCTGGTATAATCAGAGAAAATAACCGTATACGACTATGCCTAGAAAAATTACACACTCTGGTCTTTTAGCTGATAGACCTAACCCATTAAGCGTTCCCAACTCGTATTATTTCGCTACTGACGAGGGTAAGTATTACTCCTCGGAAGGGGAAAACTGGGTCGAGCGTATTGTAGACGTTGATGACCTTGCACCAGATACAGAAGCTTACCTTGCTTGCGGGATTACTCATTCAGGCGCAATTGATCCTATTAAAATAGGCGCTGGTCCTGTAAGCAATTTGAGTGGTGAAATTACAGTAGCAGGTACATCTCAAAATGTAAGCGAAGCTAATGAACATAGGAGGTATTTTATGCTCCAAAACATCTCTGATACCGATATGTATGTAGGTGTAGGTTATACTCCTGAAGTGGGCTTAGGTTTGCTGATTGCTAAAAACGGAGGCACTCTTACATGTGATTCTTTTGTTCCTTCAGAAGAAATCAATGTTATTTGCAGTACTGTGGGTAAGAAGTTTACAGCATTTGAGGCGTAATTATGAGAATATTTAATCCCGCAGCTTCTTCAGGAGGTGAAATTGGCGCAACTGGTGCTCAGGGTCCGCAGGGACCTGGAGGCGGAGGCGGCGCTGGAGGCTTGATGTTTTATTTAAACCAGAACACATCTCCAGACAGTACTACAGGCCTGCCTACAACTAGCTCTGTCGTAACTGGATTTGCAGTAAAAGAATTAGGTAGAATTGCTGACACAGTTCAAACAACCATTACTACCGAGCATTTACCTATTAACGCATTTAATCTTGTAGCCGGGTTTGTTAGCGATGTTCAAGATCCTAGCATCACAACTATCCCTCCTGGGTTATGGGATTTAAATTTCTGGGCTAGCAGCACAGCTAATGCCAATAACCAGACTGTAGTACAGGTCAAAGCATACGTTTATAATGGCACAACACTGGGCGCTCCTTTTGCTATTTCTGATGAGTTGTACATCTATGATCCTACTGTAGTTGCCCAGTATACAGCAAATCTCGTGGTTGGGGCGGGAGTAACAATAACATCCAGCGATCGTATCTATATTGAGATATGGGCCAAGGGTTCATCCAACAACTACACACTCACACTTAAATTTGGGGCAGGTACTCCCACACATCTTCATACAACTATTCCTAGTGTAAGCGGTACAGGTTTGATGAAAATTGTGGATGGTTTACCTCAAACACCTGCTTCACTGATTGTTAATGCTGACATTGCTACAAATGCAGCCATAGCTATTAGTAAAGTTAATTTAAATTATTTTAACTTGTCGATGAATGTGCCTGTTGGTGCGTTAGAAACTATTCCTCGAAATCGTGGGTTTTCTACTTGGTCTACAGTTAGTGGGCAAATATTTTTTACAATGTTCACACCCATACAAGATATTGAAGTTAACTATTTAAGCTTTTTGGCTGGAAACGTTACTCCTACCGCTTCAACAGTGACTGTGGGAATTTATTCTTATAATGACTCAACCGGAGATGCAACAAAATTGACTGAAACAGCTAATATTTCTGGAAGTATAACGCAAAACGCGTTTAATTTAAAGCCAATATCATATGTAAAGTTAATGGGTGGTAATCGTTATGCAGTAGGTTTTTTTGCGACGGGCGGAACACAACCAAGCCTTGCCGGATATAATAGCGGATATGCGCCAGTTAATGATGTTTCTCCTGCTATTGCAAGAAAATCATTTGCATCAAGCTATTCATCGCTTCCTGTATCGATTAATTTAAATTCCGATGGGGCACAGACAGGGAATGTATTTTGGGCGAGGCTGTCTACTTCTTAATTTAGTGGTATAATATATTGATAACCAATCTTTTAGTATGAAGATAAATAGAGTCAAAATTATACCAGACAAAACCCAACTTCCTTTAATCTCGCCACAGATTGTTAAGGAAGTTCAAAAGCAAACTAGGCAGGTGTTCAAGTATACCTCTGCTTTAAAAAAAGCTTTTAACCTTAAGTAATATGCTAGGTCTAAGCAAGATCGCAAAGTCGATGCAGCTTAAAAAGCTGATAGAGGCAAAGCAGATGTCCGACAAACGGGACTATGGAACTAAAAACACCATACTTGCAGACCTACTGAACAACTACCCAAAGCAATTTGAAGTAGACTCCGCATTGAACAATAAGTACGTTGGACTTACCCATAAGCCTAGCGGATTTAAAATTCACGCACCTAGGAATTTAATACCATACGGAATTGAAAACAAAGCCAATCGTGTCAGTTAAAAAAGTGTTTGAGGACCATCGCAAAGAGATGTACGAGGAGTGCAGGTCAATCATTGGAGGCACAATGGTTCTTAAATTAAATGAGGTGCTATATTTAAAAAAGCCTCTTGCAGTTAAACAGACAATAGTTGAATATATTTTAGAACATCATGATTACTGAACTGAACCAAGATGAGATTAATCTACTCATCGACTATGGTAAAAAATGGACCCAGACAGGATTGAGTACTGAGCCTGTCGACATGGACAAGGCTATACTTGCTATTGCAAAAGCGTACACTTTTGCAGGTTTGAATATGCCTAAGGTTTTTCTGGGTCCGTTTAATAACCCTCTAGACTGTGCAAAAGCTCAAGTGTTCATCAAGAACCTTGGCGAAGATGTGGATATAGAGAATGTTAAAGAATTAGATATTCCTCCAGATACAGTGTTCAAATTAAAGGACATTGAGAAGGCGCTAGATGAGCAGATGCATGGGTTTAGTGATAGCTCATGGCTTTGCACATACGACTATGTCAAAGAGGTTTTTGGCGTAGGTGAGCTTGAGGTGTTTGAGGGGCTATTTGAGACTGCAAAAAATGTAGGCTGGTGGGCACCTTACGATAAGGTAGTATTTATTCAGGAGCGCCCATTAGAAGTGCATTTTAACGAGGCTGGAGAACTTCATAACGAGGACGGTCCAGCTATTAAATGGAGAGGCGACAATGATTATATGGACATCTATATAATCAACGGAGAAGTACAGCCTCCTCCAGAGTAGGCCATGTCGGTGACTTCACCGAAATGGTATAAAAGGCTACCCTAACCGGTAGCCTTTTTTTAGCTATCAGGCTTTGCTGATTTGTAGTACAATTAGGATATGGAAAAATCTAAAGTTGCCTCGAAAAAGAAACCCAAGGATCAGCCAAGAAAAGATACTAGCCCAAAAGTATATCAGAGAGAAAAAATAGATTTTGATCTTCATATCAGAGAGCTTCCTTGGACTGAGAAACAGAAAGCGCTTATAGAGCTGGGAGGAAGTAAAGACTGCAGGATCATATTCCTAGCCGGCCCTGCGGGTAGCAGTAAAACACTTAGCGCTGTACGTATAGGATTAGAACTTCTTAATCAAAAGAAAGTTAGCGATCTTGTATTTGTCAGGGCAGCTGTAGAAAGTGCAGACTCTAAACTAGGGTTTCTTCCTGGAGATATTGCAGGAAAATATGAGCCATATATGGGTCCCTTTGAAGACAAGATTGAGGAGCTTCTGCCTGCTGGTGAAGTTAAGCGTCTCAAGGGTGAGGGAAGGTTTATCTATCAGCCTATTAACTTTGTGCGTGGAGCTAGCTGGACAGCGAGGTGTGTAATTATAGATGAGTGTCAGAATATGACTATCAACGAAATCCAGACACTGCTTACCCGTATTGGTAAGTTTACCAGAATGATTCTTTGTGCTGATAGCGCTCAAAGCGATCTACCTAAAGCTAAGCAGGGAGGCTTTGATAAGTGCTTGCATATGTTCAATACAGAGCAAGCAGAGAAGATGGGTATTTATAGCCTAGCTTTTACTAACGAAGATATTATGCGCAGTGAGCTGTGTAAATTTATTGTGCAAACCTTTGAGGATAATCATAACGTATTACATCCACAGCACTAGTATGAAAACACTTGGATATATTTTAATGGGTCTAGGTATTATAGCCTCCAGTGCTATAGGTACACTTGTAGGGTTAATCGTATTAGCTAGAATATTTTTCTGATGAGAAGAGACCTGTGTATATTTGCGATATTTGCCTTCATTTGTCTGAGTGATATATTCCCAGGACAACATGAGGACGAGTCGTATATTATACGCAGAATATATCTGGATGTGTTGGGGGTTGTACCTTTACCTCATGAGGTAGACTGGTATTGCGTATATAACGATAACGGCTATAACATGGCTGTAGAGTGGGTGCTTGCTAGACCTAGAGATAAGTGGACTCCAGGTTGGGATCATATGAGCATAGAAGACATTAGAAAAACTCTGATGTCTCATAATTATAAGCACTTTAAAAAGATGCCACTGAGTAGAGAGCAACTCAACAGGCAGTTGTGTTATATAGCCGGAGAAGAATATACAGGAGATTATTCTACGGTTATACAAGCTAGAGGTAAGCTAATCAAATATGCTCTAGAAGCAACAGACAGTGATGTTGATGCTATTGACCATCTTGCCTACCAGCTGATGAGTAGGGTTACTACCGTGAGTGAAGCCAACTATCTTAAAGATAAGCTAAAAGAGTATAAGCTTAGCGCTAAAACAGAGCAGCTAGCATGGGAGTCTGTTCTAGATGAGCTGCTGGGGCTGGAAGATGTAATGAACAGATAGCTAGCTGTTCATTATAGAGTTATTGGGTCCGCTCAGCTTGCTTCTTTTTTTCCGTTCTGTTTTTACCTTATTCAACTCTTTTGGAGTTAAGATATGTTCTAGAGAAGCGTCATCTATAGGCTTATCCAGATCTACGGAAACTTCTTTTACGTCGCTTACAGGAGAACCACTCACAGGATCTGCCTGATACAATTGGACTCGTTCTGATTTAGTGTCAGGAATAATACGCTGCTCTATTATTTCCGCAGGATCTAGTTCTACGGAAATAGCTATATCAGAATCGTCAGTTACTTTTTTTTTAAGCTGGAAGCATTTTCGTCCTGCATGTTAATCCCCTCGAATTCGACGGGTTTAAGACTAGCAATATAGGCTGCTTCTTCCTGTTCTTTCTTTTCTCTTCTAGCTTCTAGCAGCTTATTCCAGGCTAACACCAGAGTGACTGCAAGAGGATCAAATACAAAGATCAGAGCAAAGATAAAATATCTCACTGCCTCGTCTACAGTAGATCCTGTGGCGGCTGCGATGAACTTAAACGAGCCTACATCTGTTGTGGTGTTCATACCTATCTTCAATTCAGATATATCCTTCTCAATTTCAATGATTCTTTCTCTGTCTTTAGTCAAAGATTCTTCTTTCTGTTTGATCTCAAGATTGGCTTCTTCGATAGCTTTGTATGCCTGCTCTCTAGGCGCTTTATAATTGCCAGCATCTTTGACTCGCTGCTCCTGATCTTGTCTCAGCGTGGTGAGACTTTTGATGCGTTCGCTATATTCAGCTACGCCTGTTTCAATAGCTGTCTTTTCTGTGGTCAATGCTTCAATCTTACTTTCAAAAGTACCTACAGTAGCAGAATGCACCTGATAGGCTCCTGTAAGGAAGCCGAAGATACCTAGACTGGTAACCCCCATAAGAGTCAGCACAGCAATGCAAAGATATGTCTTCAGCAGGAAGCTGATATGCTTCCAATAGGTATGCAGGAAACTGGCTGCGACCAGCTTACCTATCTCAAGGCTGCTGGCCATAATCCCGATTGCCAGGCTGCTTCCAGAGAACAGAACAATAAGCCCCTTGATGCTGAAGAAGGCCGCGCACCCGGCCACAAACAAAGCACTAAAAGCGACAAGTATAATGAATAGCATATTACTATTATAATACTATTATTTTTTAGTGTATACACTAATTATACCCCCCCCCTGTGTAACCGGCTAGTCTTGTGGTATAGTAATTTGAATCGGAGGTTTATAGCTTTTGATTCAAAGTTTGCCGAAAGGCATTTAATTTCATTGCCGTCGCAGCCTCCATGCGATGGTAAACCTAACCTGGAGGCATAGAGTATTTGAAAGTTATGTTTGGAATTATTTGCAAAATTAACGGGAAAGAAGCTTTGTATAACTGCGCGCCGTTCAGGTCTCACGATGTCGCATCGTGCGAGGCGGACATCTTAAATGAGATGTACCCAGAGAATAAGTATAGTGTAATTGATTTATGGGCGGCGACGACAAATAAACGTAGCTCGGGGGGGAAAAAATCCCTCCACGCACAAATCCACAGACTAATGAAGGCTAGCGGAGTAGTTTATTACCTTGCCAAATTTGGTGAGGGCATAGACTACAACTCCCACGGTCAGTGGGGCATGATGTTCGCGCACGAGATTCACAAGAAGCTCGTTGACGCGGAACATGTGGTGACTGGTTACACACGAAACCATGCATTCCACAGGCTCGGCAGAGGCTGCGCCAATCGTGGAGCAGAAATCTACTGGAGTTGGTAGTTCATGCGCACATCAGGGTTCAATTCCTTGATGTGCGCATTTTTTTAGCTATCAGACAAAAAGAAAGCTGGCCTGGATTTCTCCAGACCAGCCGTCTCGTTCGCAACGACTAACTAATACTAAACAACTGCTTTGATATCTGGATTCATAATCTCCAGCTGTAGAATAGGAAAGCCCAACTCTGGATTATAGTCAAGCTTGGCTCTCACTACATTCTTAATTTCTACCATTTTACCAAGACTTGTCGATACAAATACTTTGGTATCTTCGGTATTTTTTCCAGGAACAAATGTAACATTTCTCTGAGAGGCAGCTACGTTTTCTTCTTCACTCTTGGCTATCCAATCCTCATACAACGCTGCAGCGCAAGATTGCTTATTTTTAGCTTCAGCAGCTTTATGATCTTCATATGTAAACTTCTGAATATCTTCCAGCCATTTCTTCATTTCTTCGATAGTCATATTGAATCCTGCAATCTTAAGTTCAATGTCATCGTTGATCTGCTCTTTCGGGGCTTTGGTAGTTTTGATTGTTTTGCTCATATGTTTGTTAGGGTTGTTTTTGATAAGTGCCAGTTTCACAATAGTCGTAAAACCTTGCAAGCAAGTGCAAAAAGTCACTCAGTCTGTTAATATATTTAATCAGCAAATCTCTGCAAGCATATTCTTGATTAGCTTTTTCTGTATCTACTAGAAACACTAAAGCTCGTTCAGCTCTTCTGCAAATTTTAGAACTTAGATCTGCTCTAGCTCCTTTTTCTGAGTTGCCATATAACACCCAGCCTTGCTGATCCAGTTCTTTCATATCCTGCAGAACATCTACTTTCTGGTCAAGTAAATCCATGTCTGCTTCTTTTACATAGTCATACTTCTCAACATATTCTTTTCTTTTTTCAGGTTCAGAAACAAGCTCACCCATGAAAAGGGTCAGTGAGTGCTGTATAGTTTCCAGATATGCTCTGTAGCTGTCTTGTTTATCTAGTGAAGCTTTTAGAAAACCTATGGCTGCATTCAACTCGTCCACATCTCCAACCAGTTGAATTCTATAATCTTGTTTACTTACTCGTTTACCAAACAACAAGCCAGTTGTTCCTTTGTCTCCTGATTTTGTAGCAATACGCATTCCTATATATGATCTTCTGCAGTCAGAATAATCAAGAGGTTTTATGGTATAATATTATGAAGGCTAGTTAGCCTTTTTATTAAACAATACAACAATGAAAATATCGCATGACAAAATCGCAATGGTCGTATGTAAGGAGTACAAGACGTTCCAGGATGTGTTTGACACCGAGGACTACGAAGACGTTATATCCTATCATGAAGCTGCAGATCTCCCTATTGAGGAGATGACAAACATGATGAATTATTTGAAGAGGCATATTGAAGTTGCCTCTAAACCAGACGAGTTTGATCAACTTGTGGTAATGCTGGATGATTACTATTATCCTAAAATGGCACCACTGGTGAACCTCACACCAGAAATGGGTCCAGTGGCCTTTGGTCGTTGGAACAGCAAGAAGAAAAAATTCGTCAAAACAGGATACCTACAATGACAACATCTGAAGGGGCCGATGGGCCAACGTTTGTGTTGCCCACTAACACAAATCCTCCAAGAGAGGAGCCTGAGGAGTGGGTTGTCAATATAACTGAATCTCCATGGAGATTGATCGGTTTTAATGACAGTGGCATTTGGAACAGTAGAGGGCAGCAAAGACACAGTTCAACCAACGAGGAATTACAACAGCAGCTCGCCATGTTGAATAGAGTTCGCTAACCCTTGAAATAGAAAAAGCCTGGACCCCAAAAGGAATCCAGGCTTTTTTTTAGCTGTCAGAGACTAGTCGATAGTACAAGCTCCGCCAGCACATGCAATTTCACCTTTGAAATCAGTGTTGTCTTTTCTTTCTTTGATGTCTTCGAAGCTGAAGTTTTCTGCTATTTGAGAAAACGCTTTATCCAGGATTTCAAATACTTCCGGATGCGGGGGCTGGCTATAAGGCAAGTACTTATAATCTCCACCGTCATAAGGAATAAGACTAATCCCATAATACGAGTCCTTGTTTTCGATCATCCACTTCTTGATCGCCTCTTTTTCGTGTTCATGATAGTTGATTGTAAGGCTGATGTTGTGAGTGTTAACACCTTCGACGTGACCAGGCACAATCCAATTATCGTACAATTTTTTAACACGCTCAAGACATTGTACGGCAGTTTCTTGAGATCTGAGTAGTGTGGTGTCATAGAGTTTTACAGGTACCTGCATGATCATGTCGTTGCTGTTGAAAGGATCATCAACAACAAAGGCAGGAAATCGCTTGGCCAAGGCCTTAGCAAGAGCGCTGAACTTATCCATGCGCACTCGCCTAATATATCTGATCTCATGTCCCGCATGTACGCCCGCTGTGGTTCCCAGCCAGCTGCTGCTTGTGCCGCTAGGTTTGGTTGTAGTGATTCTCCTAGCTGGCTTGATGCCGAGCTTAGCTGCCCACTCTCTATTAATTTCGACAGAAAGTTTTGCTCCGTCTTGCAGGTTTTCATTAGTGAGAATTTGCTGATTTTCAGCCTGACCAGTGATCGATACACCGAGAAGTGACTCGTCCTCTGCATTTTCTTTCCATCCTGGGTGAACATATTTAAAGTCTGTGTATGATGCTTGTAGGGTTCCTATGATTGTAGCAGCTTCTACTGCTTGAAGCCACTCTTCTCTAGAAAAGCATTTGGCTGCGTTGATTTCTGTCAGGTTACATACTCCTCGCGACTTCAATGCAATTTCATGGCAAGGGTTAAAGCCGAGGTCATCGCTGTCACCAGTAAGCGACAACCCCGGCTCAGCTTGCCCTCCGTCGAAGCATGCCTGTATGATATAAGCGGCTTTGCTGGCAAACTCAGGATCGTCTTTTCTTAAGACTGCACTGTTGTTTGCTCTTGCTAGCTCTGGGTATTTCTCCCACCAGTTGCCTGCCTTGCAGTGAACAAGCTCTTGTTCATCTGCATCAAAAAGACTAATCAATGCACCTCTACGTACTCCACCTACAACAACGCAATCTGCTACAAGACAGCAGATTCTATGACATTCAAAAGGAGTAAGCTTGCGTCCTTCAGATTTCCTAAGAATTGCTCTTACGTTTGCATGCATCTTGATCAATGCCTTAGGTCCGCTAGATGTTCCTCCTGTACTCAACGGACTGCCCATAGGGCGAATTTGAGTGTAGTCAAATTGAAGGTCAGGATTGGTAAACAACGCCACTAAAGAATCACACCAACCTTCTGCAGAATCTTCGATGATATATGGAGCCACAACAAAGCCTTCAGGTACAAGGTCTAGCTGTGATACATGGCGCTTCTTTACACTGAAGCCTACCCCCGCGCCGCTCATACTCATGTAAAAAAGATCAGCGAAGTCTTTTACAGAAGTAATGTTTAGGAAGCTGCAGTTGTACATGCGGTTGTGTCTACGCTCAATAGCCTCACCTGCAAACTGAAAGCTCCTCATGCTAGGAACTACCCTGCCAGCAAAAACCTGTTCATATGCCTTTGAGATTTCTTTCTCAAGATTTGGAAACTTCTTAACATGCATATCTAGGTTACGCTTGATAGTTTCCTCTTTGGTTTCTCTTCTCTGTTCTTCAGGAAGATACTTTGCATAGGTGCGATAGTGAACGATTTTTGATAGAAATTCTTTACTCATATTGTTTTTTATTTGTTTGTATAGGTTTACCTAACCTAACATTTATAGTACCAAAATAACTGTTTAGCCTACAGAAAATTAGTTTTCGATACGATATATTTATATCTTGCCTTATCTCTGTCCAAGTATATAGGGCTGACTTAACGACAATTGCCTGATGACTATTCCCATATCCAGGGCTCTAGTCAATGAAGAATGATCTCTATGGTAGAGTTGGTCGTAGATTACTTCTTTCACACCATGTTCAGCTATGAGATCTAGGCATTTGCTGCACGGAAGCATGGTCACATAAAGATAGTGAATGCTATCTTTTTCAGCATATTTCAAGCAGTTGAATTCTGCATGTATGACAAAAGGTCTGCGTGCATCTCTATCAGACCAATCTAGCTCTACTCCAGGCAGAGCACCATTATACCCTGTGGCTATGGTACTTCTGTCTTTTCTAAATGCTGCAGCTCCTACGCTGATGTAAGGGTCTGGAGATCTTTGACTTGCTGCATAAGCGAGCAGCATTCCGTATTCATCCCAATTTGGACGGGGCTTTTCTGAATTATTCATGAGTGCTTACGCTAGCACTTCGTAAGCAGCCCTGCAAAGATTTTTTAGCAGATGTTCCATTTCCTCGTCATCTACTCTATCAAAGTTATGAAACGTTGGACGCTCGCCATCGAAATCAACTTTAAGCACACAGGAGCCATCATATACGATGGTTATCTGGTCTGTGTCTGTATTATAATCAAATTCGAATGTCATCTGCGTTGTTGTGTTTTGAATAACTTTCTAATAATATATCTAATATGCCTAGTTCTAAACAAGAAAAAATAACTAAACTTAAGGAATATTTTAGGAACATGCGTTTGGACGCATCTGTGATGGGAAGGACTCTAGGAAGCTCATCTTCATATGTTTCGCCTCAAATAATGCTAGATACCACCAAGAAGCTGCTGGATGTGTTTGGTAGAAAGGTTGAACCTGATGATCGTGATAACGTCATCTTTTCCAAGTTTATGGGGCCTGAAGATCATATTAGAGAACATATTGAGCATGATGCAGGTAAGATTCAATTTAAAGCAAAGTCTAAGCTAAGACAAAAAAGAAACCTGTCATGGTTGCATGCAGGCTTCTTTTCTCCTCAGGTAAAATCTGTTTTTGTAGGTAACTCATTAAGTCAAAATATTGAGGGTGTAAATCCGATGGAGCAGTATATGCTTGCACATAAAGTTACCAAAATGGGTGAGGGCGGTATCGGTTCTACTGAGGCTATTCCAGAATCTTCTAGAGAGGTAAATGAGTCTCAGTTTGGTTTACTTGACCCTATTCAAACAGTAGAGGCAACGACCATCGGGGTAGTAAATTTTTTCGTACATAATACCAGAAAAGGTACTGATGGAAAACTTTACAGACAGGTAATTGATAATGCTACTGGCAAGCCTGTATGGATTGATCATCATGAGTTTCTTTCTTCGGTTATAGATATTCCTGAGCATTAGTCTTTTGTTACTGGTCCCCACTTGCCTACAGGACATTTTTCTGTGGCTAGGTGCAGCTTTGCTGAAGTGCATCCGCATTGCTTGCATTTACCCATACCCATGTTTCCATCTTTATCCCAGAATGGGCAGCTATCGCAAATACTTTTTCGAAGCTCGTAAACTTCTTTAGTTGCTATAGGCATTCCGTTAGACACCCAATTTTTCATAGACCCTGCAAAGTTTTTAATTGGGCGCAGCACTGAATTGTCCACCTCAGTATCAGGAGTATCAGGTGAAGCTTCTTCTACTACTTGCAGCGTATTGCCCGCAGCTTTCTCACTATCTTTTTGCTTGTATTTAGCTACAATCATGTCTGCTTTTTTTCTAGATACAATGAAGACGTCATCAAGCCAAACACCTTCAGCTTGTATCTCTTCTGCAAAGTCTGGTGCATGCAATTTATGCCTCTCCATAAGTTCTCTAGGGACATGCACGAAAGATTGCGCTATTTTTTGTTCAGGATGCATATGATTAGGGGTATTTAGTGTTATCTAAGGTGTAATCGTATTGATATGTATTTTTGTTAGCCCCAATTTCACGGTCAGGATTTTCTTTTGTGCCGCAAAGTTTTCCTAGGGTGAAAGAAGGAATATTGCAAAAATTATTTTTAAGACCTATAGCTCTGGAGTTGTAGGTAAAATAGTCAAATCCAAATGTCGGTATTTTGAAGGTGCCTGTGTGATCGTCATCCACATACAAACTAATATATTTTGGGTCTTTGCTTGTGGTTGCTTCTGTTTCTGTTTGCGGAATTTTAATGCCGACGTAGCCCGGAAAAAAGCACATAGTATCCTCTAAAGGAGTTACCGCTCTTAGTAAGTAAAATACCTCACACGCACCACTAATACAAGTCACATCTTCTGCAGTTAATGTTACTCTTTTTGTTATTTTTTTAATTGGTCTTTTTGCGTAATACCAATCATATACATCCTTACACTTATTAGTATCTTCTACAAACTTATATATACCAGTGCAGTAGTTAGTCTCTCCATCATGATATTTTTCTACTTCTAAATTATATGTTTTTAAACAATCCGTACAACAGCAGCCTTTCAAGAAAGAAATTTTATCGCATCCTCCTTCTTCTGACGACCAAACAACGTTATCTCCACTATGTTCAAGCGTTTGGAAGACGTAATAATATTCGTACCACCACCAGTCAATATTACCCTCAGAGTCGCCGTCTTGAGGACCAGGCATGTAGCCGTGGCAACTGTAAGCATCTTCAGGAGGACAAGAAGTCCATGAATCTGTGTTATTGTCTGGTCCGTCGCAATCTCCGGAAATTTCAAAAACAGCTCTTTTTTTAGTTATGCGATCATATTTGCAAAAATCATCTCTGCCATCATAATATTGTCCGTTTTTTTTAGGAATTTCCAGCAATTCATATATCTCATCAGTAAGTTTTGAGGCATCATTCTCGAGCTGTTCTTTTTGTTCCTTTGTCATAGGGATCCTATAATCACTTACCAAGTTAGCTGCAGCGCTCGTAAATGTTGAAGATCCTGTAGCCCCTACGATGCTACCTGAACCGTCTATTATGTAATAACCAGTAGACCCGTAACTGCCAGAAGGGCCTGAAGATCCCACGGGTGCTGACGCGCCTATTACTCCAGAAGATCCATCAGGTACTTTACGTAAAAAGTCATAAATAGACTGAGCCTCATTTATTTTAGGTAGCACTCTAGTTAGGTTGGGTAGCATTTCCTCGTGGGCTTGCTGGTAATTTTGAACAATGACCATTTCAATAGGCTGAAACCTGGTGTTTGATGGATACCTTATCTCAATTTCTATCTCACAAGACCAATCTGTATTTTCTTTATGACTGATTGGGCATCCGCACGTCATACAATCCTGGTACTTGTCTATGACAATTGTAGGAGGTATAGAAGGATCGTATGAATCAATTATATTAGAAACTCCTCCAGTGTTTTGTCCCCAGCGGTTAGGTGGGAGTACATTTGTAGCTCCAGTACCACCAATTGTGTAATCGGGTCCACCGTAAGAAGCTCCACTGCTTCCACTGCTTCCACTGCTTCCCGGGATACCGAAATACCAACCTGTGGCTCCGGTTGGTTCAGTGCCATCTATCCTTCTTCCGTCTGCATCATACTTTGGTTCTATTTTTGGTCCGCAGTATTTGCAGTCTGCAAGGTACAAGAGATTTTTAAAAAGAGCAGTAGCTCCAGTACTGCCTGTAGATCCTCCTGTGGCTCCTGTGCCTCCAATTGTATAATCTATTATTCCGCTAAATGATGAGGCGCCTGTCATAGTCTAGGCAATATTTTTGGGTACACCAGCAAAAGGATTATCATATCCGGTGGCATTGTTCCAGGGAGGAGGAGCCTCGGTGGATGCTCCTGAAGTTCCTTTATTTCCTGTAAAGCTGGTGGCTCCCACTGAGCCGTAAGCACGAAACTCCTTTTTATCTTTATCATAAAAGCCAAGCTTACCATCCTTCATTGTAAATGTTGCGCTAGCTCCTGAAGAGCCTTCATACCAATTAGTTTTTGTGGGTTCAGGAAATGCTAGAGTATAGAATATTCTTTTTTTACCCTGACCATCACACATCATGATTGGATACCACTTAGGTTCGGATCCGGCAGGCACGATAGGCATATCCCACAATTTTCCGTCAGCTCTAGCTATCTGCATGTTTTTAAGGCCTGTTATTGTGCCTTTACACATATCAATCATCATGCCGTTTTCTGTACAACATGGATTTTGTGCAGGATATATGTTGTTTACAAATAGATCACGCAGCTCGATAGCAAGTCTTTTTCTTCTATTAGGTCTTACAAGCGCACCGGTGGCTCCCCCTGTATGTGCGACCCATTTTCTTTGCGCAGCACTCCAAACCTGGCCATGAGGCGAAACAGGTTTATCGTCTACGCATCCAAAATTACACCCACCATTACCGCTGCTTATTGTCCCGCCAGCACCACCTCCACCACCTCCACCACCACCTCCGCCACCACCTCCGCCACCACCTCCGCCACCACCTCCGCCACCACCTCCGCCACCACCTCCGCCACCACCTCCGCCACCACCTCCGCCACCTCCAGAATCAGTTCCTCCGTTACCTGCGCCGTCACTTCCGCTAGTTCCAGGTAAACATCCTCCAGTTATTGCATTGCCGCCATAAATATCTCCAGCGCCATCTTCATTGTCGTCAAAATCCATGAAAATATCGACATGCGGAGTGGCCATTAAATATACAGATTTACCACAACCGCGTGGAGTTCCTGGAGCATTTTCGGCTACTGCAGAAACTTTAAAACAGCCACGACCAACGCTGCCGTCAGCTCCATATATGGTGATTGTACTTGCCTGTTTAGGTTGATAAGGAAAATCTAAGTAAATTTCAGAGCATAAATCCGTATAGTAATTGTTACGGATAAGACTTCCACATGCAGGATATTCGTAATTAGTTGTATCACTTACCTGCTGAATTGTAGGTGGTGGAGAATATTTGAGTCCTTGAACTCTCTGCCTACCTACCACCGCTCCTGCAGAGTTTACAAAGCTAATATTTAACTCTCTCAGTCCATCAAGAGTTACACCTGGTACAGCACCATGAATACCGTATACATTACCATTAAGTACTGCATCATTGTATTTAGCCACCGCCACAGGGTCATTCTGAAAATCAACAGGCAATGTAAGTGAGACTAGTTGTTTAACTTGGTACCAATTAGTCTGATATTCTATCGGATATGTGGGACATGCCTGGATTTCCATATCTCCTCTTATCTCTACACCACATACAGGATTTTCGTCAGTAGTAGGTGCAAGTATGGAATATTTTGGCGTATGCTCTTTTACTGCGCGACCATAGATTGAGCTTTTATCAGAGTACCGTAATTCTTTACAACCTGGATTAGGTATATTGAACTCGATGTCTCCATCAAGTTCCAAACTGCAATCAGGAGCACCATTTCCTTTAGCAAGCGTTATAGGTTTATTTATTTTAACATATTTAGAGTCGCCAGTGATGCTTACCTCTCCATCAATAGCAACATCCGAACATGCCTCAATTTCTGCTGAATAGCTAAAATCAAATCCACAAGAATTTTTATCATTAACGTTTAACGTAGACTTTTGTTTTTTAACAACTTTTCCTGTAAGATTGATTGCGTTGGTAGCTTGAAATTCTTCACATACATCTGCGTTAAAAAAACCAGTCATTGTCAATTGACATGGATTTTGATTGATTGCACTCAACTCAAGATTAGAACCTTTGAATGCATCTGAAAACTGTATGTTATTATTGATTGTGTAATAGGGACAACCGTCATACTGAATATCTCCTACCAGGGCGACTCCGCAATCTTCAACAGTAACTAAATTTAAGCTACCGGATAATGACTCTCCAAAGTTAACTGCAGATTCTGTGATTATCCTATCGCAGGCTTCAATATCAAATTTACCTGTAACTCTAAGACTGCAATCATTAGGCGCATCGTCTGTTAATGCCTCATCATCTGACGAGCCTGGCTTTACTGGCCCGCTAGCCTCAATAACTAAAAAACTGTTCTTTGCTGCCAGATGTAAAAACTGAATGTCGGCGCTAGCTCCAAACTTTTCGCACGCAGGAAAGGGTTTTACTGGAGGCGGGTAATAGGTAGGCGGAATACCTAGCGTGTCAGGAAATTCATATGTACAAGAAGGCTCTAGATCAATTAGCGGAGTTTCAGGTAATGTTAATGTAAAAGTAATTCCAGGAGGTAGAGCACAATCGCTTGCTTGTGATGTTGCAGAGCGAGGAACATATTCCGCAAAGTACTTTGGATCATCTTTGCCTAGGTTAATTGAATCTGGATCTATTTCTAAAGACATTAGAGTAATCTATTGAAGATGGTATAGAAAAGCAATGTTAAAGGACTTATAATCATTGCTTCTACTGAAAGGCTTGAACAAGAAGCCATAAAGCCAAGCCAAAAACTTACGCAAACAGGACAGATTAAAAGTCTGACAATAAAACTTTCTGAGTAGTATTCATTCAGAAAGTCTGTGTATGTGCCGCTGTATCCTTCTTTGTGTACATTATTATAATCAACAACATGAAAGAATCTATCTAATCTAAACAAGGTCATGTATTCTACAAACGCATTTGTTCTAAGCCAAATGAGTAAGAGATAACCTAGAAAGAAGGATACAGCTGCAATGCGCATACTATCCGGCTTTTTCCAATTCAGTGATACGCTTTTCCAGCTCTAGAAGTAGATTGCGCTGGGCTACTGTAGCAATACGCATGCTTTGAAGCCTATTCAACTGATCTGTAAGCTTACGGATATTTTCATCCTGCTCAGCAAGATTGGTATCTGCCTGCCTAAGACCATCCGCCACTAGCAATAGTGACACATGTTTTTGATCTACGTCTGTTTCAGTTACGATTGGTAACTCTACTCGCTGTGGGGTTTCTGTTTCTGTACTCATTGTGGTTTCTGTTGTTTGTTGTGGTTCCATTACTCTAACGCATTGTTGTCGGTTAATAATTCTTTGATCTCTGCCTGGATGCGCTTTACTTCTTCGTTGTGGGCTTTAACCACATCTCGTTTGTTTCTTTTAGCGACTTCCAGATCAATTACGAGGTTGTAAATTTTCTGTTCCTTAGTTGTTTCTTGTTCAGGCATAATGACTTATTGTTTTGAGTAGTTGCTACTCTTAATAACAATACGACATACTAAAAAAGGCTGCAAGGGATTTTAGCAAAAAAAAAGACGCAGCTTTTGGCTGCGCCTCTTTTTATTCTAACTAGATATTCAGGATTAGACTGTGCCGGTAGCTCCGGTAGAGCCCTTGACTCCTGTTGCTCCAGTTGCTCCAACTGCTCCGGTTGCGCCAATGATGTTTTCATCACCAGAAGCTGTACCGCCGCTTGCTCCAGTGTTGACTGTCACCTTAAGCAAGTCGCCTTGGGTAAGGTCAGTGCCTGGACGCCCTGTACCACGCACGTATTCAATCACATAGCTGATGTCTTTTTTCTCTGTAGCTCTTAGTGTTAATGGTGCGCTAAGATCAGTGCCAGGAAGAACATAAAGTTCTGCTGGGTTAGTTGTGTGAACAATAATGGTAGCTCTGATGATGTCTCCAGCGGGTACATCAGAAAACACAAGCGTGTCTCCATTAGCATAATCGAGTTCATCAATTACACCGTAGCTAACCTGAAGCTTCTCATAGCGAGAGCTCTTCAGTCCACCCACGTCTTTAGCTGTGGGTGTTCCTGGCACATTTACTGCAACTTTCTTAACTGAGATATTTTTAGGCATATATATTTTCTATTTAGTTGTTTTTGTTTTAACAACAGAAAGCCATGACGCAACAGGAACAATTGTTCCCAGAGGATCGCGGATCTACTCCATTGCTAAAAGTATTATTGCAGATCCTTTGGAGCTAGTCAACAGCTATCTAAATCGTTCTTTTAAAGTGCCTAGATGCTTAGATCTATCATGAGCGTTTCTGCCTAGGATGTTGTAGCGGCGATAGTAATTTTTATTTGTGGTGAGCCTTTGAATGGGTGCCCTCCTAATCTTATGTTCAAGATACACCTCACCATTCCACACGTTTGCCTGTTTGTAGTAATTGTCGTCGTACAATACGTCCAGCAGAAAGCTTACTCTAGCTGCGTAAGCGCCGTCGTCAAAAGCGTATAAGTTTCTGTTAGCAAAATCACTGCTCTTTGTGTCTGTGACAGTGAAGTTATTATCAGCATATATAGGCTCTCTAGATACATTCAAATCTCTAGGAGTTGTTTCAAGGTTAAGCATGTCAAAGTCTTCATGCTTAATAAAGTCTACCAACTCTTGATCTATATCTTGAAGAGTCAGGCAATCGTCTTGCAGAAAAATTACATAGTCATAGTTGTTTTTAGCGATAAGCTCTAGAGATCTACGAAAAGATTCTGGGTATGAGATTTCCTGGTATCTTATAGTTTCCAGGTTTTTAATTTGCTCAAAATACCTGCCGCCTAACAGCTGAGCAATGTAGGGTTCTGAAGAATTGTGGAAAGCGTAAAAAGTAGAATCAAACTGATTCCTAAAACTGATATCACTCAGGTCTTTATCTCGATATTCAAACAGCTCTGCTCTTTCGTCTGAATATGTTTGTGTAAACGAGCAAATCTTTCTCATCGCTAGTCTGCTCCTACAAGAATACCATACAGCTTATCTATCTCATCACCGTTATAGAGCATTCTGTTAGCATTGTATATTTTCTCTCCCCACGCGGCTTTCATTGTCCCATCTGATATTCCTAGATCTTTTAAAACTCCGTAAAGTTTTACCTGCGAGTTCTTGATCATGATGATAAAGATCTGTTTGTCTGGTAGAAACATAATTCTAGCAGACTGCCCAGTTCTGGCCTCTGGATTGATGTGCGACTCTGGAATACCGTCTTGCCTAATCCTAGAATAGATACCTGGCAGCAATCTCTGCTGATTTACATTCTCATATTCTGAGCCGTTGTATATCACAGTATTGTGATTAGTTACATAAGGTACATGCGCAATAGTCGTACTCTTTGTTTCTACAACTTTACCTGACGGTTTGTGTATTAGCTCTACAGTACCCTTTAGAGGGACAGTAAGATCTTTTTTCTCTAGTACAGCTTTCTTTTGTTCTGATGTGGTAATCTTATGCTCTCCAATACTTAAGTTCTTTACATTAAGTTTGAAGTCTTGCGTTTCAATTGCATTTAGTTTTTTACCAAAAGCATCTACAGCTGTATTGAACAGCATCTTTCGCAAATTAAACGGGTCATATAAATTGCGTGTGTCTTTTGGTGGCTGCATAGATTACTCTTTCATCAATTTCTGAAGATACGCTTTGTTCTGCTCATCTTCAAGAAGTTTTGCCATCTCAGGATATTTAGATACAATCTCCAGTTCTTTTTCTTTTGATTGTGCGGCTTCCTGCTGCTTGCCTACCATAACTTTATCGATAAGCTTATTCGCCAATCTTGTTTTTGTAGCGTTACCAATAGCGTCAATCACTGCAGCCTTTTTTACGCTTCCATATTTAAGTGTGCTAGGAGATGACAAAGAACCAACATTGCCATGATAGTCTAAAAGACCTGGAAGTCTTGACTGCCCTCCTATGTTGATGTTTATGTTTCCAGGACCTCCTTGCCCAAATGGTCTTTTTTTCCTTTTACCAAACAGCGCGTTAGCGCCCATGAGTGCAGCACCTATACCTAGAGCAGGCATAGCGTACTGACCGTACTCACCTAACTGGTTTTTAAAAAACTCGTTTCCCTTATCCCAGCCTTGAGATACCAAATTCTGAATATATGGAAAATAACCGCCCGCAGCAGCAGCATTTGATCTAATATTTTTTAGAAAATCAGCACCTTGCTCTAAAGTGCTAGATAATGGCGCTTCTTGTGATTTTGGGTCATTAGTTTGTGGATTTAACTTTCTTGTGACCTCACCAGCGACATCTGTAGCTCCGCCGACTGTGTCTTTCACCATTCTTCCAGCAGCTCTAACACCTTTACCAAAATCAGTTCCATACAATCCTGCGGCACCTAGCGCTGCTGCGCCTGTTGCTTTTGGATAACTCTTTGCAACGCCCTTTATAGCGCTACCCATGTTACCTAAAGAATATTTTGTAAAATCTACAACGGGTCTAGCTAGCCTGCCGATGCCCTGCCAATTGACGGCAGCATTTTTCTCAAACTCTTCTTGTATCCCGCGTTCTAGTTCAGTGATATCTAATTTCATATTATACGTAAGGTTGTAATTCTACTCTTGTTGGCATTTTTTCTTCCATATACTTGTCAGGATTTTCTCTCATCTCTTTTTTCAGCATATAGGTAAGATATGCTGAACCTGCTGCAGATCCTAGCAATCCTGTGGATGCTGCATCTAACGCATTGTTTATTGGGCTGGCTGCCATGAGCTTTTGTCCTATAGCTCCCAGTGACCTGCTTACTGAATCGTCAGAGATATCTACATCGTGAAGATTGTGGCGAGCAGTCTTATCAAATAATGCTGCGTGAGCTATACCATTGCAGAAGGCATCAATGCATGGAGTTTCAGCTTCCATATCTGAGGCTGTTTTGATTCTTGATAGTAAATCAATATAGTCTTTTTGTGCCTGCATAAGCTCTTGCTGTATTTGAGCTTTCTGCTGCATATAATAATCTTTTTTAGCTTCTCTAAAACCTTCCTGTCCGCCGATTAGCATGCGTGCTGGATGTCTGCTTAGTGTATTGACTGCACGACCAATCATCCCCACATTTTCTTCAGCGTTTTTATCGCTAAGCATCATGTTCCTGAACCTTGCATCAGTGAGCATGTCTTCTCTGTTCTTACGATCATTCATCATGGTTTCGCGATCAGAGCGCTCTATAGCTTTGTCAATATCTCCGCCGACAAGTCCTCCTGCCAGAGCTCCTCCACCTGCAGCTAGTAATTTACCTACAACGCTTTTAGGAAGAGTGCCAAGCATTGCTCCTGCCGGAATGCCTAGGTATGAGCCTATGTTTCTTTTGATATGTCCTCCGACCCCACCCGATTCTTCAGGCTCAAACACATGCTCCCTGGATCCATCAAGGTGCTCAATTACGTTAGAGTGGCGTACACCTTTTCTTCCTGGTCCAGATTCCATCAAAGCGCCAGCCGCTGCTCCGGCTGCTGCTCCTGGCAACCCAGCAAATCCTCCTCCAGCTAATGCGCCAAGCAGCTTCAGTCTGTTTCTGTTTTCTCCTGTAGTTAATGAATAGCCTGGAGTGTAGCTGGTGGTCATCTCACCCTCGGGAGATTCAATTACAGAGTTTACTGCCTCTTGATATCTTGCAATTTTATGCTGAGGCATCAGCTCTTGAGGAATTGGAATTTTCAGCACATCAGAGGGATCTCCCTCAGGGTATGCCTTTCTTTTTTGCAAATCTTTTTCCCTAGCAAGCTGTAGTGCGCTAAAAAGACTTTTACCTAGCATTTTAGATGCTAGATAGCTTTCTTCGGGTGAGAGTGGAAGGTCTACTGCGCTTTTGTTCATATTATTTAGCTGTTTCTTTTTTGCTTCCGTAGATGATAAACACCCTGAAGCTTCCCTGAGTCGTCCATGTATCTTTCCATAGAGTTATCAGATATTTTTTGTTGTTCATAAGCTCATTCAGCATGTCCTGATCTTTTTGCTGTTCAGGATCTAGTATTATGTTTTTAAACACATAATCTGCCATCTCATCTTTTGATGCCCTCTTTTTGATTCCTTTAGCCTGCTCAAAAGCATCAATGATCTTTTCAGGATCAAATGCCTTATTGCTAACTTCGTTCTTAATGTTTCTTTTTGAAGAAGCAGAAAGATCAGACGAGCTAACACCAAAGTCAAAGTGTTCTGTGGCTTTGGTTTCTTTGTCTATGTTAATTAAGTCCATGTTCTCTTTTAAGGTTTTCTGTTATGTGGCGCACAAGATTAATCTTTTCACGCTCGCGCGCAAGAGCATTGTTTACATCTTCTACGCTCTTGTCCATCTCATCCATAGATAATCCTGCCAGAGCTCCTCCAGTAAGCGAACCCTTCAAACCTGTTTCAACTGCGCCAGGAACCATATTTCCAAAATTTTTAAGCATGTCGGTAGTGATGAATGCTATCTTATGCACACCTTCTCCAGTATTGATGTTTTGTAATGCGCCTTCTAGCTCAATAAGCGAAGAACCTTTTTTGCTGAGTTCTTGCGCAAGCTGAGCTTTGATAGCTTTAGCATATTTAGTAAGTTCCATATTTAGTATTTTTTAACTGTAGAAATTCCAGTTTTGGGGTCGTAGTCTGTAAATTTTCTTTCTTGTAGTGTACTATACATTATATTGCCTAGACCAAACCCAGCCAAGCTCAATAATAATCTACCTGGTCTGGAAATCTTTGAATAGGATGCAGCTGTATGTGCTATAGCTGCTCCAGCCGCACCTGCGAGCAACTGATCAAACGCCTCAGGAGAATTAAGCATATGCATGAGGCTTTTCTTTTTCTGGTCAGGCAACCCATGATCTTCTTTTATAAATTTAAAGATCTTTGAAGGGTGCTGCAATACATCGTCTCCAAACAGGTTTAACCCGTTTGCTACTGGTGTTGCTGCAGATGATAGTCCGAATATAGGCATAGATTATTCTGTTCTAATAGCCCTGGCCGCTAGCGCTGGTAGAGACGCTGCACCTAGTGCAAGCGCCTCATCCCCTATCCGACTAGACAAAGGCTTGCGATTTCTTTCAATCTCTCTGTCTGGATTAATTGCATCCATCAGTTTGCTTGCTCCGTGAGTTCCAAGATAGGCGAGAATAGTGGTGTTTACAGGATTTTCACTAGCATAGTCTACAGCACCTGAGGCTAGATCTTGAGTGCCTTCTGTGAGACTTTTTAAATGACTAGCAAGATCGTTTGCATCCATGCCATGTCCAGTGCCTGTGTAAGGGTTATATGCAGCAGCTTTAAACTGATCTTTAGCTCCATCTAATAGAGCTGACGGATCAATCAGCATAGAATCTGTGGTAATTGGTGCTGGAGGTTCCTGGACAGTTTGCTGCTGAGATATTGGTGCAGCCTCTTGCGGTTGAGTTTTAGCCTGCATCATTTTCAGCTTCTGCATAAACTTTTTAGATGGACTATATCTCCAGTTCTGTCCTTGCTCATGCTGAAGCATAAACGTAGGGTTTTCAGCTCCTGTAGCCAGTGTCATATAAATGTTGTCTGGACTTGCCCTGTGAATCTGCGCTGTACCCTTGTTGATCGCTCCCTCTTCAAAGTTGAGCATGTTGTCGTCTGCAAGCCTTGATATGGGTGTGTCTTCTGCAGGATACTCGCCAGGAAAGCCTCCAAAGCTATAGACAAGATTTCCATCAGACAGTCTTAGCCCATCTTTGGTTCTAACATATTTCCACTTAGCCTGGCTGCTGATGTTAGGAAGAATGTTTTCGTTAACAGGCATACTGTTTACGTCAAAAGAAGAAACCTTTTCTATCTCTTCTTTTATTCCAAGATAAAAAGCCGGTAGATCTAGAGCTATCATAACTATTTAGCTGAAAGTACTGGGTTGGCTTTGTTGTGTGCAGCAGTCAAAGGATTACCAGCGTTGGCGCCTACACCGTAAGAATCTTTCCAGCTGTTCATAAGCTTAGGAAGAAAATGCTGTCCGGCTACTGCTCCAGCCATAGGAAGAAGTATAGATGAAATACCAGGACCATCATCGTCGTCATCGCTAAGGCCTCTGCTAATTGCAGAACCTAGGAGTGCTCCTCCTCCTGTACCCAGCATAGAGTTAGACATGAATGGAACAATCCTATGTCTGTCGTTATTGAGCATATCATCAGACTCTTTGAGCATTCCTTCAATAAAAGCTTCGTTAGCTCCTTCTTTAACCAACTGCTCTCTGAAGCCTTCCCATGCTTTCAGATATGCTGCTATCTTTTCTGACTCTTCAAGCTCTTTTGCTTTTTTTGTTCTGCTCTCAAGAATTTTAGTCTCTGCTTGTTTATATAATTCGACCAAAGATTCGCTAAGCATTCCTCTTGCAAAAGCATCATCGACCCCTAGCTCTTCTGCCATTTTCTTAAAGCCACTCACGCTAAATTCAAGAATTGCGTCAAACTCTGCTGTTTTAGGAATTGCTGTTCCTCTGGATGCTTTTTCCTTTAGCCATGCATCTACTGCTGCAGGAGATCCTCCTGCACTAATCATCTTGGCTCTTTCTCTTTCTTCTCCTGGCATTCTGCTGATAGATGCTTGAGCTTGAGCTGGTGTAATTGCTCCACTCCTAACTCCCTGGTTTAATACCTGAGCTCCCCTCTCATAGTGCGATGGTGTACGGGCTTTTTGTTGCGTACTGTCTTGTGGCTGTGAGTTTTCCTGGATGATTGTCTCGCTGGCAGCCTGTGTGGGAGGGTTAGTTTCTGTGGAAGCCTGGGGGTCAGCTGCGGCTGATGGTGATGTTTGCGCTGCAGGTGCGGCTGGTTGCTGCGCTTCTGGTTGTGCATTAATAACTGCACCTCTTGATGGCATGCCTGGTGATTTGGTGCCAATGGCACCGGCCCTAGAAGGCATCCTGCTTCCCCTGGATTGCGGTAGGGGCACATTTGAAATAATAGGCTGTCTACCATTATTTTGATACAGCTCATCTAGCTGCTGTGCATTGAGGGTGTGTGGTTGGGGCTGTTCTTCTGAGGACTGAGTGGCCTGTTGTGTTTGTGAGGGTTGTTGTGTTTGTGCGGGCTGCGTTCCAGGTTTTGCCTGAGCTGGCATGGCATTTACCACACCCTGCGCGCCGGCTGCTACTCCTTGATTTGAGTCTGGCTGATTAAATCCTTTGTAAATATCTCTGACTGCATTAGCTCCTGTAAGCCCAGTTGCCAAGGGACTGGTAACCGGAGCAATTATTGGAAATACGCCACCTGCTCCGCTACTCAATCCGGCTAAGGTATCAATTCCTGCTCCAAGGTAATCATTGTCTTTGAATCTGTTGTATGCCGAGCCAAGGCTAAGACCTGACCCTACAAAAGGAATAGCTCTGGGGGCACTTTGAGCTAGAATTTTAGCTACAGCAGGCATTGCGGCTTGTCCTGTGGAAACTGCACCTTTTCCATAATTACCGTCAGAAAACTCATTCAATGCATTTAAACCTGCGGCTGCGCTACCCAAACCTGTAAGCACTTTTCCTGCAGTGCCGACACCCTTAGCTAGGTTGCTAGCGCCAGGAGCGGGTGATCCTCCTGCAGGTGGAACTCCGCCGCCGCCAGTGGGGGGAGTTGGTGGCGCTCCTCCGCCTCCTTGACCTGCCCTAGCGGCATTGAATTTGTTGACCACATTGTTGGCCATGTTCTTTGCTCCCTGCCAAGCATTGGTAGCCTTTTGCTTTACTCCACCCACAAAGTTGCCAGCTGCTGAAGTTGGTTGAGGTGCTGCTTGTGGGTTTGTTGGGTTAGCCTGTGGAAGACCAGCCCTGGCAGCAGGTGCTGCTTGTGCAGGAGACGACTCTATGTCGATGACCTGGTTGTTTAGCTTTGGACTATTAGTCTTTGCGCCTGCTGTTCCTTTTGAGGGTGAAATAACCTCGTCTGGAGTGAGCACCTTTGTGGCTTGAGCTTCTGTGGTGGTGTTGTGAAGCCTTGGACTGTTTGCTTGTGATGCTGAGGAAGAGCTTGCTGGGGGGACTACGTTAGCATTCCTGGGTACAATAGCGTTGGGCTTTACCTTTGGAGCTCTTTTTGTGTTCTTTGGGGCACTCTTTCCTGCTCCTGGGGTTGTTGCGTTCTGAGGTGCTGGAGGAGTTTTTGGCTTCAGCTTGACCTCTTGAGGATACGACTGAGAGTTGTAGCCCTTCTGGAACTCTTGAGCTTTCTGTCTGATTCCTTGCATGAACTTTCCGAACTGATCCTGAGGAAGACCCATTGCCATCTTTGTTGCAGCCTCTTTGCTCATCCCCAGCCCTACTGCTTCGTCCACGAAGCCGTCGATCATGCTTTGAAAGATTTCTTTTTCCTGTAGGTTGCTGCTCATATGGTAAGATTCTAGAATCAGATTTAGATTTTTCTTGTTTTATTGTAGTAGATTCGCTCTCGTTTTGCAACAAACTATCCTCTTTCTTCTCTCTAGCCTTTTTTTTAGGTATCCTAGCACAGCCTACTCTGTTGACCTTTCCTAGAGCTGCTGTGTCCTTTTTGAACAGCCAGACCAGTTCTCTGTAGCATTCTTTGGTGTTGTGGTTGAGTTCTGGAATGTTGTCTTCTCTGATTTCTCTCATATAGGTCTCAGCAAGACTGTAGCAGTTGTGAAGATAGTTGATCATCTTGCTGATGTCTTTGTAGCTGGAAACTAGCTTGGGTACTTCCTTGTGGTCTACATTAGAAGTAAGGATGCTCATGTGCTTTCCAGGATTGTGCTTGTTGAAGTAGTCAGCACAGAGCTTTGCACGCTCAAAGAGACTTTCTCTGTTCTTTTCTTTTTCTAGAAAGAAGACCAGATGAGTATGAGGACGATATTTCTTGCATAGAATAGAGTCTACACTGATTTCGTTGCTGTAGATGTAGCTAGAGACGCACTTCTTCTTGTTGAGCATTCTAGAGAAGAAGCTAGCGTTAGACTTGAAGAAGAGCTGATAGTCTTTTTTCATAAGCTCAGCTGAAGAGTACTTTTTGTCTTCTTGTAGAATCACAGCCTGAAAGCAGACCATAGTAGAGAAGAGAGATTCTACATCATAGTGGTTGTTGAACTTTCTGTAGGCTCTCAGGCAGGTTTTAGGATCTAGAGTACGATTGTCTAGGCAATGCTTGCTATAGGATAGATCTACAGGATTTTTAAGATTAGTAAGAATGCTGTCCTTACCATTGCTTACTATGTTGGTAGTATCGCAACCTAGGCTTAATAGCAGATGAGTTTCTAGATTTTTTCTTTTAAGACCAAACCTATTGCTGTTTCCAGTAGTATCACTCAGTACCAGCTTTCTAAAGACAACCTTTTCATGATTAGAGAGCAAGTGCCAGTTCTCTACATAGTCATTAGGGTTAGTATAGTTGATAGAGTGTTTAGAGAGAACAGGCCTAGAGCTAGTCACATATGAGGATAGTGAGGAGAAGTCATTACCAGAGCCTATGAAGCGGTCTATTGCTTCTCTAGAGGGAGGAGGTATGTTTCCGTGCTTATCCTCACAGTAGTAGTAGCTGTCTTTGTTCTCTTCACTAGCACTCATAGAGCAAGAGTGCCTTGTTTCAAAGCAATCCTCAGAGGGAGAGGATGATAAAGCTATGAATTCTTCGAAAGTAAGCCTTGAGGAGCGAGCCATTGAGATATTGGTAAGATAGAGAGGGTATGAGAGTCAATAGGGAATGAGAGAAGTATCTAGTGAGAGAGTGGGATTAGTGGGGAGTAAGGGAAATGTAGACATCTACTATCTATATACGTGTCTCTGGCACCCATGTATTGCAACTTAGAGGGAAGCAGGGTATACTCTAGTGAAAAGTCCCAGTGCCATATGAAATCCCTTAAGAAAATCAAAACTATCACAGTTCGAGGCAAGAGGTATAGGTTTATTGTAAAAAAACTCAAGGATGCCAGAGGACTTACAGATCACCCCGAGACCAAAGGCAAAGCTGTAACCATTGATGAGAGGGAAAGAGGAAAGAAATTGCTGGCAACTCTCATCGACGAGCTTATACACTGTGCTATATGGGAGATACAAAACGACATAGTAGATCAGATATCAGATGATATGGCAGACATACTATGGAGATGCGGTCTTAGGTTTAAAGACGAACTGGAAGAAACAGAAGAAGAATAAATATGCCGAATAAGAGCCACAAGTATGTTTTGGACAATGGGAAGTTGAAGAAAGTTCTTGGAACCACCAAAGCCAAGTACAGCATTCCAGACCCATCATCCTTTTTCAGCCCTGTTACAAATCTGATTCCAGGTATCAGTTCTGTGTCTGGTGCTCGCGTATTGATTGGAGACAAGTCATCCCTCCAGGCAATGACCCTGGTAAACAGAGAGGCTCCGCTGATACAGTCGGCCCCTAAGAACGTAAAAGGCGTAACCACCGAGAGCTTCAGCAAGCAGTTCGGTAAGCTTGTAACCGTAAACGCTAAAGCTGACGGAACAGTTACCAAGATAGACGAAGACCATATTGTGATCAAAGACAAGCTGAGTAAGCTTCATGAACACGACCTCTATAACAACTATATTGTAGGAAGAGAAAGCTACCTACACCACACTCCTGTGGTTAAGGTTGGAGACAAGGTCAAAGCTGGAGACCTCCTAGCCACATCGAACTATTCTGATGGTAAGGGTATGCTTGCTCTTGGTATGAACCTCAAGACAGCTATCATGCCCTACAGATCTCTTAACTTTGAAGATGCTCTGGTTATTTCCGAGACAGCAGCAAAGAAACTAGAGGGAGAGCAGCTGATTCCTGTACGCATGGAAATTGCTAGAGGGATGATAGTAGACAAAGACCAGTACGTCTCGATGTTCCCTAATAAATTCTATAACGAGCAGTTGTCTAATATTGCTAGCAATGGTGTGGTCAAAAAAGGAACAGTATTGAACCATGGAGATCCAGTGATTCTAGCCTGCCAGCCTAAGTCGCTTAAATCTCTAGATATTCAGTTGGGTAATTTGTCTAAAGCTGTAAAGAATGCGTTCTCAGACGTAGGAACCATCTGGGAGTATGAATATCCTGGTGAAGTCACAGACGTATCGGTCACATCAAAGCTAATAGCTGTTACGGTTAAGACAAAAAGACCTATGAGCTATGGAGACAAACTAAACATGCCGTTCGGAGCAAAAGGCGTTGTACACATTGCTCCTGATACACAGATGCCCCAGGGAGAAGACGGCAAACCTGTAGATGTATTGCTCAACACTATGAGTATTACCTCTCGCGTTGCTCCAGGATTGGTAAATACTATCGGGCTAGGTAAGCTGGCAGAAAAGAAAGGAAAGGCCCTGAACATGTCGGGCTTTACCGAAGGTTCCGCAGTCCAAAAGGTGGCCGATGTTTTGGCTAAGAACAATATTAAAGATACCGAGAAACTGTATGATCCTATTTCAGGCAAACATATTGATGTGATGACAGGTCCGCTATACTTCAACAGATTACATCATATTGCCGAAGATAAAATATCTACAAGATCGGCAGCAACCACCTACGACATTAACATGCAGCCCTCTAAAGCAGGATCGCATGAAAAAGCTAAACGTCTAGGTAATCTGGCTACCACCGTAGCACTATCAAACGACGCTAAAGCCGTACTTAGAGATGTTGCCACAGTCAGAGCCACAAAGAATGACGAGTTTTGGACAGCCTTGAAACTAGGGCATGCTCCACCTCCACCAAAAACCCCATTCATATTTGAGAAGTTCCTAAGCCACCTCAAAGGCTCTGGAGTGAATGTGGTTCAAGACGGTTCTAAGTTTCATATCATGCCTCAAACAGATAAAGATGTTGTAGCACTTTCACAAGGAGCAATTACAGAACCTCTAGGCTACAAACTTAAAAAAGATGCACTCATGCATGAAGAAGGAGGACTTTTTGATCCTACACTCACAGGCATTCATGGCAACAACTACAATCATGTGGAGTTAAATCATAAAATCCCAAACCCGATGGCTGAAGAGCATCTCAGAAAATTACTGAAGATGACTAAGGCAGCATATGATGACGCTATCGCATCAGGAGAATTAGAGAATAAGCTTAAGGCTATGAATCTGGACGATAAGATCACAGAGCTAAAGCAATTGGTAGCGTCCAAGAGAAAATCAGGCAGAGATGACGCTATTAAAGCTCTAAGCTTCCTGACAATGCTTAAAGAAAAAAACCTAAAGCCTGACGACATGATGCTCTCAAAGCTGGCGGTAATTCCTGCCCAGTATAGACCTGTAATGGTTCAGGGAAATCAGACTCTGACCGCAGACGTGAACGAGCTCTATAAGGACGTGATGCTGGTTAACAAGTCATATGGAGAAGCCAAAGATTCTCCAGACATAGACAAGGAACATTTAACTGAAGCAAAAAAGCAAATCTATGCAGGAGTCAAAGCTGTCTATGGTTTGGGTGAACCTATTAAGCAAAAAAGTGTAGAAAAGAACTACAAAGGCTTATTAGCATCGGCTTTAGGTTTGCAAGGCGGATCAGCCAAAGAATCTATGTTTCAGGCAAAGGTGGTAAACAAGCCTATTGATCTTGTAGGCAGAGCAGTGTTGCTTCCTGACTCTAAATTAGACTTGAATCAGGCTAGTATTCCTCAGCAGGTAGCATGGAGTATCTATTCTCCTTTTGTTATTCGCAGATTGGTAAGACAAGGCATACCAGCCACCAAAGCCAGAGAATATTTAGACAACAAGCATCCTCTGGCACTGTCAGCACTACAGGACGAGATGACAGATCGCCCAGGCATTGTTACCAGAGATCCGCAACTTTCAAAGTACAACTTTCAGGGTATGTACCTAAAAATGAATCCTGATCCAAAGGACTTTTCGATTAAATTAAATCCTTTGGTGTTTAAGGGGTATGGCGGAGACAGTGATGGTGACCAGCTTAACGTACAGCTACCAGCTAGTGAAGACGCAAAAGAGGAAGTTAAAGAGAAATTGCTTCCTGAAAAGAATCTTATCTATCACAGAACATTTAGTCCAATATTCACACCATCCAACGAAGCTGCTACCGGTTTATTCGCTGCAAGTTTTGAAGATAATAAGAATACTCCTAAGAAATACAGCTCTCCCCAGGACGTGGTTAAAGATTTTTTAGCAGGAAAGCTTGATGTTGGTGACAGAGTAGAGTTATAAATGTACAGGCACAATAGTCTTTATTTTTATAACTTTTTAGTTTATGCTTGATGAAAATATATGGATGCAACTCAGCGAAGATGAAAAATTTGCAGAGTTACAGACGTATTTAAATACTATAATTAAAATAGATGAAGGCCTGCATGAGCTAAGTCATACCCCAGAGCAAGGAAAGCTTGCCTGTATGAAAAAAGAACTGCAGTCAAAAGTTTTTAAAATAATAGAAATAGAAAACGCAATATGAAAGTATCTGAACTAATCAACTCCTACAGCAGTATAGTTAAAGTGGCTGAAGCAAATAAACTCACGCAGAAGAGCGTGAAGCAGGCCTTTGTCGCCAATCCAAATGTGCCCCCTCCACAACCCGGTCAACCAGTACAGCAGGCACTACCTCCAGGACAGCAAGATCCACAGCAGCAGGCTGCAGCCCAACAGCAAGCTCAAGCGGCACCAGAACAACAAGCTGCACCACAACAGGCAGCTCAGCCTGGCCCGCAGGTAACGCAATTAATGCAGCTTGTACAGCAGCTACCTCCAGAAATGCAGCAGCAGATTGGCGGCGCACTGCAGCAGCTACAGCAAATGCCTCCCCCTCAGCAGGAGCAGACAGCAGGTCAGCTAATACAGCAAATCTCTGCAAGCATGCAGCAACAGCAGGCACCTCAGCAGGCACCCGCACAACCACCACAAGCACCTCAACAGCCACAGGCGGCTCCTCAGCCAATGGAAGCACAGGCAGGACTTGAGGAAGATCTTTATGCTGCATCACAAGGCATGCAGCAACCTCCTCAGGATCCATCACAACAGATGCCACCCCAACAACAAGACCCAGCAGCAGAAGATGCGGCGCAGGCAGAGCAATCAGCCATTGAAGCCAAAAACGAGTTAGATAATGTTAAAGTAACCCTATCAGTTAGAGAACTACTTGATCTGGTAGGTAAGGGTTCCGCCACAGCATCATTATTGAAGGTCAAGCAGCTGGCCGACACACATCAGCAAAAGATGGAACAGACAAAGCAGAAAGCCGAAGCTGATCAGCAGAAGGCTCAAGCACAGCAACAGCAGCAACAACAAGCAGACCAGCAAGGCATGATGGGCGGAGGCATCTACCCAACACCGATGGGTACGTAATTTTCAAGATATGCCAGACTACTCTAAACTAGCGGCCTTCTTAAATTCTTTTGATGTCCTTGACCCAGGATATGACGCAGTCTCTTTTATTAAAGAGAAGATTGCCCAGGATCTACAGGATGCAAACACAATTAACAATGGCGATGAAGAAGATCTTCAAGATAACGACATCACCATGTCTACACCAGAACAGCAGGATAACGAGAACGTTGAAGGCAAGGAGATGGAAGGGGCCTTTAAAGAACTTGAGGCGTTAAATCAGATAGATGAGGAGAAGAAGGAAGTCATTAAGCCCAAAGAGCAGTCCACCTATTCTGCAATGCAAACAGATTTTCCGTCTGTTTCGGTGCTTGGCAATCATCCCAATATCAACAAGCAAGCTTCGTTATTTACATTGTTGCAGAAAAAACTTAAAGCATAATGGCTGTAACTACCACAGGACAGGTATTGTTGAAGTTCTTCCTACCTCAACAATTTCATAATCTAGTTCAGGATGTCATTTTAGATAAAAAGGGCATCTCTAAGCTTTTTGCAGAATTAGCGGAAAAGGCTCCTGAAGAATATAGTAAAATTGTATCAGATCTTACTAGATTAGGTTTCGAGATTGCTACAAGACAAGGTACGTCTATTACTTTAAAAGATCTAATCTCTCCCATCAATAAAGATAAAGAGTGGGATGAGTTTGAAAAATTTAAAGAAGAAACAGAAAAGTCAAACGACTCAAAAAGCATTAAAGACAATAAGATCTTTAATAAATACAACGACATGATGTCTAGTATTGAAAAAGATCTATTGAATAAGGGTCTTGCTGATAATAAGTCATTGGCTAAGATTATCATGGCAGGATCCCGAGGTTCTCCAGCACAATACAGAGGAACAATTGCAACACAGGGAATCGTAGTGGATGCAGAGGGTAAGCCTAAAATGGATCTACCTATTAAAAGTTCTTATGCTGAAGGCTTATCTTTACCAGAATATTTAGCTACTTCGTTTGGTACTAGGTCTGGGGAAGTGTTAAAAAAGATTAGTGTGGCGCAGGGCGGGTATGGCTCCAAGCAATTTGCAAGAGCGCTAATGCCTCTACAGGTAGTAGAGGCAGACTGCGAAACAATGAACGGTATCAGTGTTTCTGTAGACGACAAAGAATCAGCAGGGTCCTATCTAGCCAAAGGAGTGTTAGACTATAATAGGAATAACGAAGTGACATTAAAAATGCTCAACGATCTTAGAAATAAGAAAGTTGAGAAGATTGTTATTCGTACACCCATGACATGTCAGTCTAACAAAAAACATCACTCAGGTGGTTTGTGTCAGATGTGTGTAGGTAAAAGAGAAAAGGGAATGGCAGCAATGGACAGCTATGTAGGTCTGGTGGCAGGTACGGCTGTAGCGGAACCATTAACAGAAAGCGCGATGAAGGCCAGACATTCAGGAGGCGCAGCCACGTCACTAGGAGGACAATCAGGCTTTAAGCTAATCAATCAGCTGGCCAACGTACCTAAGACATTTGTAGGCAGAGCCCCCCTAGCTCAAGAGGACGGATTTGTTACTAAAGTAGAGAAAGCTGACGCTGGAGGTTACTTTATAACCGTGAATAATGAAGAGCATTATATTGGGATTGATCAGGAACCTAAAGTACAGCAAGGAGACAGAGTAGAACAGGGACAGGTATTAAGTACAGGTCTTGTAGATCCTAGAGAGGTTGTAAAATATAGAGGAATTGGAGACGGGCGTAAGTATTATATGGAGGCAATGAAGAAAGCATTCGACGACAGCAGTCTTCCTGTAAATCGCAGAAATTTTGAGCTGATTGCGAAAGCTGCTGTAGATCATGTCAAAATCACAGACCCCGAAGGTATAGGTAATTATCTTCCAGATCAGGTGGTGTCATACTCAGCTATTGAGAAAGACTATAACCCCAGAAGTAACTCTAAGATGCTTAGGATAGATATGGCCTATGGTAAATATATGGAGAAACCTGAGCTTCACTACACCATTGGCACCAGAGTTACCTCCGCCGTAATCAGAGATCTCAAAGAACATGAGATTGAATCTGTACTGGTTAACGATCAACCCCCCAACTTTGAACCAGTAATGGTACGTCTGGTGGACGTACCAGAGCATCATGAAGACTGGATGCATGTATTAAACAGCACCAACCTCGCAAAAAGGTTTGTAAATATGGTCAACAGAGGATCTACATCAGACACAAAAGGCCCTAGCCCTATACCTGGGTTAGCTATGGGTGTTGGGTTTGGACAGAAAGATTAACCTGTTACGGAACAAGAAGGTTCTTGATATACAAGTAGAAAGTTTATAAAATTGATTTAAATCTAAGATAATTTACTATGCGCAAAACAACTCTTAAAAAACAGGCAGCAGACGACCAGATCGAGGGAGCCTTTTTCCAGCTTGCCTACCAAAGACTGCAAGATACTCTTAAAAATCTTATTCCTTATCTTGTAGGATTTGAAATTGTTAAGAAAAACCCAGAGAATACAAAAGCCCTGGGCGTCTTTGGGTTTAGGTCAAAAAATGGACAGATTTTGTTTGTACCTGCCTTTTTCATTAATGGTAAAGTAAAGAACCTGGATTTGCTTTATAGTAAGAACAATGAACAGTTCTACCCCCTAAACGAAGATTTTGCAGAAATGTTCATTAAAGATGAACTTTTGGGGTTGGGTGAAAACTCTAACGAAAACAGGACTTCAGTCATGCGCGATGCCTCCCAGGGAGACTATCGTCAGATGGCTATTCCTCCCAGAACAGGTAGATATGCTATCGCCTCTGTTTTGGATTATGTGGAAAACTCAGATAACAAGACCAAGAAAGCTTTCACAGAGCTTATTGAAAAAGACGCTGAGTTCTGTGAGTCACTGCTGAGATTTTACCCTCTTGAGAAAGTAGCAAAAGCTATTGCCCTTGAAGATGGTAAAGAGTATCGCAAATCAGACCAGGCCGCAAAGAAGATCGAACTGGTTAAGATGAAGGATAAGGAAAAGGTTAAAAAGTTAAACGATTCTCAAAAGTCCACCCTCATGACCCAGGGATATGTAATCGTTGACGATAGAGACGCTGGTGAAAAATCCAGCTTTGGCGCTGTAGACTACCTCAAGAAGTTCATCAACCCTGTAGACTCTGGGTTCTATTCTTACGTAACCAAGATTGGTGGAATTCGCTACGGACTAGTTCTTGTACGCCCTAAGCAGCTTCAACAGGATTTCGCCACAGACGACGTATTGGTTATTGACCTTGATTCTAAGGACGGAACTACCTACATAAAAGATCACAAGCAGGTCTTCGTTAAAGATCAGATCAAGGTACAGGACTATTCTACTGTGCACAAGATGATGGTGGACACTTCTGAAGGAAAGCCAGGATATTCTAATGTCTACGTTTTAATTAATGAAAATCTAAAAGCTACACAGCCATTTAGAATTAACGCAAATTTCAAAGACGCTTCAGGCATTCGCAGGATTGCAGTAGAGCCGCACAGCATATGGACAGATTCCTGCTGTGACGAAAAGGGAGGCAAAAAAGACAGACCTGGTAGCATTCATGATTTACCTAGAGGCAATTTCTATAATCACCCAAAGAAAGCCAGAGAAGTGCATCTCGTCATGACCAAGAGACAGGGTGATCGCCTAGACTATCAGGACAACACGATCTATGTTCCTGCAGGATTTAAATTACTAAAGATCTCCCCAGCATGCTGCTTCCCTGGATGGAGGGAGACAGGTTTCTCTGGTAATGAAAATGACGGAGACGCCAAGGCACACGAACAGAAAATTAAAGGCGAACCAGGAACTCCAGGCAAACTTCACGCTATGCTGGAAGATAAGAACATCTTCCCAATGAGTGTTCATACTAACGGTAGCGAATACTTCGTAGACATCAATGGGGCGAAGAAGAAGTATGATGACGCAATCTCTGCAAAGATTGCTATGGTGATGGACATTGGTCTTGATGAAAAAGTAGCCGTTGAGTTGATTGATAGCCTTGTGGAAGGCTTCTCCAAGAAAGGGCATATCAAGATGGCGTTTACAGGGGACATGTATCCAGCACCATTTGAAGAGCAGCCATACACCAATGAGTTTGGACAGCCTACAAGCGTTGGTGTTGGACAGGAAAACACACTAGCAGGCATGGATAGCTATGTAGGCAACCCTACACAGCAGGATCTCGGAACAAAAGCAGAAGTACAGGGAATTGACCCAAGATTTGTCCAGAACGCTATTCAGCTCGCTCAGACAGGCCAAAAAGAAATTTTTGACACGCACATGATTGGAGCTCTTGCAAAGTATGTGAGCGTTACCGATAAGGTTTCTGAATATGTCCCCTCTATGGTTGAAGCCATGGATAGGCTGGGAAGAATTCTATTCCTACTTCATTGGGAGACTGACAAGTTTAAAGAAATGTATGGTCGAGGAGATCTGCCTGAGCTTGTTGAATTGGTTACGAGCGTGTTCAAGAACCTTGGTGAACTTACAGTTTTCTTGAAGCGTAAATCTCCAGAGTTATCAATCAACATGAGTAAAGCTGACGGCCTAGACTTATAATCATTGAAAAATGCTATATGTCATTAGAGCCTCAGCAGAATCCTCAGGTTGAGGATACATCTTTTAAAGACAGACTGCTAGCGATGAAAATGCTTCGCGAGAACATGTTTCTCGCAGAGCCTGAAAGGTATGGCATGGCTGATGTTGCCGAGGATTTGCCAGGCTCATTAAGACCATTAGGAGACATTGTAAAAAATGTTCTACCGTCCAGAATGATCATATCTGAGGATCCTGCTCAAAGGAAAAAACAGATAGATGCAGCAATTCAAAGAATAAAAGAAACAAGGCAAGGAGGCAAAGACCTTGGAAAGGAAATGCTGAGTAGTGCAGGCAGCATGGGGATGCATAGTATCCTTCCCAGTTTTGCGTTTGCAGCTATAGCCAGACTAATGGGTGGCGGAGGTGGGCTTTCCAGACTACACAGATTGAGAGCATCTGGAAGGAGAGCATTATCAGGCACAGCCGCACAAAGAGCAATGCACGGCAAGTCCCAGTTACCCAGCCTAAGCCCAACACCAGACAACTATAATAATAGCCTTAAAAGATTTCTACCTTCTTTTACAGGATTAAAAAGATTAGGAACGCACTGGAAGCCTTCTTTAAAACATGTCGCAAACGATACATTAACAAATGCAGTCATGGCGGCAACTACAGGAGCGGCAGTACCGTTACTCAGTAGATATTCAAATGTTTCTGACGCCGCCCTAGAGCAGGCTAGAAAGATAATGGAAGAGCAGCCTTATATTACAAGTCTACCTACAAATGAAATGCTCAGTGTCATCAAAGGCGAGAAAGACAACAGAGGAGACAACAAGGCAAGAAACTTTTTACTAGGAGGTTTGGTTGGTGCTGGCTCTGGAGCTGTAGGAGGAGCTGTACCTAGTTTATTTAGCGGTGGTGGAGCAGTACTTAAAAGTCTCGTTAAAGGCAAACCCTTATTGTCAGGGATTGATCGAAGAATGACTAGCAAGATGCTTGGCAACGTCAGAAACTCCGCAATGTTTGGAGGAGCTATCGGGGCCCTCACAGGCCCAGAAGTAGCCATGATGGGTGAAAACGAATAATATGCGCTCCAAGGCACTCACTCCGATTAGATTTAACCAGATAGGCTCGTTTTATAACTTTCCTAATTGGAGATATCTTATTTATCTAGAACCTAGCAGAGCCAACTTAGCATACTGCAAAAGAAAGCCAAAAGATGGAGCTGGCTGTCTCTTAAGATACCTGAAAGAGCATGACGACATCTCAGATCGTTCTGTTGTCTCTTTTTCGTTAACCCCATTCATATCCAGAAGCATCACCAAGCTGAGCTATTCAGAAAAAACAGCTTTCTATAAACTGTTTAATAAAAAACTTAAACTGCAAGGAGATAAGAAAATATACACACCTACCTACAAGGAAGAACATGTAGAGGTTTGGAGCGCAAAATACATATCGCTAATTACTGACGAGCCTCTCAGGAATTTCTTATATCATGTAGCAAAGATTAAATACAATCATGATTACGACTTTGCGGTAAAGTTTAGAAACTCTGCAGAACATCAGCGCAACTTCTGCGTCATAGGTTATTGTATATTTGCCGGATTATCTGATGCAGTCATAGCCCATAGATACAAGCTTTTCCCAGGGCAGATACGAGCAATACGAGAATTGTTTTTTGATTTTAAAAACGCTCCAACAGATGTAGTAGCTAGGGCAGCATATTTTACACAACTTACAGACAATCAAATTATCAGTGATGTCGACAGAAGGTATTTTAAAATCATTGGCTCTCTTGGTGAGCTAGGATTAAAAGCAGACGCAGACCCATCAAGCCTGACCATAGAAGAAAAAGATAGGTTGAATAGCTATCTTGCCGATACAATGGTGGACAATGTGACTTCCTTATATTTCAGTATTGAAGATAAGAAAGATGCACTAGCCTACAATACGGTTATTAACAACCTGGCCTCCTTCTTTATCAAGAAGGAAGAAATTAATTATTACAGAGCCAAAGTTAGACATCTTGACGCCAGCACTACCAGGATTGTTAATGAACGCTCAGATTATGACACAAGTATGCAGGAAGAGGACAGATTGGCGATAGAAATGATCTCTCAGCTGGCTTTAAAGGAAAATCCTGCCCCTGAATATAAAGTAATTACTGAATTGAAATAATCTAAAAATCATGCTATAACTGTAAACAATCATATGGACGAGCCAAACATTCTCATTAAATCAGCATTATCCGAAGCAGTTCAAAAGATCAACGGAGGCATGTCCCCTACGGCAGCTCTCAAGAAAGTTGCGTCTGATTTTGATCTAAACCCCAATTACATTCAGAGAACAGGGGAAGCTTTAAATGTGGCGCTGCATTATAAGCATTTCAAGACAGCCTCCGATAGATCTGACGAATTTGAAATTGCAGACATCCCCAAGGCTATTGAAGAAGTTTTTACAGTGAATGAGAAGACCGCTTCAGAATATATCACTGAAACTTTTGGAAACAATGACGCTAATGAGACGGTGTTTAACTATAACCGCGCACTGTCCAACCCAATCTATAAGCGAGCATTTCTTGAGGTGGTAGGAGCTACGGAAACAAATGATTCTTACCCTACCACGTTTAAGACAGTGTATGAAAAGTCTGCAAATTATATCAGCAAACTTGAAAAGTCGGCAGAGGCAGCGGAAGTTGCTAAGGTTGCAGCAGAGATTGAGTTAAACGACACCTTTTCCACATTGTCAGATTCTTTCAGGAAAGATGCATCCTACAGATCTACGTTTGAAGAATTTGAGTCACAAGTATTTGCTAAACACGGAGAAGCAGCTGTTCCCTATATTGATCTACTACATAAAACAGCTTGTCCTAATGATGAGCGTGGAGTGCATGATGATAAATACATGATGTTTTCGCAGAGCAAAGAGGCTCAGTTATTTGACCGCCTAATGACCGCAGCCGCTACACTTGTAGAGGCAGAAAAAACAGCAGAAATTAATGCTGAAAATCTGGCTTACGAAAAAGCCTTTTTAAAAGAGTGTCACCAAATGCTAGGCAAGCAAGCAGAAGAGGAGAAAGAAGAAGCCTCTGAAAAAGATGAAGTTGAGGAAAAGGGCGAGACTGAAGAGAAAGGCGAAGCGGAAGAAAAAGAGGAAGAAGACCCGGTTTTAGAACAGATTAAAAAAAAAGTCTTAAATCCTGACGAGAAACAGGCAGCAGCTCTTTCAGAAGATCCTGTCCTTGAACAGGCTATGGAAAAAGACGCTTTTTTAGGTGGGGCTATAAGGGCAGGTGCAGGATTGTTAAATACTAGAAGCTTTGGAAAAATGCTGGCCGGCCCGCTAGCGGAGCTTGTAGGAGATCCTGTGACCGAAGCGTTCCATCACAACTTTAAATCTCCAGCAAAGGCAGTTAAGCCTAACCTTACACTGGATAATATGGAGCGTAGACTTTTATTGCAGGAGCTGATGCTTACTGACCCTATCCTGTCCAAGGTCAACCCAGCAAAAGTAGCCAGAGCCTTTGAACAGCTTTTAAGATTATCGCCAGAAATATCCAAACAGAAAGAGGTAGTCAGGGCAGAATTGCGAGCAATGGTTTCCAGTCAGGCGCTTAGCAAGTTTGATGCGGACTTGCTAGCCAAGACAGATTTGGGTATGCTTAAAAGAAGAGTTGCTACCCAGCAATATAATATGGGAATGTCCGATAACTTTAGAATGTAAAATATATGCCAGCACTACTTAAAATTAAAAGAACTATAGAAAACGACGTCTTCAGAATTAATTTTTCTCTAGACCTTCTAACCTTATCCGAAGCAGATAAAGAACTTATCCGTAAGTTTGGAGAACCATCAATAAACATAGGAGGTGTTTACTTGGAAGACACTGAAAACGAGTACACGCTGCCTGACAAATATCTGCGTGTGCGTACAGACTTACCATACACTCAAGAATTTGATGCTAAATCAAATGAGATTGGGTTTGTCTCTTCTAGAGCACAAGCCATGGCTTTTGAAGAAGCATTTGTGGTTAAATTTGAAGATGCTTTCACCGCACTTAGAAGCAATACAGATACCTTCACAGGAGAAAGAATTGTAAATATTTAACAAGACCTCTAATGCCAGAGCATATCAAAAAAGGTAGTTTTGCTTTATTAAAACATCTACCGATGTTGGCGGGCAAAACCATGCCTGTGTTAGGCTCTGTACTTAGCGCAGGATCTGCGGTAAATAGGCTAGGCAGCGGAGATCTTTTAGGTGCAGGCCTGGATATAGGCTCAGCCATAACTTCTCCGTTTGCTCCAATGCTATCGTTACCTATTGATTTAATAAACACAGGTAGAGACATCATGAAAAGCAACGACAACACCAGCTCTACAGATGCTCTAAATGAAAAGCTTGAAAGAAAAAATTTTATGAAAAACGCTGCATCTCAATTTGCTCAAGATCTGGCTGACCCTCAAGCTGGATTAGATTCTGATTTATATCAGGCAATATCTCCCATTATTTCCGCAGGCACGCAAGGACAGCAAAGTCCTGCGGAAGCAAAAAGATTAAGCGACCTACACAATCAGGTCAGGCAAGGGCTAGTAGGGCTGGAATACATGACAGGCTTGAAAAAGAATAAAGCCGAAACATTCTACGATGCACACCCTGTAGAAGCTACAGCAACTGACGCTTTATCTGGCTCTCTACCTGCCGCAGGAGTATTAGGACTTGCAGGTGTTGGTGAAAACTACAGACGTCAGTGGGCAAACATGAGGAAAACAGAGCCTGCGCAAATGGCTAGATCTGGTAATCCTGGGGTAGATGTGACTAATGCATCAGAGCTTCTAGAATCTGACAGACCAGACATTGCTAGGTTGTTTGGTACATTGAAAGATGATTCTGAGGGAATGCAGAAAAGATTGAAGCTGCTGGATAGACTGCAAAGACAACACGCCCCAGGCAGCCCTGAATCGTTTACAGGAAAATTGCAGGCTTATAATAAGGCTAAAGAAGATGCAGTAGCAGCACACACAAGTAAGATAAACGAACTGCAAAGCAAACTGAACACAGGCGCTGTATCAGATAGAGGACAAGTTGAGAGCGTTAAAGCATTAATGGCCTCACAGACAGCACAACACCAAAAAGAACTAGAAACACTCGAGGGAGTTAAAAAGAAATTGCTAGCCGAAGCAAGACAGAATCCATCTTCAGCAGCTTTGGAAAAATACGTAAACCTCCAAGAATCCTTAAGAAGAGGAAACATCAACGGAGGATTATCTTCAGCTATAGGCGAACAGGGTACACACATCCCAGGGCTTAAAGACCTAGCTCAAAAATATAATGTAACCGGAGCGCAGCAGCATTTTGATCCAGAGATACTGGCAGAGATAGCTAAAGAAAATTCTGGAGGTAAATTCACAAGCGAACAGATTAAGAATATTGTTTCAGAGCTGGAAAATCCTGCAAATGCTACATCAGGCTTACGTAGATTTTGGTCTAAAGCAAAGATACCTACAACCCGAGCAGCCATCGCTGGAGCTGGAGGGTTATCTCTGTATCATCTTCTTAAAATGATGCAGAATCAAAACTACTCAGGCAGCCAGATGAATGAGTGGAAGAAGAACTTGTTAAAATCCAGAGGAGATTTTGAAGCAGCTCAAGAATTAGAAAGCAGCCAACCTCAGCAACAACTAAGATAATATGTACAAGGGTCTAATTAAATTCAGCTCTACAGACGATTGGAATTGGGATGTCGATCCTGTTCAATTAATTCATAATGTAAATACACTCACAAAAGCAGGAGCAGATAACTCTGAGCTTAAGACAGAAAAGACAGCTGGGCAGACGGATGCTCTGGTAATTGCCCTTGGAGCTTACGAGGGTACAGGCGCAAACAGAAATGGAGATATTTTTAAAGAAGCAGAATGTTTAAAACATTACAAAACATTCATTAAATCAGGCAGTCGCAAGTCTGATGGATCATATGATGGAAGAGCTTTAAACAGACATCATAAGAACAAACCAACAGATCCTAAATACGGCAACATCAAAGCTGCGACGTACAATAATAAGATGAAGCGTATTGAGTTGGTTATTGGACTAGACAACGACAAGTGCGCAGAAGAAATTCAAAAGCTAGCAGAAGGAAAGCAGATCAATGTGAGCATGGCTGCCAAGGTTGCATATGATAAGTGCACATGGTGTGGACATGACGCTAAAACAGACAGCGATAGATGTAAGCACATCCCTAAAGATCTTGGTGAGATTAATAAGCGCGGAGAGATGTGTAGCATGGATAATATAGATCCTAAATGGTTCGAACTTTCTATTGTAGGAAGACCTGCAGACCGTATAGGTATGTCGCTAAAACTTGCTTCAGATAATAACTATATCAAGACAGCAAATGATTATAGAGACCTGTATCCAGGGTTTACAATTCCTGAAGAAGATAACACATTTCTAAACATCTCAAAATACGCAGATGAAAAAAGAAGCCTTGTCAAGAAACTCGCTGCAATTGAAAAGCATATTGACGGTGTGATGAAGTCTACGCCAGCAAACTCGAAAGATAAATACCTTAAAGAGCAGCGCTCTAAACTAAGCGAAGCAGATGGCATATCTGATGACACTATTGAGGAGCTTAGAAAGTTCGAACCATCAAAACTTTTAAAAGCACTAGCAGATCATGGCATTGTCTTCTCTCCAGAAGATTTCGTTAAATACTTATTTGGAGCAAAAGCTCTAGGGGCTAAGTCAGAAGATATGTTTAGTAAAATCAAGAAGCGCCTACCTTCGATGTTTTCAGACATGGACGAGTCAGGTGATGATGAAATGAACGATGATAAGTACGAACCTTCTGTGTCTGATATTATGCCTAAAGGTTTACTGAATATGGTCAAAGGACTTTTCGATGATCATTCGCTATTTGACAAACCTTCCCATAATCGAATTATGAGAATTACTATTGTAAAAAAATCTCCAAAAGCTAGACTAGCTTTGAAAGAAGAGAATACAAAAGAGGCTGCAGTAGATGAATTATCTAGGCAATACAGTATATATAAATTGGCTGCATTACGCTATATCAACAGTCAAAACAAGCTAGATGAAGACACAATCTTTAATGCTTTGATGCAAAACAGATAAAAAGTGCTTGGAACCTCCAACAAATTAAGATAACATTTAAGAACAAATTAACCCACTATGTTAAACAAAATACTATCAAAACTCGCTGCTGAACAACCAATTGATCCTGCGGCTGCACCACAAACCGAAGAGATGCATGAAGCTGCAGAAACCCCACAGATGGAAGCAGCTGAGCACGCTCCAGGCGGATATGAAGAAGCTGGAGAAGGCGGCGGAGATGAGCTTGCACAGATCGAGCAATTGATTTCACAACTTTCCCCAGAAGAAGTTCAACAGCTGATTCAAGAACTTGAGGGAGGAGGAGCTGGCGCAGGAGGCGACGATACAGCCAACCTCTCGCAAGCAATTGAAGGACATCTCGCAGAAACGCCTGAAGCCTCAGTCCCTGAAGCTCCAGAAGAAAAGCAGGCAGCTCTTTCTTTTGTTAAGTCTGCGTCATACATTCATGGGTTTTTAAAGTACGCAACCGATCAGGGTGTCGATATTCATCAGGCAGTTGACCTGTATGACAGTGCACTATCTCAAGCCATTCACGATCTCAAAGTAGCCTCTTTGAAAGGTAATCAGACAAAGCTGGATGTTGATAAAGACGGCAAAATCGAAGCATCTGATTTGGCAAAATTGAGAGCAGGCAAAGGCAAGACCGTAAAAAAGGCAAACGTCGGCGACGCCTTCACCGCAGCAGGAAGAGCTCTTCGAGGAGGTCTTCCTGACAACGTGACAGAAACATTACAGGGGTTACCTCAGCAGGGCGCAGAAGCATTGCGTGGCGTTGCCGATAAATTAGACCCAGGATTTTTAGAGCAATTAAAAGCGCAAGCCGGCAATGCCGTTAGTGGTGCGGGTAACTTTATGCGAGAGCATGGCATTGATCCAACAATCGCAGCAGCGCTTGGCGGAGGTGCTGCTTTAGGCGCTGGAGGCATGGGGCTATACAAACATCTTACTCGTCCAAAGCAAGAGGAAGAAATGAAGATGGCTTCTTACTACGATGGATTATTTGAAAGAGCTTCGGAATATGGTCTCTCCCCAGATGAAACGATTAAGCTTGCTGGCTGGTGGGACACTATTAAAGAAAAAATGCCCCAAAGAGCAGGAATTCCTGGAGCTGTAGGAGGACCCGCACCAATTCCAGGAAGAATGCCTGAAGGCAAGCCTGTTACAGGCGGCACAGCTAAAGCTAAATAACAAAAACAAACTATTTACACTGTAATAAAAAAAGTATAAAATCAAACAATCAACAACCAAATATATGGCAAAACTAACAAAACACGCAGAAGTATTAAGTCAGCTCCACTCGATGGTTAAAAAGCAGGCAGAAGAAGCTCAGAAGAATATCTCCGGAGTTCCCGGTGGTGATGTTAAATCTGTAAGCGTTAGCGATCAGCATGAGTCGACTAACAAGAATTCTGTAGGTCCTGAAAATGTGGCGCAGGGTTATCACCAAAAGCCTTCCGAAGATTCCGCAGAGCCTCTCTCAGGGTCTAAGAGCGCTAGCGATCTTGGTGCAGAAATTCTGGACATCATCCGCAAGCAGGCAGATGCACAGGATTCCGTGACAGGTAAACCAGGTGACGTTAAGTCTGAAAGCGTTGGAGACGATCAGGAGAATGTTGATAAGAACAGCGTGAAACCCGAGAACAATAAGCAGGACTACAGCCAGAAAGGTTCAACTGACGACTCCAAGCCACTAGCCGGCGCCAAGAAGGCTGAAGTTGAAGAATTGGCCGCTAAGGTTGCCAGCTATGAATTAGGTCGTCAGTTTTGTGCAGCCCTTTTAAAGTCTGCATCTGACAGATTTGAACCTAACCAGGAAGAGCTTATGAAGGAAGCAGGTCGCCGTGATTTCGATCAGTTGATCGCGCAGGCTGCGTCTGAACTTGAAAGCACAGAAGAAGCCGAAAAGCAGGGAGCCGCACATTTTGATGAAATTACAAAGCAGGCCGCACTTAACAAGGCATTAGAAGAAAATGCTCTGTTGACTCAGAAAATTGCTGAGTATGAAAACTATATCAAGACCGCCCAGGAGCAGTATCAAGCAGAAACAGCTGCAGCTGCAGCTCAAGAGCAGCAAGTCAAATTGGCTGAAGCTGTCGCCGATATTGTTTTGAGTAAGTTAAAGTCTGAAGTTGTCCCTGCTGCAGGAGAATAACTTTAGTTAGCGTTTATGCCTGCTGACTCACAAACTAGTGATAGTATTGAGCAGCAGGCATTGAATGCTATAGCTCATTTACCTCCAGAGGATAAAAAGAAGATCCTCGAATATATCCACAGCATCATTAATCTAGAAAAAGTTAAAAATGACCAAGGAAGCTCTACACAAGATTGAAGAATTTGTCAAAATAGCTCTACATGAGATTAATGACCTTAGGCAGCAGCTAGCTGCCCAAACTACAAAGATTGCATCAGAAGAGCTGCAGAAGGACAAAGAATTGGAAAGCGCTTTAAAGAAAGCTGCTGAAGCTATGTACAACTCAGACTTTATTAACGACGAAGAGGAAAAATTCACGTTTGTTAAAAAGGCTAAAGAAGATTCTAAGTACCTAGCAAGAGTTGTTGAGCGTGTGTGTAATGCAGCTGATGTAGCTTACATGGGCAAAACAGCCAAAGTAAAATCCTCCAATCACTCTGATGACCCTGTGGTAAGGAGAGCCTTTGGTTACGATAATAACTACAGCCTTTTAGACGAATAATATTATGAACAACACTCAGCAAGCATATGTTAACGGATTTATTAAAAGGGCAGCTGAAAACGGTTATTCTGAAGACGAAGCACTTAATCTGCTTAAGCAAGCAGCCGATCCAGCTAATGATGTGCAACCTGGCACAGCTTCTTTAATCTCTCCTGTAGCAGGAGGTTTATTGGCAGCTCAAGGGTTAGGCGCAATGGTCGGGCATAATTATGCACCTATTAGCGACAAAGAATTACGTGAAGAAATGGCCTACTCTGAAGATCCATCAATCAGCAAAGCTCTTAAGTATCTTTTAGTTCCTGGCTATTTCGGCTATCGCCAAGCTAAGAACCAAAGACTTGAGTCTGCTTACGATAAATACAGAGATGCGCAGCGTCAGCAAAACCCGATGATGGGACAGCAATCACAAATACAGCAATATTAAAATATTGTTGACTATAGTAATTTTTTTTAACATAATATTTGTATAACTTTGCATTAGAACATTTCTAGAAAACCTTGATCGGTAGCTGGGGTGGGAAGGCGAAGCGACAAAAACAACAACAAACAACAAAAACAAAATAGGAGATAGATAAATATGATTAACTTCAAAAAAGGACCCGCTCTTAGCTTGCACCAAGTAAATTTCATTGGTAAAGCTGTGGACGGCGAAGACATTGAAGCAGGCCATGTGGTTCGTCTAAATGATAACGATGGAGTTGTTGAAGTTCTCAAGGGCGCTTCCAGTTCCAGTGTTTCCAAAGACGCAGTCTACGGGTTTGCTATTAACAACCAAGACGCAGGAGACGTTATCGAATCAGGTGTTATCGGTGTGTATGCACTTGATGGCGCTTCGGTGATCGAAACAGATAAGTTGCCAGAAGGTACAGTACCTAGCGATTACGCTCTTGGCGCACAGGTAACCACAAATACCGCAGGTGAAATTATCACACTGCCTGGTGGGTTTACCGGTAAGGTGCTTGGTCAGGTTGAAGGTTATCGCGACCTTCCAAAAACCAAGGAAATTATCGTTGACGGCAAAAAGGTCAAAGTTCAGGGACTTGTTTCCTTCTTGGGCATCAAACTCGCTAGCTAACCTTAACCAATAGATTAAAATAAAATATATGGAAAAAATCGCAAATCAAAGAGTGTTCAACGATACGTTCGTTGAAATGGTTAAAGCTGGCGAAGAAAAGAAGGCAGCAGTGTCTGCACAGTCTTTCACTCGCAACAAGCTTCGTGAAGAAAGCTTCACGGAAAAGATCATCACCCCTATCGACATCAGCAATGATGACCTCGACAAGGCTGAGAATCCTGAGCTTCTTGTTAAGTGGAATGATCGTGAGCCTGATACTGCGCCTGCAGTGACAATCCCATTGGGTGTTGTTCCTGACATGTTCCAGTTCTCTGGTACTCGTTATCCTTCCTACTTCACTCGTATTACGAGTCCGAAGTTCAACAAGGACATCGACCAGCTCCGTAGCTATGATTACGACATCCGCGCAATCATGCTTGAGTTGAGCACCAAGGACATTGCAACCGAAATCGACACACGCTTTATGCAGCGCGTGGACAGCATCATCGGTCCAGTCAACGCAGCCAACACTCTCAACGGCATTGGGCTTCCACAGAATGTCACCATCAGCGGTGGTATTACTCGTGAAAACGTCGCAGAAGCATTCAAGGTCATTCAGCGCCTGAAGGTTCCATTTGGTCCCTCCCAGCCTGATGGCGGCGAAAGCAAGGGCGTTATGCTCATGAACAACGTCACTGCACAGGACTTCGTTAAGATGAGCCGCAGTGAAGTTGGTGGTGATCTTGCACAGGAAATGTGGGTGAATGGTCTCCCATCCAAGACTCTCTTGGGTGTTAAGCCGATCTACACAATCAAGCGTGACCTCGTCAAGGATGGCGAAATCTACTTGTTCTCTTCCGAAGAATTCTTCGGTAAGTACTACAGATTGCAGCCATTGACTGTGTTCATGAAGAACGAAGCATACTTCTTGGAGTACTTCCAGTACATGAACCTCTCACTCGCAATCGGTAACGTGAAGGGTGTTGTGAAGGTCAGCTTCAACGCTTAAGCGATACTAGAGTTAGTGATTTAATGAGGGGACCCTTTAACCAGGGTCCCCTTTTTAATGCCTTGATATGATGTTTAAATGCATTATAATAATCTTATGAATAACGAAAACATTCTAGCAGAGTTCGAAAGTTTCATTGAGAAATCAGCAATGGTGGCTCCTCAGCAATCTACAGGAACTAATATGCAGATGGAAGGATCTGAAGGCATTGCAAGCACACCAGCCATGGGTGCTCCACAACCAAGGATAATGCCTACAGGTAACTTCAATACAGGAGCGGGCGCACCTCCTCCACAAAAGGCTAAGGCATTAACCAACAAGCCTCAGTAATTCATGGCTACACCAATACTCACAAGCGAGGAAGTGAGACTTTTCCTGCAGGACAGGGAAGAGTTAAATCCTCTTTTACTAGGAGTTAGATTTACTCCTGAAATGATCGAACAGGCAATGATCAACACAGTTGATTATTATAATCTAATGAACCCTCCCACAGGAGTAATGTATTCTCTAGAATCTTTTCCATACAGATCATTACTTCTATTAGGTACAGCTTCTTACCTCTTAAGATCAGGAGCCATCAATGAAGCTGCGAATCAGTTGTCCTATGCAGCAGACGGTGTACAGGTTAACGACAAGGATAAAGCGCAAATATTCTCATCTTTAGCTCAGAGTTTACAAGCAGACTTTAAAGAACTGGGACAGCAGATTAAAATGAATCAGAATATAGCTCAAATCTATGGAGTTAAGCATTCGGAATACATTTATCGTCGCAGATACTAATGAGCGATAAAACATTAAAGCAAGGCATAACCCAGATAGGAGAAGCCGCAAAGATACTTCAGAATAGGATAGTAGCAGCCAAAGCTAATCCATTTCTGGGATTTAAGCTGTATGTGAAGATACTCATTAAAAAAGCTAAGAATTTCGTTGGCACAAATCAATACTAAATGATTGGAACTAAAAGAGTTTTTAAAAAAGTAGAGATTATCCCAGAGTGGGTTAATGGTCATTTCGTGCAATGGCAAATAGACCCTTTCTTTAAAGCCCCTCGACCATACAACTTTTCTTTACAGATATCTGAGACAGACAACTTTTCAGATATTTTGAGAGAGAAGACAAATCTAGGAGATGTCTTTTTCACAGTAGATGATTTTAAATTGAAACAGTCTGCTGGAGGCTTCTACTACTATCGCATACAGCTAACAACTGGTGACGGTAAGAAATATAGCTCACAGCCGATAATGTTTGGTTATAGTATTCAAGAGCAGAGAAAGTATGCGATGGCCGCAGACGGTATTCGTAAAGAAATCCTATTGTGTAGATATGCAGGCACACAGGCTTGGCTATTACGCAGAAAGACATACAGCGCAGCTACCACAGTAACATCCAAGAACATAGACCCTGTGTCAGGAGTACCCATAACAGATACACAGCATGAAGATTATGGTGTAGGTATAGATGGAGGATATTTTGATCCTGTGCCCTGCATGTACCATATAGAATCTAGCAGCCAAGATAAACAGCTATCCCCTGACGGTATAGGTGTAAAAGAAACATACGCCTTTAACGTCAGAGCTCCGGGCTATCCTTTGTTTGAGATAAGAGATGTGTTGTGTGATATTAACGGAGGGCTTAGATATAGCATACAAGCCAGAAACTCTAAAAACTTCCCAGGAACGAGTATCACATTGTTTCAAAAAGCCACACTCATGCAGATCCCAAGTACAGACACAATCTACTCAATTCCAATACCTGTAACCGTATAGTATGAATACAGATAACACACAAGATTGTACAAATGATATAGGTTACGTAACAGCATACGACAGGGAAGTTTACGCTAAAGATGAACGCGTAATGGTACTGACCCCATGGACAGTGCAAAACATTTGCTACGAAGTAATTAAAAACTATATGATTGAAAACCCTCCCCAAGATGAAGGGTATAAATTTGCTCAAAAATATAGTCCTGATGATCTAGAGTCAGGAATATCTCTAGAGATAGCATATCATTATAAAGATGCTGTAGTTCAAAAACGCCCTGGCATATACGTATCCAGAGGCGAAACCAATTTTGTATTTCCAACAATAAATCAGCTCATAGGTATAAACACAGCAGAATCAGAAAAGCAAAGATTTGCGATGCTTCAGATGCCTATAAATATTGCTGTAGTAGCTACAAACGTAGGTTTTGCAGAACAGTTGGCAGAGTATGTATTTAAAATTTTCCTAAGATATCAGGAGGTTATTAAACAGGACTTTTGCATTCGTCAATTTAAGCTGGCATCGCTAGGCGCTCCTCAGTTATACTTGGAAAGTAAAGATCATATCTTTGTAAACGTTACGCTTTTAGCTACATTTGATATGGGCGCATTGATTAAAGGAGATGATCTCAAGATTAAAACAATGTCTTATGCGATTTTTACAAGCTGTGTAGATCAACCACTATCAACTAATCTTTTGTAGTAAATTGTTTCAAAAATTATTGCATTACCCCTCAGTTTCAACTAAACTTAAACTAGTATAAATAAACATATACCGGAGAAATAACTAAACATATGTACATCACACCTAGAGTATTAATTCAGCAAGAATTCCTGCAGCTACCTGTCTACAGTGAATTTCCATTACCTGCTTTCATCATCGGTCCTAACTATTCGCTGCTACGCTACAGCGAACCCAATGAAAAGAACCACACCGCAGCAACTACTAAAGACGGCGTGTTACTGGCTACCGAAAACAATTATATTGCTGATGCAGATACTAGCTATGATTTTCCTAATGTTCCTGCAGGCGGAAACATAGACCCTACATACACGAAAGTGTATGCTGAGTCTGTTGAAGCGCAATATTTCCCACTACTGTCTTTAGGTAGTGATTCGGGAGACGCCAATGTTGAGTTAGTACCCAGCGTTTCTGGCGGATACTACAGGAACAAGGTCAGGTTCACTAATCTTGTTATGAAGACCGCAAATAACTACGTCCGTAGCGAATTACTCTCAAATAGAGACGTTGCGGTGGGTGATGTTATCGAAATTTCCGATCTTGATAATCCTGGAGACACAGCATCTGTCGTACGTGCAAAGATCAAAGCTATTGAACCTGAAACGTACATTATTAATGAAGATCTTGCCTCTTATGTCGAAGACATTTACAACAACGAATCTAATACAGCTAACCAGAGCCAAGACTATGGGCTTTCTGGATCTGCCACTGGCGTTACAGTAGACGTGAACGAAGACTTTGCATATATCGGATATGCAGGGAGAAAGATTGTTACAGATACCTACACAGTCACAGTAACTGTAGGCGGAAGTCTTACTGCAGCAAGGTTCTCGATTTCTTCAGATAATGGGGCATTTAAAACAAAGACCAATGTAGCATTATCTGCAGGCGTTCTCACGCTAGACGACGCTTCAGGCAATAATGTTAAACTTGAGTTTTCACTCGCAGAAGGAGTGACATTCACAGCCGCCACAGTGTGGACTTTGAACGTTGAAGCTGCAGTTACACAAGTCACTCCTACCGTTACAGGCACATACTCCGGAGAAGCAGACATAGTCTACACCCTCACGGTGGAGCGTGGTGGCGCATTCTATGATGGAACTAACTCTACAACCTGCGCTAGGATTTTGGTTAAATCTTCTATCGTAGACACCGCCTCGTTAACTTTACCCAGGAAGGCTACACCTGTATTCCAATTGGGAGGCCTAGGCTTGTCGGCAGTGTTTTCTGCAGGTAGTGTTGGTGTCGGTACGGATTATGAAGGTCTTGTGGCAGGCGATGTGTACTATGTATCAGTTGTTGCAGCTAAGCACGGCGCAGTCACTATTGTGGAATTTGCTGAAACGTTACCTGATTCTTTATTTGACGCAGCAAATAAAACAGCCTCATTATTCTTGACTCAAAACTCAATACAATTGAATGAAGTTAAGAACACACTAACAGACACCAGAAACTGGACACAGGACGAAGCTTACGTGACAGTAAACTCAGGCGCAACCACATCAGTCAGCTCTATTATCGTTGCAGGATCTCCTGCAGAATTACCTATCAAGAAAGCAAAATTGTTCATTGAATATAGAGCCTTGTTGCAAAACAATATTGTGGCAATTGACTCTGTGCGTAGTCAAGCAGATGTCCTTGCCAAACTTGGCACAATTCACCCTGACAACCCTCTTGCTCAGGGTGTAAATGACGCTGTCTTAAACGCAGCCAATCAGCTAGTGTACTTCATTGGTGTAGCTACAGATGATCTGGCTGGCTACCTAAACGCAATCAAAATCTCTGAAAAGAGCGACAAGGTTTACGGGTTTGTGCCACTTACCTTCGATCGCACAATTCAGGACGCTGTGGTTGCACACGTCAACGCATACAGCACTAGAGAAGTTGGACGCTGGAGAGTTGCATGGCTTTCCGTACAGGACAATAAAGAGCGCATGATCTATGATAGCGCCGAATACACCGCCACAGTTACCAACGACTTGCTCGGCAGAACAAGATTACTGACAATCGAAAATGCCAAGTTTATTGAGGATGGGGTACGCGCAAACGACTCAATCCGCATTAATTTTAGCGCTACATCGGACGGCAAGTTAACCTATGATGAGTATATTGTTGACAGTGTACAGACCAATACTACACTGTTGTTGACCCATTCATTACCATATGCAATTACACCGAGCGGTGGAGCAAAAGTTCAGGTTGTAAGAAACTACACCAAGAGTGAGCGTGCCTACAACCTAGCTAAGATAGGTGGAGACTATAACAATAGACGCGTTCGTTGCGTATTCCCTGATACCTTTAAGTATAAGGGCGTTACGAAGCAAGGCTATTTCGCCGCTGCAGGCTTGGCAGGTCTCAGGTCTGGTGTTGTTCCTCACCAGGGCTTAACCAACTCCGAATATCTCGGAGCAGACGACCTTAGCAAGGTTGTTATTGATTTCTCTCAGGATGAGCTGAATGTTATGGCTGAGCAGGGTATCTGGATCATTACACAGGAAGTTATTGGCTCAACTCCATATGTGAGGCATCAATTGACCACTGATGAGCGCAGCTTGAACACGTCGGAAGACTCTATCACTACGAACGTAGATAGTATTAGCTACGCTCTCAAGAAAGTCTTGTCACCGTTTATCGGTAGGTTCAATATTAATCCTGATAACGTGGCTGTTATTAGAGCTGCCGTCGTGGCAGAACTTACATTTAGGTCATCCAACACATACACTGCCCGCGCAGGAAACCAGTTGGTGTCATTCACTCCAGCAACCGACATCATCAAGCTTGAAGCAAATCCAACATTCAAGGACATGATTGATATTGAAGTGCGCTTGAATGTGCCTTACCCAATCAACTACATTAACCTGAAATTGATTGTTGGCTAACCTATCATGACTTCGTTTGAAGTAGGATTCATTAAATACGCTGAAGAATGTGGGTTATCCAATGAAAGGATAGCCCACATTCTTAAAAGAGCCGCAGATTATCCTGAAGTATCCAGCTTATTCAAACAACTTCCAGAAGCAGAAGAAGAATCTCCAGAGCATCTCGACGATATGAATAATCTTATGCAGCAGGATTTAATCGACAGACAAATGCTTGAAGACGCACAAAAACTGAAAATGCAATGAAAGTTGTAGTAACAGGAGATTTTAGAGAACCTACATTATTAAATACAGATAAAGCTACAGGTGTACTAATATATTCTGATGACGGTAGACCTAACGTAATATTCAGGATGATTGGTAACGGTAAAGGATGGATCAGATACACTAAAGGAGAAGATGCAAATTTTGATGAAATTGCACAATCTCTAGGCCTCATAAAATAAGACAATCAACGCTTGCGATAACTCTACAAATTAGCTATAATAATAACAGAAACAATTAACTTAAAAATATATGGCAGACTTATTTCAATTTGAAACACCAGCAGCAAGAGCTCCATTAACAGCCGACAAGGCCACCATCCAGTGGGGTGGAGTTATTGCAGGCGCGATTCAGGTAAGCATCACCTATGCACAGCAGATTAACCGTCGCCGCACAATTGGCAACAAGTCCGCAGCAATCTGGGGATCCCAGCCCAGCGGACAGGTTAACATCCAAAGACTTCTAACCTCCGACGCTGGAGCACTCACCAGCGCCCCAGGCTGGAGCGGCTGTAACCCAGGCACAGTAACCCTGTCACTTGGCGGATGCGCTGGCGGAGGCCCAACCTACACAGCTACCAGTGCAGTTGTTTCTCAATTCTCAGTGTCCGCTGAAGCAGAAAGCCTCACAGTCATGGACAATGTGGTGATCGAGTTCATGCAGTTGTCTGCTTAATTATATTAAACTGCTTGCTTATTTGAGCCTCTGTCTTATATATTAAGGCAGAGGCTCAAACTATTTATGCTGTGAGCTATAAAATAAAACACACATGAGTATCAGGCAAAACCCATTACCTTCAGATCATCCAAATTTTAATACTCCGTCTAAAGTATTTGTAGGTGAAATCATTACATCATGCTCAGGCTCGCACGCCATCACAGTAGCAAGATCTAAGCACGGCGGAGCAAAATCAGCCGACGGCGGATACATGATGCAGGGAACATTGGCCACGTCAGTAATGGCTTCTATATTTGGATTTAGAGAGTCAGCACCTCCACAACCAGGAACACAGGTTGTATGCTTAGAAGAGTCTGCAAGTCATTGCTATATTTTAGGTATGCTACCCAAGCAAAACCCCAACCTGGACAATATGCCCAATAGGGCCGCTCTTGGGGCAGGTAACGCCCTAGAAGACAGCGCCAATAGGAAGGGACATGAAAAATATACACCAAGGATATATGACAACAGAAGACCTACAGACGCGGTAGATGGTGAGCATGTTGTCAGTAATGAGTTTGGGGTTTTGCTTGGGCTGTATCAGCAGTTAGCTAATCTGAAAGCATCAGAGCTAGCGCAAGTGCAGTGCTTCCTTTTGGATGATCTTGTGCGTGTGATCAGTCATAATTTTCAACACTATACAGCTCTTGGCGAATATAATATATATCATGACGGTAAAGCATTAATGGCCGAATTTGGAGCCACACACAAGACCTCAGAAGCATATGGAAAACCCGCTGTAAACTCAGACTCCTCTTCTGCAACATTCACGAAAACAGGAACGCATACTGCAGATGATGAAAATGACTTTTATAAAATCTCAGGAGATGAGCGAATAAAAGCAATTGAGCGCTTTAAATGGTTTCTTGGTACTGTGGGAGATTTTTTGCATGTATTCATGGTTAGACCTGATCCGCAAGAATCAAGAGTTTTAGATCCGACTAAAAAACCAAACAAACCAGACACAGGGTTATGTGATTTGCATATAGGTACTGACGGAGGACTGCATTTACGTAGTGTAAAAGAAGTATTTATTGAAAAAACTAATTGGATTAGGGTACCGCTGAGAGTGGCTGCTCCGGATGATGAAGCTGGAGACGACGCAGCTAAAATAAAGTATAAAGAGAAAGAGCTTTTTAAGTTTGATAATGAAATTATTGCAACACATAACCCTATTAGGTACGCGTTACAGATAAGGGACTATGTAGCTTATGTAAACGAGAAGCTTAATTATGAGAATTTTAAAAAACATGAAAAAGATTTTTATGTAAACGATGAATTAAGCAAAGAAGAAGCACTTAATAGGATAGGTAAAGTAGATCAAGAAACTTCTCTTAAGCTGAGCGATTATAAACTTAGAACTGCTGGAATATATCTAATGCCAAATGGAGGCATAACAATTAGAGATGCATGGAATTCAGCAATAATTATGGAGGGTGGTAACGTTTATATACAGCCAGCAAAAGATCTTATAACTCAACCTTTAAGAAGTATGGTTGTAAAGGCAGGCAAAAACATAAACATGTCTTGCCGCAAACATATAGATCTCTCCTCAAGCGATGAAGGAATGAGAATCAAGACACACAAGTCTCAATATCTATATAGTCATGAAGGAGGCGTTATTCTTGAAGCAAATGCTGAAAAAGACGTAGCCTATGCGCCTATACCCTCAAAAGGCGCCTTACAGCAAGTTGGAGGAATCGTACTTAAATCTAGTTTGGGTATATACAACTATGCTGAAAAAAACATAGTGAACTTTGCTAAAGGAAAAATGCTGCTCCAGTCCTTAGACAATATGGATATCACTGCAGGTTTTGAGGATGATAAAGCCAACAAAACCGCTAATAAGCCCATCAAACCCAAAAAAAATAACTCTAAGGAATCTTTAGCTACAGACAAAAAAGATGAATCTTCAACTACAAACAAAAAAGCCGCAACTCGAAAAAAACAAGCAAGCATCACAGTATATAGCCAGAACAATATGACAGTTCTGGCGGACAAGTCTATGCTCCTACACTCAAAGGAATTAGCCACCATGGTATCAGACAAGCAAATGATATTGGCCGGCGCAGCCGCAACACTGCTTGGAGAGAAAGGCGATTCAATTTCTACTGAAGGCGTTATAGAAACTGAAAAGATGGTAAAAGATATATTTAAAAAACCAAGAGAGATTAAAAAAGAATTACTCAAACAAACAGTATTTGAAAAAGCCACTAATTTTGAAGCACTAGAGTTTAAGTTTCTTAACTCTAAAGAATACGGTAGTGACATAGACAAAGAAAAAGACCCGTTTCCTATTACATTAGCGCAGCAGGATAATTTGTTGACAAACTTATATAAACTAGAAGAATGGAAAGAGGAAAAGATTAACGAGTCATATCCGTATCCTGGTAAAGATTTGTTTGAAAAGTTTTATTATATTACTCAAAAACCTAACAATTTACAGAAGCATCCCATTGATAAAGATTCACATAGTAAAGCAGACCCGCAGAATATTCCCGCAACTATAACCCTGACATCACTAAGCAAATACAAAGTATTAAAATAAATTATATGGAACCTCCACAACCCTTCAACACGTCAATTGAAATGAATAACGAAAAGCCTAAAAATTTGGAAATTACAGATAAAGAAAAAGAGCGGTTTTTCAAAAGTATTCTAGCCGATAAGCCCCACGAAGAAACTGTAACTTTGTTTGACAATAAATTAAGTGTAACCTTCAGATCGCTTACCGTCCAAGAAAACACTGACGTCGTTAATCAAATTATTAGAGATAAGGAAAACGGCATCGCTGTAGACAACGATACATATTACATAACCATATCAGTATATCGTTTGGCACTATCCATGGTATCTGTAGACGGCAACACCTTTAGTTCAATAGTTAAGGAAGGGTTTTCGCCATCGTTTGAAAAAGATACGTATGTACTAGCTAGGTCTAGACCAATTCTTGCCTGGGGTACTCCAAAACTATCGGTGTTTCTTGATGCGTTTCAAACATTTGAAAACAAAGCAATCAAGCTAGCCAGCGAGGTTCAAAACGCAAATTTTTGGAAAGCCAGCACGTAAAATTGCTAACTTCAGGCTATTTACGTGGCTGGCTTAATTTTGACTACATGCTTCCTTCGTCAAGACTGAGGGAAGAAATCATCCTAGCGCATCTACAGGATGAGTATATCTATGAACTGTTGAAGAGTAGGCTTTTCATAGAGACAGTATTGAGGGCTACCTTGGACCAGCGTACATCCTCAACGCTTGATCCTATATTTGAAGTATCTAGGCAGTTGATTGGATTAAAATTGCCTTCAGCTCTTCCAAAAGATACAATAAAAGAAGAAAAGTTATCAAAAAATGACCTTAAAGAATGGAAAGAGTTTCTAGATAAAGTAAACAAGAAGTAGTATATGGCTGACCCAGGCAATTTTGACCCTTATGAGATGTACTCAAATTTTTCCCATATGGGGAGAAATTTTGGCAATCCATTGCTTAATTCTCTAGCCATGATGGCGTTTGGGCATAATTATATGCCAGACACAGAGGAGAGTGGTCAGGACATGCATGAGGCTTTATTGCAGAGAGAAAGATCTGCAAATTTCATGCAGCTGCAGAGATCATCCTTTGCAAACAATGCACTTTTCCAGAAAATGGGTATATCTGGAAATATGGCAACAAGTGTCATGGCTGGTGTTATGTCATCACCAGATAGCGCAGCATCTAAAATGATGTCAGGCGTTTTGGGCGGAAATCCCATGGCCGCATCTGCAAAAATATACTCAGGACTCACAGGCGCAAACGTGATGGGGGCCTTTGGCAGGACAGGGAACATCACAGCTGAAGAAACCGAAAGCGTGATGCAGTCTCTAGCCAAAAACTTCTACACCTCTCAAAACTATGAAGGACCTGAAGGCGTAAAAGAAGACATTAAAAAGAAAAGCAGACAATATATTACTGATCTAGCTGAACGAAAAGGAGGCTCTGGGCTTATTGAGTTAAAGGAAAAGGCTGGTATAGATTTAACTGACGGGAAAGGAGGTCTGGCCAAAGATTATAAAGAAAAAATTGCGAAGTTCGATATCACTGAAGGAGATGATGAGCGGGCTGTAAGACACTCTGCAAGTGATTTAAGAACTAAAAGCAACACACTTTCAGATAAAATAAGCAAGGCAACTAAAGAGGGTGATGAGAAGCTAAAAAAGAAACTTGAAGAATCTATAGAAAAAGATCTCAAGGATAACTTTAAAATGGCTAAGGATGAAATTGATAAGCAGTACAAAAAGAATGGAAAGCTGGATTTATCAAAACTAGAAAAAGATGCAAAAGATTCTTTTTCGCAAACATCCCCGCTTGAAGGTATGCGTAAAGAGGCGGAAGCGGCCAAAACAGCTGGATCTAGAATTACTGGATTTGATTTTGCGAAATCTAGAGGGTTTAAACTAGAAGACATTACCTCAGGTTTTACAAAAGCCGCAGAACTCAGAATGCTTGGAGATAGTAGAAGCATGACTCCGACCCAGGCAATGGACAAGTTTTCCAAAAACGCAGGAGGGGCAATGGATGCAGCTAGAGGTATATTTGGAAACAGGTCAGGCGGAGAATTAATGGAAAAGATTTCGCAATTTGCAGGATCAAATGTGGATTTAAGCACAAAAGGAGGCAGCGCCGAGATTGAGGGACTATTACGAAAAACAAATGCTACAGCTAGGGTAGCCGGAGTCAGTATAAAAACAATGTTGGCTATCATTGATTCTGCAAAACAATTGGCCGCAAATAATCCAGCACTGCAACATATGAGCAGCTCAGCAGCTGTAGAAACGTCACTACAGGCAGTCAAGGGTGCTGCTCAGATGGGTAAGATGATGACTGGTACGGAATTCAGGCAGGCAGGAGGAACACAGGGGCTATCCTCACAAGCAATCCAAGAGTCGCAAGCTTTTTCACAGTCTGAGTTAGGACAGAGTACATACGCCTTATTAGCGGCATCAAAAGGTACAGATGCTGAAGACTTCGTTAAGGACCTGGTTAAGAATGGTAAACTCACTGCCCAATATTTAAATAATGGAGGTATTGCTGAGATCGCCAAGAAAATGGGTAAATCGGAAATGGAAGTTATAAATCTTTCGCAGAACAGGCTGCTGTCAGAGTCGGGCATGAAAGATGACGACAATACTAAAATTGTTTCTGAAGGCGCAGGAAAGACAGGCGTAGAATCTATGTTTGACTATCTGGCTAAATATGGAAAAGGATACTCCAAAGAAGATTTAGAAAAAAAATATAAAGAAGAGTATTTGGCTAAAGGTAAATCTGTGAGTGATTTTAAAAGAGAAGTGTTGATGCCTAAGCTTGGAAGAACTAAACAAGGTATGGAGCTGGCGCGTACATACGATTTCAGTATCACCAAACACATGCTCGAGTCTGCTATGACTCCTGAGGAAAAAGCAGCAATGGACAAAGAAATCAAGCAGGAGACAGCTAAATCTGCGGAAGTAGCCAAACAGAATGCAGGTAGAAATGCTCCAATGCTTACGCAAATTATGCAGGGTATAGCTGCTGGAGATAAAAAATTTGATAAGTATGATATAGATGCAGCCAGGGAAGAAATGTCGAAAATTTTTGCAACAGGAGGCAAAAAGCGAGACGATGTGACTGCCGCAGCAATGCTTAAAGCTGAAGACGCTGGCGAGGTATTAGTGAAGGAGATTTCAAGCGACCAAAGAATGCCTATGAAGAGATCCGCCCAGCTACTGAGTATAGTGATGGCAGGCAAAAAGCGTGAACTTGAAAGTCAGGGAGACACCGAAGAGGCCGCAAAGCTGGACACTAATATTACAGAACAAGATATTTCAGAGCTTAGAAAACAAGGATCTGCAGGTAAGTATAATAACAACAACCAAGCCATGAGTGCTCTTGAGCGCCTTGAAGCTAAACCTGACAACGAATTAACTCAACCTGAGCGTGAAGAAAAAACAAAACTGCAGAGATTGCGTAAAACAGGGATATTGCAAAACGCCGAAGCTTATGAACATCTAAAAAAGGGCGACACCTCTGCAGCCATTAGGTCTGTTGGTCAAGCGGCTGTAGAAGATAATCAAAAAGCAAAAGCCAAAGACGATCTTGTTCCTAAAAATCAATCACCTCAATTACAGGCTTCTATGAAAGAAGCTGCAGAGGCTGGTAAAAAAATAATAGATCAGACCACCAAAAAGGGAGGCATTCTAAGTTTTGAGGAAGAAAAAATAGCTGAAGATGTTAATAAAGTAACTGAAGCGAACAGAAAGTCACTGATTGAGGCTGGTAGAGTAGATGAAGCCAGAGGACTTGGTAAAGTAACCAACCAGGAGCTGGAAGACCTAACTAAACGCGGCAAAGATGTTCTGGGCGGCATGACTGCTGTGGAGGCGGAAAATGAGTTAGAAAAACTAGAGCACGACGACGCAAAAGGTAAGTTGGACGAAGCATCTAAAGAAAAATTAAAATTGCTGAGAACAACCAGAAAGATGGGAGGTTTCTCAAGTCAAAAGGCCTTTGAGGGAATGACTTCAGGCAAACGTGAGCAGGTGGCGATGGGTAGCCTAGAGGCATCAAAAGCTATTCAAAACAAAGTTGCTTTTGATAGTCAAAAAGCAAACATAGACGAAAAGCTATCAAAAGATTTAGATAAGTACGAACAAAGCAAAGGCATCAGCGCCGAAGGAAAGGCAGCAATAGCTGAAGCTCGACAGGCCTATACTGTAAATGGCAAGATTGACTTTGACAAGATGCGCAAAGATCAGGCTTCTGGAGAAGGGATTTTTAAAGGAAATCAAAAGAAATTTGAAGCTCTTGGAGGGTTGCTCCAAGGATCATCAAAACAAATTGAAGAAGCCAAAGCGCAAACCATCGCTAAAAACGAGCAGACTGGAGCTGACCCCATGAAACAGGCTCTGGACGCTTTAAAAGAAATGATAGGTTTGCTAAAAAGCGGCGGAGGTATAGGTGACAAATTAAGCGATTTAGCAAAAGCAATAGCACACATATAATAAGCATATGCCAGCATCACTAGTAACTTTAGGAGGAGGAGATCTATTTAAAAGCGGAGGAGGAGCCGACTCGCTTGTAAACATACCAATGGTTAATAGCGTCATAGGACCTGGCGGACTAGCTGTGTATGACAGCGTTAGCGCGCAAGTGGCAGAAACTCTTCAGTTTTTTATTACGTTTGACGACGTAATTAAGTTCATCCATTTTGGAAAAGGTCTTGGTAATGTCACAGCTCAAGGTACTTTATTTTGTGATTGCAGCGGAGATCTACCAGGAGCCGGCCAAATAGCCGGAGCCATCAAAGGGCTTAGAGGCTCAAAGCAACAGTTATCAGTAGGAAAACTGCAATGTACTGGAGTAATGACAAGCGCATCAATTACTGTAACAGGTGGAGATGACACCATGGGAATATTTAACTTTCAATTTGCTATAGTGAACTATTAATTATGTTTAATCATTTCGCAACACTGCTTAGCAACATTGATTTACTGCAACTAGAACCTACAGCAAATAGGTTTTTACTAGCCGCAGGAAAAGACAAGCTACTAGATGTAACTAATAACAGTGTTCTTAAACTGACAGATACTTATACAACTTTAAAAATAGATAGAATATATTCAGATCTATTAAACAGAAATTATCACAGGATCGAACTGCCTACACAGCTAGAGGGGGTTTATAATCTTCTTTTTCCTGAAGGCAGTTCTGCATATCATAAGCAGTTTCTATTGTACTGCTATTTACGTGTAATTTCAGGAACAGATAAAGCGGAGCATGTTAAAAACTATGACAATAGGATAACTTATAGTCTAAACGAAGTGTCGGAGTATTTTAAATTTAATAAACTCACAAGAACACTTTATAGTGATAGAGGTTTTGAGTTGCTTGTCTCAGGCAGCCTAAAGCCGCAGAATACTTTAACAAATTCATCCTCAGTGTTTATCATAAGCCAAGAGAAAGATACCTCTAACGTTTATGTCTATAACGCCACACAAAGAGAATATTACAAAGCAGGAAAAGCCTCCACAAACAATCCGCAGGGCATGTCAACCGCTTTAGAGTTCAGCTCACTAGGTCAAACTACATCTAAACCTATAGGTCTAGGAGATACAGGACTAACCATAACTCTCACAGGAGATTTTAATAACCTTACTACAGGATTCACAAAGTCCAGTAATAAGCGCTGGTCATTCATCGCAGAAGCTCCTTTTGTATTCAGTCTTTCTGAAAAAATGAATGACTTGAACTTAAAATATCGTTATATTGAGAGTATGTTTGAATACAATAGAAATGCCTGTAATTTAACGTATGAGAATATGTGGAACCAGCACTTCAATGATGCATATAAACTTACAGGATTACTTTTAGCCTATGTTGAAAGGGTGCATTTGTTATGGCAGGAGATGTAAAAATAAGTACAAGTATAGGTACAGCGATAGGAGCAACAATTGTGTATCCTATGGGAGGAATACCCTACGCCGCTGTCGACATTATACCGTCAGGAGGGATTAAAATATCTCAAGGAGGACTACCTGATATAGATTCTCAAAAACGCCAGGAGGCATCTGTGTCAGTGTCAGTGAAGTCAAATGGAGGCAGGGGAGGTAGTTTAAATTTTAAAGGAGTGATCGACGGCATGAGTGTAAACAATATGGTCGGGCAGAGCTCGTACCAAGCAATTATTAAAAACGCCGGCGTATGTCTACTTGAAGCCACAACACTAATGCCTGGTCTCATTCCCTCAGGTATTAATGTTTACAAAATGCCCAACTTTGGGGCCACTCATAACTCACAAGGAGGAGACGACGACAATTTGGAACATTTTGTAGATATGCAGGATGTAGATCTGAAAAAATCTCCAATAGAGGTTTACACAGAAATTCTTAAAAAAATATTACAAATGCAAGTCGATGGCTCGTGGGAGAAAAAAGTAGGGCTTGAAGAGATGGTTTCAGGAGGACAGCCTTTTGAAAAAATATTCAATGGTTCAGCCTACAAAAAAACAGCAACGAACGCATTAAAGTATATATCTACCGTAGATTTAAGCGCAGTTACCTCAGGCGCAGCATCCAAGGTAGGCATGAGCGATGACGCACTGGTGACTAGTTTGATGAGAATTTTTAAACTAGGCCCCCAGGTAGTGCTTGAGAATTATCTAAACTTCTTAAGATTGTTAGGGTGTACAGTAATATTCAGTAACAGTAAAATGTATGTTGTACCGGAAAACTCTACACTTAAACAAGGAGGAAAAGGAATAAACAGCGCTACTCCTAATGACTATAATGCTTATTCATATAACGATAATGGTTATAGAGATATAGGTAGCTGTATAGTACTGACAGATGGAAGTATGGGAGGATTCAACTTAGCTAGCAAGGGGTTTGATTCAGGCACAATAGGCTGCTTTGAAGACGCGAAAGTATCTAAAGCCGGAGGAACCCTCATAGTTTCAGCAAACCCATTCATGGCCGCATCAGCAAACGCGCCGGCAGCATCAGACAGTAAAAAAATAGCTCAAAAGATGGACAATCCAGGAGATCCGTTACTAAAATCTCCAGCTACCGCAGCCGAGCAGGGTAAGGCTCAATCAGGCGCAGCCGCACTAGCCAGCGGAATGAAAAATAGATTTAAGAAAGTCGGATCAGTGCTAGACAATTATGCACAGTCTGTACTATATCAGGCCAGATATGGAGACAGAACAGGCTCTGTGACTATGGAGTTTAATCCGAATTGGGTACCAGGAACAGGCGGCTCTATATTTATTAAGCAAACAAATACGTATATACATTTTAATGTAACCACTGTAACGCACATGATTAGTACTGCAGCGCCAACCACCGGAACAGCCATAACAACAGTGAGCTTCAACTGTGGAAGAGTAGGTCAAAGTCCTGCAGGACTGGATAGCTATAAATATTTTGGATACGACAGCGGTAAGGAAAAAGGTATTCAAGGGTCATATATAGGAGATTCTTAATTATGAATGACGTAGAACAGATGATTAAGGACAACAAGAAGTTGATTGAACTGGAAGTGAGTAGATATGCTACTAACCTACCGAAGATAACTGTACAGCTAGAAGCCTATAAGCTAGCCAGAGAGGCAGCCAAAACATATAGCCCCGCCTCTGGATTTAAATTTAGCACGCATCTAGTGAACAGTCTTAAAAAACTATCAAGACTTTCCACGCAATATGGTAACGTAGTGAGAATTCCTGAGAATACTCAGTTTGGTATAAATAAACTGCAGAAACTTGAAAAGGATCTGGAGCACACTCTAGGTAGAGCACCAACCACAGATGAGCTAAGCCATCACTCAGGAATGTCCATGAACGCTATAGTTAATACGCTAGGCAGCAAAAAGATAAGCTCAGGTATATCCTCTCTTTTTGAAAGCCCTACACTGTTTGACAGTAACAATGACGAATGGGTGCATTTCGTATATCACGATCTGAGCGACAAAGATAAATTAATTTTTGAACATAAGACAGGATTTGGTGGAAAGCCTGTGATGGACAATTCGTCACTGGCCAAGAAATTAAATTTGTCTACCAGTACTTTAAGTAATAGAATTAAGATGATAAATAATACATTAGCGAAAGGATGGAAATAAATGGCAGTTTTCTCAAAACTTAAAAGACTTGTAGAGAAGTTCGATACTTGGATGCAAAAAATCCCCACAGCCCGTTTGGGTAATGATGTGGAGGGCAGAGCTTGGTTTGCTAAGAGTATAGAATATACAAACCCTTTTAAGCTTCAAAACCTGCGAAATATTACAGACAGGGAAGATCTAAATAGTGATTATTCTGCTAAATATGACGTAAAAGACCCTAAAGGCAGAAAAGGCATAAGTGGTATTAAAGTTGAAATCTCTGCGCTGTACAGTTTTCAAAAATGTTTTGTGCAGAGGTATAAAGGTAGAATGCACTACTACAGGGATGACCTCTCACAAAAGGGAGCTAGAAATATGGGTACAGTAAACCAGTCTCTAGGTATACTTGAAGAGTTTAAAAATAACCTTAAAAATTAACCATGCCGATCAGCTCTATCACCTCAAATTACATAGACAGAAAAAAAGACATTAGTATATTTCAATATCCTAATGCTCTAGCTATTGGAGAGCAGACAGTGGCACCTAAGTTTGGTAAAATTTCCAGATACTGTACTGGAGTACAAAAGCTGATCCAAAATTATGCTGTGATGCTTCTCACCAATATAGGTTCTCAACCAAATTACCCCACCTTTGGCACAAATTTAATGGGCAAACTTAATGCAGGAATTTCACCTGTAGACAAACTTGCAGCATCTCAGCTTTTTGAATTAGCTAGTTATGAGACAGTATCAGCGTTAAAAAGCTACCAGCATTATCGCACAGACATTCCAGACGATGAGCTCATTGTTGACGCCACATTGACTGATATAGCTCTCCAGGGAGGCTTTGCAGCTTTCGAAGTAACAATAACAACCCAAGCCGGTGATGCGGTTGAGTTCGTAGTCCCATTACCTAAATAAATATTATGGCCGAAAACATAGAAGCAACAGTAGAGCGCCTCACAGCCTTCATAGAGCAGAACTACGCCGACGTAGAAGCAGGACCAGGGTCAGTCATCAGCGAGCTACTAATAAAGTTGGCTGCTACATTACACAATGAGCAGTACAATCTTATTACACAACTAGAACAGGGAAATACATTTTTAAAAGTAGCCGAATCGACTGAAGACACATATTCCCCGATAATTGACCAGCTGGCGTCAAACTATAACACAGCCAGAAACGCAGGTATTAAGGTCAAAGGCAGAATCAAGGTAACTATTGACGATGATAATGAATACAATTTTACAGCACGTCAGATCCAGTTTATTCAACCCAGCTTAAACCTTAGATATTTCCTGACAACAGATGCTCGTGTAAGATTATCTCCATCTCCAACACTAGCTGAAACGCAGTTGTATCGCGATAACGGTCTTTACTATTTTATATTAGATGTAGAGGCAGAGTATGCAGGCGAGCAGTATCAGGCGTCTTCAGGAACTTTGTTTACTGTCGGAGAAAACAATTTTATCGATGGTTTTGTAAAAGCAGAAGCTTATGGTAATTTCTCATCAGGTTTGTCACCAGAAACAGATAAAGAGTTGGTAGCTAAAATAAAATATAATTTAGGTAACACCAGGTTTGATTCGCCTGCAGGTATAGCAAACAGGTTCAGCAGGGAATTTCCAGGCTTTCAATATCTCTCTGTATGTGGCGCAAACGATATAGAGATGACTAGGTCTAAACAAAACGCGCTAGGCATATCAACATTCGGTAAGGCTGACGTGTATGTAAGGTCAAGCATTGGGCCGCAAGTAATGCACCTTAAGAAGCAGGCCACAAAAACTGCAGAAAACACATGGACTATTGATATGTTGAATCATGAAGTTCCAGGCTTTTACAATATTGTTAGTATTATTCCTGATGTGGTAGACATGTCACTGGGTGGAACATTGCTACAGAAAACGCCTATAGCCTACAGTTACGCATACTATCCTGAAAAAAGAAATAACGAGTTGTATAGTGTCATAGATGCAAGGTTTACAAAATATCAAACAGCAACCGTCACACTTGATTATGCCGACCCTGGTAATGCAGAAATAGGAAGCAATGCTTATTTCTTACTGCAGGTTAACTATCAACCTAATATTGCGGAAATGCAAGACCTGCTATTGTCTGACACTGAAAGATTAGCTTGCGCAGACTATCTTGTAAAAGCAGTGATTCCATGTATGGTTTCACTGAATATTCAGCTACTTAAGAAAAGACCAACAGACACGTTTGAGTCACTGAATATTCAGCAGCTTAAAAAAGATATTTTCTTATATATTAACACAATTCCATTTGGAGAAGAATTGCATGCATCTAGAATAGTAGATATATGTCATAATTACGACATCAGACGAGTAGATCTACCGATAAGCATGAAGGGTGTCATCCTATGTCCAGACGGAACCAGCCTACCTATTTCAGGCAATGACGCGCTAACCATCCCAAATAATCTGGCTAAGGGGGTAACTCCAAAAACAACAGCTTATTTCATAGACTATTACAGAACAGAAAACGGGCAGATCAACCCTATTGATAACATAGGCTTAAATATTGTTTAAAATGGATATTAAATTTTTATCTGAAGCGTATCCATCCAATGACCTCACTGACGGACAATATTTATACAGGTCTTTAGGTTCTTTTTGGACACACATATTTCAGGATAAAAAGGCACTGCAAGGCTACACACTAGGCCAAGCGGAAGAATTAACGCAGTCATATTTAAAGCTGGCTGAAATAATTAATACATACAGCGTCAAAAATATTCCATTGTACGCCAAAGAAAAATGGAAACCGCTGCTCATTAAAAAATCAGCAGCCAACAAAGCTTCTTTTAAGTTTGAAAATACTGGAGCAGTGTTTGGGGTACAACCGCAAGATGACCCATACTACGCTAATAGACTGTTTAGGTTCGGTTTTCCGAAAGAAACAGGAGATTCTGTTTACGGTTATGAGGTAGGTAACAATATTAAAGACTTTGGACTGCTGGCTAACAGAGTAATAGCGCCGTCTTTAGTTTTATTACCTGGAGTCGACTTTACGTTAAGTAATGGTGTATTGTACTTTAACAAAGATATATTTAATTCAGATTATCTACCTAAATCAAAAATACTTGGAGAGTTTGGCAGCGTGGTACAATTCAAAGACGCATCAGGCGAGCTAGTTGATGATGAATTAATTATCCTATGGATGCACGATGCTAGTATAGATGTAGACTATCTATACAAAAACTTTGGGATACTTTTTGACTTTAGATTGAGTACATCTCAAAACTACAAAGATATACTTAAATCTTTTATGCAGCTTGCGGTAGACGGACCTTCAATCGAAGCAATCACACTAGCACTCTCCGCGTTCTGCGGGCTACCAACAGTTATAGAGCCTACTGAAACAGTTGAGGATATTTTTACAAACTCCAACCATACCCACAGGATTGTAGTCACAGACAAGCAGGTATACAGATTGCCCATAGATCAAGAACTAGCGAGAAATGTACAAGTAGGTAAAAAGATATACTTAGGACAATGCATTGGAGCTGGGCTTGAAGTCATAGATGCAGTCATAACACCTGACTGGTGGATAAATAGTATCAAAACAAAGAAGTTAGGTTTACCGGCCCACTTGTTTGCAGCTAATGTAAAACATCAACTGTTTTTTGAATCTGACGTTACCTTGATTACAAAAACAAATGGCGATATATATTTTCCTGTAACTGGAAACCCCAGGGACGTGCAGGCTTTTCAGGCATATATTAACGAACCAGCAAACAAAACAATTATTTCCGAAAAGCTGGGGTTGCTCGATGACAACTCCACAGGATTATACAGCTCTCCTTTGGATTTTGTATTTTCAAATTTTTTAAAAAACAATACGCTTTTAATTAAGCTGTCGTTTCATTCCGACAAACAACTAAAATTGTTTTTTGATCTGCTGCCTACTATCAAGGATTATTTACCTGCGCATGTGTGCCTGCTTACATATGTCACCTTAACATTACAGAGCGAAATATTAGGAGGGCTTAATAATGCTCTAAGTATTTCTGATTACCCTAATGAATATTTCAGTATGGATGGTTCGGATCCTTTCACAGGCAGTCGTCCAGGCAGCGTGGAAGAATCTGTATACTATAAAGATTATGCAAATAGGTTATTCTGTATATCTGTAGGACCATATAGGGACGGAAAGCCTTTACATGATGAAGATAACCTGGATACTATTATGATTGATAATGGTACCACAAAGAACACCAGCTTTTCAGGCATAAAATCAGGACTTTTAAGAACAGAAATACCTGAAATTGTGATACCTCCAGGCGATGCGGCTAGAGGGCCATCTACCAGAGAGGTGCAAACTATCTTATTAATCGACTTTTAAAATAAAACCAATATAATAATAATCTATGCTAACAACAGAAACATTAACTGCCAACAAAGCACTTGCAGGGTTTGTTAAGATTTGGAGATCTTGCAAAGCTACAGGCAACGTGGATTTGCTTGTAGATAAACAGAACATGATATTGAAGGGTGGTGCAAGGCTTGTGGCTCAAGCACTTGGAGGAAAACCAGAGGCCAAGATATGGGGCATGTATATCGGGTACAATAATCTTGAATCGTTTAATCCCCCAGCAATTACAGTTGATTACGCAAATCCTTTTGCAGAGTTTAACGAAGTTAACGGTTTTGGTTATCTCAGAGAGCCACTAACATTCACGCCATCGTACATGTCCTCTGAAGGCTACACAGACAACACAGTGTTGTTTTCCACAATGATCACATCCGCCACTAACGCCGGCGGCGCAGAGTTTAATACGGATAGTAGAATTTACGAAGTTGCACTTGTGGCTGCAGGAGATCCTGATGACAGTACGGAAGATACAGTATTTTCTAGAACTAATTTTACTCCCGTAAAATATGATTCAAGCTACAACTTCACAATAACATGGGGAGTTAGAATTTTATTACCCTAATATATGAGCGTAACTCCCTGGCTACCTACAGTTAGAAGAATTAAAGACGGAGAGACGGTAGAGCAAACAACCGTAAATCTACCTATAGACCAACTTACTCAAAGAGATCAGCATCTTTATGAGAAGTTTGAAGAAATGGCGGGCAAGTCTGTACTGATCACTTTTGGACAGCCTATACATCCTAATGAAACATTGCAGGTAGGCGAGCTAAGTCTGGTATATTACAAAAGCGACGCATCTGGGGCTGGTGTAGCAAAAGGAACCACAGGGTTCTCATCAGCCTTTTCTTCGATGTTCACTCCAAACAATTCAAACTATACGTTTGGGTTGGTGAAGACTGTCTACCCATCAAACAATACAGTAGATCTTTACACTGAAGGCTTCTGCGATCTTCCGGTGGATTTAGATCATGCAATTTACGGACTAATTCAAAAAGATTCCGCAGGTGTCGTTGAAGAGTTTAGTGTAGGTCCATACTACTTGTCCACAAAAACTCCAGGCAAAATAACTAAAGACCCCTCTGGTATACCTGTGTACGTTGGCTACGCTGTCAGTAAAAGACACTTTTTACTGCATACCAATGTTGATGAATTTTCACAATTTTTTATAAATTATAGATATCATTTACTAGATAGAGTGGCTGGAGTACCAGCACTCTCAAATGCCACTTGGACTATAGCGTCCTCTGATATCACAAAACTAGGTTGGATATCAGCTGCAGCGGCAGTAAGTTCAGGAGTAGTTGCACCAGAAGGAGCAGTATTCTATTACAATATACCAGCTCCTTCAGTTATTGTCACAGACACGTACATCACTGACACAGAAAAAGAGGAAGCCTCACAACTAACTAAATATCTTCCTCCCATACCTGCCAATTTCATACAGCTCTACGTCAACGGCACCCTAGCCAGATACAATGACATTTATGATACTGCTGGAGATTTTTCAGTAAATGAGTATGGTTTATGGTGGCATAAAAATACCGCTGGTTTGCAACCCTGGTCCGCAGCCTACCCACAAACAGCCCCCACAGGTAGCCCATCGAACTGGAGTACATTAAAAGCTACCACTATAAGCAGCTCTAGAAAAAATATCTTTATAAGCTTTTCTAAATTTAACCCCGCCCTCAGAACACAGCTTGTAAGTTCGCTAAGACCTTTTAATACCCTAGGTACAGATTACTCATCTAATTTTATAAAATTTTACAGCGTTGATGATTTAGGGGCAGAGTCGCGTACAGGAGATTTAATTGTATCTATAGATCCTAAAACGAACTATGTAGGATATAAAACATCGTTTACATCTTCTGACATAAATACGCTTACCGATAATTTTTCATATCCTGCAGTAAGATCTTCATCGTTTTCAGCCAATAGGGCAGTTGCGGCCATAAAATACGTCAAAGAGGAAGGGTTGTTTAAAGCGGCCCTGACTCCAGTTGTATCGAAGTTAGTGGGCAGCGGGGGAATTAATGTCACTGAAGAAGAAAATACTGGCGTATGGACTGTAGATTACCTATCTCAAGGACAGACAGGACAGGTAGATTCCATAGAACCAATCAACGCCAGACTGGAGTTCATGGACCTTACATCTTACATCAAGTTACCAGTTCCTGGCGCCACACCGTTTGGCTTGATAGGTAAAATTGTACTACCCAAAGGCACTTCAAACGATAAAGACCTGAGAATTATTTTTCATCTGTTTGGAGATACAACATCCCTTGATACCTCGGTTGCTTTTACTTTTGAATACTCTAGTGTGACCGCAAGCAATAGCGCAGCTAGCTCAGACTACACTACCGTAAATGCATTGAAGTATACAGCCCCTGAAAATCCGGCAGTGTTCGATTTAGCTGAAGGCCAGTATGTAGCGTACACATCCATAAGATTATCGAATGATAATTTTGTGATACCTAAAGCACACATCAGAGAAGACTCTGTAATTAATTTTAAAATACTCAGATTTACTACAGACACCGAAACCAGCTATTCCGGTAATGTAGGCATCTTGGGTATTTATTGGGAAACTTTAACATAGTATTAGATTATGCCATGGGTAGATAGTTTAGACTGGTTATCATTAAACGCGTTAAGAAAATACCCAATAAGGGAAGGTCTTAGCGCGTCTAGTGATGACGGTCTATTTTCTATACCAGACACATTGATTGTAGATTTTTCACTTTGTGCATCGTCAGATGTGGCAAAAAGATTCTATATATCCAACATATTCAATAAACTTACAGCCATAGTAATCACCATATCAGATGATGAAGATGTTGTTGTAGGTACGTTTGAAGCAACCGCACAAGAAGAAGATCTTACATATTATTTAAACGCTACAGCCGCCTATGCTAGAGCCAACGGAAAACTCACTATAGGCTCTTTTAAAGATTTGCAATATCAGCCATCAGGTAGCTTCACCTTTTCCATAACGGCTACAGAATTTGAACCAAGAACAATTATTCCAGGACTAAAAGGCATTGATCGTATCAGTTTTACAGATAACATAAACGGCGAACAATCACTAACAGGTAGTGTGCTGCTTACATCCAGAAATAACTTAATTTTTTCATACGCCGACAATAGAGTGTATATGGATGCTGGTGGAGATATAGGGTTAAATAAGCCATGTGCCACAGGAAATTGTGTTAAGAGTATAAACGGTGTAAAACCTGATCCTTTAACAGGAGATGTCGGACTTATAGGTATAGACTGCTTGAGTATATTTAGCGATAAAGCACATACTTTAAAGATAGAAGACCTTTGCTGTGTGCCCTGTGCGGGCTGTAATGATCTGGAAGAATTGACTGCCAGGACGATTGAATTAGAGAATAAACTTTTAGATTTAAGAGATCTCTACAATCAAGCAAACGCCCAATTACAGACTTATTTAAATACTATAAACTCCAATTGCGCATGTCCTTAGTTGCTGTTAAAATAACAAAATATTATGGCAGCGCTGGAGTACCTAACGCAGAATAGTCTAACATCACATCCTTTTAAAAATTCTTATGGGCTTGAAGAGGGGACAGGTGCTGTCGACGGTTGGTTTTACGACATTCTATTTGTTTCGTATGACGACTCTATTCGTAGAGTATACCTCCAAAAAATAGAAAAAAAGGAAAACGGCAGTTTAGAGATAGGGATCAATAACGCTGAAACGCTAGCTAGGCTGCCTGAGGGTCTAATAACTATAGCCGCTGAAGATGTTGTAGATCATTATGCCAATAAAATAAAAAGTTTTGTAGGCGTAGCCAAATCAAAGTTTGCTATTAAGTTTGTGATTGGTCCAACTTTGGCGGCTAAAGAAGCTTTTTCAGAAAATTACCTACCTGCAGTAACCGAACTTTCAAGCGATGTAACAGTATTAAACACTGTCAGGGTGAATTCTATTACATTTGAGGCTTATGACGGACCAATTTTAAACACTGTAAAGCTATATACTGGAGAAGAAATAGCCCTAGTCGAGCCCAGATATAATTCAACATTTACACTAACAGACACAAGCTCCGGCGAGTTGAGTGTCTCCGCAGGTAGCGGCGCTGGACTGTATGACAATTGTCCAACCCCAGGAAGTATAACCGATGTTCATACTTTAAATGAAATACCACCAAACTCAGAAGGAACTTTATTTCTACATGCCACAGAGTGTCATTCATTAAATTTATTAACAACTAATGACGAACTTATATATGGTGATCAATTAGACACCTACAGATCATTTACTTCACCTGGTAATACAGAACCGTTCAATGCAGTTAATCCAGAACACACTATAACTTTAGAGAATTTTTGCAGCGTTAAGTGTCCCCATGAAAACGTAAAAGCTTTAGCGTATTATATTAATCGTATAACTGACGGAGCTTCTGGACTAGCTGACATAGCGGTTAGAAATACAGAAACTAGAGGTATAGGTAGTGCTGAAGGAACAGAATTTCATGTAGATAATGCAGATTTCTGTGATGCTGCTGCGAACATATTCTTAAAATGCCCTGTAGATAGTGAAGCATTCATTCCATGCAATCAGGGTTTTATTAAATATTTGCACGAAGGACGCACATTGCAGGTGTCCTACGATAACGCCACAATTACAAATTACACAATTGTTTCTGTGATTAATGAGAATACTGTATTACTAGACGGCGCTCCGTCTGGAATAATGGGCAAAATCCCATTTAGGGTAATTGATAGTGGTGTTATAAGTAATATCAATTGCGCTAGCAGTCTTTATAACAAACAAAATGACGATAAATTAAAACCATACTTTAAAGTAAGATACAGTACCAGTGAAGCATTCAATTCGGATTTTGAGTATGTCACATACGCAGCAATATCTGTAGGTGTATTTAATCCAGGTCCAGAACCTGTGCGACTCAATATAGCCTTTAATCCAAATGGACTAGGACAACAAGGCAGTTTTAAAATAAGAAAAACAGATTCAATCTACGTTTCCAGCGAAAGTGTAGTTGACTTAGATTGTAAAGAGCACGCATTTGTAGAAGCAGTCTACTATATCAAGTGCGGAGAACCTGCCAGCAATTTTAGTATATTGGTAACAAACATTACAGCCAACCCAGATGAGATATTAGGAGATGGAGCATATTACCTACCTCCGTTAGTTGGTGTGAGTTGTCCAGGAGACATAGCCGGAGCAATAAACACCGTGCAAATTGTAAAGCAAGACACGGACACATTTAGCCAAATCATTGGCGTTGATCCGTTAGTTCAAGATGTTAAAATTTATGGAACACTTCCTGATTGGTTGACTATAACATTTCAGCCAGCACAATCAGGACAGCCCAGCTCTTCACTAGTGCTTACAGGTACAAAAATATCTACAAATAATTATAATACGGAATATAATTTGTATGCAAGATACACAGGCATTGCAATACCTGTGGTATCGCAGCTAGTTATTCAGTATGTGGCTCCGCCCATATTTATATATCCTACAGAGAAGTATTTTACTCAGGAAAAACCTCTAGTTATTGACCCGCTCATAATTTATACCGAAGAAAATCCACTAACGCAGCTTACTGTGAAAAACATGGATAAGCCGCTTAGCTGGAACGGTGACAATTTTAGTTCTTATGGAGTTGACGTAATTGCTGAACGCGAGCTACCTCAGGGACTAACGCTAGACACGGTTACAGGAAAAATAACAGGAAGGTTGTTAGAGGGGGTAACGGACGAAGGATACTGGAAAATAGCTTTAACAGCTACAAATCCTGCAGGTATAGTTTCTCAAAATCTTTATCTGGGGGTATCCAAAAGAGCCATCCCTGTAATTTCTTTTTTACAGCAGTTACCTACAGTCATAGATAACTACACCCAATATACGATTGAGGAGCCTTTGTGTTCGTTTAAAGCCACAAATGATCCTATCCTTCTATATCAGACGACAGATAAATTACCGTCAGGACTTAGACTGGACACCACCAAAGGCGTTATATATGGCAAGATTACTGAAACAGCAGCAGGAACCAAAACAATCAATGTTTACGCTAGGAATTTTTATGGAAAATCCATACTTCCGCTAGAAGTAACGATCTCATATACCATATATAAACAACCAGAAATTCAAGCGCCTACACAGTTTGCAAGATTTAATGGTGAGGACGGCTCCACACTAGAAGAGCCACTATGTACAATAGTTGCAACACAAGCCTATGGAGGGCTTAATAATTTTGATCCGCTACTTACAGACGCCACACGCAATCATTACACAGCCACAAATCTACCTCCTGGTTTTTCAGTAGATCTTTATACCGGTAAAGTCTATGGAATCCTAGATACTTCTGAAGGTTTTTCAAGAGCCTATGCGGTAACATTAAAAGCCTCTAATCTAGTTAATACCGCAACTGTACAAATTTACATTACATTTCCAAATGTAAAATTGCCTGTAATTACAAATTTGGCGAGTGGTAGTTTGTTTAAAGTTACTAGGAACCTAGAGTATTCCGTAGAAGCTGGCCCACTGGCGTCAATATATGCGATCTATTTAGACCCTATAATTATCGCCACAGGTTTACCTGCAGGATTAACCTGCCTACCTACCGGAGAAGTAGTAGGTATGGTAGACTCTTTGCTACCCGCCGGAGATTATACCGTTTCATTTAGGGCACAAAATAGATATGGAGTATCCACCCCAGCTATTGTATGTATCGTACGAGTGGGGATTGAGCTACTTAGCCCACTACCTAACTCAATGTTAAACTTATCTGTGAATGCACAGATTACACCAATACAAATTACAACAAGCCAGGGTGTGCCAGTAACACTTACAGTCAGGAATTTACCGGCAGGGCTAACATTTAATAATTCACAAATATACGGCACACCGGTTACAGTCGGCAGATCTAAAATATACATAACCGCGTCGGCTGGAGTCTTCGGTATAATAAAAGCCGTCATAAACGTATCCGTGTCAATTCCCACATATAGTCTTTCAGGTGCAGTTGTGGGTGTCGACTTAGCAGCGGCAACAAATGTTTTTTTAACCATAACCAGTGTAGAAACTGGCGCTATATACACAATAAAAACTACAAGCACGGGCACATACCAACTTAATGGGCTGTATGCAGGGATATACAACGTATCCGCCCGTAAGGATCGATTTGAAATAGAGCCAATCACAAGAACAATTACAATTGTAAATACGGATGTTGCATTGCAGAGTTTTTTAATTACAGGACCATACAGACTTATAGTCGGTACAGTAACCAACGCAATTAATAAAAGCGGTGTAGAGAACGTGGCGATAATTACATTTAATAGGACTGTGTACACAGATACAGCAGGCAGGTTTTTTATAAATTTATTACAGAACGAAGAAATCACAATTACTGCGGATGCTGTTTCTTATGTGTTTAATCCAAAAACAATAGATATACCGATTAGTAATGAAGACTCAGGAGGTTATTCGTTTAAAGCCACTCCCTCGCACAATATTTCAGGAACTATAGTTTCTAAAAACATTGAAGTTCCTGCAAATATTGGAGTTCTGATAGACAATCAGAACACTGGAGAAAAATATTACGATATAGCACCTGCAGGCAGCATTTCAGTGCAGGCACTTGACGGAAAATACAAAATATATCCTAACCCTGAAGCATCAGATTATTATAATAGTATATGGCAATTTAAGCCAAAGTATATACCTGTAGAGGTGAATGGTCTGTCGATTCAACTAGCGAAATCGTTTAACATATTTTCAGGTAAAACAATATCAGGAAGAGTTATTGCTCCGATATATGAAACAGAAATTGGTCTACCTATTCCTGTTGCTGGTGTGGCGATTACTGCCGCAAATATTACTCTAGATCAGACAAGGTTTATTTGGCTGAAGTTGGATGCAAACAATCCACCGACTATAAAGCTAGATCTAAAAACAATTAGAGCTGCCGCAGCATCCACTGAAAACATTCCTGTGACGGTTGATTTTACAACAGGATTTTTTAATCTAAGAGGTACAACAGCAGGACAGCTTTCAATGGATGGATACACTGCGTCAGTAGAAGAAATAATTCTTCTGAAAGATCAATTTTATCCTGAGTTAAACGGAATATATACAATTGTAAACCCAGGCTCTGCAACAGAGACGTTCCATCTCGTCAGAAGTACTGAAGCAAACTACAATGAATCTTTAAAAGTTGGTGCAGCAATATATGTAATTGGAGGCATCACAAACAGCGCTGCTACATATTATTTAACTACTGAAGATCAAGTTACAGCAATTTCAGATATAGATGGAAATTTCACACTGACAAACGTCTACCCAGACACTTACAACCTATACGCTCATAAAGAAGGTGTTGGTATATTAAGTATTCCTCAAGTCAACGTATCCACGAATAATGCAACCAATCTAGTAATCGTGCCTAATACATATCAAATCACTGGCACGATACAGTATAGAGCGAATTATTTAAGCACGACGAAGACTCCGCTGACAGATGTTCGCATCAGTCTTTATAGAGCAAAAGATTTATTCTTACTTAAAAAAAGCGAGAAATCAAAAGCAGACGGCTCATGGATATTTAGATCTGTACCTGACGGAGACTATATATTGAAAGCTGAATTTAGAGGAATGACACCTACAGTAGTTGAACAAAAAATTACTGTAGATGATGGCGATGTTAATCTGGTTGCCATGGAAGTGTATATAGCTGTTTTTACAGCACCATCCGCACCTATAGTAAATAACATACAGGGTGGTTATAGGTCACTAAAGGTGACAGTGAGCGAAAACCCAGAAGACATAGGTACAGAAATCCGCTATTACGAATATTCGCTAGACTCAGGCACAACATGGGCAACTGCAGTGAAAACTTCAGACAGCGAGATATTGATCCCCGATCTCCCTCCAGCAGAAAAAACTATCTTTAAATTAAGAGCCAGAAACTTATGGTCGTATGGACCTGAGGTTGAGCTGCAGGGTGTTGCATTTGACCGCCCTGGCGCACCTACAATTACAAGTATAGCGCGCAAAAATAAAGAGCTGTTGGTAAATTTTTCACCACCACTATTTTCAGGCGGGCTATACATAGACAACTATGCATATTCCACAGACGGAGGTATCACTTTTTTACCTATTACTCCAGCAAACATAACTGGCTCATTTAGTATACTTAAAAGATCAAATAATGGGTTGGATTTGGTGAATGGTGAAAAATATCAAATAGTCCTTCACGCGCTAGCTGGAGAAGCTGCAGGTTTAGACTCAGAGCCGGAAATAACATTCCCTGTAGGTACTCCTGGACCGTCGAGACTTCTGAGTGTTGTCGGCGGAAGATTGAATGAGCTAGATATAAGCTTTGAACCTCCAGAAATAACCAATGGTGCACCTGTGGCAGATTATGCATATTCTTTAAATGGAGGTCCATTTACACCATTAGGTACAGTTAACAGTCCCGCAACAATAACAAATTTACTCAACGGTACAATCTATAGCGTGAGAGTCGCCGCAATCAATTCTGAAGGCGTCGGTGATGCCTCTAATTCAATTCAGGCAAGAGTTGGTGTAACTGCTGACGCTCCAACTATATTTAAGGCAGAGCACGCAGGAGGAGGCAAACTAAGAATTTACATACAGCCTGGCGCTAATGGATTTTCACCAATAACAGGCTACGTTTATTACATTGATTCCCCTGAAGGGGGCACAGAAAACAGCAACACAGCCACACCATTAGGCGGCCTTACACCTGACAACACTGCAATAGTGTATAGTAAACTTGATGGGCAGGGCGGAACAATTGGGACTATGTTTGAAGAGTCAAGATTGTACACAATCAGCATAGCTGCCGTTAATGAGTTTGGAACTAGTACAGCTTCTGAAAAAATATCTTTTTTTGTAGTATATACAGCACCTCGCGCGCTAATAGTTAATTCGTATATAGAAGAGCATGATAGAGTCATATTCAACTTATCTTTTGAAAACAATGACACAGGAGGCGCTGGAGGATATGTTACAATAACCAGTATAATTAGAGACTCTGATGGAAATATAATTACGGATACGTATGGAAATCCCTTGGATAATCTTCAAACATACTATAATGTTTTCACTCGTTCAGAGTATACCTATACTGTAGCTGGGTTGACTGCAGGGGTTACGTATGATATCACAATTTTAACATCAAATGCTGCAGGCACAGGAGCTTAGTAGTAAATTAATATTTAAAGCCGTATGATAATCAAAGTTACTCCAAAATTTACAGCTCCCAAGGGATTGTTTGTAACGCATCAATACGGTAACAGCCAATACCCATTAAACATATATAATTACCCAGACAGTGGCAGCGCTGGGCTATTAATTTATGTAAAAGTTGCAACCACGGGCGGACAACCAGTAACAGGATATACGCTTGAAGCATCAGCCTTAGGGATACCTACTATAAATAGAGACATCACTTGGATCACCCCTGAAGAGGCGGAGCAGTCATCTATCGGTGAGTATCTTTTAAAAATTACAAATCTCACACCCGAAAAACAATACACATTAAAAATAGCCTTAAAAAATAGTGTAGGTGCAAGTGAAATTGTAACAATACCTGGAAGTTCATTAACAATTCCGAAAGTTCGCCCTACCATACCCAGTGCGGAATTTTATAATTACCAACCTACTGACGCTCGCGTACAATTAAAGGTAACAATAAGCCCTCAAGAATCCTTTGAAAACCTTATAGTTTTTGGATATTTAAGATACGATGGAGAGCCTCCGTCTGATGAAACTCTTTTAAATGACCTGCGTAACACTCGCACAGACATGGCAGGAGCCGGCGAAATTTACACAAGATTCCCACTTGAGTCAGTGCAAAGTTACTCATACAATCAAATATCTGGAATATGTGATCAAAATTTTGGTTCGCCTTATGATCTATATAATCTTTGTATGAGATGCTTATGGGGAGCTCCCTACAATTTCTCAGGCTTTGTGCGAAGGACTGTTCCCCTATACCCGCTAATAACCACTCCTGGGGATAAATATTTCTGGATACCTAGCGGGGAAAATACCTATGAGGGAGGTATAACAAAAAACACCACTACGATTGTTTATCCGTTACTGCTACGCAGCGAAGGCGCGTATTATTATGGAGAAAATCTTACCTCCACCCCGCAAGCCTATGCAGAATCGGCTGGGCTTTCTAATGTATTTAATATATTCTCATATTTTACAGGAATTCCTGACCGCATAGATAGTGTACTTGAGCATGGCTGGGAGTATACTTCTAATGGCTGGCGATATGTACTGTCCTTTTACCCTCCGGCAGATGGCGGATTAAGCATAACAGAATATGGTTATTATTTTGACCGAACTGCCTACGACAATAATGCATATGCTCCTCCGTATATTCCAAACATAGATTCGGACGATCTGACGTATGTTAATACTTTTGAGCAACGCTATGACTCTGATTGGATGTCATACATAGCCCTGATTATAGATCCCCCTAGATTCTATCCATCAGGCTCTCAAGACTTAATTTCTTATCGTATAAGGGTAACAATAGCTGCAAAAAATGCTAACGGAGCAGCACCTGTAGCTCCCGCGACAGAGATAGTCAGAAATACTGGAGGGTATTTCTATAATTATTACCTTGGTAATTTTAATATATTAGCCATAGGTATTGTTGACCACTCTGTCACTCTAGAAACAATAGGTGGTCAGCAATATCAAAACATTCAAATCCTTGAGTATCCTTATTTGAAAGTTTACTACGAAATCGATAGAAACAATCCGGATTACGTAGCCAGAATGAATCATATACTAGCCGACCCTAACTATGGCGGCTTGTTTAGCCCACGCTATAAAACATCAGCTTTTAATGGTTGGTTGATGTTTGATAGCGTGGATGAAGATTCTTTTGGTTTTTTTGCGACTAGTAATTTTTTATACGAGCTTGCGCCTCAAACTACGTATGATTACACCATGAAACTTGATACGCAGGATTATGTGTACTCTCCTGAAACAAATTTCACATTTACCACAGGAGCTATTGTCCAAGTTGTAAGCCTTGTAGCCAAATCACACTACAGCGGAAATGTTGTGTTAGCATATACCGGCGAAACTTACGCATTACTGTCCAGGCAAATTAATTGGTATTATAAAGAGTTTGGAAGTGAAATTATTAACATAGGCGGAGCAATATACAAAACATTTGATAAAGTATTTATGGTCAATTCTCCTGCTCTTATAGCAGGAAAATCCTATTACTTTTATATTAAAGTGACTAATATTTTTGGACAGTCGGAATATTCCCCTGCGTCTAACCTAGTCTCAATCACACTACTAACAACACCAGCACTAGCCCCAAGGGTGACAGTAATTCCTTCAGACTCGATGATTACAGTTTATGTGGACAAATTGTCTAATGCTTTAGCTGGAGGTTTGCCTGTGACAAACTACCAGATGATGTTTTCACCCACCGACGACCCAGATTACCAGTTTACGAGCTTTAACCCACCGAGATCACAATCATCATTATATCCAGCATTTTATTACCCTCCAGGGTCATTTGGAAACCCTTTAGCGGTAATTGATGGACTGGCCAATGGTCGTGAATATATGATATCGGTGAGCGCAATTAACGATAAAGGAGTAGGTCAACAATCACCTATTGTGAAAGCTACTCCACTAGGTGTACCTAATTTTCCTAGAGTATTAGCTACCGTAGGAGACAGAAGTGTTACGGTCGCTTTTATCCCCCCTTTGGATACCGGAGGGTCACCCATACTAAAATACCAGTATTCTACAGATGCTGGGCAAACCTGGTTAGACGCTTTTGTAGCAGGAACCACGAATTACGATTTAACTAGTCCTATAGTTATAACCAAACATAGCGTAAATAACCAATCTCTCAACAACGGACAGTTATACCAAGTTAGATTGCGCGCAGTTAACGCACAAGGACCAGGAGATGCCTCCATAACAATACAAGCCACTCCTGTGGGCCCACCTTCGCCGCCCGTTATAGATGAAATCGTTTCATCTGATAAACAATTAGTTGTCAAGTTTACCCCTCCTATAGCTCAAAATGCTGACACACCTGTACTGGGTTATAAATACTCTCTAGATGACGACTATGAGAATTTTAATAAAGACACATATATCACAGTTGTGCCAACAAACAACCAGTTCACAATATCTGGAGCAACTATCCCAGTTGGACTAGCTCCAAATATAAATTTACGCAACAACAGTACATATACTATAAGATTAAAAGCATACAACGTTTTAGGTGATGGAGAGCCGTATGTTGCAACAGGAACTCCTATGCCATTACCTCCAGCATTAGAAATAACCCGTATAGTTCCTAGAAGTAAAAAACTAGACGTGTATTTTGTTCGTAATTATGTGATTGGAGGACCTGAAGTAGGTAATATTGATAGAATATGGTATACTTTGAACGGAGGAGAAAAGCTTACAGAAACAACTTTAGATTTGGTAAGCCCGTTAACCATTACCGGCGGAGATCCAAGCTCGACTGGACTGCTTACAAATAATGTTCCATACACTATAAGACTTTATGGTAAGAACACTGCAGGTTTTGGAGCAGCATATAATGCAGTAACAGGAATACCTACAGCCACATTACCAACAGCTCCCACCATCACAAGCCTGGTAAGCAACAATCAATCAGGGCAGCTTGTAGTGTCATTTAATCCCCCCACAGACATTGGAGGGACAAGCATTATCGACTACGAGTACATAGCCTACACCAGCGGGCAAGAGACATCCGCCATTGCAGTCTCATCTAATAAAACCAGTAGTCCTATAGTTATAAACAAGCTAACTAACGGTGAAGTGTACTTTGTCAAAGTGCGTGCTGTTAACGCTGTTGGTGCCGGTCCGTTTTCTAATTATTTATATAGAAGACCGCTCACTTCTCCTTTGTTTGAGATAACCAGAATAGACCCTGTGGCTACTGATCTGGTATCGCCACAGCTTCAAGTAACATATGATGTACTAGAAGATGGAGGTTATGGGTTATATAGTAACCCTGAAGGACCCTTCACTATACAGTACAAAGTAAGCAAATTTGCAAATTTTAGCGGAGCCGCGTGGCAGTCGTATAGAACAACTGGAAACTTATTCAAGTATGTTACAAATCCATTTTATATAGATGTGCCATTGGAGTACGACACTGAGTATTACGTTAAAATAAAAGCAGATCTAGACGTCAATCAGACAGAAAATGCAGGTAATTTTATAGAATCAGAGCCTTTTGCTGTCACACCCCAAAAAACAATACCACCGTCAGCGCCAATAATCACGCAAATGCTTGCCCCAGAGAGAGGCACTGTACATATTTATTTTACACCAGGGCCAGCCAACGGAACAACCGGCACGCTGATTGGCTATAAATGGGTAGATATGAAAGCAGGCGGTACTACACATTTATTTTCCACAGCCTCAACGTCCCCCCTAGTAATATCCGGATTAGCTGATGCATATTACGTTAATTTAAAACTAGTTGCGTACAATGAATACGGAGATAGCGCACCCTCCAACGAGGGTGCGGTGGTTACACCTGGCCTACCTTTTGCACCTACAATATTAAACTCAAAATTTACACAAGAAACAGGGGTACTTTTGGTAAATTTTATACCACCATACTATGTTATTCCAGAAAACCATAGACCTGTAATAAACTACGCGTACACTGTTACTCAAGAAGGCCTTCCATATCCAAATGCAACCGTACTAGCCACACCCACAACAACATCACCTCTGTCGATTAGTGTTAGCGGAATTGTTGGAGACGGTAGTAGATATCTAGTCAGATTGGCCGCAATAAACGAAATAGGTGTTGGCGCATTTTCTGCTGTTAACATATTTACGCCACCACTGGGGCCTGAACCACCTGAAATACTGGGATTTGTACCAGGACTTAACTCAATAACTGTTAACTACAAAGCACCAGAAAAAAGCGGTTCAGGTAATCTGATAGGGTATACGTGTAAATACTCAAATAACGCTGAACCATTTACGTTCAGCTCTACTGGCGAGGCTACTGGAAGTTTTACAATACCAAATTTAACTGTTAATACGTATTATGTACTTATATTGAGGGCAGTGAATGCCTTAAATGTTGCAGGATTACCGTCAAAAGCAGCTACAGCACATACAGCAATTGCACCAAGCATACAGCAGGTAGGATACGACACACAGACATCCGACATATTCTTAATACCTACAGGGTCCACCGGAGCCACCGGAGCATCTACACCCGTTGACGGCAGTTTCTTGTTTATCTCATCTCGTCTATATAGATACGGCTCGTACGCCTATTCCGACCAGCTTAAATACGTAAATGGTAAAGCATACAGGCCGTACACAGGATGGTATGACACTACCAGCGATCAGATAATACAAGGTGCTCCCGGCAAATATTATACTGACGGTGTAGCAGATACAAATTCTCAAGATTTATTAAACGCTAAACCGCTTACAGGTGCAGGGTGGGTCGATTCTTCAACATTGGTCATTGGAGCTACAGGAGGCTAGTGTTACTTATCTGGTTAAATGATTGCAAGAAGAGGAGCTATGGCTTATTATCTGTATGATATAGCTGTATGGAAAAAACATCATTAATTGAATATAAGCTTAAATCTTATCTTGGCGGGGTATTAGCAAAATTAAAGTATGTGAATTCGCCTTTAACTCCCTTAACTAAGGTAGAATATTCTTTTGATGGTGTTACATGGACCGAACTAAGCTCTCAAGCTTTTTCTAATACTATTATAGCTCAAGATCCGGTTACTCCATATATTTATACTATTGAAAGAATTTTTGTACCTCTGGCTGAATATAGAGACTATTTAATCTCATTCAGATTGACAAATACTGTAGCTACTGGAGCACAATCTATTCCTGGAATAGGGCGTAGAGGAGGACCACCTGAAGCTCTTGTGGTAAAACCCACGTTGACACGCTTACCATACATGAATCGGTACACCAACGTAGCTTTCAGCGTTTTTTCAACTCTGTCGAGCACCGTGGTAGGAAAAATGATTGTGACATTTGAATATGACCCAATGCTTGATGGTGGTAGCGGATCAACGCCCATAACGGATGTACTCATCTCTCTAGATAGTCGGCAAACATGGCTGCAACCGGACACACTTGAAGTGTTCAAAACAACCAAACAAAGCAACGTTGTTGAAACCTATGTTGCTGGTGATACAAATAGGACGTTTTCAGGTATTGGTACTTTTGTAAGAGTTTCTTACACTTTACCTCAAGGTGGAGATTTTACGTATCTGCAAGACTCTCCAATATATTACAAAACTATTAATTTCGCAGGAGAATCTCCGGCAATTAAAATAGTGACAAAATTACCTCTAGTAATTGTAACATCCCCAAACAACCCGGACTATCCTATACTAAATAAAATTGAATCTTCCGATTGGTATTTTGGCAGCAACCAAGAAGTCCGCAGAGACCTGCAGGTGTATTTGGAATTACCAGAATCTACAGGTTTTGGAGAGCCGTACCAATTGCAATCCACGCAATTACTAGATTTAGCTGAGCTTACCCCTGTAAGCGTTACACCGCCAGAAGGGCAGCAGGCTTTAAAAAACATAGACCTTACAGTGACTACAGTGGGCGACACATTCAGAAGGGGTGAGCGCTTAAAAATATACAGTCAGGCAAACCCATCTAAAATATGGTTTATAGCTCAAGTAACAAGTAATTCCAGAGTAAATCCTGTTTTATCTTTAGATATTTTAGAAAAATACGCTGTGACACCTTATAGCATAAGTGTAAATAGCTTCGCTAATGGGGCCGATGAATTCCATAAAAATACCCCTTTGTGGAATATACATAATCACCCTATAAACTACCCGCTTTTAGATTTGTATGTTGGTGATCAGTTAAGAGATGACGATGTTTTTGTTAGTGGTAGAACTTTATCTTTTTTTAGAAAAGATATAAGTTTTAACGATATATACTTCTATGCAACAATCATAAGCAAAGATATAAATATTGGAAAATTAACCATTAAAATAACATCTAAAAGCGATTGCTTGCAGAACAATTGTCACAACAATCAATCTTTCTTAACTTCATGGGAAATAACACCGATTATGACTTCTGCGGATACTTTCCCAACAGAAGCAAATGACTGGGTAATTGAGCCGTTATACCCTGTATTAGAGGCAAGATACAACTTAGCTGAAGCAAGCAATCCGAATTCTATAATTGAAAAAGGTACAGCAGGATTAACCATAATTAAAGACGACAACAACATTCCAACTTTGGGATATTTTACAATACGAGGCATTTCTGATATTGAAACGTATGCATTAAATATGACCTATGGTCCTGCGGGCGCTGAATTTTTGTCGCGATTATCCCCAACGTCAACAATTCAATGCAGCCTCTTAAGTATAGCTCAGAAAGTTACTTTTTTACCGATACGTACATACACTGAAGCCGTATACACTAACGAGTTTGTATCTTGGTGGTACTTATCAAAGCTTACACCGCTAGTGTCACAAACTGAAATAAAATTTAAATTACCTTTAGCTCCAAACGACAATTCCACTATAGCTGTAGCGTATAGAAAAATAGTTCGAACTGAAATTGAAAATATCGAAGGAATAACTACCCCAAGTAGCTTGTATGAAGGGCGTGTAGTAGGTGAGTTGAATTTTGTTGCTTTACAGTCCACACCAACAACTGACGCACTTAGAGAGATTACATTTCCTATAGATGAGGCTACACATTTAAACAATGAAGGCCGCCGCGTTGAGATAAGTTACGAGATAAGCTTTTTAAAAATTATTAGAAATTTAACCTCAAATAACGAGGAGCTTCTAACTGAACTAAATAAATTAAAAGATAAAATTCCAGGAGATATTGTAAAAACTACAATTAGTATTCCTGGAGCGCAGCCAATAGATTTTGTGCTAGGAAGAGAACTGCTGAACCCCACCGCAATAGGATTAACATTAGTCTACAATGATCAGCTTCCAGGCTACGAATATCTGGATTTTAAAGACACTCAAGCGCAAGATATTACATTAAAGCAGACAGATTTTTACCGCAGTACGATCGAATACTCCACCAACCAAGGCGGGAGCTGGAGACATGTACTAAAACCTGGAATTCCTGCATATGATGAAAAATTTTCTCAAGTAAATACCACGTATTATCAAAACATCGGGGCTGACATTATTACTTTTACAGAAGAAAATTACAATGTATACCCAGCCGGGACTCTTCTATCTGGAGAAACAATTCAGGACTATACCTATGTCGTAGAAGCGCTGGATGCGTTTAGTGTTAGGATAAGCAAACCGCAAAAAGCATCAGCATTTAGTCCAGCAGTTAAAAGTTCCGTGCTCGCAAAGTATACAGGCACATCTACTACATACACTAGATTTCAAAAAGGTACTGCAATCATGTATGTAGATAAGTATCTAGACTACACGACAGACCTGCCAGTCAAGATAGCAAACACCACATTGACCGGCGCGGCCAATATAATAGCGCAAAGACCATACATGCTCGGAAATGTAAAAAATTACAATCAATCTACAGGCAGGCTTGAAATTGTTATTACAAGTATCACAACTTCACCAGTTTCTGGTGCACTTGATAATTTGAGTAGTTGGGAAATAACGCACGCGTTAAGGAAAAAAACATATATAGATAAATTTATTAGTATCCTATACGGTTACACTAATAATTATTTTAGCTCAGCGAGCAACACAAAAAGACCCACAATTTATGTTGGCAATCTTGCCGAAGCTCAGGCATACAGTATATGGTTACGTACCAGTAATACACTTTATGGTAAAGGTCCCATAATTAAGCTAAGCGGAACCACAACAGCCTTACCCAGTAGCCCGCCCACAGTTGATGTAAAGCTGACAATAGCAGGATTTGATATAGATATTAGTCCAGGATTTGCGGAAAAAGCATGGATACAAGCGCCACAGGCAGCTATTCAAGGTTATGAATATGCAATAATAAGCGGAAACGTATGGTATGACGTTGATGTAACTCCAACATGGAACACATTAAACAATGGTGTAATTACGGGGTTGACTCAAAATGCCGAATACATGCTCAGTTTTAGATCTGTTTCGGCTAATGGAGCGGGTCCAGCTACAGTGCCTAAAGTGTATAAAACAGCCTCTTTGCCTCTTAAAATAACCAGTCTGACAGGATTCATGCCTTTGATCGGTATTACCGAAATAGTTCTTCCTTCAGAAATAGTTTTATCGGCAATCCCCTACACTATTGAATATGAATTGGAGCAAGGGTATTACGATAAATTAGGTAGATATATAGATGACCCTACTTTAGCTGGTAAAACCGGCATTTTAGCAGATAACTCGCTATTGAATCTGTACACAGATTTAACTGCAACAGCAATATTCAATGAAACGCAAATTAACAGTATCCGCACGTATTTTGTAAAACTTAGATGTGTTAATGAGGTGGGACAAGGACCTTGGTCCGATACATTCATATTATCAGTACTTTCACCAGAAATTAGACCTGTTAAAGTAAAGTGGTCTCCGGGTCCTTCATGCATACTTATTGATGAGATAGGTTTGATGGATACTGAGCTAAAGTTGAACTTAACTAGAGGTACAAGACCCGCAGAAATAAAGACACTTAATTCTGCGGTAAGATGGCAATACGCAAAAGTAGTAACCGTCGCCCCCAGAATACTTACAGACAACCGCATATATTACACAGGTAACGAGCAAAAATATACTGATGCAGGGCAAGAAGAGCCCGTCATTCATTTAAAAAATGCCCTAGCGGCAGTTGAGTGGCAGAATATCGTATCAAACACAATACCCATGGAAGACGAGCAAAGCGTTATACTACTCTTCAGAGCAGCTAACGCAGCCGGAGGTATCGAGATGACTGATGTGTTAGGCTATGACGGCGCTTATAGTAGATTTACTTACAATCCCATAGAACCGTACGGATTTGCGTCAAAGTATTTTCAAGACGGTCCAGAGTTTGATACCTACCATAGAACTAAAAGCATTTATCAGTACGACACTGATCGCCCCAACCGTTGCTATGGAGCTTTATTTAAAAAAACCAGCTTCTCAGCAAACTGCCCATTACCACGACTTGCCTATAACAAGTATGGTAGATATATCAAATATCAAGAAGAGTTATTTTCACCTTTCTTTAACCTTGAAGAAAGGACAATTAAGACGCAACCATTTTTGGATTTTGAATTATCTTACGTTAAAAACTATGAGCAACTCGGAGGAATTAACGATACAGTATACACCTCTCCCATGCTTACCTGTACAGAATTACCTTGCGAGCTAGGTGTAAGCTCATCTGTGCAGGTTAGTGCAGCAACTGAAGACATTTTGGCCCCCAATGATTTTGTTATTATCACCGACTCATTAACTGGAGGGGTTGCTCACCGTTACGCATTAGCTTACGTTAAAAGCGTTGATGAAATTGACGAATCCAACAAAACTAAAAGCGGATATAAAATTTTCTGGCTCAATGAAGAGACGACTGCAGCAGCATTAGGTAGTGGGTTTATGTCACCATGGCCTGAAGGCTTACCCACATCAGTGTATAACGTTGTGGATAGCTCTTCATTCCGCCTACACACATTAAGTGAACTTCAGCCAAAATTTGCAAAAGATCCATGGACCATAACTTCAGGGTATCTCCCTGTATCTAACACACCAGGGATAATTGCCGCATTTAAAACTACATCTAATTTATTTTCAGGAGCATTACCTTTTCGTGATGCTGACGGTAAAGACTTTTGGAGCGTAACATTAAACATGAGTATGACCAATTATTTTGAAAATACTTATGTAGGTATAAAAGTTTACAAATATAATAATAACCCAAACCAATATGCAACAAACACTTTAACTTTACTTGGAGAATCTAGGTTTTTCAGATCAGAAGAACCTGATATTAATGTTTTCGCGCAATACAACGCAGTGTTTTTTATACCTGAAGAAGGTATTATTTTTGACATATATGACGAGATCTATCTTGAAATATTTGCATGCATTAAGCCAAACACACTTACACATCCCCCCGGTACATTAAGCACGCAACATACAGTTACAATTAAATTTGATAGCAGTTCTTATTTAAGTACAACGATACCTAAAGATTTTAAATACAGAGATCAAATGGTAACGTTCGACGTTTTAAGGATTGGTCGACTAATACCGTCTAATAGAGCATTTTATACACCTTCAGCAGGTGCCCGCTCATACATAAATAAGTACGCTGCGAGTGTAGGTTTTCTTATACAAGGAAACGTTAACTGGGCGTCTCTTCGACAAAGTCTTGAGCAGATGCTGCCTGTATATAGACCATATGATTTATTTCCAGCACAGTCACCCATAGCAATCGAGCAAGGCCTTGTCGGCGATTCTTGGTCTCAAGGAAATTCCTATGAGCTAGTGACTCTTGTACCTAGTAGGTATTACACTGACCCTTTAACTCCATCGATAGTTAATGGTTCAGTTTTTAAGGTAAATGGAAATACTCCGGCAGAGTACTCGTTATTCTCTGACGGGAAATTAACTAGTGTCCCTGCATTAAAAATAATTACACCAATATCTACAGCTATAAGTGACAAGTATAGTGTATCGGAATGGTTGCACGGCTATCTAGAAAACAACACATTCAAAGGAGCATCTACGCGTACTGAAAAAGTTTATCGCGCTACGTACGTAGACCAATTTAATAATGTTACGGAAGAAGGCTATGATGGTATCCCTACATATAAATACGCTAAAGACGATGTAGTTATACATTATATTGATGTTTACGATACGCAAAATCAGCATTCAAGAGAATCAGTACTTTATAAGTCTAAAGTAGACAACAACGACAATCCTATATATGACACAGACTATTGGGAGCCTATAACATTACCAGGAGTCAGTAAAGTGGACGGTCAACATCCTATACTGCCTGTCCCAGTGATTACCTACTCAATACAACCACCTGACCCACCTATAGTCGTAGACATTATTGAAGAGCATAACCGCATAGGTTTTGTAATTAAGCCCCCATATTTTAAAAAATATAAAAATAATTCAACCCAAATAGATGACTTTTTGAGTGCGAATTATTATGACGGAGGAATGGCAAAAGACAGTCCACTGGTATTTAGAGCCAATAAATCAATAGGTCTCACAAATCACAAATCACCAGAAGCTCAAGGAATAAGCCTTGAATCAATGCTGCCCACCCTGCGCTTTAAGTACCCCGCAGCAGGTATAAGCACTGTACAATTTAATAGAAATAATTCAAGTACTTTATTTGCATTTGATAAATACATTGTAGCTGGAGATAACTTATATATAAATGCACCTGGCCAACTTCCAGCTTTATCTAAAGGCTATACTATAAAAAGTATTAGTACGTTGCAGAACGGTTTGTGTGTAATTGAATATTATGATGATTTTGCCACGGCGGATAAAAGCTCTTTTGAATTTAACTTTATATTTGGTGGAGGTCATAGCGTATATGTGACTCACAATCCTATAAATGACCACGTATTGGTGCCAGACACTACAAAATCAAGATATGAGACAAACACATATTGGTTAAATAACTGTCTTGAAGACGAAGAGTACCTCATAACTATAAGACTAGATAATGGCTGGAAACCTAAATTGCAAAAAATAGAAAACACCTACACTAAGGTATATAGAGTTAGAACAAAGAAAATAACGCCACCAGCGCCAGCAATTGATAGTATTCAATATGACGGTAGTGTATTTAAATTAAATTTTACTTACGGCAGCAGTCCTGTACCCTTGTATTACAATTGGCAAGAGTTGTCCGCTAACGATTATACAGAACTGTCGACCACTGTAAGACAATTACCATTCTACTACGGTATTTCGTTTGCAACCGTAAACGAAACAGTTCTCGCAGGAGGGGAGGCAACCATCACAAGGACTAGGTACCGCACAGGATCCTTGGCCCCCATATACAAAGATTATGCAACAAATTACTGGCAGCAGTTGCTGGATATGCGTCAGGACATTACATTTTCTGCATATAGATGGCCTACAGACGCAGAATTACAGGATATTGAAAGTCAATATAGTCCTGCCGTCTGGCCTACAGGTAAAGAAAGTTATTTGAATGATCGAGCTGATAAATGGTTTAGTAGATACAAAATACCTATAGATGCCTACGCGAATAAATCTACGCCAGGCAGCGTGACTGATGTAAAATACTACACCCCAAATGCGTCATATCCTTATGATGAACAAGGGGTAATGGCGTTATCTACACAAACAGACATTTACTCAAGCAATCCTATGCTCTTGTCTCCTGTAGGTATTAAAAACGATCCTAGAGGGCGAGCGTATTTAACAGCATACCGAAGATACTGGGATGATGAGAATTATAAAATTCCCTCTGACGCAATTAGCTCGCTATCTAGTAATACTGATACATTTGGAGAAAGACCCACACATATACCCATATATTCTCCAACAGGTAAGACATTGCGTGACGATAATAAAGTTTGCGGTTTATTGTACACTTCTGACGAGTATTTTAACAAACATCCCTATTATCAAGATTATGCCGATTCAATATACCTCTCAATATATAGGGCACCGTTTAGACGAAAAGCTGCCAACAATGCCGTAAATAACATACATGCAGATATAGATTCATCTGGGTATAGCTACAGTCATATTAACTTTCCTGTACGCGCAACACTCGGAAGCTCAAAATATACTAACAATCAACAGATTACTTTAAACTCAAATGGTTTTTATAGTGTACCCTCGATTTCCTCGATCCCCAACTCAGATACTACATACTACAGCTCTTCCTATGTAGACACATATTTTGGTATACCTGCTGCGATTAATTATTTTTTAACTACAAACATTGAAGATTACATTCCGTTATATAGAGAAACAGCCGTGGTTAGATCAAATTTAAGTGAGGACCTACTGGAGTCTCAACGTGTACTAGCTGTAGTTAAATATGATAACTCTCCTTACACAGAAATTATATCCACAGCTTTTCCTGGGCTAGCCTTCAATAGACGTAAAGATTACGAAGCTTCAGAAATAGATGTACCCATCACAGATAATTTAAATTTATTTTCAGAAATAGCTGCAAACTACTACACGGATTGGTTTGCAAATGACCTCTATGTACCACCCAAGAAAAAATATTCAAACTTTGAAACCTTTTCTGCTATAGAGCAAGAGGAGTTTCACGCTGTGTCAGATTTTGCGGTACTTAAATCTTATAATAGAAATATTCCCACATATGCAGTTTATGTCTGCCAGTCCCAGAATATTTGCTGTGTGATGTCTTCAGGCAATTTAAACGGTATAAGTAAGAACGAAAACGACAATCCGTCAGATACCTTTTCGTCGCTGCTGCCTTTTGAGCATAGACCTTATATCAGTAATCAGACACCCTTTGTTGAGTGGGGATTTAGGCGTAACTACTTTCAAACTCTTGACTATGGCTATAGTAAAAGCTTTCTTGACTACGACAGGTACGTTTGGCCCGTTCTATCTGAAGGAAATATCAAAGATCCCAATAGGACAGGAGCTGCTCCAACATACCCAGCGTCACACATGTCACCCATCGAATTGTCAGGGGCATACGACGCATCATGGTCCGCCAGAAACACCATACAGCTAAACAAGAATATTTCAGGAGATATGGTTGGGGAAAACATTAAAAATTTAAAAATGTCTCAACCTACCCATGTAGCAATTGACGGGCAAGGTAACATATATATTTCTGATACTGGAAATAAAAAGATTAAATTACTCACCAGATCAGAAACAATTAAAGACCCCAACCTGCACGAGAGTGATATTAAAAATTTAATTAATTATACTTCGGCAAGAACGATAAGTACTTTAGATGAGTTTCCTGGACAGCTTGAAGTTAGTGACGACGGAAACACCATCACCTTCCTAGCTGGCGGAAAACTATACCGCAGAATCAAGGGTGTAAATTATTTAATTACAGGTGAAAATTTAAATACCACCAATAAAACACCTGCAAAAAATTATCAATGGCCTGTGTACAGTGCCGCATGGGGTAGGTCTCTACCGGAAGACTACGGTAAAGAATTTATATCTAGCTTTATTCAGACAACTAATGGAAGTACAATATTCTTCAGTAACGGTAGAGGCAAGGTTGTAAAAATTAATTGCATGACTAATTTAGACAAAATTGCTTATGTAGAATACTCTTTTGACAACATAACATTTACGAAATATTCCGAAACCACAGGCATCCCAGTACCTAATGTGCAGTTAGGTACAGCTATACCTATGTATTTTAGGACTGTGTCTACGGATAATGTACGAAGCACTACAGTACAATTAACTACAGATCCGTATTTAAAGGCAAACGAAAGTGTAGCCGTATCCTCAGTGACAGCGGCCCTGCAATTTAAAGCAACCGATTATTTTACGCATAAAGACGGGACTACACAACGCAGGGCAAGATATCTAGTTACACCACCATCAATAGTTACATCACTTTCCGAAGGGGAAAATTTTCCTAAAAATATAATAACGCTCGTGCAATCAACTAGAGTTACATCTGTAAATAATAGCGCATTTGTTATCGCCGAAGCTAAACAAAGATTAAACTATGTACAAAAAATAATGCGGCTAAAATCTACTACAGCAGCAGATCTAGTTAAACTTAAAAAAGAAGAAGAGTTGGCTCTTAAATTAATTGCAAGCCCTTCACTGGATGTAAGAACCTCCGATGCATGGAGATTCAGAAATGTTTCTTCTGCCCCTATATCTGGAATTTCTAAATATGATTTCCTCGAAATGGATGTAACGATTAAATTTACGGCAAGCAGGAATACCGGTATCACCTCAATAAACCCAACGCCAATACCCTACACCGATTACATCGTAATCATCAAAAATATTACAAAGAATAGGGTTTTTGAAATAACAGGCGACGCAACTAAATATAAATATATTAAATCAAAAGAAATAGATCCTGCGTCCGGGGTTATAACATACGTTGTCAGATTCTACAACGACACCTACGTTACCGAGAGTAATCCAAGATTTAAACATTGGAGAACACGCCCGATATTCACAGATTCAGAGCCTCCAGCGTACGAGTACCATAGAGTGCCTAGACAATTAAAAAAATTCGGCAATTACACCAGTCCAATAAATCTAGGCCAATCTTACATTAGACCGGCAGACGCAGCGCTTGATAGAGGTTGGTATTCTAATGAGTATGTGGAGTTTTCAGGTCCTGATTTTTCTAAAGGAGACACTTTAGAAATATATATTGTTCCGGACAAAACAAAATACTCTAAGCGAGCAAGTTACACACCATATACTATAACTATGAGTGACGCAACTAACCTGCAGCTTACTGGAGCTAAAGGACAATCAGTGGTTTACTAGTATTATTTATTCATGTTTTAATTTAGAGTATTGCTGATATAATTTAATCTATGTCGATAGTCGCCTTAACTCACAACAATAAAAACCAGTACAGGAAGTATCCATTCAAACAAGGAGCTTCACTTAAAACTGTACAAGGGCGCACATTATCGGATGCAGTAATTGTCAACATATCTCTCACAAGCACTTACGGAAGACACAGGGTTTATGTAAAACAAGTTTTTTACAAAGACAGCACCATGACTGTAACAATAGCTTCAGTCTTTGATGATACTGTGTTAGGGGCATTTTACGGGGACGTTACAGAAGATTTTACAACATTATCGCTAATACCCTTTGTAAGGTTTGTCAGCGGGAATATCACACTAGGATCATTAAACGCACTAGATTCAATTACTGCGATATTGAATTTTACAGCAGCCAATAGTGAATTGGAAGAATCTACGATATTTTGCTATAAGGTACCAGGAGTAACCAGTATAAATGACTCAAAGAAAAACCAGGTTAGAGGTAATGTTAATTTCGGTAATTTGACAAATCTAGATAAAGCAACTTCAACTGGTAGCGTGCTGTTTACTGTGGTAAACACCACAAGTATTCAAAACACTTCAGATAGGTCTTCTTATTTTGGAAACTGTGCCACGCCAATAATAAAAACAATTAACGGCGTCTACCCTATGAGCGCTGTAGAAAACACCCCTACAGACAACGATGGCAATCTGTATCTTGTAGGAGTGAAGCCTGTAGTTTTTTATGGTACTCCAGGGCAGGACGACACGATGACTCCAGGTAACCTGAAAATTGATGCTGAAAATATGACAATCAGTACACTGTGTACTGAAAAGTATAAAGCAATCCCACCAGTGAACGTGTCTGGTTTTACAACAGCAGAAAGTAAAAATCTTTATTTCAATAAACCGGATTTGTTAAAAAACTCTCAAGCCGCCATATATCCTTACACAATACCTGCAAGAGTATCCTCTAATGTGTTCGATGTTAAATTACCAGAATACTACTATTGGCCTCAATATGTAAAACCAGAGTACTATAACGAATGGCAATTATTGGTACCTTCTACACCAACAATCACATCAGTTGTACCAACCAGCTACGGTGCTGCAGTATATTTCACTCCTCCTAAAAATCCTAGCGTCTCAGGCATTACATTCTACAGCTATAGCATAGACAATGGCACAGATTGGAGGACGCTTACAAATGTAACAAACCCATTCAATATATCTAATCTATTGCAGCCGGAGACAGACTATTATTTAATACTTAAAGCCCATAACTCTCTGCTATCTGCGGGCGGAGGAGAACCATCAGCACCGTTTAAATTTACGACACTACCATACTCAAATTAGATTATTTATGGCTAAATATAATATATTAAATTGGCAAAATGAAAACAGTCTATCTAATTTTCCGTTAGTTTCTTATATAGAATTTCGCGACTTTTTGGTAGATGCAAGTTTTGTACAATTCGATAATTTTATACCAATTTTAAATACTATTGCTGTGGACGAAACTAACGTCACGCTCACCATAACTTTTGATTATGGCGTGAATAGCGGTATAGTACTATCAAAGCAAACATTTCTTCAAAATCCAAACAGTGCATATATACGGTTGTATACCCCCACAAATGACAGATATCTTGGAGTAATTTCATTTGGCCCAGGTACATTAGATTTATTCAAAACTCACATAGGGCGCATATTAACATTAGATATGCAGTTCTCCCCAGACGCTGTGAGAAGCATCCCGCTGCAGGATGCGGTATATACATTTGACGGAATTTACGGCGATCTGGTACTTGGTAGAGGCGCTACGGACGACTCGATATTCTACAATATATCAACAGCAAAAAATACTATTGTTTTTAATGCTGTGAAATATCATGAAATAACACCCTCTAATCAAAAACAAGGTTTGCGTAAAATTAACCTCGTACCTCCATTGGAGAATAATATCAATCTGTCTTCTAACGAGGTGATTAGGGTGACACCTGACAGCTCAAATTCTTTACGAATATCGCTAGTGTCAGGATCACCAAGTAACGCATTTCAGATTTCTAAAGTATAATTTATGGAACAGGTAATTGATTGGTTAAATGAAAATGAAAATAGAGCCTACCCGCTACTTGATAACTACCCTAAAATTGGTCAAGTAGAAGGCTCGGATGTAGACATACCTGAAAACTTATTACTAGACCTTCAGCTAATAACATCGCTAAGCCTATCTGCAACCTCAAATGTACTTTTAAAAAATATCAGCTATTCATTAACTGACAACAATTCTACTGTAACCTTTGGTACAGCCGAAAACACGATCACCGAGTTCATAATAACTGATTTTAACCAACAAACATATCCATTATATGTAAGGAATACAGATGGCTGCCTTGCTGTGTTTGGTCCAGGACTGTATACATTAAGCTTGGTGGCACCTCCAGACGCTAGTATAGTAACAAATATCCCAATAGAACCCAGCCTATGTACACAGTTTAACGACGCTTGGTTAGGAGTAAACAAATTAAGTACATCTCCAGAAAAGGTTACAAATTTAGGCTCTTTAAATGTAACTCTCCCTCTGCAAAAAATATTGGAAAATTCGATACACGAGCTTACTGGGGATATAACATTTGCAGAGGGTTATAACTTCTACGTAAGTATTTTTGAAAATCTAATTGACCTGGGTGTTGGTCGAGATTATGGTTTAAAAGTGAGCTGCGATACATTTTTCCTAGATGAAGTCTACCTTGATTGTGACGAAATTGTGTCATATATAAACGGTGTGCCTCCTGACGAAAATGGTAACTTTAAGCTTGAAGCAGGAACAAATATCTCAATTACTCCAGGTATAAATATATCTGAGACTTTTGTGGATAATTTTCTTGAAGACGCTAACGCTCATTCCCTATTCGTAGGCATGAACTTCTCAGCGGAAGATATTTGCGCTCCATTAAAATTAAGACCAAGCCGATAGTAATATGCAAAACACAAACAATAAAAGACTAGTGCTAACAAGCGTTAATCAGGTAATTACATTGTTTAAATCGAATCCACAGCTTGCAGAGCAGATGCCCAGGTTTAAGCAGATCACAGAGATGCCGTTAAGCACAACCCCCAAAAAGTCCTGCAATTGCGGAGCCAAGCAAAATTTCGTCACACCTGACGCAAATAAGCAAACAGCAGAGAATATTCTCTCATCAATGGTTACATCAGATTTTTTAAAGATTAAAAGTATTTTAGAGCTCAATCAATTGTGCTATTATAAGAGAGGTGACAAAGGCGCACTTGATCTTATCTGTGTATGACAAACAACATCCATAATATTCCTCAGTTTTTTACAGTAGACGCAAAAGGTGACGCCCAGGCTGCGTACAGTGAACTTTTTGATGGTTATGAAGTCACTAAAGAGTCAAGAATCACACCTAGGGTAAATAATAGCCATGAAAAGACTCCAGCTGTCCGAGCAATAGGAGTTCCAGGGATTCCTTTTGAAAGAGGAGAACCTAACCCAGATGTTTTCTATCAAGGTGAGGATATAGTGTATGATCTGTATCTTTATTTTGACGGCGCACCTGTGTCTGTAGCTGACTATGATATTATGGTAATGGTAAAGGCCAGCCCAAGAGCTTTTACGGTAGTATGGGAAGGTAAGCTAGATTCAGGTATATACCCTATTCAAAATGCTCCAGGTTTATTTGAAGTTTGGATACCCTCAAGCGCAACAGAGCAATTGCGTGCAGGTACATATCACATCGAGGTACAGTTGGTAGAATCTTTAGCTAGAGGCAAAGGTAGACATGATAGAAAACATGTATTACTCCAACACGTATTCAATATTGACTATAGTACATTCTCCACAAAACCTGAAACAAGGTCAGCACTGGGCGAAAAACTTACCAGAGAGGGAGTAGAGGCTACCTGGCCTAACAGCCCTGATACTGTAGGTAAGTTTATAGGTGGAGAAGGGCAGAGCAGTGGCATGCCATCCAAAATGTAAATAGCCTTTAGTTTATGGTATAATATATTGCAATGGTGCTAATTAGCTATCACCAGCGTAATATAACCATGAATATACATACACTAAGAAACCTCATACCGTCACTGGATGAGTTATCCATAAAGGATATAGACGCGCTACATGAAGCGTTGGTAGAGTACGTAGCTTCAAAAGAGGCCACGATCAAACGCATCAGGCTTGTTCAGCATGATGGCAGAAAAGATCTTCACCCTGTTACAAAATGAACTATACCAAAGCTTCCTACATAATAGGACTTATTACTGTCGGTATAGTTTTTTACACCTTGGGTTATACCCATGGGGTAAAGAAAGCCGAGCAGGGCTGGAGACTTAGGCTTATTGCCGCAGACTTTGCGGAATACAATAAGCGCACCGGGGACTGGGAACTTCGCTCTATGGATGACGTCGTGACAAGCGGCCTCATCCTAGGGAAAGGAAAACTTCCATCACCCCCAGCAGCAGATCCCAAGATAGAACCATCACTATTGATCCGCAATCGGAAATAGTGGTATAATATCTTGAGATCATTTTAGTTTTTAGGGGGTGAACCGGTTTCGACTGTGTATGAGCCCCTGCAGCAGCATGTAGAGGAAGCCTGGTTGGCCTCTTAAAAAATCTAGGTAAAATAAACGCAAAGTCTGAATTTGACTTCGCCCCTTCGGTAGCAGAAGCGGATGCATTCCTCAAGGCCGCCGGCTTTGTGGATGCTGAGCTCCTCGCTGCATAAGGTACAGACTGGATGCTATTAAAAGTCTGTAAATGTTAGTAGCTGGTGCTTGAAGAAAAGAATTGCCGCTCAAGCAGAACAAATAACAATTCAAGAGAATGCGTACAGTTTGTCTTCCGACGATACGCATTCTTACAAAAGGAAGGCTAAGCATGTAGACGCTGTAGGATAAGTATACAGGACAGGGGTTCGACTCCCCTCACCTCCACCACTTTGGTGTTGGTCTGTGTTATGGTTGCCTCCCTCACTGTGCTGCGGCATGGTGGGGGAGGTTTAACACAATAGATCATTTCTTTACCTATCAGCAACTATCTTAATATTGTGACACGTAAGCTGGATCATTGTGATCAGCTGTCTCACATATTTTTCATTGATGAAGGGAATACCTAGCCCAAGACTCAAAAACATCTTTCTGACTCCTTTGGTAAATAGATGGCATGACATAAAGTATTTGTCCTCCATCTCAAAAGGAACAGCATGCTCCTCAAAATAGATCATTCCGCACCATATGAATTCGTCTTCACTTTTTTTGCGGATCTCGTTAATATCCAGAGTAAAGTTGGTAAGCTGTTCTTCTTCATTCTTTTTGATCAAGAAGTAGGCCTTGTCTCGTTTGACATAGGTTTTTCCCTGTACGTTAAACTGCTGCTCCCTGGATTTCATCCAGGAGGGCAGCAATACTTGACCACTTCTTTTTTCTAGCTCTTGGACTTGATGGTATTTAAGCATGGGTACATGATTACGCAGGTCATCCGTACCCTGCTTACCTATCATAAGATCTGTGATATCATCACTAAACTTAGAATTAGCTGCCTCGCTCCATATCTTGATAAGCTGCTCTGTACCTACCATGTCAGATATTTTTACAGGGCTAGTATTCCAATAGTCGTTCTTATAGTTCCATGTATTCCCTTGCTTAACTTTAAGCTCATTCATATCCCTGACAATCTCTACTCCAGTTTTACCATACCAGCCGTACTCGCCATTTATAAAGATAGTCTCACGCTGGTTGAGGTCTGTAAGTCTAGCCATCTCTAGCGAGCATATATGCTTTGGAGACGCAAAGGTGGGAATCACCACAGTTTTCTTATACTTATACTTTTTATCAAGATCAAGTTGCGGGAAATTACTAAGTACTTTCTCGGTTAGATAGCCAAACTTATTATTAATTAGTTCAGGCATACCTATATCCTCAAGCATATTCTTAAAGTACACAACCTTGTCATGCTGTCTAGCCCTGGCTGTTTGAGCTTCCTGCACACTCATTACCCAGGCAGACTGATAAAGCATTATTCTAGTTTGATTCTTATATAGGGTTTTTTCCGCATATTCGCTGTATGGTAGCTTGAAGTCAAAGCAGTCTGAGAAATCTCTGCAAATGATTCCATACAACCTAGACCATTCGGATACGGGGAAAAAATCAAATATGTTACCCACAAAATCACTAACTTTCGACTTGGCGTACCAGCCAAACAGAGGTAATCTTACAAATTCATACTCTGAAGTATTAGCCCCAAGCTTAGAAACTACGCTGGGTAGGTTTATTTTAGAATTGAAACTATTTAACAACATTGTATAATGGAATGAATTATGAGTTACAAAATTGCATTTGACCAACAATCAGATTTTTCAGGCAAAGAATTGTTCAATCTCTCTAGAGGAGTTGATTTGCCTGAGTATGTTAAAACAGCCGAAGTTGAAGATGCATACGAGCTTTCAGCCCTACCTAAAACCGCCTTTGCGGATCCTGACAGGGGCATATATCCTGTCAATACTGCAGCTAGGGTGTATGTGTCTAACATGTATTTCATGGATAAAAAAGCTTCTATTAAGAAGTTATACGGGGACGACTACACTAGTCAACTGGAAAATAATATTAAGCAAGCCGCAGAAATCTTTGGAATCTCTGAGGATTTGGTAGATTTTGAAAAGTCCAAAAATATCAAGGAAGCTTCAGACTATAGTGAAAGACATATGGTCGACTTCAATGTTCCTGGAATGACCGAACCAGTTCAACTGTACCCCATCAAGACAGCCAGCGACCTATCAGATTCCGCTCAGCATTTTGCAAACAATATCAAAAACTTCCCATTTGATGTACGCATCAAGAGCGCTGAAAATTTTGTAGAGGCAGCTAAAGAACTAGCTGTGGATGAACTTCCTGATATTGTTATGAAATACGCAGGATTATATTACCCAGAGATCGAGCATATGGCAGAGGAGCTCTGGCGCAGAAGCACAAAGCTAGCCAACGAAGATCACAAGGCTATCTATAGTGCAATGGCTGACGATATTGAGAACATCACAAACATCTCAGACGTAATGAAGATTGCCGAGACATGCTTCCATGTAGAGAATATGGAAGGATTGTACGACAAGACAAAGGTGGCTGAACTGCTAGGAGATCCTGTGGATAGGTTCTTTACAGCACCAATTCAGAAAATTGCGCAAGACCTGAGCTTTGTGGAAGTGCATGGAGACAAGTACAAGCTAGCCGATCTTACAAAGATCAGCAAGGATAAGTACGAAGAAGCATTTGGAGACTGCGGGATTGATCCTGCAGACCCTGTAAAGATTGCAGATATTCTCCCCACCATGCCCAGAAGCGATGTAAAGCTTCTTGAGGAAATCACAGGGTTGAGGCCTATCTAATTAACAAACTTAAACAAACTAAAATTAAATAACAGCCCGCCAAGCTACAACTTGGCGGGTTTCTTTTATGTCAACATATACAGAAGAAGACGTACATGTAGAGTGGGTGCCTGGAGGCAAACACCATAAGAAAAGGAAAAGCCTACCGTTACTTAATTCTCCGGAAGAGTTTTTTAATAACGCACTAAGAGGAAATAAAGCTATAATTGTTAAAGCTTTCAATATAAGGAAAAGTAAATCTAGTATATCTCGATATACTATAAATCTAATTGTAGGCTATAGGCAGGATTTTGAGTTTAAGGACCCCAAAATATTCATAAACCATTGGAGGTTGTGGCCATATGCTACTCCTCCGGAAGAGACTATGATTGCTTCTAGGTACCTGCCGGCACCATTCAGCAATATTCACGCAATTCTACCTTGCAGTAAATTTAGCCATAACGAATCGCCTGTATCAAAGTACCTTAGAGCACCTAGAGTAAGTTTATTTCCCAGATATGGTGAGGAGTACATATATAATCTTGACGCTAGTATTAACTCAGATGATCTTGCTTCTTGGATGACTATAGTTAATCTGGCTGTTCAGAAAGTTCACAAACAGTTTGTGGATGAGAACGGTGAGATTGTATAATGCCTATATGAAGAGTAAAAAACAAATATTGAAAGATGAGAAAGCTCCTGTTCTTGTACTTATAGCCCTGATCGCTAAAGAATATGGCGAAGAGTGTTACCACTGGGAGCCTCTTGTTTTAAAAGCAGAATTACAGGAAGATTTTGAAGTAGAGTTGTCGGACCTGCAATCAGATAAAATACAGGCAGGTATTACAATCCTGACTACAGATCAGTACGAAACAAACGTACCTGTTTTTGAAACTCTCAACTATCTGCTAAACAATCAGCCTGACGATCTGGAAGATTTTAATCCACTAGAACCTGAAGAGCTGATTTGCGGACTGACTGAAGCATATTTGATTAGAGGTGAAAAATTAGACTTTTCTCCTGAAGTTAGAGTTTATGCTGGCCTGGTCTTCCATGAATATGGTATGCATAAGCCTCCTACATTGTTTCCAGAAGCAATCATGAAAGAGCGTGAAGGAAACGATGACTCAAAGAACGAGGCTCTGCAGGAGCTGTTTGATGAAAAAATTAAACTTATTAAGAAATACCTAGACAATGCACAGCTATAATACACTTCTTGCAAATATTTATGAAAAGCCTAACGCTAAAAGGCTAGAGCATCTGTATAACATACTTTTTGAAACCATACCCACTACAGTAACCTTTTCTGATAACTTTGAGATAGATTCTCTGAAAGCCCTCGAAGAGCACTTTGACATCTTTACAAGTGATATAACGGTGGTAGGGTCTAGGCTTGTAGAAGAAAACGTGTGGGTAGGTAAGAAGGGTACTTATAGAGATATACTGCTACATTCTTCGTATAGATCCCCTGACGGAGATCATCCTATGCTGGGTGCAGTATACGGCAACAGTGTTAAAAAAGAAGATATCGACAGTATGCACGTAAGCGTTAGAGCTGCGTGCAAAGACAGAGAAGAGGCCAAACGGTTATGCGATCTTTTGTTGCCGTTTAAACTGCAACTTAAGAATAAGATCTACATGCTTACAGCTAGTTATGGAGAGCTCAGTTTGTCTCCGCTACCCACAATGGACGTTAATAGCAATTTAGCTCTAAACTATGGTTCAGAGTTTGAAGCTTTCCATGAAAAGATTATGGATAGCCTTAAAACAAAGACATCTGGACTGTATCTGTTCAGTGGGCCTCCAGGCACAGGCAAGTCATCCTACATCAAATATCTCACAACATGCGATATTGGACGTAAGATAGTATACATCCCAGGAGGCATGATTGAGCAGCTAGTCTCTCCCGAAATGGTTCCATTGCTAGTCGAGAACAAGAATATTATTCTAGTTATCGAGGACGCTGAAAAAGCTCTAATTTCTAGAGAGGTATCAGCAAACACAGATATGGTGCAGACTGTACTCAACCTTACGTCAGGCTTCCTTGGAGATGCTGCCAATGTATCCATCATTGCCACATTCAATACATCTAAAGATAACATTGATTCGGCACTATTGCGTAAAGGTAGGTTAAAGCTCAGCTATGAGTTTGATAAGCTTTCGCTAGATGACACTATTAAACTGGCGGAATCTCTTGGATTAAATACCTCCGGAATTACCGAAGGCATGACTCTTGCAGATATTTATCACATGGAAGAGCAACCAGGATATGAGAAGCCTGAAGAAAAGCGCGTAGGGTTCTTCTAACCCTCTATTGCATCTGGTCCAGCTGAAGAGCTTGGGCCAATAAGACCTGCGTCACCTACAGCCATATAGGCGGCGCAAACAGCAAACACCAGACTGTGCAGCGCATCGTCTGGTTGCTTTGGGTGGTGATCATATATCAGCTCCTGTCCAAATAGTCCATCTCTGACCTCAATGAATACATTCAATATATCCTGCATATATTCTGAAACGTCGTTCCATTGAGGAAAAACTATTTTGCCTGCCTTAAGCTGTCTGATTACAAGAGATATTACATCAGACCTATGCAAGACCCATCTATTTTGACGCCAGTCATAAGCACCAGCGTCAAAGTACTGGATAACCTTGCTGCGTCTATAGGCAGCCATTTGCGAGCGTTGAGGGCTCGTCAGCTCACAAAGCTTAATACCCCTAAAAGGGTCAGGACCACTGTCCGCGACACAGAAAGCGTTAACAGCATTAGCTCTCCTGGCAATGTCTTTAATGTGCGCCTCATGGTCGTGTCCCCTGTATATCTTAGAAAAGAATACTTCGTACACTCCATCGCCACGCATTGCCCCAAGCGTAGCTACAGTTCTAGACTGCGCCATACTCACACCCCAGTCTACACCCATAGTATATAGCTTATACTTGGTTTTATTCTTACTCAAAATACTGAGTTTAGTTTCATCGTTATTTTCAAACTGAGGCCCTAGAGTACATAGCTTTACAAGCTCCTCTTGCGTAATAGGTTTTGAACCTATATCGTAAGTAAGCCCAAAAGTCTCGTTCATTACAGTTTTAAGTTCATATTTACCACTATGAACTTTCTCATAAATTTCTTTCCACTCTTTAGGGTCTTCGTTGAAATGCGGAAGAATAGGCTGTGCTAGATGATAGCCGGTAATCAGATAGTCTGATGGGTTCATGCTTACCCATTCACCTATCCTGCAATCTATTCTTTTAGAGCACTTGGAGCAGCTAAGCCCATGAGGCTGCACCATCTTAAGAGGGTCGTTACCTTCTGTAAGCGAATTCCAATGGTTGCAAGCCTCACACTTCATCATCCACTCCAGCTGATTGGAAGTCTTCCATATTCTATGTATGGTATTAGTACTATCCAGCGGAGTGCCTGCAAAAATTTCTCGCTTATAAGGACTCATTGCCATTGTTTCCTGAATAATCGGGATTTGATCATACTGGATATCCTGAACCTCGTCGTACACCACACAGTCTACGGCAGGTCCACGAGTTCTGGTTGCATCATCCTTAACATACCTAAACAAAACACTACTATGCGTATCGTCTAATATCTTTTCAAAAACATCATTTTTAAACCATCCTTTGACTAATAATTCTTTGATTTTAGGACTCTCAAATCTTGGGGGCAGATAGTTACTAGAGAAATATTTGGTAGTCAGCTCCTGAGGACCAACATACATCATTTTAAAATAATTCCACCGGATTAGGTTAAGACATATAAAATTAGATAATAAGGTAGACTTTAGCGTTTTACGACTACACTTTAAGATTAGTTTTTGAGGCATATTGTCATAGATATGCTTCAGCATCGGGAAATCCTCCAGCTTCTGGAGTCTTCCCTCATTGTCGTAGAGGTAATTCTCTACAAAGTGAGAGGGAGGTAGTACCGAAAAAATTAACTGGCGGGCAAGAAATGTGGACTTCGCATTGTTTTTGCGAAGTAATTTCTCAATAGTGTCTTTAACTAAATGGGTCGTCATAACCAAAAAACCAAACAGCAACAGAATAAAAAAAGAATAGAAAATACATCCGTTGATCTATATAACTTTTTTGATACCTCCTTTGCCACTATGATAAGTATCTTCAGTGGCAAGCCTCCTGGCAATAAAAAACATTATAGGGTCTACAAAAAATAATAACTATGCTATAATAGTTGTTATTATGAGTAGAACTATCAGGAAATATCAAATAAAAGATAGGCGTAATCGTTATAAAACTAACGAGAAACTAGACCTTAAGGGTAGATATTATACGGATGTAGCCAAATCCCATGATAGAAAAATCAAAAAGAAGGGGCTACAAGAAGAAGACGAAGATTGATGTTGCGTCTGAACCTGTAGCCCGTAAACGGGGAAGGCCCAAAGGGGCCAAGAACAAACCTAAGCAGCCTATAGCTCATACTGAGCCTGTAGCTGTTGAGGTTCGTAAGAGAGGCAGACCAAAGGGAGCCAAGAATAAGCCTAAGGCTATTGCTCCTGCTATGGTGATAAAGGTTAAAGCTAAACCTGCACCTGAGGAGATTAGGGTAAATAAGAAAGTTGAGCAGGTGGATGAGCATCCACTTTTTGCTGCAGTCAAATGGCTGGAGAAGCATATGCATCCTTCCCAGTCGGCATATTACGCCAAACGAGCCGCTAGAGCGGGCGCAACGTTGCATAACGCAATGCTTGCCGACATCCTTGGATTCTTCAACGTCCAGGAAACAAACATACTTAAACAAGTAAAAAAGAATAACTTCATAGCAACATTCGCAGACAATGAACTTCATTAACAAACTAGCAAAATATAGGGAAGCATCGTATCCGGCGGTATTCGTACTTACTCACGAGGAGTCCAGACTTTGTGGTGAGATTATGCATATACCTCCAGCAGATGAGAAAAGCCCTGAAGTTACAGTGCATGAGTGGGATGCTCAAAAGGGTCTTGTATATAAAAAGGGACCTAATAAAATAAAACACCCCGGCGATACTGTGGAAAGCACTACAGCGCTGGAATATATACAGAGTTTTAACGCAGCAGATAATATTTTTATACTGAAAGATTTTACTCCATTTCTGGATAGGCCATTAAACGTCCGTCTTTTAAGAAACAGCTGGAATATCCTTAAAGCTAATCGAAATATGATCGTTTTCAGTGGTCATAAATTTGCTGTGCCTGGAGAGCTTCAAAAAGAGATACAGCTACTAGATTATACACTGCCTGATAACAAGGCTATCTCAGAGCGTCTCACATATATCTTGGATTCTGTGAATAAAGCCCGAAATGAATTGGATAAGCCGCCGCTTGATGTAGATAAAGATATCTTTGAGTCTGCTGTGGAGGCAGCCAAAGGTATGACCTATATGGAGGTCGAGAACGCCTATTCTATGGGCTGGCAGTCAGTCAAAAAGATTAACGATAAATTCGTAGATGTTGTGTTTCATGAAAAGATTGCGCAGCTTAAGAAAAATGGGCTGCTTACATACATGGAACCTAACATCGACTTCAGTAACGTTGGCGGTTTGCATGGATTAAAAACGTGGCTAAATACACGCAAGGACGCTTATTCCGAGGAAGCTCGCCAATACAAGCTACCTCTTCCAAAGGGTATGCTTCTGGCCAGTGTTCCAGGTACTGGCAAGTCATTGATATGTAAAGCAGTTGCAAAAGAGTTTAAGTGTCCTCTGTTTGCACTAGACCTGTCCAAGGTGTTTGACTCGCTTGTAGGTAACAGCGAGAAAAACATGGGTGAGGTAATCAAGACGATTAACGCTGTAGGTAAATGTGTAATCCTGATCGACGAGATCGAGAAAAGCTTTAGTAACAGCGCAGTCAGCGGTTCTGGAGATAGTGGTGTCAGTAGCCGCATCTTTGGCACTTTCCTTACATGGCTAAACGACCGTGATAACCCAGCGTTCATTGTGGCCACAACAAATAATCACACACTGCTTCCGGCTGCACTTATTCGTAAGGGCCGTTTCGATCAACTGTTCTGGCTAGATTTGCCTACAGCAGACGAGAGGAAGGAGATCTTTAATGTGGTTATTGCAAAGTATGGGCGAGATCCTAAGAACTTTGCTATCAAAACACTGGTTGCTGGCGCTGATAATTTCACAGGTGCTGAGATAGAGGAGGTATTCAAAGATGCATTATATAAAGCGTATCACGCTAAAGAAGAAGTGGCAGATACTCATGTTTTAGAGGTACTATCGGAATTTATTCCTTTCGCAGTATCCCACGAGCATGACCTGAAGACTATGCGAAAGCAGGCTCAGGGTAAACTTGTAATGGTTACAACTAAAGGTGATCCTGTAGCTGACGTACAGAAAAACATGCGCAAGTTAAGCATTGCAATTGGCGGCGAAGAAACTGAAGACTAACAACTAACTACTAAACATATGACAAGCGAATACAAAATTACTGAAACACTGCAGAAGTACTATGACAAGGTTTTCCAAGACGGAAAGCTAGTAAACATCCACATTGGCATGTGGGGCATGAGTCATAACCTTGAAGAGCAAGATATTAAAATAGATTCAAAACTGCCTGAGCTTGTTAAGCTGGGCAAAAAGATGCTGATCAAGCTTCCTGTATACAACAAGTTCAAAAACTTCGAGCAAAAGATCCGCAAGTACTTATATGTAAATTCCTTTGACTTCCCATTGGTGAGTCAAGCGCACTTTGTCCCAAAGGCAAAGTATATCGAAGTGTATACCAAACTGAATGAACTGCGTACGGAATACATGAAGATGGTAGACGAGTTCATTGAAAAGTATGAGGATTACAAGAAAGAGGCTATTGAGTTTTACCAGGAAAACCAAGCAACCGTAAGCATATCTGACCTAGAAAAACTCTATCCGTCAGAGGCAGCATTGCGTAAAAAGTTCTACTTTGAAATTGTATCGTTTGAGATTGCTCTTCCTGCAGAGTTTACAGAGTTGAACTTACAGAATGAGATCAACCGAGAGCTCCTTGACAATGATGCCAAGAAGCAAGCATTGCAAAATTACAAGCAGCAGTATGATAAGCAGATTACCACGCACATGGCTAAGATTGGTGACTTTGTAAGTGATGTCACTAATACCTTGCGTAGTAAGATTGTAGAGCATTGCTCTGTAGCTTTAACCAAGATTCAGGAGAAAAAAGTTGTGTCAGAATCAAACATCAGAACGCTGCTGAAGCATATCCAGGAGTTCAGGGATATGAATTTTGTCGACGATAAGACAATCGAGGCAGAGCTCAACAAGGTTGAAGGTCTCTTGACTGGTGGTAAAGACTTGGCGACAGACAAGGACGCTATCAGTCTTTTGCAGCAGCATTTGACAGGTGTAGTTAAAGAAGCAGAAAACCTCACAGACGTAGCAAACGTGTCTGGCGAATACTTCAGAAAATTAAGCGTATAATATGCCCTGGGATAACGACGACAATAATCTAACCGACCCTCCAAACTACGACATGTTGACTATCAGATTTAGGGGAGACAACCATGACGTAGTCTTACCCTATTGCGAGGTAGCAAACGGCGACATCACTGAGATTGAGGATAACTTGATCAAGGTGGCAGTAAACGATAAGAAGAAAAATGTGCTGAAGCTGCCATTTGCAGATTTCGTAAAGCTGATAGAGGAGACATTTGATATTAAAGATATCGTAAAACTAATGGTTCAAAAAGCAGGCAGTTACGACAACGTCACAGTATTATGAGTCACAGTGTAAACATCAAAACACAGTTCAAGAACATCACCACTCTGCTAGAGCAGTTTAAAAACAAGGGGTGGACGTTAAAAAACGATACCAAATGCAACACATATCCCTCAGATCCTCGTAGAGATGAGATTCATAAATATGTAGCCAAAAACCCACATCCTAATGGTTATGATGTGGGTATTGGTATAGACGCAGATGGAAGCGCATATTTTGTGTGTGACTTCTTTGACAGGTCTATAGAAAGGCAGCTAGGAGAAAACCTGAAAGATATAAAACAAGGATATAGCCTGACTGAGCTGAAAAAAGCCTTTCGCAGAGAAGACATGCGTTGTAAGGTTAGCGAACTAGCTACAGGTGAACTTGTAGTTGTTGCAGAAGCATAATTATGGAAATTATTACAGACGAATCGTTTGACGCCATCAAAGTAAAACTGGCGCGTTCTTTGCGTGAAGAGTTGCTTAAAGATGCGCTAACCCCTAATGGTGAAAAACATGTAGATGTTGATGTCAGAATACCTCATGAGCTGTTTATGAGAGATCCTGACAAGCCAGGTACTGTACAGGCAGCTGCCACATACACTGTAAAAATGCCTGATGAGAAAAAGCATACAGTGTATCTACAGTTCAGATATGACAAGAATGGAAACTTGGTAAAGAACTCGATCACATATGTCTAAAAAAATGGTATTCAAGATCAACAAAGACGGAAACGTGGTTGTTGATACTGTGCAAGGTTACGGTAGCGCTTGTATGGAGGCTACCAAGTTTATTGAAAGAGCGCTAGGTAAGGCCGATGAGTCTACCAGAAAGACTACGGAAGAATATGAAAAGCCTGCCAAGCTAGATAATACGGAAAACATACAGCACTGATGACAGTGATCTATATAGACAAGAATGGAGACATCCAAGGACTGGCGGATGACTTCATTGACAGGCTTGATCTAGGAACAAAACAAGTAGCCAGGGTATCTGACATTGAATGGAATCACAGCACCAATCTGTGGGAAGCTAAAGATTCTGTGACAGGCGAAATTATCGCCAGCAACAGTGTCAGGGGTAACGTAATCAATGCTGAGCGAGCTCATCTCAATAAGAAGATAGAGCATACATTTGCTCAGCGATAGACAATTATCACATGAGGGTCCGACCCCCTCATGTGGTATCTATATTATAATTTTATGATGGAAATAATGCATTGTCAGAACATAGCACATAGAAACGCAGGAAAAATAGCTATCATCGAGCTAAGCAATCGTAATGGTACATTTATTGTACAAACACACAGCGTAAGAAAGAATCCTATGAAACATCAGAGGAAAAAGCTGTCTAGTAAAATACGCTTGAAGACTGATCATAAAGAGACCGCCATGAGTATGTTTAATGCTATTCTAGGCGAAAAACAAAAGGCAGGGTTTAAATTCCTGGCTAATGGCGAGAATATAAATATCCCTCATTTTGAGGAGCTGTTTAAACCTAAAGCTAATAAACCTAAAAAACAAAATATCGAACAACCAACCTATAGGAAACTATCTGTATGAAATTTATAGCATTCAGCGATCAGCATCTAGAGAGTAAACTCTATAACATCCCTGAACTCGAGCAGGACAACCGAGAATTGTTTAAAATGGTTATAGATAAAGCTATAGAGCTTAACGTGGATTACCTCATCAGCGTTGGTGATCTGTTTGACCACAACAGGCCTAGCAGCGAAACAATACGCTTCGTAAGCGAAGAATTATCCAGACTCAGCGCAGATGTAACGCCTCTGGCAATAGCTGGAGATCACAGCAAGCCTATCAACGGAGCAACCTGGGAGAGCGTATGCGGATTCCACAGTGTTAATAATTTTGATAGCTTTGTGGGAGTAGACTATAGTGATAATCCTGCCGACGTAATAGCGCTAATCAATCATGAGCTGAACAAGCGAGCTAAAGACACTGTTAGGTGGATATTTATGCATCAGCAGGTTCCTGAGCTATGGCCGTTCTGTGAAGACAAGAAAAAGATCAGTATCAAAGATCTGGATCTGTCTAACCAGTGTGGAAGTATTGAGGGAATATTGCTGGGCGACATCCATATCCGCAGAGAGATGC